CACGAATCCTTAGGGCGGAAATTGGAACCAGTTCCAATGGAACAAGTATACTTTCCTTATGTAGATATACATTTCCGACCCTGGGATTCTAGTGCCTCCGACGTATATAAGTGCGCAGATAGTTCTTTTGGCGGGAAAATAATTAATGAATTGCTTTTTTGGGGTAAATATTCCTGCAAAAAAGGAGAACAATCCCCCTCCCGATCGACGCCCCCCTAAATAAGGGCATTTAATACACGTCAGGCACCTTCGGCTGGTAGACACCCCCGGGACGAATGGCGCGGGCGGCGTACTGAACGAAGCACAGCGAAGCGGTGCGAAGTGAAGGATAACACATATATACAATCAATGTATTTTTATAACACTTTCAACATCATAAACTTCTTGTTTCAATGAATCATTTTGCATAACCTGGGGTGTAGTGTAATCCTCCAGAATGCATGAACAAGGCTCCATAAATCCATCGTAATATAGGTAAAATTGTTCTATATTTCCTGATGGTGGTGTTTTTTTGCAATATTCTAAAATTTGGTTCAGCACATTCATCCTGTCTGAAAATTTTATCTGCTTTATCTTTTGATCTACTTTATATGAATCCGGATTATACCTAATAATCCAACAACGATCTTGCAAAGTATGTGCAATTACTTTAATTCTGTTCAATTCCTCTACTTTATCATATGATTTGTGTTGATCTTCGTCTATCTCTAGAATAATAAACCAGCACTCTGAATTTTGGTATGAAATATAGAGAAAATCTGGCCTGTAAGCTTTGGGACATCCCCAAACTTTTCGATTATATAATAGGTAATCATTGTGAGATTTGTCTATCCAAAGTTTGACCTTTAATTCTGCTCTTCTTTTATCAACCCAAAAATCCATTTTATAAAGAATATGATTTTTCGTTTTCTAGTTTTCGAATCTTAAAAATCTGACATCCTTTTTTGGATGAAAATTTTCAATCTTCAGTTTTTTTGGGAAATTTCTTTAATGACCTTTTACTTATTATTAAATCGAGATAGGCTCTATGAGCCGTCCTCTAAACTTTGTCCTTCTAAGCACTCTGAGGCCCTGGGTCTCGGCGGGGGAAGCAACACAAACATGCGTAGCATGTGCAGGGGTGCTGATGTGGATAGTATTTGGGAAAAAAGTCTTCTGGAGATCGATCCTATCCTTTTCGCTGCTGCTACTTAGACAGTGTTCTTATCATCCAACTTTTTTTTGTTTTTTTAGAGGGGTTACTTCCCCTTTTATTTTGGTTTTTTCCCCCTAGCTCCTAATCTCCCCCGCAATTTCTTATTGAAAATGCTGCAGCAATACAATAACAACAATAAGAAGGTTACCGTTACACTAATGAGCATTGCGCATTTCAGAGGTTCTGTGAGGTGATAATCCTTATAAATCCCGTTCCAGAACGGAAATTGGTGACCAAAGGTCACTATAACGCAGGCGAACAACTTGGAGCATATGTTCCATGCCACCTGTGTAACAACAGCGTTCAGAAGGACGATAAGAACTGCAAAGGAAAATCCATCGATTAACATCCGCTCGTTCAAATCAGAAATTTCAAAGGACCACCCAAATATATAAAAGGTCAAGCCGATCTTCATAACAAACAAGTTTGCGACCAAAGATAATTCTCGTATCATGTTTGTGTGTGCGTACAACAGCTGGTAAAATTCAATTTTTGTCAAATTGTGTATTCTTCGAAAGCATTGTTTGATGAATGAGGGCCCCACCAATGGCCGATCTTGCGCCGAAAAATCGCACTGGATCTTACGGGACCCATAGGAGGTGGAACTCCATGCTTCCATTGAAAGCGAGACTCTCCCGTCATCATCACAAGAGCACGCCGGGGAATCATATAGGGTATTTTTTCTCCAAATGGACCTATCATTACGTAGGTGCTGGATGTTATTAACATAATTGCTCCAATGTAATTTCCCGTATACATGGAATCTATATGTGGCACAACTCCCGTCGCAGGATAGATATTTAGAATTAAATGATTAAAAGTTGTCCCAAAATGTTCGCCTAACCTATCAGCTATTTTTCGCATGGGTGGCGGAAGAGGACCTATTTCATCTTCACGTTTATCTTTGTCTTTTTCAGAATCATCATAATAAACCGCGTGGAACATTCTTTTTTCATTATCAGCCGGATTCATAGAAATATGCGCTGCGGACTGATAGCTCTTGGGGCTGTCATCTTCTTTGGCGCGATTAATCATAGCTGACTCTTCTTCTGGAGTAATAAAATTTTCGATAATTGTTAGCCCTTTTATGGGCAATCCAGGAAGTAGTCTCTTTCTTATCATTATGTATTGTGGGGTTGTGAATTCGTCAGATTTTATAAGTTCATATTTCCATTTGTAGCGCACATTGCCCGAAAGAGTAACCAGGGTGTTTGGATCAAGAGAATATTCCAAAACACGGTAATCATCTTCAAGGGCCGGACCTTGTCCGTGAAGTCTCAATAGGCATTTGGTTATTGCTAGAATATTCACATCATCACCCCACTCCCTGGCTTCTTTCTTAGCTGGGGAAACTTCACCTGATTTTATAGAAATATGATTATTGTGATTTTCCTGAATGGCATCAAAACTTTTCACCAAAAAGGACATATTTGTAGGAATTGGGTAATAATCATTTGGTCTTTTTGAAAACTTCTCACTAAGTATAAACTCGTCATAGTCTAGAAAGTCGTTGTAAACTTTCAATCCCTCAGGTTCCATCTTGCTAAGTTTATATAATAATGACAGAATTCCAAATAGCATCTGATTTACATTTGGAAATCATTTCTGAAAGCAAGACTTTTTCAGATCTCATAGAACCGGTGGCTCCCATACTATTACTATGTGGAGATATTGGTAATCCCAGTACTGATCGATATGTATCTTTTCTAGAATGGTGTTCGGATAATTTTGAGACCGTTGTTGCCATTGCTTGTAATCATGAATTTTACTCAAGTGCGTGTATGGAAGCCACTCTGGAGAAGCTTTAGAAAATATTTGCTAAAATGCCAATGCTCACTTTTTGTATAATGAAGCATTGTAATTAGGCGATGTGGTAATATTGGGAACCACTTTATGGTCCAATATTATTGAGCCGGAGCGATCTATCGCCGAGAGAGTCATTAGTGATTTTAGTGGAATACTTCATATGAGTGTTGCAAAATACAACAAAATGCACTCGCGATGTGTTAATGGGCTATTTGCAAAAGAGCGCGGGGATAATTAGCTTCTGGGGTAGTGTTTTTTAAATCAATCATATCGCTTGGCGGATGATATTACTACTTAATGGGTCATCAATTTTTTTTACAATTTTTGACGATGACTACAAATGCGGTTTTGACCCGCTTAAGCGCCTTTTAGAGCAACATTTTTTAATGACTAGTAACGCCCCCTGGGCTGTGAAAAGGCTTATTTACCCATCAGAGGCGATGCGCGTCAAACCCCCTCAAGATTGAGATTTTTGACCAATTTTTTACTTAAGATTTTCATAAAAAATCAGGGTGGACAGTTAGCCAAGTGTCCGTAAGTGTCCACTAAGTGTCCAGTATGTTTATAAGGCTCCATATACCATATACTTCCTTATTTAAAGGGTGGACAGTTAGAAGTTTAAGTGTCCACTAAGTGTCCACTAAGTGTCCAGTATGTTTATAAGGCTCCATATACTGTGAGCGTCGTATCCCTAAGTGCCCACTAAATTTATCTGGCCAGAAATAATTGAATTTTCTTTCCATCTTGTCGACTTCTTTTTTCATTCACACAGATTTTTTTATATAGATCTTCTGACTTAAGATTTCGGATTAACAATCTGAGAGAAATATCAGACTCATTGAATTCATTGAATTTCTCTACCAAGACTTGTTTAGGAATCCACTCTCCGGAAACATACCAGTCGGGTTTATCTGATAAAATATGATTGACAAACTTACTGAAAGGGGATTCTCTGTTATAGTTGTTAATATTAACTGTAATATTGTTAGTAATATGTACATTAACGCTATCTACAGTTATGCTCATTACGGCAAGTGATTCTATTTGATCCATGATCTTTCTATTTGGTCTGTATCCATTTGCTATAAGAGCTGCTGATATTGCATTTTTATATCCAGCATTGGCAATACTGGGAATTTCTTCATAAGTCCCAATTGTTTGTGCAATATAACCCCCTATTTCATCAGTTCGGTATACACTGCCAAACTTTTTTAAGAGTGCCATTTTCTGCTCATAGTTCTCTACAATAATATTTGAACAGACAATGATAAACCTATCTTCGAACTCATCAACAGAGATGCTTGTATCCTGCATAAACTCGTCTAGGAGAAACTTCTTTAATGCTGCTGAAAATCTTTCAATGTCGTCTTCGAAACGTTTACTAATCCAGAAGAACAGCTTCTGGGGATTATCTTTATGAACCATCTCATAGTCTAATATATCTTCTGTACTAAGAACCCGTTTTCTTTGTCTACAGTCTTGTAAATACTCTCTTATATCCATTGTTTCGTAAAAGAGCCCAGTTTCTGGTTCTCGATAGATGAATTTTTTGGGAGTTTCAGAAATCTCTTTCTTCCAAAACTCTGAGTCCATAAGTTCAAGCTTATTTCTGTTCATGCAAAACCCAAGTCCTTCAGCGTCTTCAAAGAATCTTGTTATAGCTTCAGGAGTTGCTGTACTGAGCCAATCGGCTAATTTGGTAGCTTTAGTTTCGGTGTCGTCTTTTTCCATCTCGAAATTGGTATACTTCCGTATTTTCATTTTTTACATTCAAAAAAACATAAATAGAACAAAGAAGAGTTACCCAGCTATATATTTTTGCTTAGGAATAGACTTTGGAGTTTCCCTCCCAAACGAGCCCGTTTTTCTTGTTCATAAATGCTGGTCATCAATCCTTCAGAGTGCATATTCCTCATGAAAACATTAGGTGATATATCATTATTATATTTCTCTTTGAACTTTTCAACAAGTATGGATTTAGGCAACCATTCGTTGGGCACATACCCGTCAGGCTTGTCTGTTAGAATATAACTAACAAATTTAGCATTTTAAATTTATCCCCTTGGAAGAACTCAGTGCATGCAATCAGTTTAAATCGGTCACTAAATGCTTCCTTTATTTGTTTCTCAAATCCCATCGGGTCAGAACATTCCATGATGCAAATGTACCTAGCACCATTGCGATAGCCGGTTCGGCATCTCTTCAAAGTCGGAACACCGGATCAGCCAATCTTATAGCGATCCGTTCCCACAAGTTCACTAGGTTGAACTAAATATACGATTCCTAATTCTGCCATTTTTATAATATAATTGAAATCAATCAAAATTATTTATAGTGGAGGCACGAGATCCTATAGTTGTTTATTCTAGAGACCGGCTAAGTACTCAAACGCCCCCTAGGTTAGCCAGAACCGATGCCGATGTTTATAAGAGGCATCATTGCAAGTTTTCTCGTTGGGACAAATTGGTTTTTGAAAAGTCAGCCAGGTGTTACTTCGAATGTTCATTATATATTATTTCGAATAGTTAACCTTTTGCACAATTTTTTATGTGAATTCCAATCTTCGTGTTGACATTTTTTGGAACAATATCCTATGATTTTACATCCGCCACATCGTTGCACTGCAAGATTTCCACATATACAATTCCGGGGTATTTTGACCACAGATAACCATCCTGTGTGTGCAAATGAAACCCAATTTACAGTAATAGTATTATAACCGAGATCTGTAAGTGTTTCATAAGGTGTTTTGGCTAGGCTGATCGTAGTGTCTGGTCGGAAATTAGTTCCAAATCGCAAATCTTTAGGTATGGGAGTAGCAGGAAAGTTCTCAGATATAAATGTCATGACGCAAGCTTTAATCGCAGTCCAATCAGAGCTTTCATCTAGGTTAATCGCAATAGATCCTCCTAAATCAGGGATATTTTTAATATTTACTATCATATTAGATCTATAAATACTGGAATTTTATTATTTCGAACCATTTCAATTATCTTATTTGAAGTCTCCTCATTGGCTTCTGTTTGATCCCCAACTATATACAAATAGGGTTTATGGAATAATGTAGAAATTCCAAAAGTAATATATGCTTTCCAACTTTGCACCTCTTCAGCGCGACCGACCTGCCCGTTAATAAGAGTGATTCTCGTATAAGTGTTATGAACCCACGAATTGGATATTCGTTTTATATTGCAAATGGCTACATTGACTTCTATGCGACTCCTATCGTCCATATATATTTTCAGCAAAAAAACGAATTGTTTTATAAAACTTTACGATTTTTTACCCATTGCGGATTTTTTGCACAACATGTTGGATAACAATCCCGAACCACCATCAATGTAGGCAATTAAAATTCCTCCGGCAACCACAATTGCTATACCAGTAACGACGGTATTTTTTGTAAGTGGTAACTTGTGTTCCGTCAGACTTTACTTCAACAACTTTGTCTCCCCTGGGGGCAGTCGTGATTAAATCCATTACGGAATATTGTAAACCCATTTTATCGGCATTCGATATGCCAGACTAAAAAATTTTTTTCTCATTTTCCAACACGATGGAATACCGAAAAGCCTCTGGCGAAGCTAGGGACAGTTCCTTCATGAGGGTAAAACTGATTCTTGAAATCCAATCCAGAGCACATAGGAGATGAATCCCAATTAGTCACCAGAACTGTATCTAGATCAGGGGAAGATAATGTTAAATTGGCCAGAGAATCATCGCCAATAACGAAAGTGCGTTGCCAGGATTTGAACTCCCAGTTACATGGCCAAATTAACATATCCTCGAAATTTCTGTAAGAATCCAGAGCATAGTTGCGTATATATTCACACATTTCAGGCGAGGCCACAAATACATGATTCTTGTAAATATGACCACTTGGTTGATAAACAAGTGGGAGCAACTGCTTAATATTATTATATGCTCCGTGGGTCGTCAGCCCATGTTTGGTCCGGCCCAACACCAAATTGTACTTGAACATTGCAAAGGGTTTTATGGAATAAGAAAAATCAAATTTTGTTAACTCTTTTGACATTTCTTTCTATGAGGAACGTATTCAATATTTTATGAACAAATCCAATCAAGCACATCGGAATTGGTTATGGGCAACGAATTCACATGCATAATTGTTAAAAAAATATATATAAATCATTTTTTAAATTTCTAGTTGCTTACCACCAGCGCCAGTGGTACCTGTGGGGAAGATATCTACTCCATCGGTGGCGGCGCCAGTAAGGGCGGTATCCGTAATAGCCATAGGGATGGTACCCCATGTGGTAATACGGGCGGTAGTATCCATAAAACCCTTCATCATCGGCTCCATCGAGCTTCTTTTCGAGCTTGTCCAAAAGACCCATGTACCATGCAAGCACAAGCAGGACGACGATGATCGACACGATGACAATTGCAATTATATATTTCTCAGGTTTGGGATCCATGTTCAGTATCTTATACACACCAAAATAAAATGTTTATGCAAAAAACAAACTCTTTTGGGGGAAGTATACTATGAACCTGCCAGCAGAACAACTCGCGGAACTTCATTCTATTTCACCCTGCCAGTTAAAATAGTAAATTTCTCGGAAATAGTAAATTTCTCGGTAAAATGAGCACTCCTACAATCTGTGTTGACCATGCCAAAATAGAATATAGCGTCGTGCGTCGAGCTTGGAATAAAATAGTGAAAAACTGGGATATTGATCACAGTCTAATGTATGAGATCCAAAATTATCGCCGGCCTTCCCCAAGCACTAAGAAACTCTTCGAAGAATGGAAAGTCATAGTAATTATAGGAGATTGGGATGGTAACCATATTGGGTATTATGGTAGCGACTCTGGTACGTTGAAAGATGGGCGGAAAACCTACATTTGATTGTGCTCGATCATCAGTCATGAATCATAAATCCAATTTTTTTCCATTGTTCGAGAATAAATAGAAGAATTCGTATGCTAATTCCGACAATTGTCGCAAATATACAACCTAAGATAAGACTAACATACAAACATAATGTAATGGACATAATTAAAAAGGCGCCACCGGTCATGCCCAATACGATATAAAGAAGAAGCTAGCCGGACATATTCAAAAATAAAAAAAATCAATATTTTCATGAACTGCGAAAGATTATTCATATTGCTCATATGCGAATCTAGTGACGGGTGTCCGTACTCCCACCAATGAGGACTCAATCTCTTCTAGGAACATATTGGAAGTCCATGCCGATTTTATTTTCACTATATCGGCATCATCCAGACATATTTTGCATCCATATAATCCCCTGCGCTCATTGACGAATGCTCGCTGACCGCAATTACGACATATAAACATGTCAAATTTGTCCGAATCATCTGTAAATTTGTGATTAAGCGCCGACACTGCACCGTGGGCCAGGAAGCAGTCTTTCTCCATTTCACCGATACGGAGCCCACCCATTCGGGCCCGGCCTTCCATATACTGTCTAGTCATGGCTTCGGTGCGCCCGGCGAACATACCATACACTTCATCAATAGTGAACTTTTGCAGGCGCTGGTAGAACGTTGGTCCTACGAATATTTCGCAATCCATCGCCTCTCCGGTTTGACCATGGTAAACGACTTCGTTGCCATATCTTTCCATTCCTAAGGCCTCTAGAACTGAGGCCAGTTCTTCTACCGAAACTCTGCGACCCATAGTAGCATCGTTAATAGCACCTTCTTCAGCGGATACTTTGCCCATCAAAGTCTCAATAAGCTGACCAATAGTCATACGAGAAGGTATGGCATGAGGGTTCATAATTAGATCAATAATAATGCCGGATGCCGTGAAAGGCATATCTGATTGGCGGTATTTTTTACTAATAACCCCTTTCTGCCCGTGCCTGGTGGAGAATTTATCCCCAATTCCTGGAGGTCTCAATGCTTTGAGCTTAACAGTAATGACTTTGCGCATTTCCTGATTATAGGCGGGAATAACCTTTTCTACAATGGCCGGTTCGTCATATGGGTAAGTGACACTCCGATCTTTATAAATATAATGATCTGTGGGGTTAGATAACTTTTCAACCTTACCAATGATGGCATCTTTTTTGTGAACAATAGTCCCCTCGCGGACAGTAGCACCGACAAGATGTTCGTAAGACACATCCGGTTTTATACCCAAAGTGTTCGATTCGGAGGGCGTTTCGAACTGCTCACCTTTATCCAATTCCGATGTGATTGTAAGACTTTTGAAACCAAGGAATGCACCCCGATCTAATATCGCCTGATTGGCAATTTTGGAATCTTCCTGGTTATAGCCATTATAGCAAGCGATGGCCAGCACCACATTAAGTCCATTCGGGTAAGTATATTTGCTTGTAAAAGTTTTTACAATGGGCTTTTCGCAGTATATTTGCATAAATGCATCTTTGTCTACTCTATATGGATAGTTTAGGGTAGCCCATCCACATGTCTGATTGGCCTGACTTACCTGGTATACGATACGCACAATCTGGCTATGTTCGAGGAACGGAGCCGTCAATGAAACAATGCCGAAAATAGATGCAGGAATTTCACAATGAGTATAATGAGTTGTAGGATCATACCGACGATCTTTGAGTTGATCTAAATCATATGCGATCTCACAGTTTAGTTGTTCCTCGGCACTGACGTATTCCACAACGCCTGCCGTATGCAAATTCTCAATGTTAATCTCACCAGCTAGAATTCGTTTGATATCATCTTTTTGAAGAACAATATCTTGCACAAATTTCATTTCTGCCGCCGTGCTCTTGGTAGTATCTGCGGCGTGTCCAAACATTTCGGGATTGTCGATATTATTACGGACAATCAGCAAAGGTCTCATAATGCGGCCGGCATCCACCCAGAAGTTAATTTCGTTTGTTTCAACATCCCAGTGAATGGTAGCCATAGGATTAACTCCACCACCGGCTCTTAGACTTCCGCGTCGCAGTTCTCGGTATTTACGCACCAAAGCATGACTGTTTTTAGTATACCCAATCCAATTACCATTTACCAGAATATTCGATAGATCTTCGTTATACATATCTAGTGGAGTTTTTTCCGCCAGGGGAATAACATCTGGATCCTCTAGGAGAACTTGAGTGAGCTGTAATGAGGATGACGCCCCACATACGGACGCTCCTATAGACATTTGCTTCACAAGACCTACAGATTCACCTGTGTGCGCGGAATGAATAGGATCAATATATCCAATAAAGGTAGAATGAACCTGTCGCATTTCCTTAGCTCGCACATCTGCTTTCGAAGAGCTTGAACTAGGAGTACGAATTGTACGTAAAGTACTCAACAAATTGAGTTGATTCTTGCGATGCAAATTCTGCGAGGCCAGGCGATTGGCAACTTGTTTATTCTTAATGGTTATTTCCTTATTACCAGAAGTAATAGCCTGTTCTAACGCACGCTCCAGGTCTGGAGCATTGACCCCAACTTTTACGGTTGATGCTAGTGGCACTTCACTGAAGGACATCTTCTGGAAAGAGTTCTTTAGTTTTTTACGCATGGTTTGAATGACAGCCAAATTAAACTGGGTTTTGAATACCTTAGCGTATGATAGACCGGCCGGGTTGATACGCTTATTATCAAGCGAGTCCCGATCAGTACTCAATATAATTTCTTGATCTATCAGCAACAGCCGATGAATCAAATAGCCCAGATAACGCATTTTAGTTAGCCGCGAAGTGTTATCCATACCTACATGTGGTAGTAGATGAATATCCAAAGCAGATACCAAATTAGACTGCAAGTACTTGCGCAGATTTTCCTGCTTCTCATCGCGCTTGGATTCGGTGGAGCCAATCATAGCCTGTTGTGCTAATATAGCTGACACTTCATTTATGAGCACTGGACGATTGCGTTCATTGATTAGCCTACCAAATATAGGATCTGGAGTGTTCATAGCTTGTAACAAAATTTGGACCATATTATCGGATACCAATGATCCATATCCATAAACAATATTATCCACGATATCTTTATCTCTTGTCATTCCCATTAGGCGGAATATGATATAAAAAGGTATACGGACATTACTAAAGTTCGGCGCGGTAATTTCACAGACTATTTGTCTATTGTTCAGGTAAAACAAGATCAGTCGCTTAGAGTTCTCAAATGCATCTCCTGGTTTAGAAATAAACTCGCCACGAGCTAATTCATTCAAATGACCCACATTCTTAAACCCATGTAGGGCATTGAATCGACGACTTTCTATATTATCAATAGTCCACTCATTGCCTTTGATAATAAAATAGCCACCTTCATCAAGCGGATCTTCCCCTTTAGCTTGTAGTTCGGCGCGGGATAACCCATATGTATGACACTTTTCACTGCGGACCATAACCGGAATAGTAGCAATTTGTAATCCTTTAACAGAATCTGTGCGGACTCTTGGAGCGGTTTTACCATCCTTTAAAAAGGCCTTGGCTTCTATTTCAGCATCAACAAATATACGACCACTATATGTCAAGTTATGCATGCGCGCTAATGACGGATATAGAGGATGTTGTCTGCTAGTTTCATAGCGACTGGTGATAGGTCTATCCACGTTAACATTGCTAAATTTGACAGTACAGGTAATATCTTCTATTTCTAGATCTTCAGGGGTTTTATCACGCTCGTTCTTAATATTGAGCTCCACCTGAAAGATATCCTCCACAATTTGGTCTATGCCACGACTCGCGAAGTCGTTAAATGTACTCAAATGCGTATGTATCAGCCCCTTAGTGTCTAGTTCGGAGCTAATAACAACATTGAGATCATCACCACGCAAGCCATCTAAATGTTTCCCCAACATTATTATACTTGCTTATGATTTTAAATACATTCAAAATTTGAATCCCTCGTCTTTACAACACTTTGGTAAAAAATATGATTGGGTGAAGTTTGGAAAATTGATTTGTTTTTTATAAGCAGGAAGATAAATTTTCTACAGCGGGTATAAAAAAGAAGGCAAGGTTCAGAAAACATTAGCTATATTGAAACAGTTTCCCAAATTTAGCAATATAGTATTTGGTTACCCAAAGATATCAAACGCACCACATATATCACCAGATGATCCATCATCCGAAGATTCTACGGATTGTTCACCACACGAACCTGTACAACCTTCTGCGGGTAATTTGATAGGAACTTATCAACACCTTCTTTGCCATATTTATGCAATTCTAAAGTGTGTTCTATAACTGGATATAGCTCTTTTCCATTATTATTTTAACAATTATTAGGTTACATTTAAATGAATTTCGGATTCTATCTTGAATAAGGTGCTGGTTATCGATATTCCACTGATGAAATTAGGCAACTATTTCAGTTTGTGTCCGAAGGGGGGGGGTCGCGTTTTGGTAAATACTATTGTAGATAAAGGTCCGAATACTCCGTTACATATAGCTTATTTGCATCAAAATGCAGAAATGGTTGAATTTTTGTTGCGCATGGGAGCCGATCAAACTACTTGTAACTATCTCGGCGAGCTTCCTCATGAAATGAATCCCCGAATTCGATATGCGCATTAAAATTTTCATTATATCATTAGAAATATATCCTAAGTATGTGGGCTGCTAATGGGTCTATGGAAAGATTTACTACTATGAATTGGTCAGGAAAGCATTCCTCAACTTATGAATACTCTGACGAGGAACAGCCGGTTAAAAAAATTCGTGAACATCACGAAAAAGGTAAAAAGCGTGTTACTAGTGACGATGATCCTGAGAAAAGACCTATTAAGAAATTCAGAGAATATATCGATCAAGGTCAAAAAGGACCCGCCGCGATATGAAAGAATCGGACAGGCCTTATAAAAGGTAATCAATCCGAAGTTTTTTTGGACTCATGACATAACCATATGATGCGGGCCAAGCAATGTGGATTTTGGATTCTTAATTTTACATACTTCTCAACTGTGACCATTATTTCAGTATTAGTGTTATTTACATGTCAGGGATTAATAATTGCAGGAGCTTATAAAAATGAAGAATTCCCAGTATTGGTAGGTTTGATAACTATGATAATGGGGATCTTTTCTCCCCGCCCAAAAACAACCTCTGGAAAAGGAGATGGTACTATATCGGCGCCTAGAGTGATAAACTTTTGCCTAAGTGCTGGAATACATATCGAATTGGTCGTATTTTGTCTTGTCGTGCTCATTGGCGGGTTCTATGAAGACCGTGATCAGCTCGGGCTGTGGATTGGTATCATATCTACTATTATCGGCATATATGTCAGCAGGCCAAAATATAAACCAGCGCCAACATCAGCATCATCATCGACTTCCGAGCCGGCTGACGACATGGAAACCACTCATGCTACTCTATAAAGATTATTTGCGGAAGCTCCTGTTACACGAATTGTAAACCAACCACTAGCATTTGCCAATAGTTTTACATTTCCTCCCAGTCCACTGGTTAATCCATTGACTTTAGAAGGGTCTAAAAAGGTAACATCAACTAGACGCTTACTCACATCTATATAAATCCCAAAATTTATATAGTGCAATGCGCTTGAAATACTTTTTGGAACAAGAATTGTGGGAGTAGCCAGAGGATATTGTCAAAATTTGGTATATACGTAATCGGGCCCTGGGAGGCACATCACCATTAGATGACTTGCATACTATTAAGCATAATTTATTAAAGCAAGGAATTTTACCAGACCACCAAGGATGGGAACACGGCGAAAGGGTTTATTTTAAAACCAAGAATGATAAAGAGCTTTATGCATTTGATTGTTCATCTTTTACTAAAATTTGATTATTCTTATATAAAAGAGCGAAAGTTGGCCACTTTATTAAAATGATTGTATTAGTTTTATTTGGAGCTTCCGGAAGCGGTAAAACCACTATTGCACAACAAATTTGTGATGAATATGAAGGAACTGTGGTTCTGAATCTGGATATGTTTTATAAGGACATTCCTAAAGACCGTACTTTGCGGTTAGCTACCCTGGGACTTGGTGATTGGGGCGGATACACCACTCGCGAGGAATATATAAATCATTATAATTTTGACGATCCCGGGTCTTTGGATTGGGGATTAGCTAGATCTACCATTGCCCGTTTGCAGGCTGGTGAAACGGTTACTCTAAAAAAGTATTCATTTGTAGAGCACCATCATACTGACGAAGAAATTGTGATTAGACCTGGTCCAATTTTGCTTATTGAAGGTATTCATGCCTATAAGGTACGTGACTTGGCCAACCTAGTTGTCTATGTAGATACATCGTTGGATTTCTGCTTAATGCGTCGCATTCAGAGAGATATGTCGCCTGTTGACGGCCGTGGGCGTACATTTGCGCAAGCTACTGAACAATGGATACGGACTGTTCGACCTGCTTTCAAGAAGTACATCGAACCAGAGCGGAAAAATGTTCATTTAGTTATCCAAAACGATGGTGAGCGAGCAGACATTGATACTTCAGTGTTGTTGAGTCAAATTGCCGGTCTGCAAAAAAAGTCAGTCAAAAAAATCTACTAATTCCGCTAAAAGCGATTTGCCGGAAATCTTTGATTTTTTATTACACTATCCGGCAATTGCTGTGAGGATAAAATGAATCCTGCTGTTAGAGAATTGGGATTGGAAAACTTGGAAAAATACTTTATGATTTGATAAGTATTAGCTCTGGGTAGATTATATCAGTTGGATCCGGTAAGGGCGCTGTTGAAGCACATATAGAAAAAAAGCTTGGTATTAAGATTATATGTGCGGGCCCAGATCCGGATTCGTTTGATAAAATTCGCGGATTACCCGACCTAGAGCACAACCCGACTTTGCGACGGTATCGGACTTAATTGTGGCACATTCAGATTTAGTAGGCAATTGCAACGTCTTTCTGAATTATTGTTTACCAAATGATGAAGGCGATAATTATGATATGAATGCTATCTTTGATTTGCAACCTGAAATCATATTGACCGTGTGTGATTCTTCAGGGTCGGCCGGTGGTGACCTATTCTTAAATTGGATAAAACTACTGTTTGATTACGATTGTCAAGACGAATTTGATTATGTCGGCTTGATAAGTGCTGATGAGAAAGCCAAACTGGAAGAATGGAAGGTTAGATATAAAATATCTTCATATAGAAACAGTATGGTTGATTCAAGTTGGATACCGGGAGCTTTGTACTTTAAGTATATACTGATCACATCCACAGATAAGTAATTGCCATTATTAATACAGTAACCAGCAATATGCAAATATATTTTTTGTAGAAAACCAAGAGCAGGTAACATAATGTTATAACGTAGGCGGCTGCTTTTAGCCCCAAATAGTCATAATTCTTCAATGGGAATGAGTTTTCAGTGGATTGTATAACTATCGATAATTGTTCCCAACTGCTACAGGTCTTTACCAAATACACATATTGCATTTCGCCCGAGTTGGCCAACATTTTTATATTATCCTGCCCATGACAACCGTTTGTTACTGCCCAACGCACTAGATTTATATGATTATGTTTTCATGCTAAAAAGATAGTGTTTTTTCGCAGCACTGTAGGTGGTTTCACTAATTCGGACATAATTTTATGAAACTTTTTACAGGTTAGTTCTATGGCTTGGATCATTCCATCCCATATCAAATGGTTAAATATTCTTACCCAGAGTTCAGCTGGAACATCAGCCATGCTACTTTTATTGTTAGAATTAAAATCAATATTCTTGGAATTCGGTAAAAGGCAAGCAATATGAATACCCAAAAACAAAGCCCTACTTTAATAAAGTCCGGAAATGGTAAATTGCCGATAAAAATAATCATCGCGGCCGCACGTTGCCATGGGGTTAACCCGATAGGATTAGGTAATGTTAATATGAGTGGTGGTCTCTGCATACTGCTTGATATGTTTCGGCCCCGCCCACTACTTCTTGTTTTTCGGAAGTCGGTCCTATTTTTTGACAAATGCGAGTTGTGAAAGGAGCCGGTTTATAACAAATATTACAAATAGCCTTTAATGGAATTATTTCATCAGCTTCAGACAGCAAGTCATGAACTTGGCCGAATGATGCTCTTTTAAAGTCACCCACTAATCCGGATACAATGACTATTTTAGTTTTTGCCCATGTTTTGCAAATCTCTAAACTAGAGAAGAATTGGGCTTCATCAATGGCCACCACGTCTGACTCGGCAACTTTATCGCTGAGTTCAGATAAATCACTCACACATATACTAGGAAGCTCTTCTTTATCATGAGTAATGACCTTTCCTTCTCCGTATCTGGTATCTTTAGAGTGATTCACGACGATACATTTTTTGCGAGCAATTCGATATCTCCTGATTTGTCTTAGCAACTCAGTTGACTTTCCAGAAAACATTGGGCCAATAATCAGGATAAGTTGACCCATGTCGGCATATATTTTTACATATTTCAAAATTTTGAAAATGTCTTGTCTAAAAAAGCATGTTAGCTAAAGCTTTGGAATACGCAACTGAGAAGCATAAAGGTCGAAAGCGCAAGAATTCCAGAGCAGATGACTATATTATGCGTCCCAGGGAAGTGGCATCCATCATAGGAAACGTTTATACAGACGAAAAAATACTATGCGCGGCTTTGCTACATGACACCGTTGACGATACTGACGCTACTTATGAAGATATCACTAAGCGATTTGGACCAGAAGTCGCAAACATAGTCGCAGAAGTGACCGATGATAAAAGTTTACCTAAACTGGAACGTAAACAATTGCAAGTTTCTACAATGGCCACTAAGAGCTTGGGAGCCCGCCTGGTAAAGATAGCAGATAAACTTTCCAACACGCGAGAGTTGAAAACTGACCCTCCTGTAGGCTGGACAGACATAGCTATAAATGGTTATATTGCATGGTCATACGCAGTTTGCTTAGAGGCTATGTCGCCCGGCGATATCAATCCTCGCCTGGTAAAATTGGTGGATGAACATTTCCGATTATTAATGAACTTTGACTACACATCAGCCCTGGATAAATACTATGGTAGTTTATAAAATTGATTTTTTGTCAGAAATATATGAAAAAGATAAACTTTGCAAATGTGATTTGGGCCGCCTTGAATATACATGTTTGTTGTTTATGTACTGTAGGATATCTAGCCGGAGCATCCTATTTTGCTTATTATATTCATGTAACTAGCAAAAGAAAATGTCTAGTGTGATAAAAAATATGATGCCATTGTGCGAGAAGTTGGAGTAGATCATGTTATTCTTAGCAGAGTCGGATCTGCCGATGAATTTACTACGACAGTGCCAATCACTGCCGTAGCAGTTGGTGACACAGTGATAGTTTATCGCGATTGTTCTTATGAACCATGCATGGGTAAAGTTATTAATTATGGCAGTTGCGGGGATGTGGATAATTGTGATGAGGGTGACTTGGATTACCACTGGGACCCGCCAGAATCTTCATCAGAATGCATCGGAGCTATCGTATTATGTACAGGCATGTTCTCACTCCTTTTAATAATTTACATATGTATAGTGGTAATTTGATTGGGTATATGTGCCTTGGCGCCAAATATTCTGGTATATGGAGCCTGTTGGGGGCATTGCCCAATACTGTCATGAGATAGAAGATCCTATAAGCACAAATGTTAGATATGTGGAAAGCTCCTCACGAGAGGATGAAACTTCTACGAAGAAAACGCTCCCTAAAAATCAAGTAACTAGTGGCATTAGTTCCGACAACGCAATTTCTGAGCATGCTTTGTGATGCATAGTATTTTTTAATAATGATTTCCATAATTTGAATTTTGAAATATACTACATAAATAACATACTAAAAATCAATATTATTTGGAAAATGGAAAAACAACGCACAAAAGCTTTACTTGGAGCTTGGAAGAAATACTGCAAAGAAAAGAAGCAAGATGATGCTCTGAAAGCTGAAGGTAAGCTTCCGCGAAATCACGAAAACCTAGAGGCTACTCTAGCTGTTAGGGATGATGGTAAAAGAGATTTAGGAACTTGGTGGGTACTTATTTCTGGATTGGACTACCCATATGTAGGCGGGGAGTATATTGTTAAGATTGTGGCTCCCAAGGACTACCCATTTAAGCCACCCAAGTATTACTTTCAGACACCAAATGGGCTATATACACCCCATGAAAACTGTTGTATCAATATTGGCAGCTATCATGCGGATCAATATCGAGCAGTCTTGGGTATGTTGGGATTTGCCAATCAACTGATCGGAGCTATGTTGCAATGGAAGACTCTTGGTAGTGGTATTAGTTTGGTCAATACCAGTGAGGAGAAAAAAATGGAACTGGCAGAAGCCTCTCGACATTACAATCGAGATAAATACCCTGAAATTGTGTCATTGTTTGAAACGTAGAAATTTCAGGAAATTGTGTCATTGTTTGAAACGTAGAATTTGTTAAAGATGCAGATCTCGCAGGATATTATCAAAGTCCGATACCTGAATTTGTATCCTTTTGAATACGTAGGGGTTTCTTTTTTCTGCAGTTCGATGTTTGCGATCAATAAGGCTCATTAGTAACAAATCAAGAAGAGGATTGCTTAATTCAATTTCAGTTTGCTCGAAAAACTCTTTTAAAATCTTTCTAGTACACATAGTCCCCGAAAAATCCGGATTTGAACCCTAAGCAAGCATTATCATAGGGTCGATAATCCAAATTAGTTGTTGTGTATTGGCAACCAACTTGGAGCTCCATTGATGGCACACTATCCAGAATATCGTCACTATTCATAAATAATATTCATTCATCGTCCGGGCGAGTTTTGTATAAGAATTCAATGTGCTGAAATTGAGATTTCTTTTCTTTGTGTATAACTACGGGGAGATCTGCTGGTAGCTCTATAGATGGATCGTGAGATAAACTAATGTAATGAACTAGGCCCACATTCTTAACACTCTCAATGCATTCCAATAAAAAGTTTAGATGATCGACGCTATCAATATGAGAAGCAGTCCATACTACAAACATTATTTTAGGAACACAAAATTCTAATTTCAATATAGAAATGAATTGTGGCATCGCAATAATCATAGCTCTGGTTTTGGTCCTAATTGTTACTCTTTATATAAGTCACAACGTTGAAACATTCGAATTTTGGCCCATTGAATATCGCTCCGTTGGATGCGACAAATCGGTGAAAAGACTTATATATCCCCGTACGGACTTTATCCGCCTAGGGTGGCCCCGCCCACACAAACTACACATGTCAGATGTATATTGGGATTGTGCCCGCGGCTGCCGCGGTAATGATCGTTGTATATTTGAATGTGAGCGGATATTTTAGACTTTTGAAAACCAGAATTATATAAATTCTGGGAATTGGATAAATACAAACATGTCTGCACTTGAGATCTTTCAAAAACATTTTGAAGAATTGGATAGCCAATTCGATGATATGCTTATAATCGAGTATAACCACATTGACGACATTCCTGAATATAAAATAATGTACGATCCCGAAGTTTGCGAGGCGGAACTGCGTGCAGCTATTCCAAAGGCATAGAAAGAGCTACAAGGCAACGGTATTATAGATATAGTGATCAAAAAATACACAGAAGGCTGTGAAGAGCACCAACAAGCTAAATACATAACTGAAGTGTTATTGAAAGACGAGCGCAAAGAGCTGATGAGACGCATACGTCACATCATAACACAGCCTCCATCCGGATCATAGATTTCATCAGCATGTTCTATTTTTTCAAAATCCTCCGTCATTTTGACATCTTTGCGTTTTATTAACACATATTTATAGTGGAACGGTCCTCCCATAGCTTCGAGTTTACATGTATAATAGCTAACAATAGAGTAGTTGGAGGCAAATTCATCCAATTTGGGATGCTCTGCAGTGTTCATCCTGCCGACCCAACTAAATTCCCCTGTCCACATAGCTTGTTTGTCAGCCAACATTTTTAACCAAGTTAGGAATAGTGTACTTCCGGCCGATCCGCTCGATTCGCAAGAAACGACTATACATTCCGGCCCCAGATCAAATATAGCATGCATATCATAGTTGCCAGCGGTTTGATTTGGCGTGCAGAATCCCAGAAATAGATTGCAGTTTTTGACCAGCTCGGGTTTAGTACCAACTAAGTCAGGTACTAAAGGATATTCAGGCATATGTTCTTCTTCCAGAAGTCCGGGGTAAGTATGCTGCCAAGAGCGCGGTGCGGGATCAATACATATAAAATTGGTACCAATTTTGTTTTCAATATGTTTTTCAATGGTGCCTAATCCAGAACCCACAGATAAGAGCTGTTTATCGCTCAGGGAAGTCAAACTACGAAATATAGTTTCTAGTTTCTCCAAGCCGAGATATTTGGTACATCCGTTCATTTTAATAACAAGTAAATCAATTTCTTCAAATAACATTTCTAAATATCGATTGTTTTTCGAAAAAACTAATGTTATTTTCGGATATATAAGGAGTATGAATAGCAAGTATGCGATCGCTTGTGTTGTTATTCTAGTTATTGCCATTATGGCATTAGTTTGGCTTTGTATGTCCGGAATTCCGGAACTTATGTGCTGTGAAGGGATGACCGGTATTCGTGAACGAATGACCGATAAGGATAAGGTGGGAAGATACAATCCCTTTGTTCACGGGCCTGCTAGTGGTCTAGCATGGCATGGTGCTCTTAGTCCCTGGACAGGACCAGGGTGGGTAGGCGGCTGGGGAGGTCGATTTAGACGTCAGCCGTATGGTGGCTGGAGCTATCATCTAGCGGATCCTTGGTGGCGCTATTCTGTATATAGTCCTAGAAGGAATCCATACCAGTATTGGGCCGCCCATAATGATCCCAAAACAATGTGTTACGACAGCTGCAATTCAGAGGAGTCAGATGCTAAAAAAGAAGCTTGTCTGCTAAATTGTCAATACTATTATTACCATTAACTCACCACACGAGCAAGTTCTATAATATTGATTTCTTCTACCGGTAATTCAGCTACTGAAATCCTCTTGAATCCATCGTAATAAAGCTTAACTTGGCTTAGGAAATGTGAGGTGGATGAGCTTTGAAATAAGATATGGTCTCAAGCAAATATTTTTTCCTAATGACTTTCCCAGGATCTTGTTTGATTCCATCAGTTACAAATGGATCTGGATTATATCGAATGAAAATTGTTTTTAATCCCAATGCTTGGGATATTTCGACCATACGGGCTCTATCACACTCATATGGTTTTGTTTTGTGCTGATTTTCATCTACTTCTAAATCTATAAAATGAGTGGGTTGGTTATACAGGAAGTCGGGGCGGTACTTTCTTTGGAAACATTCATGAAACTCCGGCAGTGTTTTGTCATGGCACTGGAAATCTTTGTGGTCGCTTAAAAATATTGCTCTGTACTTGGAAAATTAGAAAAACTGATTTTTTAATGTTGTGGATTAAAATGGCTGGTTCTGGCCTATTCGAACAACTGGCTAAACTATTACAGGAGTCTTTGTACATAACACCTAATAGTAAAACAGGTTGTTTGAGATTAGAGAATCTCCGGGGTGGTCGCAGTGGTCGCAGTGGCATGATTCAACACAGTTTGATCAACAATCTTGACCACATAAGTCTGTATTCAGACAGCGGAGGATCTTCTGCTAAATCATTGGATGTGGATACAGTTAGGCTGTATGCTCATATTAATGAACCGCAGGAAAAGCTCAAAGAGCTGGAACGCATTCATCATGAAGGTCAGGAAATCATGCGACAATTTTGCGATTACATGGAGCAGATTGTACGAACTAATCGTAGCTGTTACCAAAGCCAACTCTGCGAGATAGCTGGTATTGATACTAGGGTGGATAAAAATTGGACAGGTGCTACTGTCCTTAACTTGCTAGTGCAACAAGAACGTTTGGAGAAATATAAATCTGGCAGGAATGTTAAATTCAAGGTCCTGAACGATGGGGGCTGTTTCCGGCCAATTCCATTTGTAGATCCCTCAACTAAGGGTTCTAAGCTTGAAGCTCGCTTTGCTGCTTTACTAATCCAACATGGATATGGCTTTGAACAACAAGTCTGTTTCCCAGATCTCAAGTACAAAAAGCGTTTGAGGCTGGATTTCAAAGTTGAGGTTCCCGACATAGGAGATATATATGTAGAAATTCAAGGGCGTCAGCACTATGAGCATGTAAAATACTTTCATCCTACCGAAGAGGACTTCAAAGCGCAGCAACTACGCGATAACATCAAGACTAAATACATGAAGGACAATGAGCTGTACTTCTTGAGGATTAGGTATGATGAAGACCAGTGGAAAGCATTCACGGGGTTCATAAAGACTCTAGAGTGAGAAGTTTTCACACTCTATTATAGTGGATTTTGGATATTGTAAGAGAGTATTAGATGTACAAATATTTTCTCGCGGAATCGCCCATCAGAGGCATTTTTTGCCCAAAATTTTGACTTGAAAATTCCAAAAAAATCAGCAGGTGTTAATTTTATTGTTTATACTTTGCTTTTTTTCAATTTTCAGAAGATATTGGCAAATATATAAAAAATGGACAACCGGGTGTTAGGAACATTATTTGTTTTATTATTGTTGGTTATCGTATCATTTGGAATATATGAATGTGAGCAACGTAAGGAAGGTATGAGAGGTGGTCGTGGCGGAGGTGGAGGAGGTAGAGGGCGAAGGCGAGGCCGTGGAGGCCGTGGAGGCCGTGGAGGTCGCGGCTGGGGACGCGGAGGTCGAGGTCGCGGATTCCGCTATTGGGGCGGACGTAACTGGTGGCCATACTTTGGCATTGGCAGCTATCCATACTCCTATTATTCCGTAGATCCTTACTACCATGATTACTTGGATCCTCGCTTAAACTGCTTTGATTTCTGTACCACGCAGCCCAATCCGGAAAGTTGTAGAGCAGATTGTCAATCTATGTATGGTTATGGGTATTATTATTGATAGGTTCACAGCGCGTCTCAAAGTTCTTTTTTGCTATTTGAAACTCAGCCACTATTTCACCCATACGTTGTTCAAAAACTCAGTCATAGATACTTCCCATTGCCAATCATTTCCAGACTCAGAAAGTCTTTTTTTCTAACTCCTCATTACGCCGTTAGGTAATACCATTTAGTATTGATTCTTGTATCCCACTATCATGCAGATAGTGGCTATCATGCAGATAGTGGCTATCATGCAGATAGTGGCTATCATGCAGATAGTGCGGAGGTTCCATTTTGTGTTTTTTAAGATTGAATATTCAAAAGTCAAAAAAACTCAGGAATGAATGACCGATATGATGTTTTTACGTTGCCGAATGTCGCTACAAAGAAAGATAGTTACACATCATCCCCTCTTGAGCGAGGACGAGGATGATACCAGTTAGCCAGGTGACCTCGGGCTGTGTTGGTACAGTCAGACCCCTTACGGCAGTACTTGTACTTGCCAGTCCTTCTCCCCCTAGTAAAGGTTTGGAATTTTGCACAATGCCTGCGAGCAGTACTGTAGGCTCGTTCCAACACACAAAGGTCTAGATCTTCCCTTTCGACCATGTGTTGAATGTACACTTCGGGCATTACATTATCACAACCAATCCAAATAACATCCGTGGAGATATAAGCATGATCACCGTAGACTCGATACGGTTCGGATCGCAGCTCGTGTATATCGCGTCGGTCCTTCAAGGGTACTTTTATCAAGATCCCCAAGTCATTGTGTTTCTTTTCAGGGTTCCAATTTCCAGCAAATCCTCTTTCGTTCCGTTTCCAATCCAGTTCGATGTCGTTAGGGACAACTTCCGCACGAATCCACCAGCTCGTACAAAGACCGTCCAAGTCATAATCCGTCATCTTAATCCAAATGAATGGATTGTCGGTTTGCAAAATGTTTTTAATATAGTCAATCCACTCAGAGACAAGCTTCGCTATGCGTTCTTGTTCCTCTTTCCTGAGACGATTTTTTTCTTCCTCCTCAGCTAGGCGACGGGCTGCTACCTCCTTGCGAGATTCCTCCCGGCGACGTTTCTCTTGAGCGCTTTTCAAATCATTGAATTCCTTCCTCAGACTCACGAGTTCCATGGAAAACAATAAGCTCTGCACGAGCAACCTATCCAAAACGATAGAATCGCACTGATCATTGGCTTTGGTAGACCAAGCAGCAATGCGATCTTTCAAATCAGAAATTTTGGTCGGAAGCTCGGAGGGACTTTCCTCAAGTTCACTGACGAGTTGATCCAACTGAGAGATCTCGCTTTGCAATTCCATGCTTTTCCATGAAATATCCTCCAGTAGCTCCACCACGCGGATTTTCTCATCCCACCGCTTTTGGGCAGCAAGCTTGGCAGCAATAGCACGCTTTTTTCCGTTACGAGGCATGGTGATTTGGTGATTGAATATTCAATTTTTCTAAATATGGCAAAATTCAACCAAATGATCAGGATCTGTTATAGTACAACTAGGACCATTCTCGCAAGGAGTAAATCTAGCCTGTTTAGATCTGGCTAAGAAGTATAAATCCTTTAAATCTGATAAATCATATTTGAATCCCATATACTTCAAATGATGCCAATATATGTCAGGTATTAAAACAACACCCATTTTTCGATTAGTTGGCGCATAAGCACGTTCTTCATGAACACGGAATGGAAGCTTATGTTTCATATCCTCCATCATTTCAACAGGCATTGAAACCATATACCTAGCATTTTCAGGATCCCAATGATAAGGAGCATATCCCATATAAGAACCATCTATGAAGAGGCTCATTCAAGTTTGGTCTTTTTTGAGACTAGCCGAGCAGCACATTGTGATAGATAATATTTGCAGAACCAGTGTGAGTACATTATTGCTCAATACCAAACATGAGGACATTGCTCTATGACAGTTTTTTCAAACCGCTTATCCCATGTAACGTCCATCATAGATGAAGTGTGTTAAAAATTACTAATATCTCAGAAATCTTTTTTCCTCAAAATCTTGTTGAATGAATATATTTACTAAAAATGCAAGCATTGGCATTCCTCATAGTATCCATAGCATTGATATTAGTTTGGATCTGTTTTAGGGAACATTTTCAACACCCCCATATACCTATCAGTCACAATGGCCTGAGTGCTCATCATGCCTGTAAATTTGCCGGAGATGATCAATGGATGTGCTTGCGGGCTCAAGACAAAAAATATACTGAGCGACATGACCCATGATTGGTATGATAGACGTAAAGCTCGAAATGTATAATTCGAAAATTTACAATTTGTCGGAAAATTTACAATTTGTCGGGTCTGTGCGATTTGTCCAAAAAAACTCATAGTAGTCATTATTCTTGGTTGGGAATAAAGTCTGCAGCAGCTGGGTCAAAGTCATTGGTATGTTCTAGATAAGAAAACATATCTGGATTTTCCATGCAATTTTCAACATAATGGCGACCATGTAACAAAATATGGGCCGCCACCACATCCAGATTTTCCGCTGTGACATATTTACCCAAATCATCCTTCAGATGATTATGAATAGGTCGAAAATGTGCATGGAATCCTTCAATGGTGACTAAGCTCTGGATGTTTTTCCAACATCTATCAACATCTCCGCCACCATCGCTTAAATCAAGCCATTCAAACTTATCTATTAAATTCCAGAATTGAGTCCTAGATATTTCTTTTTTTCGTCCATACAGCACCATTTTAGCTGCTGTTGGTTTGGTAGGTATCAAAGGCTCCACTTCCACAAGTTCCATTTTTACATTTGGACATTTCAATTTTCAGATACTGAAGATTACGCATATAATAGAAAATGGATCCTTTCGATAATGATGAAGAGATAATAAAGATACGCAATGAACGTCGTAAACATATGTTTGATCCTCCAACTTCACAGAGTGGGTCATCGCCCGCGGCAGGTGATGTGGGATTATTTGGAGATGATGACGCTGCTCTCATTGGAGATATTAATAAGATAGCAGGGGAGTTACAAAGCGCTCCCCATGAAGTTTCCAAGCCCGATAATTTTACAAACGATTTAAATGATTGCGATTCTACACCCATGCAGTTGCCAACAGACCAATTTATCAATATTGAAAACGTTCAAACATTAAACATTTATGTCACTTCCGCCACTCAAGGTTAAGCTGTTGGATCCGACTGCCAGACCTCCATGGCGCCAAACGCCGGGTGCTGCCGGATATGATATCTATGCCCTTGAATCCGTAGATATTCCGGCAGGTGAGGTTGCAATTGTTAAAAGTGGCTGGGCATGTGCTATCCCTCCAAATCATGCGGGATTCATAAAATCTCGTTCTAGTTTGGTAACAAAGCGAAAGATCACTGCAGAAGCTGGAGTCATTGACAGCGATTATACGGGGCCCGTGGGAGTGGTTTTACATAATCGTAACTCATCTTCGGACACAGAAGTGAATTTTCATATAGAACCCGGAGATAGAATCGCTCAAATGGTAATAATACGTATTGCTACACCCATGGTTGAAATAGTCGATTCTCTTGAAGAAACCGTTCGTGGCGATGGTGGGTTTGGCAGCACTGGAGTTTAGCAATTTCGAATACATTATTTTCGAATGAAATCATACAATATTTTTTTGTTCTTGGATCTTGGCATATGATGTTCTCTTTTTTCCAAATATTTCTGTGGTAATATACACCATGGATAAGAGTATCATTGCGTTAATTATTGCTCTAGTTTTGATCATATCCTTCGTTTATGAGGAAGAACAAAAGGAAAATTTAGATCCGTGGGAAGCCAAGCATATGCCTCCCAGCATTCCTGGTGATTGGCGTCATATCCCTACGCAATATGAATTTGAAGCCGGTAAAAGCTGCCGTCCTCCACATAAACTGCTCGAAGATGATGAATATTGGCCGAAAGCATGTCCTCCAGAAACTTCCCACTATAGACATCATCCCAAACCATTGAGACATCCTGCGGCTCCCCTTCGTTTGCATGAACCCATGCTCACAACTGAAGAAAAAATAACACTGAATAAGCGTCATCATCAGATGGCGAGACTTAAGAGTCCTATTGATTTTGTAGAACAGCCTAGGGCCACAACTAGTCACATTCCAGATGTAGCCTCTTTGGCGGACTTGAGTGAATGGCATTCTGATCCTTGGGATGTTAACTTGTGTCATTATTACCGCCACTAGTTCTCTTGCGTAATCCTAGATTTAGTTTTGGTCCAAATTTTATAATTGAAATCGGCCTGCTGATAGTTTCATTAATAGTATGTTCAAGTTCATCAATTGTTTTTTTTTGCATGGCTAGGGAAAGATCCCTCAGCTCCCTAATTAACTCCTCTGGTTCAGTGGACATTTCAAAAGAAGTAAATTCAAATTTTATACGGGCAGCCAGTTTAATTGAGCCGAATTGAGCCATTTGGAAATATCCGCCGGTAAATCCAAAGTAAATACTGATATATCAATAGGACAATTATGCTCAACCAATGCTTTAATTAATATGCGATTGCCAATTTTCAATGCTGTATAGAGACAATTTGTGGTTATTGGGCAGTCCAAATCAAGTAACCGTAAGGCCATCTGTGTGCGATTTCTGATGCATGCTTTTTCTAACTCAACAAAAGTAATAGGACAACCTTCTGCTATTAGATATTCAAACATTTCTACTTCGTTGAAGATCACAGTATACTTGAGAGAAATACTCGAGTATATGAAACCTTTACTTTGCAGATACTTGGCCATTTTCCACTGTTTACGGGCACAGGCGCTATCGCATAAATTAATTGGGCCAAGATCATGTTCATATTTATCAAGCAATATATCCATTATGGCGATATTACCCCCGCGAGCACAATTCTCCAACGTTTTAACATTAACATCAGCATGTCCATCTAAAAGATATACCACAAGTTCTTTATTTCCGGTTTTAGCAGCCTCTCCTAATGCTCTTGACCCGCAAATAAATCCTTTGCTAAATAAGTATTTAACTACATCCAATCGACCTGAGGAACAAGCTCCAATAACGTATATATCATTTGTTTTGTTATATCCTATATGAACAAATACATATTGTATTGTTTCTAAGGGAGCATGACGACATAATCTATGTATATTTGAATTATAAAGCTTATCTATTGGAAACCCTCCTTCGAATAAGAATGGTATTAACTCCCAGTGCTCTCCCATTATAGCTCCTTGAAAAGTACCAGTAATATCTCTATCATTATCCCTCAACCATATTAGCATTTTTCGGCGATTGAAATTTGCGGCATACTTTGCCACGCTAGGCATTACTGCGAGGTCACATTGTTCTTCGAAGAATTTATATAGATTTATATTTCCCAATCTGGCAGCGTGATAGCAACTATCTTTGTTTATAGTTAATCCGATCCTTTTGCAATATCCTATAAACTTGGGGTGTTGATTGATAGAAATCAGATTAAAATTACTAACTTCAAATCTGTCTTTTAGTAAATTGATCACTTTTTTATTCCCCAATCGAATTGCCCGTTCAAAACATTCATCAGTTGGTATAATTCCTTCATCCAATAAATATTGAACAATCTTCGTACATCCCTTACAAATAGCCATTAACATATGTGTACGATTCATAGCATATCTTTCTTGGTCTGGATATGACCATATATCTTTGGCACTTTCTTGAGATTGCTTGATAAGTTCATAGTACCACTTAAATACATTGGTGTACTTGTGGTAAATCAATGCCATATTTACATTATATAGTGTTCTGCGACCGAAAGTTGGTTGAAGCAACATTACTTGTTTAAATAATTTGCAAGTCATATATAAAGGTGCTCCCATGCCCTGATTTCGAAGAAAGGAAAATACATAACTCCATATCTCCACAGGAATATCCATTTCTCGCAAAATAATTTCAACATTCTCATTTGGTTATATTTTTAAAAAAGCAATTTAATGATTATAGCTCATATAACCTGTGTATTAGAGTTTTCATATCCAAACTACCATGATGGTATTTTTTCATAGCTTTTGAAAATGATATCACTCGCGAATCGGAGTCATATATAGCAATCATATCATCTAGCTGCGCGGTAGTGTATCCGCGGACGTTAATAACTTTAAGAATTTCATTACTCTTAAGAGCTCTCATAGTATGTAATTCTCCAACATGTTCCCATGTTAATTTGGGCAAGTCGCGGTGCAAATACCTTAAAGCATGATGGTTTCCACGCAGAGCCATTTCAGTCAAAATAGAATCATTTAATAAAGTGAACTGATCCAAATCCTTGGTGCGCTCAACAAAGTTCATTTCACCAGCCATTTCCATTATAGCTTTCTCTAATAAGATAGTTCCGGCTACGGCAGTGCGATGTAAATATACTTCTCGATACATATGTAAACGAGCTCGAATAGCATGAGCCATATCTGCTAGTACCTTATAGTGGAAACATAACATGCCGTCCACAATAGATGAATTATCTACTAATCTTTTCCACGCAACCGCTCCAAAATGTTGGGTACCGGTATAGAGAGCATCTCGTTGTACAAAGTCCATTCGATCTCCTCCAAATGGACCCTGTATGATTAAATTTAATATTTTACCCACAGGAGTTGCTTGCCTCCATACATTTAGGATAAGCTCATGTGGGATGATTTTATCTATCAAAGGGGCCATACGCCGCACGATAGCGAATCGGTGTTGATCATGCCCATGTCTTTTCAAACCTTCACCCCCGGACTTATTATATATCTTAGAATAGACCGTTGAATCCCACGAATGGGAAAATGGACCATGTCCAACATCGTGCAGAAGTGCAGCGATACAAACCAACCCAGACATTTCCATATCTCCTGGAAACAAATGTTTGCAGTATGCATTAGCAATATACGCCGCACCCAAGCTATGTGAGCCGCGATTGTGATTCGCCCCGGTATATACTAATTCCACTGATGTAACTTGACTTATACGATATAGTCGCTGAAACAGCGGGTGATTAATTATTGGTACAACACATGAGGGCAAACGAATCCAACCATGAACTGGATCTCTGGTACAAAATTCTTTTACCACAATGGGCTCTGGAATACTCTCTATTATATATTTTATATCCATTTATCAAATAATATTTCAAAATCCAAAAATACAAAAATCCAAGAATTACAATAATTCTTGAACACTTGCTTTAAGCTCGTCTAATGTTCCCAGGTTATCAATTCGGATCACATTATGGCAGAATTCTAGATGCTCCCACTTACTGGAATGTAGGGTTTTGAGTTCATCTGTTAGAGTTGTTTTATCCTCATATCTGACTATATACCACAAATATCCATCATTTTCTACAATTTTTTCTGACTCGTTCTTGAACCGAATGTCACTTATAACGACGGATTTACCTTCTTCCAGTAATTTTTAACGCGCCTGAAAGCAATAATGGTCCAAGTATCCGGATGAAAGTGTTCGCGAAATAGTTCAGTACCAATTTGCTCCAGAGCTTGTCGTCCAGTAATATCAAAATCTTTGCACCGCATTGTTTCCCGTAATTCTCGTGTTTCCGGAGTTTCAGCCTTTAAGACTTCAAAAGGAATTTCAACTATTATATTCGTAATTTCTTTTAGAGGATCCGCTAGTCCCACCTCTATAAAACCCTTTTCCTTCAGAAAGTTAGCGACAGTGGTTTTATCACTTCCCTGCCAACCGCATAGTCCTATTAGGGTTCCTTTATCCATTGGGGGGGGGAGACTTATTTTTGCGTCAAAAGCTTTTCAAAATTAGTACATTGTATATATAAAAATTGAAAACATCTGAGATTAACCCTGTTGGAGAATTTATAAAGATGGCAAATATGGAAGCAAAGTTAGAATTTATCATTAACGAACTTGCCGCGATCCGGAAAGATCAAGCATATACAAATACTTTATTGGAAGAGATCAAAAGTAAGGGAGTTAGAGCTGCCAAAACAACGACTTCTGCCAGTGCAACTCCCGCTGCCAAAGGACCCGTATTTCCGTTTATTAACTATCATAGGTGGGCGACTAGTCTATATGCCGAGAATCCTGAAAAGTTTTATGAATATATCTTTGTGGATGACAATACCGAAGCCGGTAAGAAGGCCAACGATGAGATTAGAAAGGCTGTTGATGACTTCCAAAAGACTGATGCCGGTTATCTGAAGGCCAAGTCTGATAAAACTCGCAATCACAAGACTTTCCAGAAACTATGGAAGATACTTCCCAAGGCTAAGAAGGATGCTCTTCGGGCAGATTTTGAAAACATTAAAGCGGAATTTAACAGAAATAACCAACAGCCCGCAATACCCGAGACCGCAAATACTCCTAATCCAGCAGGAACAACTGACACTGTACCTGCAACTCCAACTGACACTGTACCTGCAACTCCAACTGACACTGTACCTGCAACTGACACTGCAACTTCAACTGCAACTGATACGGAGGCTGGGAAAGCCAAAGTACCGACCAGGAGAATCCGTCGCCGCGGAGGTCGCTAAATCTATTTGAATTTTTTTGTACACTTATATAATGTTGCTGGAGCAGGCTTACGAAAAGGCCAAGAAAGAAAGGCTTAAATATGAAAAAGCTTACAAAATAATAGATAAATACTTACTGGAAAATAACATGATTATAAATAACCCAAATTTGTTAACGCGCACGGAATCAATAGATGATTTTCAATATTTGGTTTATTCCAGGGAAGGATTTCCCAAATGCAACAATTTAGTCAATTTGTTGACTAAAAAAACTCCATATTTATGGAAGTTGCGAACCGTATTTGGCAACCATACCTATCATATATATTTAGATACCAGATTGATCCTAGTTTGTAAAGAATTAAAGCTCCCTGAATCAGTTAAAATCATAGAACCACTAAAGAGAAATAGTCATACCACCGGTAAGCCCGTTTGGGTTATGTCTCCTGAAATGATGTTACTAGATGTATATCGCCAATTATATTCCCCAGCATCGGCAGGTTCCTGGGAAGATTTGGTTAAAAAAGAAGATAAGCTATTTGAAATCTTAACTAGTCGCAAAAAAGATATTGTCGGAGGTAAAATATCCAAACGTTTGAGGGATGATTTAGAAAAGCGTTTATTGAGATATATTGGTGATTCCAACCATATACTCATTGGAGAACATGCCTGTAAACATTTAATAGACTCAGAAGTGATCACCCCGGTTATAGAAGTTCTCGCTCGAGATCTAAACGTAGATGAATTGAAAAACGTGATTCATGAAATTATATCAGATCCAGTCATTCGTTATGATCGAGAGTTGCAAATTGTGGAGGACTTCCGTCTTATGCGAACAACTATTAAGGTTGGTACTCAAGATGATTCTATTGAGGTCATGTATATATACAATAGTCCGGTATATGATTTGGTGCCGTTCTCTATTATCGATGGGATAAGGGTCGGCAATCCATTTGTTGTCATGCGATTCCTTTTAATAAATATTTGGATTGTTCGGTGGCTAAGAGAGCGCGGGAGTATTAACCAAGCATTTGCTACACGCAAAGTGTCCCATCAAATTGGATTAGTGTTGAAAATACGTAAGGCTCTTGGAGATATTTCACTAAGCTCTGAAGGGGGTAAACTGGGTCTATTTCAAAGAAAAAACTACCTAGGTTGTTACTTGTCCGATCAACTTGCTCTCAAGCTTCAAGCATTAGACTCGGACAGGAGGTACCCAGATTATGTTCCATTGGCCTATAAAAGGCAATTCGGTAATTTCAGGACATTGTGATATACGGAAGTCCAATACCAACTTGTTTTTTTGATTTTTAATGAAATTGAAAATATAACATTACCAAATTACAGAATGCAAGTTGTCAAGCGAAGTGGTAGAACCGAGCGTGTTAGTCTAGATAAAATCAATAAGCGTATAGCAATCAAATGTATGGAAGATCCCAAAGCAGGATTACGCCCATTGAACATCGATCCGATGGAAATTACTCTGCCGGTTGTTCAAGGAGTGCACGATGGGGTGCGTACAACCGAATTGGACGAGCTTACCATTAAGATTGCTAATGATCGTATACTAGACGACATTGACTTCGGGGAACTCGCTGCTCGCATTGCTGTTGACAATCATCACAAAAACACCGCTGCCAAGCTAGATATTAGTGGACGCGGTACTCAAATTGGATATGTTGTGTCCAAACTTCAGAGTAATACCGATGATGAAGGCAACCCAAGTCCAGTTCTTGAAGATAAAATGGTTGACCTAATATTGAATAACGAAGAAACTATCCAAAATCATATTGACTATAGTCGGGACTATCAATTGGACTTGTTTGGTTTCAAGACTCTCAAAAAATCATATCTGCTCAAATCAAACGGAGAAGTCATGGAACGTCCTCAAGATATGTGGATGCGTGTGGCTCTTTTCGCTCACGGAACTCCGCCGCGACCCCATGATGTAATAGATTTAGGATTGTCTGACTATGAGACTCTCGAAAATCATATGAATGATCATATAATTGAGAAAGAACGTCTATCCAGATGGGAAGGTCCAAATCTAGATTTGGCTTTTGGAACATATGATGCAATGAGTCAAGGATATTTTACATTGGCCACTCCCACGTTGTTCAATTCCGGAACAGGTGGGGGCCTTGCTTCTTGCAATGTTGTCCCAGTCAAAGATGATTCTATAGAGGGCATCTATAATACTTTGAAGGATTGTGCGCTAATTTCGAAGCAAGCTGGTGGTATTGGCATTCCGATGAGTAATATCCGGGCATCGAATAGTTATATTCGCGGTACACGCGGGCATTCAAATGGAGTTCCCGCCATGTGCGCAAACGTATTTAATGGGACTGCGCTGTATGTCGATCAAGGTGGTAATAAGCGCCCTGGTGCGTTTGCATGTGGTCTGGAACCCTGGCATGCAGATATATTTGAGTATTTGGATTTGCGTCGCGGTGGAGGTGGTACTAAGAACAGAGCGCGCCATTTGCATTATGACACTTGGAATCCCAATCTATTCTTCAAACAAATAGTTGAAGATGGAGATTGGTGGCTTATGTGTCCGGATATGTGTAAGGGGCTAGATCGGGTTTGGGGAGAAGAATTCGATAAATTATATATGAAGTATGTTCGGGAGAACAAATACCGCCGCAAAGTTAAAGCAAGGAAGCTTTGGGCGAAGTTCTGTGAAGTTATTCCAGAATCATCTGAGCCATATTTGCATAGCAAAGATAATGTCAATAAAGTCAATCCTCAGGAACATCTGGGTACTGTTCGCGGTAGTAATTTATGTACAGAGATAGTGGAGTATCATGATTCTAAAGAAATCTCCGTATGTAACTTGGGCTCATTGGCATTACCTAAATTTGTCACGCCCGAAGGGAAATTTGACCATAAAACGTTGTTTGAAATGGCCAAACTTCTCACACGAACTTTGGATGCAATTATAGATCGTAATTTATATCCTGTTCCAGAATGTGCTAGATCAAACTTTAGACATCGCCCTATTGGTATTGGAGTTCAGGGTTTGTGTGATGTATTCCTGATGATGGATATAGCGTTTGATTCGCCTGAAGCCATTCAATTGGATCGCGAAATATTCGAAACTATCTCATTCGCTTCGGCCTATGCGAGTTGGGAATTGGCATGTGAGCAAGGACCTTATCCAAGCTTTAGGTTTGGAAAGGGTTCTCCTCTCAGTCGAGGAATCTTCCACTTTGAGCGCTACGGTGCTAAGCCCTCAGGAATGTGGGATTGGAATGACCTACGTAAGAAGATCGTCCGAGATGGTATTCGCAATAGTATGCGACTGGCACCCATGCCCACCGCCAGTACATCTCAAATACTGGGCAATAAGGAATGCTTCGAGCCGCTGAAGAGAGTAATTGAGAAGAGAGCCACTAAAGTTGGGGAAGTGATCATTATTGACAAATTCATTGTGGCTAAGTTAAAAAAACTAGGCTTATGGAGTCGTCGTTTGGTAGATTCTATACTCGAAGCCAATGGTAGTATTGCTCATCTGACTGAAATTCCAGCCGACTTGAGAAGAATATACCGCACTGCTTTCGAAATGGGTCCGGAGACGATCATTGATCATGCCATTGCTAGACAGCCTTGGGTAGATCAATCTATGAGCTTGAATTGGTATTGGGCTAAATTTGATCCTAATGTCTACAGTAAGTTGGTTCTGAAAGCTGTCAAGGGTGGATTGAAGACTATCCATTATTACAACCATATTGAAGAAGCTTATGCTGCCCGTAGCACCAATAGACGTGTTGTGACCGCGCCGGCTATAGCGGATGCTACGGAGGAAGAAGAGGAACCTGAAGCCTGTTATATTGGTTGTGAGAGTTGCTCAGGATAAATGTTCAAAGACTTTGATTGTGAAACCCGGAGTTGCATAATTACACTGACTCTGCGTAATCACAGCATCGGGAATTAGTTCTTGAATATATTTTTTGCAATCCTCCCACTGCCAGAAGATTTTACTATCTATAGATGTCCACTCCATAACTACAACTACGTAAATGTGTTGACGAGCGTCCAATAGCCGCCCAGCATCCCAAGCCTGCATGCGAGCAGATCGATAATTAAGTCGCAACTCGTCGATAGTTTTCCAGAAGTCTTTTTTAGTATCCAACGACCAACCTCGTTTACTGTTATAACGCACAAATTCACTCCTAGTATCTAGTTGTTCTTTAATAGTTGACGTTTCACACAATAGCTCATCTTTCACTATTTTATACAATAAAGCTGGTGCGGGATCCATTTTTTCTACAATAACATGTGTTAAAATTGAAACCCCAAAGGTCAAATACCTTTAGAAAGTTAAAAGACATTCAGAATTGGATATTCTCAGACAATATTTACCCGAAGATAACTGTATTGAGCTACAGAAGATCTTGCAAGACCAATACGACACGAAGCATCTACTATTCTTCTACGGTAAAGGAAACAATGGCAAGTCAACACTGATTAACATACTTCAGTGTATGTCCACTGATCGTGCTATAGGACGGGTGATTGTTGACAGAATGGAAGGACCCGTTGATTTGTCTAGATATGACCAATTCTGGACGAATGGTTCAATAAATATCATAGAATCCAACTATAAGATTCCTCTTAAAAACTTGGATACCGGAGAGCAAAGCTGCCACTTACACTCCGTTGAGTTTACTAGAACAAGTTTCGCCGGATTATATCGCAATTGGATCCTTGGGATGGACATGTCTTCATTCCGATGCATTTGGATATGATGACTGTTCAAAATATTTGCAAGAAAACTCGGCAAAGTACCTATAGATCATAGATATGATTTCTATTTTTTGCACATTAGATATTTTAAATATAATATTATAGTAGAAAATGGGATCTAACTTTATCAAAGTAGAAGTCGAATCATTGTTATATGGAGATGGTGTTCCAGAGCGAATCTCTTGCCGAGTTGCCACTATAGCCGCTGGAACACTAGCCAGTGATTTCGAAAATGGGGATACTATTGATTCCGTGGTGCTGGCTACTGGCGATCGTATTTTAATCAAAGATCAGGCTAGTGGAGTTGAAAATGGTATCTATATTGTGCAAGCAACTGGTGCGCCCGTTCGAGCGGATGATCTGACCGATGGGGCAACTGCTTCATACAAATCCACAAGCATTAGAGAGGGTGCCACTCATGCTGGAACTACTTGGAGATTTGCCAATTTACCCGGATCAGATACGGTTGGCACAGACGCATTGACGTTTCAAAAAACCGCCGCTATACTGCCGGCTGGTAGTTCCACCGATAATGCTATTGTTAGATTTGATGGCAATACCTCTAGTGCTATGCAGGACTCTGGAGTTTTGATAGATGACTCTGATAATATGTCTGGATTGGGATATATCGAATTAACTGATATTGATGCTCCGGCCAACCCGGGCGCTGGCCTTGGACGATTGTATAAAAAAACAGGAAATGATGGAATATTTTGGTTGCCAGATGGGGCAGGTGCTGAAGTTGACTTGACTGGTGGAGGTGGTGGTGGTGGTGGAGGTGGTCTGTCAACCGTTGAAACCTTCACCTCCTCGGACACGTTTGTGGTTCCTGCTGGAGTAAGCGTCATGCTCGCGTACTGCCAAGGCGGGGGTGGTGGTGGTGGTGGCGGTGGAGTCGGCTCTCAACCAGGCGGTGCCTACCCCGGGAACCCAATATATAATGGTACTGGTGGCGGTGGTGGTGGGAGTGGTACATACAAAGAGTTTGTCTTTGATGTTACCGCAGGCGATGTTTTGGATATTACTGTTGGCAGTGGGGGGTCAGGTGGTATTGGTGCAGATTTCGGTTTCGGCGGAACTGATCCTGCAACTGCAGGCGCAGACGGTGGAGATACTACCATCACACGTTCTGGTGTTGATCTAGCACGCGCGCATGGAGGGAAAGGGGGAGGTTTTGGTAACGGCCCTGGCACTCCATATGAAGTTGGCGGTAACGGGGGTGCAGGCGATTATGGCGGCGGCGGTGGCGGTGGCGGTAGTTTGGCTGGAACTGGAGGGATAGGATTGGTTAAAGACGGCTCCAATGCCGACGGACTCATAGGCGGAGACGGCGCGCCTGGTAATATAGTTGGTTATGATGCTATCTCTGGCGGCGGTGGAGCGGTACCACCGGGGCCAGACTCCGGAAACCCGAATAACAACGGATATCTTCAGGGTGCAGGTGGCGGCGGTGGCTGCCCTACTACAGTGCCCTTATTAGGAGGAATCGGCTTGACCGGTAAAGGTGGAGATGGAGGTGAATCATACTTCGTCAACGGCCGGGACGGGGACGACGCTACTAGGTACGGTGCAGGTGGCGGAGGAGGAGGAGGATCAGGTCTATCAAGAGATGGTGGAGATGGTGGAAATGGCAGAAGTGGCTATGTTGTACTTGTATATTGAAGATATATAAATAAATATCTATGCTTATAAGGGTGGCTTTAATTGCTGCAGAGCGCAAGGTCCAGTCGGAATCGACGGTAACGGAGCCAGTGGATATGTGGTCCTCGTGTACTAGATCGTCTGAACACGTCTTGCGTAACTTTGTCCTGTGACAAAGTCACGATCATCAGTGTCAACCATTCAGAGTCCGGTAGGTCAGGCTCAACCCTCAACTTATTTCCAGGAACCGCCGTTGGTAATTGCGTTTATATCGGCAGCTCCACGAACATCTATGGGTTTAAGATTTATGTCGTCACCGGCACTGCTGATCCGAACTCGTCCGTGATTTGGGAATACTGGAACGGTGCGTCGTGGATTGAAGTCTGTATGATGAGCACGGATTGTAGTGTCCCCTACGAATATTCTCCAATATTTGCCACAGGTAAACATACTTTGCGACTGGGGATAAGATCCGATTCCCCATTGGCTAACAAAACTCTTGACGGATCCGACAAAAAATGGGTCAGGGGTCGCGTTATATCCACTTTGGCGGGACTTCCTTCAGTCGAATATATCAAAATTCAAACTAGTCATGCATTGATCAATAAAGATGGATTTGTAGATTTCCAAGGTGATGGTCGTAACGTGAGTATAGGCGCACTGCCCATTAATTGGAAAGGGGTTAAATCCGAATTGTATCTGTCTGACAAACTAGTAGTTGATACTGTTGAATACTTGACAGTATCAACTTCTTACATGACACGACAATTTTATACCTCCAAAGATTCTCAGACGCTTCTATAGGAAAAGTAAATGGATCACCCGACCGGGTCTTCCATAACATATCCACCCAGTATGGACATCCATTTTGGATTCGAATGACAACATTAATTTTTTCCCGAGCATGCAAGTCATCATTTATTATTAAAGTATTATGAAGTCGCATAAAGCGATCTCGGGATATGCCTAAATGTATCCTATTCCACTCATAAATAGACTGGTAATATCTATCCTCATACCCTCGAAATATCAACATTCTTTGATCCTCAAAAAAATCAACTTTTGGATACTGGAAAAAATCACCCCCGTCCGGGCAGAAGTTAAAAGCTGAAGCCATCAAACGCTGAATCCAGATCAAGTTTAGCCTGTCCTACCCCACCTTCTATGTAGTTGGTCGGAGGCCTCTCGAAGAAGTTAGTGCGTCTACCTTTCACAGATTGCTTATCCATAAACGGACAAGGATTCTTGGGAATATTGTAAATCACTGGCAACTCACAATCAGTCAGTAACAAATCAGTAACATATTCAACATACGTACACAATGTTGCCGCATTCATGCCAATAATAGGCTCAGGAAGTGCCTCATGCTGAAATTCCTGCTCAATGGCAACAAACTCTTTGGTCATTTCGTGCAAGTCCCTAACTGGAGGCCTATTTTGCAAATGCTTTGTAAATAGCAAGATATTCTCATCTGTATGCAAAGCTTCATCACGAGAGATTTCCTCATTGCTCAAAGTTAGTGCTTTTAGCTTTTCAGGATACTTATCTCCTAAGAAGAAGATTCCTGCAAATTGGGCTTGAAATCCTACACCTTCTAGCAAAATCATCGCGAAAAGTCTGTAACCAAAAGGCATATCCGATTCAATCCATTTCAGAGCCCACTCACCTTTCTTGCGAATTGACTGATAATTCTCAAGCCCATGGAATACCTTTTGGCGCTCATCTGGGTTGCTAATATATGTTTCAATCATCAACGAATAGGTTGCATTATGGACATTCTCCATCATTTTTTTGACACCGGTGAAGAACTTGGCTTCTGGTATCACAAGTTCTTTCTCAAATCGCTCTTCATTAACATTGACAATACCATCACTAGCCGCAAAGAATGCCAAAATGTACTTTATCCATTCTTGCTCTTTTGGGTCTAGCGTTTGAAAGAACATAGCTTCGCGATGATCCAAAATTTCTGCAAATTTTTCTTCATGCCAGATCAAAGCCTTATGTCTTTTATACATATCCCATATATCCGGATACTGGACGGGGAAGATGACATAACGTTTTTGAGAAGGGTCGATGAGAGGTTCGATTTCCATAATATCTTTGTCAATATATAATTTCAGTTTTGTTATGGACCTTGAGTGGTTATTATTGGTTTTTGTTATAATGATATTCATAGGTATAGTATGTTGTATCACTTCTTGTTGCACGGCTTCAATCGTAAGCTATGTAGCTAGCGGTGGATTCGAGGATGATTACTTTGCCCCGCCGCCAAAGTCCGCCTTAGAGAAGCTTTTGTTGGCAGCCGACCGTAATAAGCAAGATAAAATATTAGCTAAGATGAAAACCCGCATTGCGCCAAAAGCGAAAGATGACAATAAAAAAGTAGTAGTAGCTGAACTACGCAAGCTAAGTCCAGGCAAAGATATCTTTGCTAGCTGGCCTTCCATTGTAAAAAATTACGTACGGCTCCGTGCTTCCGGACAAATACCTGAATTAGTAACCGAAAAGGAATTAAGATCTCGTATTTCTTAAATTTTCTATAAATTAAAACATATGAGAGTGCTTCTGTTTATCTTGCTCATTTTATTAATATTGATTATTGCCTTCACGGCAGTAGTGATATTGGCCAAATATGGCCCGAAGATCATAACAGGTGGAGATCCCTTTTCTACCGATATAGGAATTTTGTATAATGAGAATGTTGACAAACATAACGAATTGAAAAGATTACTAATAAAATATAGGGATCTGCTGGAACTAAATCATCCTGTGGAGGCTCAACCTATAACAGATTACATTAGAACGTTATGGCATCCTGGGCGAGGATCAACCTTATGGGAACCGGAGGAGTGGGCCGGTGTTCTTAATAATATGGTTGTTGCTGCTAGGATTGCTCGAAGAATGCTCAACAATATGCAAGGACCTAATAAATTTGATGAAAACTTTGAGGCCACTAGAATGTTTGGATTTGTAATATGGCCTGGAACGAATATGGTCAAAAAATATGATTTGGACAAAACAGACATGTTACCCGCCAAATATAAAGGAATAGTATATTTCCAAGATTTGCCCGGTTGGAATCAAGCAGATCCTAAAGCATTCCCAATAATGAACGTGGGTAATTACCAAAATCCGGAGATAGTACCCGTAGCTTATGATGGTACTAGATTTGTGAATGCTACCCCCAGAACACCAGCTGCAACACCAGCTGCAACACCAGCTGCAACACCAGCTGCAACACCAGCTGCAACACCAGCGGTTTACGAGGAAACTATGTCCGATGAGATATCTGATTCGATTGTTCCGAAATCAAATTTATTGCAAGCTTTACAGGCTGAGTATGTCAACGAAAATAAGGTTCTGAGCTATATGCTAAATAAAGCTGCCAACGCTGGATTAACAATCCCCGATGGAGCTACCAAAAAAGAACAATTCCCAAAATTACTCAGCGAGTATTCAGATGAACCTGTGTCAAAAGATTATGACAAAATGATGGATAAATACGTAGAGTTGTACAAAGAGGGAAAACTTCCAGCTTTGATTACTCTTTCTGATCTTCAGAAAGGATTGTAATTCCAATAACCCGATGACTTATTTTTTCCTTATCTCTCGCTAAATAAGCTACTCGCCGCTTAGCGTTAGACTTAATCTTCAAACCCGCCAGCAGCTCTGGATTGTGTTCTTTCAATACATTGAAACAAGCTCCAACAGCATTCAATAACATCATAAATATATGGGTTTGTTCACCTGAACTCCCAACATCTAGCTTAGGGGATGAGTATTCAGGCGGACATAGTCCAAGTTTAATTTTTTGCATCCCAAATCCAATATTGCCCTGCCCATCTGGTATGTAACTGGGTTCATACCAAGGCTCTTTTAGAAACTCCAATGGAATGTCGGATTCCGGAATATCCAACGTTTCATTGAGCAGCAACTTCAGAGGACGTTCTGCATAGTTAAAAGCAAATTTTTGCAATTCAGCTGGATCTTTAAACATCTTTTTAATATTGAAAGCTTTATCTTTAAAACTTCATTAGTATGAACATTGGGGAATATTCTTATCTCAATGAATTGCAGAGAGTTCTGGATCATGGTGAGGAAAGATATGACCGCACTGGTGTGGGCACACTGGCCATTTTTCACTCACATATGGAGTTCGATTTGCGAGCAGGATTCCCCTTACTGAGTACCAAGCGCATGGCCCGCAAATCAATCATTGCTGAACTATTGTGGTTCTTAAGCGGTTCTACAAATGCTCGCGAATTACAAGCTCAAAACGTACATATATGGGATGGTAACTCCTCGCGCGAATTTCTAGATAGTCGCGGATTGGACTACCCCGAAGGTGAGATTGGCCCCGGCTATGGTCACCAATGGAGACGCTTTGGTGCTGAATATCCACTTTCGGAAGACGATGCCTCGTCTCCAAGGGGAGTTGATCAAATCTCCAATGTAATTGACTCGTTACGACGGGATCCCCATTCGCGTCGACACATCGTGTCTGCATGGAACCCAGCTGATCTGCATAAGATGTCATTGCCTCCATGCTTTCCACCAGATACACTGACTCTCACAAATGTTGGATATTTGCCCATACAAGAAATATCAAAAGAACACAAATTACTATCTCATAATGGAGAATGGAGAGAAATAACTGAAATATTTGAAACGCCATACACTGGCAAATTGTACTCGATTAAGACTGAATACCACCCATATCCAGTAAAATGTACTCCAAATCACCCATTCTATTACTTGACAGATAAAGGATACGAACCCAAGTGGGTCGCCGCTGAGGAACTGACTATTGGTGGTTATATCGGATTGCCTATTAATACTAAGTCGGAAATCAAGACTTTTACTTGGCAACAACTTCATGGGTCAAGTAAAACATACCTGCAGAAATCACTTACTTTAGATAACCCAGAATATTGGTTTATTATGGGTTATTACATGGGAGATGGTTGGCTTGATTGGGGCAATAATGGAAAATACAGGTTCTACTTTGTATTCAATCATGATGGCATGGAAAAAGTATATCCAATAATTTCAAGACATATCAAACTTCATGAAGTCAAGACTAGAACGACTGGATGCCGAAAATTCGAAGGTAGAAAAATAGACTGGCATTTGATTCTAAAAAGTTTTGGTCACAAAGCTCATAACAAAAAAATACCTGAATGGGTGCAAGACGCTCCGAACGAGTTTGTGGAAGAGTTTATTAAAGGATATGTGGCATCTGATGGACATACTAGACCTAACGGCAGCATACAGATTACTACTACATCTCCCCATATAGCGTTTGGCATACAGAGATTATGTGCAAAACTTGGTAAAATTAGTTGCAACAGGTTCCAAAAAAAACCGAAAACGCACGTTATTGAAGGTCGAATCGTAAATCAACGAGATTTATATCATATAGCTATCAATACTCATCAAGGATTCAAACATCATAGCTTTATCGACAATGGTTATTTGTGGTTTAAAATTCAAGATGTCACAATAGAAGAAGTTATAGACATTTCAGTGTATAATTTCTCTGTAAAAGATGATCATAGTTATGTGGTTGAAAATTTAACTACACATAATTGTCATCTTCTCTTTCAGTTCTTCCTTGGCAAAGATGGCCTTCAATGCATGATGTATCAGCGCAGTGCAGATATGTTTCTAGGAGTTCCTTTTAACATTGCTAGTTATGCTCTTCTAACACACATGGTAGCCCAACAGGTAGGTGTTCCAGCTCACAAACTACACATTGTGTTGGGAGATGCTCATATTTACAAAAATCATCTCGAGCAATGCAAAGAGCAATTATCGCGGAAGCCCTTGGGGTTTCCTACCCTTGTGCTCACCGAACGAGATAGTATCTTTGATTATCGTTTAGAAGATATCGAATTTGAAAAATACAAACATCACCCTTTCATCAGAGGCAAAATGGCTATTTGATTTTCAAACTAAAAATTTATCATTCCTAGAATATAAATAATTTGATGATTAATGATAATCACGTTTGATTTGATTTTATTTTTTTCAACACGGACTCGCGACGATCAAAACTGACCAACAAATCTCTCCTTATTCTGGATTTTTGTACAGAGATATTTGATTTGACATGTTTTTTCGAACTAAACCGATGACGTTTGATTACGTAATTCTTTCTATGTATTTCCGTATATAACCCTAACGGAGATGTTGGTAATGTTGTCGTCGATCTGGACCATCCTCTCCTATCTGGGTACTTCACAGGGGCATTTAAGTTTTCGTAAGGTTTTAGCCTCCAGAAAGTCATGTCAGCATATTTAAACTGTTGGTAAGCAATCAACCCATATAAAATCTGGTCTGGAAAACTTCGTTTGCCAAGGAAAGAAATTAAATTTTTCTCCAACATGATTGAGTGATATCCAATGATGGGGTTTGTACCAATTGGGTTTCTCTTCCACTATTTGGTGTACAAAACGAAGTTCGTTCATTTCTGTACCTCTGGAACCCAATATATACTTTGACTACCAAGTTTTTCCGAAATAATCGGATTGCCGAGAGGATCTTTTTTCAACCTATATATTTGAAACTCGTAAAAGTTTCCCGGAATATCAAACTCTTGATTATAATTAGAAGACCCGTTTTGTCTATAGACCGCGCCAATTACCTCTAAAATTGAGTTATAAAGAGTCTCTATTTCAGCTGGCGATAGATCCCCCACTAGCCGATGCGGATTAATTTTAGCATTGTAGAGAATTTCAGCCCGAAGATAGTTACCAATACCCCGCAAGGCTTTTTTGCCTTCCTTTAAGATTGTTCCCACGCGAGAACGTTTGCGTTTTTGCATAATTTCCCGAAACTGATCTAAACTAAACTCATCTTCTCCCAAAGCGACACGAAGCATATCTGGAACACCATTATTTATATAAGCTTCCATGGCTTCCTTTCTCAAAACTTTGAAAGTGCCGAATAGTCGAGAATCTTTGAAATACAATGTTGATCCGTTGTCCAAATTTATTTTAAGTCGCCAAGACGAAGGTTCGTGATTAATATACCAACAACCTGTTAACATCAGGTGATTAGTAATATATCGAGTATCTGATAACTCCATGTATAAAAGTTTTCCAATAGCACCCACCTTCACCACAGTGGCGGGCGGATCTAATATGAATATAAAATCTGCCAGTTTGTCATCTGTATGTTCAATTGATGTAATGGTTCGCCCCTCTAATACAGGAACAAGTCTCTCAGCATTTAGTCGCACCTCTGGACCTTCAGGCATTTTTATATTTTATGCATATTCAAATTTACCAAATTAGAAAACTGATCTTATTTATATAACAAACATGGATTTACCAGATCCTAAATTCCAAGAGTATTCTGTCACTGGCTGTGATAAAGTCCCATTGCACAAATGGTTTTCATCAACAAAAGGTTATAAAATACCTGCTCTGCAGACAATTTCGGATGAATTAAATAAATCTAAACATACTCTGGATTTTAGTTTGCGAAAGAAGAATTGGCGAGATATAACCAGAGAACTATATTACGGGGAAGACTTGCGTAGCAATCATGGTATATTAGTTAACGAATACGGCGCTCAAATAGTAACCAAAGCATGGTTAAAAATATATGAGTTGATAACTAAGTATGTTCCTGTTGGACGAGACTTTTATACATTTCATGTTGCGGAAGCTCCTGGAGCCTTCTTGCCGGCAATTAACCATTTAGTACGCACCAAATATCCAGACACCCATTGGGAATGGTTTGCCGAAAGTTATGTCGATTATAATATTAGTAAAGAATATTTAGGAGATCACTATGGGTTGATTAAGAAATTTAAGTCCAAATGGTTGCTTGGAGCTGATGGTGATGGTGATATTACTTCCAGTGCTAATATAAGATGGTTTAGACATCATATTCGCGAACATTTTCCCAAGCTAGATTTGTTTACTAGTGATGTTAAGTATGACCCTCCGGATAAAGATTACGATCTTGAAGAGCTATATCAAATTCCAGTGCACGTAGGACATACTATATGTGCTTTAAAAACGCTCACCAAAGGCGGCATTGCCATACTGAAAACATTTACTTATTTGGAATCCCAGAGTGTTTCTCTGTTATATTTGATATGTCACTGTTTTGAACAAGTTCTTATCACTAAACCTATAATGTCATCCCCAGCTAATTCGGAAACATATCTGGTGTGTATTGACTTCTTGGATAATGTTACTCCTGCTCAAACAACATGTTTATATGAGTATTTAGATCATTGCAGGGCTAACCCTATGAAAACCGCGCCATTGTTTAGCAAGGAAGACATTCCACAGTCGTTTATAGACCAAGTGGTTGATGTTCAAAAGTCACTTGCGAATAGGCAGATGGGTTATATTAAGCGCCAAGCAGACACAATCCGAAATTACTCTAATTTTGCGATGGTACGCAAAGATACGGCCGCATTGCGAAATAAAGTTGCAAGAGCTTGGATAGAGGAATACGAAGTTGAAGAAATTACAGATGATAAACTGATGTAATTTCTGCGACACATATACGACAACAATCTTATGTCAATAGAGTGCTTGTGTGAAAAGACTTCTACGGGAAATTGTTTTTTTGGCAAAAGTAAATTACTTTTGACAAGTATATGAATCCTAAAGATGTGGAGCTAGAAAAATTAGAGATAGTTCGCAACCCGGGCGGTTACAGAATCAAATATAATGGGGATGATCTCAATGTAGTGGTAGATGCTACTTGTAGCGGAGAAGGAATATTGCGATCTGGAAATGGACAAACTTTCCATACCAAAATATCATTATATCCACAATATGCTGGTTACTTATGGGGTATCTATGATCATTTATTTGCAAAATTATGGGAAAAAACCGATCACAGAAATCCTTCTCAATTAAAAATGCTGTTTGAGTTGCACAACAACAACCAAATATGTTGTTCGTTTACGTCAATTACTCCACTAACATCTATGGGTAATAGCAGGGCTTTTAATAAACTTAAAATATGTATATTTGGTTTCAGCACCGGAAATCATTTAATATATGCCATAGCTAAACCTTTGAGTTAGTAAAAGTTGATTTTTTTATAAAAAAACAGCTCCTGAAGATGAATCTTCATCATGTGGATGTTGAAAAAATTAATCTTGGTAAACTGACTGAAGATGGTCATATGAATCTTACCTATGACGGATTGCCACTAGCCGTAAAAATAAAACCAGCTGGGACTTGCGCTCGCACAAATTCGGCATGTCACAGATTTATCATATTGTATTTGGAAAAGCTTGATGCTGCAAAAATGTCCAAAATGTTGCATTATAGTCATCATTTAGTGGTGAAAAAAACTGGCAATATATCGAAAAGGATATCTGGTAAAAGTACTAGACTGGATATTAGCCAAAATATAAGTTGTGTGCTTTTATCGAAATCTGACAGTTTTACCGAAGTGTATATTCATATCAATGGGATTTCCAGCAAGCATTCGCCTCTGAATTTATGTGTGACTGTTCGGTGAGCTTCATTGATGAAAAAAACGGGATTATTTTTTCATGCATTATGAATAGGGAAATTACGCAACTAAGCGCTCTTGGAATACACCATATATCCGCCAATGGCGGCGAGTAGAGCCCCAATGCCACCAACGGGGTACCCTGCTTCTGTATTTCCTTTAGATAGAGTCACCAGACCGGCTACTAGAAGAATAAGACCGACAATTATCAATCCAATGTTAAGGCCCATCATGTTTATTTCGTTATATATAGTTATCCAAAAAATTTTAAATATTGCGAAATTAATCAAAATCACCGATATTCGCAATTTAGCCATTATCCAGCCCGGCTGCTAGCATAGACGAGATCGGGGATACCTCAACTATAGAATGTTCTGCATCTGGAAGTATGGCCGGCTGACCAAAAACATATGTCTTTGGTCAGCGGGATTACAAGAATAGACCAGTTGGCTTACCGGTTTCATGCTAAACGCCAATAGGATATACAAGAGCTGTGATTATTGAGGGGCCCTCTACCCATCCATCCCTGAAGCGTATCCATTCTCGTCAACGGATACGCTAATTGTGTTATAAATATTTAGTATTAAAAGTGAAATCCTGATTTAGAAAGATGTCCGATAAAGGCTATTCAATAGAGGAGGAACCGCGGTTCCCTATATGGTGATAAAGCGCATCGTTAATAGCAAAAAAGATGCCATGGTACATATCAGAGTAGAACATAAATCAGAAATAGAAAAATTAGAGCTCAAACACAAAAATACCACCATATCCAAGTTCGATTGTTATACCGATTTGTTGATTAGATTTATAGAATGATTGTGGAAAAATTTTATTGATATATGTGATTGTTACTCTTGTGTATATTAGCAGTATCCGTGCAAAGTGTATACATAGAAATTACTGGAGAATGGAATTGTTCTAGTTTCGGAAAACTAAGTTATGCAGATTGTTCAATCTTTCCGGCTACTTCTTTGCCTATTTGCGATTCCAAACCACTCTTATACATGCTAAGATATGCGCGCTCACCGTCAGTCAGCAGCATAGTATGATCTATGAGGTCAAGTGTTAGATCTAAATCACATGGAATAATATCTTCGGCACCTTCTACAAGTACCTTACGGCATACCGGTGATGATTCGGTAATATCCAAACAGCTCTTTAAACCTTTTTTAAAGCTCAATGTTACCGGATTATTATATACTACCTGACCTTTGTTATGCATTATGAGCTGGCAGTTGCATTTACCGCCTGAAACAGGTCCCGCATATAACCATATACCATCAACATCTGCTTTTTTTACAAAGTCCGGCTTACCTATCCACATACCCTCCATAGAGTTTTGCCACAATGTGGTCTGCTTAGAAGTGAGAGCCAATATAGCGACCAGCAATACAATAATAATCGCAATCAAGATCCAGTGTTGCATATTATATATACTGATATATTTATATATGTTGTATAGCAAAAATCTTGATATTTTGCGACAAAAATCTTGATATTTTTAACTTTTTATTGCATCCAAATATTGTATCATAACATCAAGGAAAGACATGTTGTAGAAGTTAGCCAAACGACTGATATCTTTGGCCAACATGCGTAGCATGTGCTCAAGCAATTCGTGAGTCAGAGCTTGTCGGCGGAACCATATCTGATTAGTAATACGAATAGCTAGCCATTGGATGAAGCAAACATAATTCTGGGCAAGTTGTAACAATAGCTCATTAGGAATCTTATCCGGGTCCAAACACGTTCTCATCTTTTCAAATAGATAAGCTCCCAGCCCGTGTGAATCCTTTTTAGAATCTACGCCTTGTTCCAGACATTCTCTGGCAAACATTATTACCGGAACAACTGAATCTAAATCTTTTTCTAAAGCCTTATCTAGGAAGTAAGTTTCAAGACTATATATTACCGCGGGACGCCCTTTAAAGGCATTTTCTATTTCTTTGGTGTATTTACATAGTAGAAACACCAAACAAATTCGGAAATCATTGGTGAAAGTTAGAAAATCGCTCTTATGTTTGTAAGTCGTTTTACGTTCTTCCCATTCGTTAAGATGGATATACTTACCATATTTTTGACAACGATCGCAATTTTTTATTTGAGTATCATCAGCTTTACACTCAACACAGTATTCTTTCGGCTTCTTTTCACCGCAGCCCTCTTCGCATTCGCTAATATTTAGCTGCATGTCAAATATGCAATCTTTACAATCTTCAAAATCATATTCATCGTAAATATTATCAAGTTCTTCTAGAGCATACATAGCAAATGCATCGGCTATTTTAACCTTAGTAGTGCCTCCCAATAAAACAGCATAGTTACCGTGTATATCACCCCAGTTGGTACCCTCCATTAGTAATGATATCTTGTCATTGAGAAGTTTTCAAATTTCCAAAAAATTTCTTTTTGATATAATGTGTGATACTAATAGCATTTACATAGAACCATTGAGAGGATGTATTTTTGAACTTATTATTTATGTTGACCCGGTTGGCGGCCGATGACAATAGTGGGTTATCTGTGGAAACTGGTAAGGCCACTTTGACCGGGGCTGGAGCTTATAAAGTTGGTAATAATACCATCATAGATGCTTGGCTAGCAGCTCCCCATGGTAAGAATAATTATAGTACGGCAACACCACAGGATTGTGCTTTGACTTATATATAAAAATTGAAACACCTGGAATTATAAATTCCAGAAAAGTTAAAAGACTTTTGGCAAGGATGAATAAAAGAATCGCCAAGGAAATCCACATGGCTAGGAAGTCTGGTGAACCCAAGATATTTTGGACCAAAGACTGTCCCCTGATGATTTACATTCACCTGGACGGAGTGGGGATTTATGAAGATCAAGTTCATGTTTTAAAGCTAAAGTTTGTGTGGGGACCCGATGAAGAGCATAAGTTCCCAATGCAACCCCCGTTGGTAAAATTTAAGACTCCCATTTGGCATCCCAACATATCCACGAAGGGTAGCATTTGTTTGGATATTCTCAAAGAAGACGAATGGACGACCAATTATGGCCTTGCCTCAATTGTGAACTCATTGCAATTGCTATTACTGGAACCTAATTGCGATAGTCCGTTTAATAACGAAGCAGCTGCACAATACATGGAAGATATGGAAATATTCTCCATGACTGCTAAGGAGTTTTACTCTTTGTCTGAAAAAAATGATCTGATATTGAAGAAGATTGAGGTATTCTAATTCTTTTTTACATGAAATATAAATATGTTCAAAGGAAACATTGAAACTTTAACTAACCGCAATAAGAACTACCGTAAAGTAGTTCATACGGATAAGTATTCTCAATTAGTATTAATGGCCTTGATGCCCGGAGAAGATATTCCAAAAGAAACTCATGAAGGTTCACAATTTATTCGAGTAGAGAGTGGACGCGGAATTATCATCCGGGGCAAAGAGCGTATATTGCTAAAAGACGGAATTGCGGTTGAAATTCCTCCTGGCGTTTCACATTATGTCAAACAAACTGGAGACGATACGCTGCATTTATATGCTAAATATAGCCCACCAGAACACCCATCCAGATTGGTGCAAAAAAGACAACCTCGGAGTGAGAAATAACCATTTTTGAAAATTCATAGATATAAGATGAAACTGGCCGTGGTTGGTTCCCGCACTTTCACAGATCGAAATATGTTATACGAATATCTAGATAAAGCTCACAAGACTAATCCCATTAAAAACATTATTTCGGGCGGTGCCCGAGGAGCTGATACTCTTGCCCGTGATTGAGCCCACTCTCGTGGAATACCAGTAATTGAATTTATTCCGGATTGGAGCATTGGTACACATGCTGGAATAATACGCAACGAAGATATAGTGCTAGCCTGTACTAAATTAGTTGCTTTCTGGGATGGTAAATCTCGCGGTACTGCTAATTCTATCGAGCTAGCTAAAAAATATAAAAAAGCCTCATTATGGCATTCACTTTTAACCATACAGCGACCATGCACTCCAATATTCCAAACATCCAAAAAATGGAGGTTTATATGCATGAAGTTCGCAACGTTCGGCCTCAATTTCTTTCAGTTGCTTGCGTAGGTAATCCACACGCAGGTTTACACCCCAGCTGTGTGATTCATTCAACTTGACCAACTCTTGCTTGAGTTTGTTGCGTTGTTCGGCCAGAGGTTTGATTTTGGCCATCTGAAGGTCAAATCCATCATCATCGTCATCGTCAAGATCATCCAACTGAGCCCACAGTGGCTCAACTTGCTTATCGAGCTTCTTGATGTCGGAGATTATCTCATCCGATCGGCGCTCAGCAGAATCTGCTCCAGCAGCAGTTCTTTTCAACTCAGCCCGCATCGAAGTCTCGATTTTATGGAGACGATTCAAACGACGGGATACGTCGCCTGAATTCATATCATCGAAAGTACGCCACCTGGTGTATTTGTCCATGTTGTTCAACAAACAAAAAAATCATTTTTAACAAAAATGAGTGGTTAACCGCGCGGTGTCTAGCTGTAACAAATACAAGGTAGACATTTGTTTATTTTTCAATTTAAGAAAAGTGAAATATATATTAAACATTTGATTGTGTCAATTTTACACTGGTTGTGTATGGAGGATCTGTTCGAATTTGGGGATAATGAGCCAATTGATTGGTTTGAAACTGCAGAGGAATCAACTGTGAGCGATCCGGCTACTTGCCCGGCTTGCGGCGGAAAAATGATTACAAAGGACTGCGGTGAAGAATGTATTGCTTGTGGTATGCAATCCGATCGACTTTCAGTGGATCAGGGGGTAGGAGTTGCTTCACTTGGTAATCATAATACTTCCGGTAATTCAGCCGTCAGTTTGTGGTTCACGGGAGCCCATTCGTATAGCAATCAGCGGCAATTATTAAGCAGCATTTCAGATTATCCGAAAGCGCAGCGCAATCTAGTTCGGAAACAATTTACCAAGCAGCTATACCAATCTCAGGGGATCAAGATTGCACCTAGCATAGTGGATAGCTCTATAGATTACTTTATTAAGTTTGTTCAGCCGAGAATTACTCGCGCGGATGTTCGTACAGGAACCTTTGCGGCTATTCTGTATTACGAACATAAAAGAGCCGATCTGGGATTGACGATACTTGAAATATGTAAAGCTATGCATATAGATCGCAAAATATGGTCCAAAGGGGATTCTCGCCTGCGCGAACTGGAAGCTCAAGGTGTTTTGAAGCTACCTGATTGTGATAAATCCACCGATGCATATCTGAACATATACTTCGCAAGATTGGGTATTCTGAGTATTCCTGCTTATCGTGCGTTTGCCACTAATTTGATTGATCTGACCGAAAACAAAAAACTTGGTAAAATTGCCAAAAGTTGTTTGTTACGCAGCAGGTGTGTTGGATGCATCTATTTGATGACTATGGTCCGGCCAGAATTACGTAAAATAACCAAAGATCAAATTGCAAAACATTGTGTTATTTCTGATGCCACATTCACCCGGTTTAGCAATGAAATCTTGAGAATCTTGCGTACTAGGACTCGTCGATTCAAATGGCGCCGCCGTGGAATTCGTCGCATTATGCGAAAGCTACAAAATGCGAAAGTCCTGGTATGATTGAAATGGACACCACTTTACTTTTTTGAAATATTATTTATAGAAAATGTCAGAACGTTTCAGACTCCTAAAAGAATTTCGAGTTACAAAAAAGATGTTAGAGAGTCCGGAAACGTCACTTGAGGATAAGGTTAAACTTGCTGCGGAGCTGCTTGCGGTAACTAAACAAATATGCGAAATATGGGAAAAAGATGACCGATACGAATTGGTTAGTGGAAAGCTATTTCCGGAGTGGTTTCATAAAATTGAACGCTTGACTTGAAAAATGGAAGCCATTAGAAAAGTCAGAGTGGGGTGGGTGAAATACCACTATGGACGACCAGGTCCTCGTCCAACCTATCCAGGATTTGAAATGTATTCTGCATGACTGCTTCGACGGCTTATGGGAATTAAGCCATTATCAGCTACGCGATCCCGCGGGACGCATCATAGAGAACTTTTTTAACTCAGTAAGGTCTACAAGACTGTGTCGAAAAGTAAGCAAAAGTACTCCAGATATAATCCCATGGTGATCTGGGAGCATCCTGCAGAAACCCATGTTAATGATGATGGTTCATTGACTCCCGACTATCACACCTGGCGAGAAAAAGGTATGAACCGTAAGTATGCTGTGCGATATCCCGTTTGGTTATAAGCCCCGCTATAAGTGTCTATATGCTTTGGCTGAGGGTGATTTATCCACCAAACTAGACTACGTTGAATCTCGCAAGAGGATTTATATACCTCTTTACAAAGAAGCCGTTCGTGCCGAACCCAAGTTTCATCAATTGGTTGATAAATTGCGCTAGGTGGAATTTATGTTTTGACAATCGAGCTCATGAACCCGATTATGAAAATGGTCAGGGTCGGGTAGTTGCTTTTGATGATATTCCAGAGTTGGCAATAGTCCGTCGAAACATTCGCGAATTGCTTGGAATTGAAACTACACTAGTTGCCGAGGGAAATTACTATTTTGTCCCAACTTGTGACATTGGCTATCACGGAGATAGTGAGCGGCGCATTGTGGTCGCATTGCGTTTGGGCGATTTGGTACCCCATTTATTATAGATGGTATTTGTGTAGTGAGCGTGTAGGAGAGCGTATTTTTATTCCCATTAATCACGGAGACGTGTATATAATGATTGAAAAAGCAGTGGGGTGCTATTGGAAAAAACGAAACATTTACGCCCTGAGACATGTCACAGGTGCCGATAAATACACTAGGTAATTATATGACAAATGAACTGATCTAACCTGAAAAACGAAAAATTCACTTCTTCTTGAACGCAGTGATTGGGGCAAATGTTTGCTGTCCCCATTTCGCTCTATATACACGCAGTCTCTTCATCTCGTTGTAAATGAATCCTCTAATACGCCCCAAGCGTTTTGCCACCAGAGAAGATTCTCTAGGAAGCTCAGGATGTCTGGCTGCCCGTAAGACAGTCATGGATTGCTTAATTAAGCACCCTTCCCGAATAACAAGTTTGAACATTTCCGGAGAATCAATAGCTGCATTTTGAATATCGAAGTTAGACGCAACAAGCATAGGTAGTAACTTTTCAATTATCAAGATATCTCTGGTCTTGAATATTTGCTTGACAAATTCGGATTTTTTCTTCTTGTTATCTAACATCATGCAAATTATAGCAATAATGATTGGATTGGATTGGGCGACCAAATCTTTCACAAAATTCCACTGGGTGAATATACCACTAATAATGTCTTCTGGATATTCACATGTGGCGAATATGAAGTTTGCAGGATTTCCAGACCCCAGTAAGTCAGTCAATAGAGTAGATAGTGCTAAACCCGATGAGAGTGTCTTTTTCTTCAGACCAATGGATTTATACCATTCCTTGTATTTTCTGGCCGATTTTAAATCTGTTGAGTATGCCAGTGAGTATACATAATCCAGGGAACAACTCCTACATTGGACACCTATTGCTTTAGCTAGTATAACTCCAGTAAAGCTAGGTTTGTCTAAAGTCAAGTACTGGTTTACAAATGTGTGCAGTTCGCGGCAAGTGAGGGATATTGGTAATAAGGTCAAAAGCCTGCGGAAAATGAGAATCCATATATCAAACGGAACTGTGTCCATCTTTGTGTGGAATAAAAAAATCAACTTTTGTTAAAACTGAATATCTTTATATTAAAATGGATACTCACTTAAGTTTTGAAACCCGAAACTGGTTTAATAAAGCTTCGCTTGAAGAGCGCGTACGTGCCATAGAAATCGGATATCAAATTCTAAAACAGGCGCCCGTTGCGCGTGATACCGCTGAGTTAGGGGAGATCAAATCTATGATTCAGCGGTTGCAATATGCCAATAGCACTATTATTTCAGGCGGTGGAGCTGCAGCTTCCAAAGGGCAAATTGGAGAGAATTACGTATATAATATCCTGGAGCCACGTTTTGAGGTCAAACAAATATCCAAATCCGCTCGATCTGCTGATATATTGCTGGGACCTTCAACATTAGTGGAGGTTAAACTATACTCTAGCAGTGTCCCTCGAGGAGAGGTAGAGAAATTTCAGAGGGATTTAAGAGCCAAAGCTGCCACAGGGGGTCTATTTATATCGCTAACTAGCAAGATCTTGGGCAAAAAAGCTCTGGAGTATAGGAGAGAACATGTGCGAGGGCGAACAATACCAGTCTTATATATCTATAGCAGCGATTCTGCAATGCTCATACTGGCGGCCAGTTTGATTTTGGAAGTACAAAAAATGGAGATTCAGGAAACACTAGCTATAGATTTGGCAAGTCTTGGTTCGTCTATAGATAGTTTATCTATGGTTCGCACCTGTCTCCAACAACTAACTAGTGAGTTTTTAACTAAAATGAACACCTTGAATAGTCAGATTTTGGAAACCGAAATTAATCTAGCCGAACAGATCCGCACTATGCAGCGTAAAATCGATCCGGCTTTGCCCGTCGCGGAACTAGATGTTGATTCCTTATGTGCGGATTTCGGTATATCCGAAGAGGACTGCTTCCGAAATTTGGCACCCCAGTTGTTGAACCCGCCGCTCGTTAAGGCTTCTAAGATGATCTCTTGCGGGGCGGGTGCAACCGAACGTGGATTTGTTTTCCTGACCAAGAAGACTTTTGTATTGGTAAGATCCGCACATTTGGTGGAAAAGTCTCCGGAGTTATTTGGTCAAATATGTCAGCAACTTAATGGCACAATTGAACTCAAGGGAGGATCCTTGCGTATATTGTTGAGTGTGGACACATTGCCCTTGTTAGGTCAAGTTGCTAAACTTTACTGATATAAAAAAAATTACATTTTTTGCGAATAGCAATTTTTTGTGGATCACAATTTTTTAAACATATATGTGTGTATAAATAAATATGGTAGGTTATCCGGCGCCTAGATGGGAGGGATTTTACTTTGTTGGATTTGCGTGGAACGAGAAGGCTTACCAGCCTAAATTCACAGTTGAGTGATTGGATCCCTTATATAACACTGCTTTTACAACTTATCATGATGCGGTGCGTCCGGAAAAAGACTCTTGGAGCAGGAGAATATCCAATTTCTGGCGGAGCATATGAAGCCGAAAAAATTCAAGCGATTCATGCAGGCACAGAATAGGTCTTATAAGAAATGGTACTCTAGAAACTTTGCACAAGATTTGCAAGAGGAGGTAGATGAAATCAAAGATGAGGGAAAGGTCGAAGATGAAAAGATGGATCTGAAGCTTGAAAAGAAGCGTAGGGCCCGGGAGAAGAATGCGCTGCAAAAAGCACAAGATGATGAGGATCTCCGGAATGCCTTGGAGTACGAGCGCAAGAAGCGCTTAGATAAATATCACAAGAAGAGATCTAAACTAAAACTCGATCAGGAAAACAGTTACTCTTCTGAGGATAATTGATCTACTTTCGGTAGTTCCAATGGTTTAAATGGCTTAGTTTTTTGCCCTTTTATTTGAAATACTTCCAAGTCGGTTAGAGTAAACTCAGGATGGTGCTCTGCGAAATGGGGGTAATATCCAAAAGGTTCCCTGAACTCTGTATGCTCTGGTGAATTATTAATATATTCAACAAGCTCTGTATATGATTTTATAAATGCAAAACTCCAGTCGCAACATCCGTAAGTCTGTACAGTGAGTTCCAGATTTAAATTTTCGATTAGTTTGTAATAATCGAGAAATTGCTTATTACCTGTACTAAAATATCGCTCCAACAAATACATTAATATCCATTGATAATTGACTACTTTGGCACCTTCTATGATTTGGTAAGACATTAACCTCCCTTTAGTATCGGCTATTTCCAGGTTGTTTAGAATAACGGTTCTAGGGCGGTAATCTAAAAATCTCTCGTAATATTCCGCTTTGCGGGTTCCGCCTTGGCGGAGATACTTCTCAAAATTATCTGTATATATGATCAAGTTCTGTCGGTCAAACGGTGAATCAGTTTCTGATGTAAATGGCGGCAACGTTAAGGTGATTTTACTACCTATTTTTGATACTTGCGGATTATAGTCGTTTGTGCCAAGAGAGTGGATGGTGAGTGCTAAAGCTGCAAATCCGCCAATTACTCCATCTGGGGGAATATTGAACGATAACTTTTTCTGCTTTCCACGTGGAATTCCATGAGATTCTACTGGGTAATGCTCTTGTATTAACGCTAATCGTTTAAGATCTTTATTGAGTCGGTAAAATACTACTTCTTGGGGTGCACCGCCCATTAAATTACCCAAAGCTAAATGTAAGTCCATTCTTTGATAGGTAGGGTGGATTATTCGCATTCCCTCGGCTTCCAGAGTTGGTAATTTGTCCAGCAGGCTTCTAGGCATATAACTAATATCAGCTGCTTCCTGGAAGTTTACGCGCACTTTTCTTGTCGTGCCATGAATGGCCTGTATGCTGGATATATTCGGTAGTCCAGCTTCATGTAGCAAATCTGCCAAGTCATACGAATCCCTGATATGACTGGGAGACATAAAATCATAATCAGGAACAGTATCATCTGGATATATTCCAGAACCTTTTAATTTCAATGCCAGATCTATAGCCATACCACCATATAAGATTCGGTCATTATCCTTTATAAATTTTTTCACTATTTCTAGAGCAGATGATAAATCCCCGTAAGACATGGATTGTCTTTCTGCTAGTGATTCATAATACTTCGCTTCCATTATCTATTCGTATAGTTTTGCTTATAAAATTTGAAATTTTATATCATATATCACGAAAATGGGAGTGAAAGACTTTTACAAGATCAGAACAACCAAAGCAGATGGTACAAAAGTAGTACTGGATTCTCTGGGTGCAGAGATTAGCTTGGAGGGATTGGCCGGCAAGCGAGTATGTATAGATGGCAATAATTTAATATATGCCAGCATGACCGCCTTGAGATTCGTGACATCTTTGAGTGATGCTGAAGGAAACCCGACTGCCCATATTAATACTACAATGCAGCAGGTTGTAGCTTTGCGGCAGCGCGGAGTCGACCAACTATGGTTATTCGATAACCCCAAATCCACTGAAATGAAAAAAGGCGAGCTAAAGAAGAGAAAGGACACTCGTAAGCCAGATGCATTTGTAATGACGCCGGAAATTATGCAAGAGGCGATTTTGCTATTGCAATATATGGGAGTGCCTTATATTATTTCTCCACATGGAATCGAAGCTGAGAAGTATGGAGCATTGTTGTGTCAGGGTGAGTTCTGTTACGCCATGATAAGTGCAGACTCTGATGTTTTGATGTTCGGCGGCTGTAGACAGATCAAACCCATGTCGGTCAAGAGAGGAAAGACCAAAAAGAAAGTTTACAAGTTGTTCGAGTTAGATACTGTTCTAAAGGGATTAGAAATTGACTACCATCAACTTGTTGTAGCTGGAGTACTTATGGGTAGTGATTTTGCCCCCAAGACTGCTGGAATTGGTCCTGGGACAGTACTGAAAAAACTAGAAACTCCTCTAACCACTGAACAGCAAGAAGCTTATAATTACTTTATTAGTGATATTAGTATGGATTTGAAGCATTTACAAATACCCACTGCGCAACCCGAAGCGTTGCAAGAGCTTTTGATTGGGAAGGGATTTAATCCTGATCGGATTAAGAAAATTATCAGCACATTCAAGTAAGGTGAAATATTTGGAAAAAGATTTGCGTTCAGCCGATATCACTTAGTGCGTTCAAATAGTCTAGAGAGGACTCTCCTGACATGTGGAGTGAATGCATTTCTGTGCAACTTTTTTACGGCCTCTTGTAGAATGGGTTTATCTTGGAATGTTTCGTATGCTCTATGAATGGTATTTTTACTAGGCTCATTTATATGCCAATCCTGTTCGTGGATACAGATCAGATAGTTTAGTATTTTATATAAATGTAGCTCGTCGTAATGAGCCCACGCATGATCATGAATAGCATTAATCAAATCAATCTGTCTGTTGCACATTCGTCGCATAAATCCATGTCTACACTGGTATTCTAGAGCAAATTTAGCGACGAGTTCCAGATCAAAACAAAGGGGATGATTATGAACTAGACTTGGATTGTATGTGCAGGAAACTAACTCTCGCGCTAAGAGGGTTTCATCGGGATGTAATATATCTATCCATTTTTCTGCATTATCCAGAGATGGACCACTTTCGTTTTTCTGTCGCATAATGTCAAAGTCATGCATAGCCGATAATAGTACATGCACCGCGCATTCCTGATTTTTTTCCATCAATTCATATTTTACATCATAGTTCCCTTCCAGGTAAATAGTCGTCGGATCTTCCCAAATGTCATCCATCTGTTATTGTATCCAACAAACAATTCAAAAATCCAAAATTAAATACTCCGAAATAGAGCTTCAAGTTCTTCTTTCATCTCGCTCGCGGGTACTTTTGGCAACTTCCAGTAATCTGTTAAGTTTCTATGTACGTCTAATATTAGAGTATTATTATCTTTGAGTTGGTTCCATGTTTTTATGATGGTTTCTCTAGCTGGGTCGGTATCCCATTCATAGTTATATACAATTCTCAAATAATACAATATTTTCACCAAACCCAACTTATCATAGTTTTCACGAACATACATATGTATTTTGTTTATGAAATTGACATGCCTTTCGTCAAGTGGATCAAGTAATGGGAATAAATTTGTATATTCCCTATCAATGACGCATTTGGCAACTAAATCTAAGTCAAAATACTCCTCATTTTTAAATAAGAATAGTGAACCAAGCCTCCCATCTACAAATGCATTAGCTAAATCGTATTCATCGGGATGTAATACATCCAACCATTTTATAGTTGTATCGTCGTTTGGACCATAATCATACTTTGCTCTTAATACGCGTAGTAATAAAATCGCGACAGCATAGGGACTAATTTCCATCAAATCAGGAATAACATCATACCTATCATTAACGTAGATTTCTATTACGGGAAGACCTTCCATTTGTATTCGTATTATATTCAAAATTGATATTAATCAAATATACCGATTAAAAATGGAAGGAAATCATCATTATACCGAAGATGATTTGAAAAAATATCTCGATGAGTATCAAGATGATGCCCTGGCAAAAATACTTGCTGTGATCAACTCTCAAAAAGTCTGCCTAAATCCTAGAAAGGAAGAGCAGTTGCGACATACATGGAAGGATGAACTTTCAGAAGATATAGAACTCCTCAAATATCATGAACCTGAAACTGGACTATATTACGAAACTGAAGATGTCAAAGCATATATACAAGATTGTAAAATGAGACACAGAGCATTAAGTGATCAGGAAATATTAGACTATGAATTAGTCCACCCTGATAAACCCCATAAGCTATTCTTCTGGGTTGGAGATATATATGAACCTTACATTGATGAATTTTCTGCTTTGTTGGGGTCATGGTTAACTGAAAAACTAAAGAATGATCCCAAAATATCCATTGATAAATTTGATAACAAATATATTGTTGTTTGTTCTGGAGCAATTGTCAAAAGCTATGTTGATAAAATCAACCTCTTAGAGAAGTTTCGTAAAACCTTACCAGATCCGCTTAGCGGAGTGCTTGCTGAATACCTCTTGCAGGAAAGGGATACTTATGAGAAAATACCAAGCATAGCGAACTCTCTGTATCAAAATGATGGAACAGCCATGCTGCTGGCCAACAATTATCAACTTACATCTGCTATCTATGAAGAATTGATTCCACGAATGCCTTGTTCGATAGATGGGAGGCCAGTATTAATCCAAATCAATATAATGGGGGATGTTAATATCAACCATACGACAGCAATTCCTGATTCCATTTACGAGAAATTTGTACAACACATAAAACAAGACAAGCCTGATTGGTATCGTTCTGGTAAATGGTTGCCCAAAAGTATTCTTGTGGAAAAATTCAATGAGCTATATGATCAAAACATAGCCCTTAGTGTATTGATGCGAAACCTCAAATTAAACGATCTATTTAAAGAGATTTCAGCAGATGAAAAACGATCTAAAGTGGCTGGAAAATTGGTCAGAATGTTTCTCACCAAATAATCCACATAAGTAATTTTTTCTCTTCAACAAAGACTATAAGTTTTTCATTTTCATCTTCGCCAAAAAATTTTCCACAACTCAACTAACTGAAACTTATACAAAAATCCTCCAGAATTTTCGAAGGTACCTGGTTACCAGAGGTATCCGGGTCTCTAAGCTTCTATATCTGGTATAACCCCTTATAAGCAGAGGTACCGGGTCGGTATCCGGGTTATTTTTCCGAGTAGTTATCCGGTACCTGGTACTGTAAGCTTCTATATCTGGTATAACCCCTTATAAGCAAAGGTACCGGGTCGGTATCCGGGTCACTCGGTACCACCCGGATACTTTTGAAATTATACCAGATTCTTAAGTGGAAAAATTTCATTATTTCACCTATCTTGGAGGATCTTTTCGGGAAATAATTTAATTAGCCCCGAGTGAGAATATACGGCCAATCACTAGATACAGGTAATAAAAAAATAACTTCTATATTGTTATTCTAATATCGGTACGCCTACCAGATCAAAATGGCCGGGAATATATAACAGTTTAAACTTTACAAAGCAGGCAGAAGTCTCAGACATTATTATATCAATATCATCTTTCCAGTTGTCTGCACCAAGCTCCTTCGTCGCGTTGATGACTGATATCTTAAAGTTCGGAACAGGAAGTTCCATAGATAGCAGCGCCTTTGTAATCGCTAATTTGAGCTGTGAGGTCTGCTTTACTTTAGCATCATCGCAAGGATAAAGCCAACTAAGATCCAACATATCCTGCATTTCTTCCTTTTCAAAGTATAGCACCTTGGCCTCCGCGCATTTTTTGACTACATCGTTCTGATCCAGTTCTTCGTATCTGCCGAAAGCTTGGATCACGCATTAACGATGGAGACCAAGAGGCATAAATTGGATATAAACCCATCCCCAAACGGGGCATAAGTCCTGGATTTGGTGATAAGCCAGTTGACTTCTGCTAACGCTTGCACTACTTCCGCGACTTTCTCATCATCATTCAACGCCTGTAAGGCGTGAGCCACTGCCGGAGGCATTTCCTCCTTGCTAGTCAACACAGGTTGTACCAACATCCTTGACACCAGCAATACCCAGACCAGACCCAGTGCTAAGACTACTAAAGTGAACATAGTTACAAAACCTACAAATATTCAGTTTTTGTCACACATTTAGGATACCACATTGGAATAGGCCGTGCTCCACATAACAGTAATGCCGGCATATCCCGCAGATGCCAATGCTGGCTTCCATGTGCGGAGCAATGGTGAAACAATATACTTGATATAGAAGAACTTGATTTTGCTGGGATCCGGTCGGATAACTTTGTTATCTTGGGAAAAGTCAACCAGGTATGTTAGCACTAAGCGGGCTTGTTCAGAAGTGTCTAAACTCAAATCATCGGGTTTGAATCCTGTCAATTCAGCCCGATTGGCAATTGCGTTTTTCATCAGCTTCTCAAGATCCTTAGTGACCTTGTCAAAATCACCCTTGTTATTGCTCATATCCTCTCTGTACACCAACCACGCACCAATAATCGCAATCAATAATATGACAACCGTAGCGGTAGTGCGTTTCAAATTCATGTTTTATATTTAGCTATTATTAAAAAATGTAAATTAACCAACGCCAGCATCATCTATAGCACGTGTTAGAATCGCCAGTTCGAATTCACGATCATTCCGAAGTTCATTAACATTATTCCGTGCAAGCCATGTGTCGACTCGCTCTTTAAAACATCTATATATCAATATAGTTTCCACATCATCATACTCATTTAGTATAAATGCGTATTTTGTCTAATATATGTTAAATATAGACAACAAACGTTCTCCATCCATTTTTATTTTATAAAATTTCAAATTTTAGGACTGAGATGCTTCTTTGAAAGCATTAGCCCAAAATACATAGAGTTGAGGGGATGTCAGCTTGGAAACATATTCTTTGAGGTTGCTATCTAGCAAAATAGTAGCCTCCAGTATGAGATATTTCATGGCGGCCTCAGAAGGCTTTGCGTTGGGATTTTTGGAAACAGCCAAAATGAATTGCCGGAGACTTTTCATATCCGGATTGTCCAGACTGTATTGAGATACTGGCTTGTAGACCTTGAACAAATCAGCCAGAATCTTTTGTGCGGTGGCTTCACCAGCCTTAGATAGCTTTACTGGCGGAATAGCGGGTCCAACACTATGCTGTGAATATGGAACATATCCGATATAAAGCCCGATAACAACAACTAAAAGTACTATTATAATTTCCAAAGCACTCGGTATTATATTAAATATGAGAAATACCTTCATGACAAATTTAGAAACTTCTCAGTAGAGAGCATGATTCACTTCCACCACTAACATTATCGAATCTTATGATAAAAAACGCCCCCGCATTGGATTTTACAGACACAGAGCCGGTTGATGACCATCCAGCTCCATTGTTGACTACTAAGTCTCCCACATTTCGTTTTTCTATGTAAAGAGGATAAGTGTCATTTATGGAGGGAGATGATAAGGCAACTAGATCCGCCGCAGATGGTAGAGTCAACTCCTGTGCGCCGCTCTTATCTGCAATTAAATATGCCGAACCTACTTCAGATGCCGTAAGGGTTTTATCCGTGGAAATGGACATTATATATTGGAACTTAAAAAAATCAATAAAATTTTTACTTTTCCAGTTCAACTCCGCACACGGCGGATGGTCAAAGTGTTTGTTCCGGTACTTCCTAGAGTGAATGTTATGCCCGGGGATCCCGAAGAAACTCTCATTTCGAGAGTATCGCCGGCGTCTAGTCTTACGATATCGTTAATACATACAGTATTGAATGGTTGAGATCCTGCAGAATCTGAAAATAACATGCGAAAATGTCTGGGGGTCGAGGAACCATTGACGTTGGCCGTCAAGTAAGAGTTATTCGTTCCTGATGAGTAATATAGCATGGTTAGAATATATTCATACAATCCTGCTTCAGGGGCGGTGAATACTCCCGTTCCCAAATTAAACAATCCTTGGTCATCTTCATCTCCTGATCCAATGAACAGGGATGTCGTCCATCCAGGAGTCAACGTAGTAAATGCTGATGTAAAGGATTGGGAGGACGATGATGTTACGTGAACAAATTGACCCTTATCAAAGGCAGCGCCACCAGCACCTGCTAGTTCAGTAACAGCTCCAGAAGAAGGGGCTCGATAGTACAAACTACCATTATTGAGACCACCGCCACCATTGCTGGTAAACAGCCCTCCTTCCGTGTCGGAAGTGCCAGGGGTCGCCCCTTGCAGGACCAAATTAGAAGTGGCTGTAGTCAGCTCTTCAACAAAGATCTTCTCTGTATCCATTATATTCTGAAAACTAATTAAATTTGAATCGTATTATCCAAAAAAGATATGTACATCTTGGCTTCGCTAGACAGATATAATCAGTTAAAAGCACTTATGGTCTGGGTCGAAATGCCAGAGCGCGAAGATATACAAAAGCTACTAGAGGATTTAGCCGTCAAACATGATGCAGCTGTCTTCAGAGTATATGAAGAGCAAGAGGGTATAGAATTCGCTTTCGATTCTATTGTTGAAGAATTTCACTTCTTGGATGATTCAGACAACGAAGATGAATTTGAAGAACAAGTTCGCCTTGGAATATACTGATTTTTGGCCATCATACCAACTTATTAATTTCCGCACATAATTGGGCAAACTCATCGTCGTATGGGTGTAAAAACTTGTTCCATGCGGTTTCATCGTAATCATGTCCTAATATAACCTGACTAATTATATTGCGCCTAACGGACTCATCGCCGGAATTAAATGTAGATAGGTCAATTTTTTTAGCCAATTTGCGCACTCCGTTTTTACCTAACTCATATTCCATATTTGCTAATGTTTCCTTAAGAGAATCCATGATCCTAATTATATATGCATCATGAAATCTCTATATTAAAAAAATAGCAATGCTGCGTTTATTAAATTAAATTTCTCTATGAAAAGACGAGAGTTCCCGGCGGCGATCTTCGACCGGAAGAAGTGGACATTTTCCATGAAACTTGCGCTTGATTGGCCCAAGGCGATTCAGCGAATTGGCTTCTTTTTTAACCTTAGTATTGGAGCCTTCTTCACCTTTTTTTCGCAAATAATCGCGAATTATGGCAATTTCGGCAGCACAATCCCAGCATTTATCATAGCCTTGTATTAGGCCGCGGGCCGGAATGCTCAACCCATTATCATATACACCCGTTCTAATTTTATGATTCCAGTAGAACATCTGGGCATCAATCTTATCCCTGTCATATATTGTCATCTCACTCCCATCAGTGATAAGGGCAAGTTCGGGACTTCCTGGCTTGGCCCAAGGGAATCGATACAGACTGCCTGCGAAGTACTCCAGTTCATTGACAGCATACCTAGATAATTTCTCCGGTGGCGCATGATCGTTCTTAAAGCAACATCTGAATCGCAAACATGCATATTCGGGAGATAAAGCTTTTACTATATCGATTTGCCTTTCCAAACTCGCCATTGTGATGGTAGTTGAAGTATAGTCTAACAATCGCTCGGCTAATATGTCCATTATAAGTAAACAGTTCGGATGAGCACGTCCAAAGTTTTCCGCAACTTCTGCATCTAGTTCTCCATTGATAACTCTTGCTCCACGAATCCCCTTAATGCGACTCCCGGGGCAATAGTTCCAGATGTAAAAGTTGCGATCTCTAAAGCGGTTCACCAAATATCGAATACTTTGAGCGGTACCTGCAGTCAAATACACAACATCATTACCTGAGTAATTACTCAAAAACCACATGTTGCGCATTATTAAGTATCTGGACGGAGCGCCGAGTACCAACTTTGGAGTTCCCAATGAATAGTCAAATGGTAATTCTGGATCATCCACATTATATTCTAAAAATGGAGGGAAATCAGTATTAACATTCATGGCGTGATTAAGAATCAAAAGATTCAATTTTTTTAATATCATTAAAAACGAATCCTAAATGATCAACAGATAACATATCCCCATTTATATGGGCATCATCTATATGTGTTCCATCTCTCCAATGCAGGAATGATGTACTTGCTTCCGTAAATCTTTCCAAAGTACTTTTTGTAATTTGCATATTTTTTATGGTTATCACCGGACAATCATGACTTACACATGGTGCGAGGGGTTTTCCAATTACAATACCCCCATTTAGGAGTAGAAAAACTACTCCCAGAACAATTACATGTGCGACATATTATAAAAGTCGGTAGATACTTATACGCTTTTGTTATGCAAATTCCCCTGACGACCTTGTACGCATGTTCTAATTCCACCATTTCTACCTGATACTCCACGTATCTCGTTACCCCCAGCATAAACCTCTGGTGGCAATAAACCTAGATAATTACTCTGTAACATATTATAATATGTTAAAATATAATGCCGCAGCCCACATTATATAGAAAGGGTAATTTGGTCCCTCAAAAAGGTGACAATCCTGATAAATTGGCTAAATTAACGCCTATAGAGTACATTATAGGATGGTTAAAATCCAGAATGCCTGGGAGCCATGGCGGGGAACCGCTGATAAAGCCTAGATCGCCGGGCGATAAAGTTATACCACTTAGAGCCGAAACGGGGTCGGGTAAATCCACCGCGTTGGTGTCTGAGCTGTACCACGGGTTGATAGTACGAAAGCACAAATCAATGGAGCGGAACATAGCCGTAACACAGCCCCGTCGATTAACAGCTATGGAGATTCCGAAAGATATGATTCAATATGGTACTAAAGAGTTTTACAAACAGGCGGGTACTCCAGGAAGAACTCCGCTTAAACTAGGTAAAAACATCGGCTTCCAAACGGGCATTTTTAGCAAGCGTCCTATCAAAGGTATGATTTACATGACTACTGGAGTATTGACTCAGCAGCTATTAGTTATGTCCGATGATGATATTATCAAACGATATGCTATTATCGTTTTAGATGAAGTGCATGAAAGATCTATTGGTTCAGATCTTACTATGTACTTGATGAAACAATTTTTAGCTCGCAATTGGAAACGTCCAGATTGCCCATTCTTGATTCTTACCAGTGCCACTTTTGACACTAAACAGTTTGGTAAGTATTTTGGAGCCTCTCATAACATAATAGAAGTTAAAGGTGTTTCTTTTCCCATTGAGGAATTTTTCTTGGAGTATGATACTGGAAACTATATACAATCAGCAGTTGAGACCGTGAAGCAGATTCATTTGAAGTATTTGGATGATGTCCGCAAGCCATCCAAACGCGCCGCCCCGAAGATTTGGAAACCCAACGACTTTAGAGATATTCTGATCTTCTTACCTGGAATGCGTGATATTAAAATGGCTCTGGAGGAATTAGAAAAGCTCAACCAAAAAGAATTCAAAGATTATCCGATTATGCCCTTAAGACTCTATGGAGCTTTGGTAGAGCAAAAGGGTCAGGAGTATGAAAGTGTATTTGCTCCTATAGAAAAATTACGACTCCCAGATGGAAGAAAACCCACCCGTCGAGTTATTCTTGCCACAGTTGTTGCCGAAACTGGCGTAACAATAGAAACACTTGGTTATGTAATCGATAGTGGTTATTATAACAGCGCCGAATTTAGTGCAGCGGTTACAACTCATGCTTTAATACAAAAGCCTGTTACTCAGAGCATGGCTCGTCAAAGAAGAGGTCGCGGTGGTCGCAAAGCACCCGGAAAGTGGTTTCCGCTATATACCGAAGCAACGCATAGCAATATGTTAGAAAATCAATACCCGGACATATTACGCGAAGATGTATCTGACTTTCTGTTGAATATGCTAATTCAGTCTCAGGACTTACCCGAGGGTGGGGCGGCAGATCTGGAACTAACGTTATTGCCGAAAATTATGGATATAAAATCACTGGATTTAATGACGTTACCAATGGCTGATTCTATGCTGTGTGCTACGGAAAAACTGTATACATTGGGTGCTATAAATGGAAACAGTCAGCCAACACCAACCGGCATCTTGATGTCCCGAATTCGTAAAATAACTTTAGAAAATCGCAAAATGATCTTGAGTGGATATGCTTTTGATACAAGCATTATTGATTTGATTAACATTGCTGCTATGTTGGAAACCGGCGATGTAATTGGATTTCCAGACAATAATTATCGCAAAGCTTTAACCAAAGATATGTTTAATCTTGGAGTGTCTGATTTTGACATTCGCATAGCAGATGATTTTATTCGACAATTGGGAATATTTGAAGACTTTGCCGATAATCCAACCAAGGAATTCTGTGATAAGAATGGGCTTCGCTATGCAAGTATGATGAAAGTACTGGAACTTCGGGAAGAAATTATTGATTCATTAGTTGCGATTGGGCTCAATCCATATCATAACCAACACAAGGTTCGGGATTTCTCCAAGATAAAGCAATGTATATATGAAGGTTACAAACTCAACATGGGGGTATGGGTACCAGAAATAAAGAGATATATCGACTATAAAACCCATCAGCCGCTTACATTTATTTCATCGGTTATAACGCCGTTTTATAAACTAGATCAAATGAATGACACCAATCCGAGATATGTCTTGTATGACAAAAAAGACATGTTGCTGGACCGCACGAAAGAAGTTTACAAACTTCATACTAAACGCATTTCAGTCATGGACGGGTTTGTTTCTGTTGATTTGAACTTATTCTGGACATTATAGTCCACTACTAATAATCCGATGAATAGCCATCGGAGTAATCTCTGTATTTAGATGCAATGGCGGAGGGGCAGGCATAGTCAATAAATGTATCCCAGCTCTCTGAGGCATCGACAGTATTTATAAATCGACGGGTTGCTTGGCGAGGCTTTCCTTCTGAAATTAGACGACGCCATGTATTGACCTGTATACTGTTTATTTCTAACCATCGAGACGGCATGCGATTAATAGTTGTACTAATGTTTGGAGATAACGCTTGTATCAAAGATTCCCGATCCATTTTTTTCTCATATACTTCCTGTAAAAAATAAGTTTTTTTATTTATCTATACTTGATTCCGAAGTTCCTTTCTAACCTCCATCCACAGTAATCCCAATTTGTTTTGTCCCGTTCCCGTAGCACCCACCCCCCAATAATAATCTCTAGGTGCGGCTTCAATCAACTCCGTATCGCCGGTTTCCAATAAAATATCTCTAACATCTTCGTGTTGTTCAACCTTTAGTGTCAGTATACGTTTCATTATCTCATCTTTTGATTCTTCCCAATCATCGCGTATGGGATGACGTCTAGATCGCCCCTTGCGTTTAGCTTCCGCCGGAGTGGCGGCTCCGTTAATAGCCAGAAACCAATCAGGATCTGTTGGTAGAAATTTCAAAGCTTGAAAAAGATGTTCCGAAGTTGGCCACACCATTCCATGAGAATTAATAGGATGTTCAGAGAAATTAGAAAAGCACCTGTGCTCTCCCCTAGTATGGCTATAAAATCGAATGGGTACCATTCTGTTAACTGATAGTTAACATGTTTCAAATTTCTAAAATAGCACCTACTTGCTGGAATAAACATGACACTTGGCCGGCCACATCCAGAGACGAATAGTAATTTCTCCACTAATAACATATCGTTCCGTGTGTCTAGTAAATAACAACCGGCACTTGTGTATACGAGCAGCAGGTTGCTTAATGTTTCTATCAACTAGTGGGATAGATATCTCGCCTTTGGCCTGCTTATCATATATCTTAATACCAGATGAAGAACTGAATTGCTTGCCATCAATGCATACATTTATACTATGGGGCGTTTGGTAAATATCTACAACTGAACTGGTAGTAAATTCTTTATATTCAATGCCATGTAGCCAGAAGCTATAACCAGTCACGCGGAAATCCGCAAAGTCCTTATCCATTTGTAATATATTTATGTTGCGGAGTATTAAAATAAATATATTATAATATAATAATGACTCAGTATTTGCTGAATCAACGGGTTTTCTCTAAACCCACCAGTACCTCGACATACTCAACCAGCACTGCGACATGTATCGGTATTTATTCTTCATTGCATGAAGCACAAGAGACTCAAGAAAATATCATTTTCGATTTCTTGGCCAAGAAATATGGAGAAGATGCTTTCTCTCAAAAATGTGTAAAATTGGCCGAACAGAAAGAGGATTATCCAACGGATGCTGCTAGTCCCACTCATACTTGGATATTGCCAATTAATACTATTGTCGGAGACCATAGTCCCTCATCGGCTCACTGGGCACGTTTCCCCACGAATAATCATTTCATTGTCCGAAAATCTTCCACCCCACTGAAACTTACACTTAAATTCAAGCGCGCCACCAATGCGTGGGTGGGCTGCTCATATGATGTACAGGATGTTATGGAGCTCGAAATTGTGGAACTTGAAGTAACCAAAATCCCCAAAATTGAATATAGATCCAGAATCTTTTGGTACGAATATCCTTCTTACTGTGATGCACTGCGCGAAATGAGCTCTAGTAAGCAAATCGACTTCTTGCGAGTGGCCGAATGTGATAATACCATTGAATCACTGAAAGATCACTTTGCTCAAATTGAAGAAACTCCAGAATCCACATAAGAAAGCTAAACTTGTAAATAGTCTTTTTTTACATATTATATAGATGGATCGCATTGCGGTGTATCGCGAATTATGTTCCATTAGACCCAAGAATCAAACAGATAGAAAACCTATTTATCAACCATCTGTTGGTAAGATAATGTTTAACCGCAACCAACTGGACTTGCATTACAAAAAAGAATTTGGGGTGTACTCACCATTAGCTAAAGGCGGAAAGACTTATGGTAAAAGAGGAGGATCAGGTCCCAGCGTCCTCGTAATCGCGAACAGCCAGAATGGCTTGCATGCGAGCTAATTCATTTTCTTCATTAAGCTCGATTTCGTCAGTCGGGGCTCCAGGAGAATCAGTAACAGCGGCTCGTTTACGAACTTCTTCATCAAACTGCTGCACTTCTTCAGCCTTGAGCACTAAATGGTATTGTAGATATTGACCAGATCCACGCTTGACCAAGTACTTCTCCAGGCTAGAGTTACTGAACTTTTCTAGGGTCTCTCTAGGAACAATACGATCCCGGGCATTAACATTTGCCATGTGCCACTCACGATAAGCATTCGTAAGCTTTTCAATAGGCAACTCAATAGCGCTAGGATCATACCTGACACGTTCGGTAATAAACCGATTGATAGTATCCTGACGATTCCTGTATTCCTGAGTTTCTCTATCGATAGTAGGGCAGGGAATATTCCACAAGTTCCCCCCGTATTTTTTGTGGAATATCACATACCATTTACTCAAGATAGATAACCAGGCCTGCTGCCATCGAGGGCTTTTCTTATAGACCTTAATGTAGTTTGGATCAGCCTTCTTTTCTCTAGGATTAGTGGGATCCGGATTCTTGCAGAACTTGATCTTGAACCAGTAGGCTCGGATACGTCTCCAAGTACCGTGGTCAATGCCAGAAATACCCAATTCATGATTGCTGGCAATATTAAAATGACAGTGTGGTTCAAACATGACACCTTCTTTACGCAATCGGCGACCATATAGAGATTCTCCACCGGTGTACCGCTTAACAGAAGCCATCATAAGCATCACGCCCTCGGGGGTTTCTGAAAAGTACACATAATGAGCACCTTCTATTTGCATAAGCGCGTCATTGGGCTTATCCGCCGAAGGTGGAGGGCGGGTTAGAAATGTGGTATCTAGCGTTTTTCCATATGCATCTCCCAGAGTTCTCCGATGCAATTCCATAATGAAAGATTTACCATTTGAACCACCTCCATAGAACATGAACAAAAGTGCTTCCTTAGCGTTTGCGTCAAGAGTTGATGCGAAATAGCACATGATAAAATCATGAGCATCTAGTTCCTCGGGAAGGAACATTCCCTTCACTGCCTTTTCTAGTGCATTAATACAGGCATCAGTAGAATCATATGGCACGAATTTAACTTTCGTGAATTTACTAACCGGATACTCGTGAAATCTGGCAATAAGCTTGACTTTTTCTGGAGTCAACAATATAACCCCATTATAAACTCCCAACACATTGGGATCTTTGTCAAGTTTTGATAAGAAGTTGCGATCGCGGAACATTAGCTGAGCTTGCCTAACAACCCTTCGCTGAAACGGATCTTGTCGAAGCTTCTTCGCGGATTGTTTGAAGTTTTTGCGAACTTCTTGATAATACTTGGCCTTGCTCGCATCTTCGGCAGCGGCTTCCGCTTTGTCGCGTAACCAATCAGTAATTTGTTTGAAGAAGTTAGGCAACTTTTGACTCATATATAGAGATAGATTGTCTGGAAACTTCTCTCTACGATATTTGAATACTTCTCCATCCGCCATCTTGTCTCCCGGCATCACAAATTCATACCAATATCTCTCATCAGTTTCACCGCCAGAATCAAGTACTGATAGAAATTTCTTGTCAAACATAATTTGTAATACTTTCGCAACGTCAGCATCCTCAATGTCACCCATATTATCCAGAGCAATTCCTAGCAATACTGTAAAGGCACTGCTATCAAGCATTTCGCGATACTTTTCAGGATTGTCTTCTTCAGCCCATTTGTATAACGTTCTGATTGTCAGAGGTTTAACTCCCTCAATAGGTGGCTGATTGGCAAACTGGTCAAATAGACCATCAATAGCTTTTAATCCGTCCCGTATGAAAGCGTGGGGAACTCTATGGCTAGCCCAAATTGCAATGGGCTTATATTTTTCTCCAGCATTGGCTAACATTATCATAGCATCTCTCCAACTATTATAGGTATTAAGTCGCTCACGATTTATAATAGTGAACAATTGCTTGATCTTGCGGGCTTCTGGGTCATGCATAGTTAAAATACTTAGATCATTATCGTTCTCTATAATTTCTTCTATGTCTAGAAGATCATTCTCGGTCTTTTCAACCATCATTTGGATTTGGTCTTGATATATGGGCCTTGGCTCGAATTCCATCTTCTTGACGTATTTACTTGGAGATGTCAAACTAAACTCCTGAGGAATGTTAGCATCCTTATAGAATTCGTGCTCTTCATTGATAAATATTTGACTGCTGTCGGTGCGTCCGCGGACTTTATAAATCTTATCGACTTTATAAATAGTTTTGCCTTTTTTGCCACTGCCTATAAAGAATACGGGAACTGTGGTGGCATTAGCATCTAGAATATCTTCCCAAGAATTTAAAAACTTACAATCCGCAAATACTTTCTCCAATACGCGCGCTTCAAGAAGTTTTCGCCGCATGAATTTCTTAACGCCCTTACTAATCTGTATTCCCGGAATTAGCAAGTGAAATCCATCTTTGTAACATTCGCCAAACTCGGCATGATCATCAACTCGAGCCAGATCTGGCTTACGAATAATGGCAACGTATGTTTCCTTGACAGAAATATGTTTACCATCCTCAATAGTCATATCAACCAATTCCATCAGTTTTTGGAATATTTCCTCAAGCAAGTGTTGGTAATGCATATCATTTACTTGGGCGGCAGAATCGCGCTGATATATGTCAAAATCTAACATGATACCTGACCTAGATAGTATTTCACCGCCGGGCAATGTATAATACTGTCTTTCCTGAAAGCACAAATGTGCGTTGGATTTGCGACAGTTCTCATATAAACGGAAGAACTCATCTTGATTTCCTACAGGCACACAATAACTTCCTATACTTTGATTAATAATATTGCTTTCCGGATGTCTCTGTTCTCGGATGTATACGCTTTTATCTAGGAACTCGTGGAGTTTTCGACAAGACTCATTAATCTTAAACTGTTTTTCATATTCAACTTCCCCAGCGGCTTCTCTACGTGATTCCCCGTTCATGTAGGCCATTTGAAATCGATGTCTATTCAAATTTGACATCGGTATTTTGAGTCGCAGAAATTTTTAAATATTATTTATTCTGATTTTAAATTAACTGGAAACAAACAAAAGCGTTGATATTTATAAACAAATGAATTCTTCGGAAAGTTTGGAAACTTTACCACTAGAACTATTGCAATTAATTGCGAATTATTTGGGTGATTTTCTTTTGGTAGCTAGATTCTGCAGACCTTTCCTCCAATGCAAATTTAGTCATTGTATATCTGAAAATCTTTATCTAATTGCCACTGGGAATGACTCTTTCATATTACTATCTTGGCTGCTTTCCAAAAAATGTCCGAAATATGAAAGAATTCGCCAATCTGGGTATATTATCCCACCTATCAATGCAGCCGGGTTTGGCAATTTGGCCAATTTGCTGATGCTCAAAAAAGCAGACTTTCCATTTACGCAAAGCGTTATGACAACTGCTGCCAAAAATGGACATATACAAATTATGGAGCAGTTGATAAAATGGAAAATTACACCCACTGATGATACTTCAGCGTATGCCATGGGATGGGGGCAACTAGACGTTTGCAAATGGCTAACTTCCAATAGGTGGTTTGTTATAACTCAGGGAGGTAAAAAAATGGCGGCCCGCAATGGCCATTTGAAAATCCTTATTTGGTTATATGACAGTTTTCCTTTTGAATTTCCAGGATCTTCTGAATTACATGCTGCTGCCCAGGGTGGCCAGTTGGAAGTTGTCCAATTTTTATGGGCAAATATGTCGACTAATTCATGTATGTTGGTAAAATCCAATATCCTAGAAGTGGCATTAATGGCCGGGCAAGTTCATGTTGCCAATTGGCTTGAGTTAATGAACGTGAAATTAAAAAGGGAGACATCTCCACAAATAAGCATAATCGCTGCCAGTGGAGATAGCACAATGACTTTGGATTGGTTATATTCTCGCGGGTTTGTGCTGGGTGATAAATGTTTATGCGTTTCAAGAGGAGAGACAAAGAAGTGGCTGATGGAAAATGTATTTATTTAATATATACAATGAATCTTCTTGCATTCTTGGTATTTGTATTGATTGTCATCCTGGCTATTATTATAATTGTTGGTAAATTATCTCATCAACACACTGGAAGTAAAGAAATCGTTATAGTTGACGATTCTCGGCAAAAACCCGCAAGAAAATTTGGATTCTCGGGAATTAATTATGTTCCATATGAAAATAACCAAATTTCCGCATTGGCAAAAACTAGAGATCCCTCAATATTAGCCAGATTGCTCAATGTTTTGAAAATCCGGCGATTACCGAAGGGAAATAGTGATACTGACATTTTAAACAAGGTTGCTAAGATTCGGGGATTATCAGCTGCTAAGAATAAACCTCAATGGTCCGCTGGCGCCAAGAGAGATAAACATCACGCTGAACTATTATACAACTTTGCTAAAAAATACATAAAGTTTGACAATTTCTGTTATTTGGATTTTGGTGGAGCAGATTGCGGAGTTAGTAGTTTCTTCGGAAAGCTTATTAAAGCCAAAGAAACAAATTGTTTTGACATATATCCCAGTGAAGTTCGCCATGTGGGAGTTATTAGGAAAGTAGGAAAGCCTGGTAAGTCTTTGCCATATGGTGATAATTCTATGAACGTTATAACTGCTATAATGAGTTTACACCATGTAAAAGATTTGCTGTTCATGGCTAAAGAAATAGAGCGCGTAATGGCACCAGGGGCTTTCCTCATCATCCGCGAGCATGATTGTTGGGATGCTGCAGATGCAATGATAGTTGATATAGAGCATAAGTTATATCAAGTGGCATTTGATGAAGGAATGGATAATAATGTTTTCCATTACCGCAATGACAACTCGTGGGAGAATTTATTCAATCTAAAGTTGATAGTAAAAAATTATTACTTTCCTCGCCCAAAACCCAATATTACCGCAAGCAGAGCTTTCGTTGCTATATTTCAAAAACCTAAATAGATATCGACTTCTTGCACTTAAATTTGATTTTTTTAAACGCAAATTTCTTGCGAACATCCGTACCTTCAATCTGGTAGTATTCCGTACCATCTAGATACCAGGTTGCTATGCCAACATTCATAAAGTTGACCTTTAATTTACGAGGGAAATAATTCTTTAAGGTATGCACTGTGTGTGGTTGAAATGTAAACACCCAGCAAAATTGACATGTCAAATTCTCTCCAGTATCTCTATCTATCACATTATAGATTTGGCATTTCGGAAATGGCTGAGTTTGTATAATTCTAAAGTATGTGCCTAACCATGCAATAAAAGCTTTGATCCATAGTAAAATTGTAATATACCAAATAAACAAATAAGTTAACATTTCTAATACTAAAGTTATTTGTTAAATTTGATATACTCCTTGAGAAATGTCATCAGAGGAAGAAGACTATGATTATGCCGACGAATCAGAGCCAAAAGAATCTGAAATAGAAGAGTCGGAAAGTGTCGATGAGGGTTCTGAAGCTGAGCCTGAGCCTGAGCTTGATTCAGAGTATCCCGAAGTGGAACAAGTGGACTATTCTGACCCTCTTCATTGTAGACACTATATTATTGCTCCTGAAGATCGCAGAACTGATTCGTCATTGACCAAAGAAGAAGTATCCAAATTACTATCTACAAGAATTGCTCAGATTGAAAACAATAGTCCGGTGTTGACAGATGTTACGGGATTGACCAATCCGATTGATATGGCCAAAAAAGAATTAGTGGATCGCAAATGTCCTCTATTAATCCGCCGCGAGGATACTACTAAACGTACTCCAGAGGCCAGATATTTCGAAGAATGGAATCCTAATAAAATGGGGTTGCCGGATAGAGCATCTTGGTATCATAAATAATCACGATGCGCGCCATATATAACCACATTTGCAGGCATAAATAACAATTTCTTTTTTCGTAATTCGGACTTTTGTTATTAAATTCTCAGGGCACTTGGGACACTTTATTATCTCTTTAGGATTTGTCGGATCAAATGCCGCTGTTTTTAAATACTTTCGATGTTTATCAATAGATTCATCGGTACCATAATTAATACTTTCTATCAGAGTATCTTCTGGAGTAGCATCATATAATTTATGACATTGAGTGCATTTGTATTTTAAATTGCCGCCTGTAGTTTGAATTTCCAACCTATTCCCACAAGTGATGCAGAATGACATACCCGCCTTGTTATTATAAGATTATATTATGTTCAAATTTATAATAGAGAAGAACTAGATGAGTTTTGTGAATGATCGCAAACACTATGAGCTTCAGCTAAACTATCTTTGGACAGTTTTGGGTTGCCCCGACGTTTTCCTTTTTCTTTTTGGAAATCTTCCACTAGATTAGCAGTGCGATCCTCTTCTTTATCAAAGTAACCAATTAGTTTCTGGAACCGTTTGTGGCGAACTACATCTAGCTGTATTTTGCGTTTTAATACTTCGTCCCACTTAGCAGTTTCTGGAAAAGCCTCATAATCACGTATATTATACTTGATAGGTTGGTCATAATTAAAAACATCCGCAATTGCAAATGGCTCTTTAGGCTTTACCTTCGTGACTTGAAAGTCACGGAAAAACTTCTCCAACATCATTTCATTGGGGTAGCCTATTTCAGTTATTTGACCCTGGGCGGCTTGTACGACCACATCCCGCAAGTAATATCGAGCCTCATTTTGAATATCACGTACTAGTGAAAGGAATTTTCCCCCAATTTTGTTCTCCTCCATCTTTTGAGCAATGCCTCGAAATAGACGATGAGAATCCAATGCTGTTAGAATTCTAAACGATAGATCCGGATTGCGCAACATCAATATTTCGAACTGCACACCATGCTCCTTATAAAACTCAGGCATTTCGCGCTTGAATGCATCGGACATACGACGGCGCTGCTTATCTATTTGTTGCTCTGCTTGGATTTTATTTGGATACTTTTGATGTATTAGCTCGGGTGTTACAAAAGAACGGCTGAAATCAATAATTCCGGCATAACGACCATAAAATGGGAACATGTACACTTTGTCATTAACTAAATAAGTCATATAGTTATTAGGAGCCCATCTATGCTCTCCAAGAGCTCGAAACAAAGACATAACCCTGAATATTGTTACATTGTTGAGATGGAGATCCCCGTGAATAATACCTATTTTAGAATTCATGCTCGCCAAAGCATATAAATATCCAAACATGTATGCGGAAAAGGTCCAAAAATCTTCGAATATAGGACCTGTTTCAAAATTCCACAAGTCTAGATTGTTCAATGCAAAAACATCTGCAAATGTCCTACCTATATGTTCAATAACTATACACATAGTGTAGTTGGACATAATTAGCTCCTTTTCAGCATATTCGATCGGAATCTCTATATGATCAGATAACCCTTCCATGCGGTAACTAATAAACACATCCTGTTTCTTTGGATTCAAATATGTATGAGTACGAGCAACTTCCAGTTCTTTGACAATATCTTCTGCAACTTTAGAATGCTTCAGCTTAACTTTAGTCACGGAATTGTCAAATAGTTCAGGACTATTAGTATTAATGAAGAAGTAACCAGCTATTATTGGAAAACTGGGACTGATGCCGTTAATAGGTAGATCTCCCACTAAACTAGTTATAAAATATTCTCTCCAAGGGGAATAAGATAGATCTTCAAAATACTCTAAATCACCCGCCTTAAGTGGAATAAATTTTTGACCTAGTAAAGTAATATCAGTTGTCCCTATTTCCGGACTTTTTAATACAGCACCAATTTTTGAAAGCATCAATATATAATTCTTTTCACCCATTTTGTCAACTATAGATTTGTATAAAGCTGCGTAGTCTTTGCCAAACATAGATTCGCGATATCCGGACAATATATGGTTAGCTTGTATTTTAAGCATCTCATCATGAATAAAGATTAAAAACCCCGGAATATACAGTGTTATTGCTAAACGTTGTCTATCTATTATCGAATTCAGCTTCTTAGTCAGCTCTATGGGCGCATCTTTAGGTGGGAATATGGTATAGGATAGGTCAACAGTTGATTTCATATCACCTAGTAATTTGTGTTCAACCATACCAAACGATTCTTTGAATTGCTCTTTATTCCATTTGAGTTGCCTGAATGGTAGAAAGTTCCCTCTGTACTCCCCATCGCAGGATCGAAATGTCGGCCCAAAGCAATAGAATTCGTGATTAAACTTTTTACCATCCCAATAAGTGTACAAATATGCATATATGGTATTAAAAGTCACCTCTTCGGACTTTCCGGAAACGTCTTTGGACTTTCCAGGGTATTTACGATAGATTCTGAAAACTGTAGTGAAATATTCTGTTCTGCGCAGCAAAACTTCCGTAGCTATAGTCTCAAGAATCTCATGACGAAATATATTTTGTAGATATTGCAGTCCAGGAACTGTTTTCATAGCTTTCTTAAACCAAGGTTTGCTAATTGCTTTATTAACTGCATCCACCCCTATCACTTTATTATACTCTTTAACGTACCATTCTAGGTAAGCTTCCATAGTGAACTCACTGTATATTAAAAATTGAATAAATATTATAATCAAAATAACTCTAGGCACATATGATTGTATATAGAGAAGAGATGGAATACATATGCTCAAGTTTGATAAATAAAGGAACATTTGATCCCCCCGGTGGCGGTAGTTCCAGTTCTGGAGGTAGTACAACTACCCGATAGTAACTTGGGTTAATTTTTTAAGTCTAACAAAATTGAAATAATACTAGTATATTCTAGAATGTTGCTAACATTCGATCCGCCAAATGGAGATTCAGGAGGCTATATCATAGGAAATGGGAGATAAATGTAAATAATAATTAGCAACATTTCAACTACCTGCGTGGTATATTTAAAAGCTAACCGCTGTTGACTGATAGCAGCCAATAGCCCCAACTTTTTTTCGGTGATACTAAAAAAATAACCCTTGTATAAATAATGTTTAATCTGGATAATAAGAAATCCGAGGGTCTTGTATTGGGTGATGCCAAGAAAAAGTCGGATAAATCCCCCTTAAGTGATATTGCCCCCGCTATGAAAAAACGCACGGTTCACCTTACACCGGGAGATCGTAAGTTATTAGTAGGATATACAATGGTAAAACGAGAGAAATGGGATGGTATGCCTCTTGGTTCGTTTATTAGATTTATGAATTCGAAGGGAGAGCTTAAACTTGGTGGAGAACTATTGGGGCGCTCGGAGTACAATGGAGAAAAATATTTGACCATTCGAGGGTTGGGGAAAACCAATTATAATCTTTATTACAACAAGATATTCTTTGTATGGAAGCAGGATGGCCCACCTGCTCGCACGACGCAAAGTAGCCAATCACGTGAGCCCACTGCCACGACTGCGATTGAACTTACTGTGCCTCCAGGCATGGTTAAAAAAATTAATAGCATTCAGCGCAATATTGGAATCATTAACAAATTCATGATTGAAAAATATGGAGATGAGTATCGTGGTGCAGTTAGATCCAATCCAGTGCCGACACCCGCTACAACGGGCGGAAGTGAAGCCGAACGTAAGTTAGACACACTACATCATAATTTGATAATTTTGAATAGATTTATGAAGAAAAAGTTTGGCGATGAATTCATCCGAGCCGCCAAAGATTATAAGCCAAATTAAAGAACATTTATCTAAGTACTCTAGCCCTACCACATGTTTTGTAGCGGATTGTAGTGGATTTAAATTTATCAAGTTCTGGACAAACATGATGAAATATGTATAATAAAGGTACATCCGGAAATCATGGATAAGGAAGTGTTAAATATTGCAAAATTAGCCGCCGAAGATACTGAGAGTCTAGTGTGGGCTGATCAAAAAATATGTGAAGTGCCACATATAGCTATCCGACAACTTGAGGCTGTGGTAGAATGGGCTGATATAGTGACTGTCATGGAGTTTGCTTGGTGTGATGAATTGCAGCAAAAAGCCAATAAGCTTGATGTTGCAATCTTATTAGTTAATGAATTGTACACCAACGGGAATAGGTTCTGGAAATATGAAGGGGAATTAAAAATAACGCCCAATGTCCTTGGAAAGATTGGTTCGCGATATGGGAATTTATTACATGTTCGGGCAGGAGTTGCATCGAAAATCTGCGATTTGCCGGAAATAATTGTACGCGGTCGTTCTTTATATGATAATTAATCATCGAAATCACGAATGTTATCAATAGCATCCGCATACTCATCTGCGGTATACACATCAGCAGCGGTACGACCTGATCTAATTCGACTATGAATAATGGCAGATGGAATCAGCTCCAATGCTATTCTCCACATAGGTCCGATATTATATTCTTTCATTATGTCCGAAACAATGGTGGATGTTTCGTACTTCATATGTCGCAATTTTACTTTAACAGTGTTGTGCCAGTCAGTTAGATCCGGACTATATGGACCATATTGTCTTTTTCCATCGAACACATATTCTAAAGCATATACACCAGTCAGAATAGCGTCGCGGGCCAGCTCCCCATAGCGCTGCCTATCATACTTATATTTAAGCATGCGGTGCACATTTTCTATTTCAACCATATTGGAGTATGCATCAACTTCCGGAATGCGACTGATATCAATTCTTTCATCAGTCATTTCAGTTCTCAGTGAGTCTATGTCCTCTAACAATATGGCTTTGTGTTCTTCTTCTCGCTCTTTGTCAAAACTAGACTCATCAAATTCCACTCCCCCATCCATGTTTTTTAGAACCTGATCAATTCTATTCTGACGTTGTTGTTCATCAGTCATGCGCTCTAAATCGGTCTTATAACTGCGATCTGATCTTAGATTATAGGTATAATCGGTTCTTGGTTGGTATTGGGGTGGGCGAGCTGTTGATAAGTCTGCTGCGGCGGGTGAAAAAGATGTCTTTTGTTGAGCTTCATAAACTGATCTATCCACATATACAGGTTTATTCTCGTATGTAGGAGTGGGATCTGCATACGTAGTTGGAGTAGTTCTGGCATCTTCCACAGCGACTGCACCGAAGTCTGCGGGTGGATCATCAATGCCTTCCATCATAGTACTCATGGCTTCTTTGAAAGCTTCAGCAGGATCAACTTGCTTTACTTCTGGACTAATATTGCCGATAAAACTTCGTTCTAGATCCTCCAAGTCTATTTTTTCATCTACATGCTCTTTATTTAAAACTGCACCCAGAGCAGTGAGTACCGTAGGATCTTCAATTCCTTCAGATATATCCATATTTTTCTTTTACTTCCATAGCTTAAGTATTAAAAGCTATGTACGACATCCGCCTTTTCGGATTCCCTGTTCTCTTTATCGAGGTTTCGGACTATATCTCTATATTCCTCTTGGGTTAAATCACCATCTCCATATTTCAGCATCCTATACTTGAGTGGAGATGGTAAAATGGTGGACACCGGCCGACCGTGAAATTTTTGATATGCAATTCTAGTCAAAGATTGTTTTTCCCACAATTGATCGGGCTTGAATCCAATTTTTGGGTCGCGGATTCTTTGAATATGTGCCACAGCACAGTTAAATGTGCAAAAATTCCCATATGCTTCTATGGCTTGTTCCTCTTTTGCACTATCTTCTCCAGGGATGAGTACCCTTTTAAATTCCAGTGCAATAAATCGGGGTGGTCCATAAACGGGGCAATCACAATACCAGCAATTTAAGAATGTTGAATTGGGCCATCGATTACGGTCAAAGAAATATTTGGGCGGTTTTTCGTGTACCATTATAGTGGGCTGACATACGGCGGCTAAATCCACTGGTCGAATGGACGATCCAATTTTACCCATATGAAATCCCATGTCCATTTCATGTTGCAATTCTTCCATATCAGGATCATCTGAATCTTCGGAAGTGTCAAATTCCTCTAATTCAGCTCTATCAAAAATATCGCTAAAATCCTTTTCATGTTGAACATCTAGAATGATGCCTCTTAAATACAATATGTACTCGTCATCCATTTTTTCTTGATAAGTATATATTCAGATGAACATTACTGATTCAGAAATTATGGGTGGGGTAGGGTTCGGATATGATCAATATCAAATGCCAAATATATTTGATGATGATGAATTTGCCTTCTCTGAGGTGTTGGATGGTCCTCGCATACAAAGAAGGTGTCCGACTACCCCTGTGGGCAAGCTAAGTCGTTGTAAACAGGAGCAAGGGCAGGCTCCTAGCTTTACTATGCGCAAGTGTAGTCCGCCTCGCAAAATATGTCAAGTTGAACCTAGTCCGGTGGTTAGAAGAACGTACCATACTTGTAAGGAAAAAATGACCCCCAATCCAACTTCGGAAAAGCCAGATAATGATATGGCAATACCTCAACTGGGAATTACCACTAATGATTTATTAATATTACTCTTTATATTTCTGATTATTGTTATCATTGTACAAATGTATAACACCAACCAGATTTGTAATAAAATTAGAAAAATGATGAAAGTCATGAAAAAAAGCTAATAAATGTTCGAAGAAAAAGCTCGTGAATTACTTGATAAAAAGGGTATAGAAGTTGATGGAAGGGTTTATGAAATTTATGAAATAGAGTTTTATTTCCATTCAGAAGACCATCCAGATCCGTTTGTACACTGTCATGCGGATCAGCTTACTGATGATTGTTGGTATTTCCACAAACAAAGTCATAATTATCGCGGTGGGACATTCAAAGGGCTTGATTTGACATTTGGCGGAGAGGCTAATTATGGAGGAATCTTAATACGTTTCATCCAACCCTATGGTGAAGAAGTAATAGAAGGGTCCTTGTAAAGTGGTTAATTACATACTCAAAGAGCTAAAATTGGATAAAATTAGTGATTTGACCCCCCGCCGATGCACCACTAATAAATGCATATGAATTTCGAAAACTATGTCTTGTTTATCTTCATGTTCCGGGTGGATGTGCCATATTATCTGGTCCCAGAATAGGACTAACACTTAAGCGTGAACACCCTTGAGAATTTGAATTCTTAATGAAACCATATAGGTATATGCGAAACATGGGTGTTCGCAAGGAAATTTGGCTTAGTTGGCTCAATGCTGATAATGGGCGGGTTAATCTTGATATAACCTCCAAGGAATTTTTCGATAGAGGAAATGAAATGGAAATGGCTGATATACCAAAAGATAGCAAAAAGCCAGTCGATGCATGCGTTATGGCAAGTGGTGGCAACAATTTCGTGGCTGAAAGAATTCAAACAATTCTGCGGGCGCTGATGTATTGATCCATTCCTATACGTTCATCATCATCCATCTTTGTTTCTAAAGGTATGATTAAAAATGTTTTTTGTCTCAAGGGCACCATAGTTACAGCACCACAATGTGGGCATGGGTTTTGAGTAACCCGTTTTTTACATCTGGTGCACTTACGACAAGGCAGTTTAATCTTAACCACAAAGTTTTGCTTTTCAAAATATCTCATAACGTGATAATAAACCTGTCTCTGGGCATCTTTTTCTGGCACTTCCGGAATATGGAAAGATTGAGGTAGTTCCGTTATTGACTCTTTTTGCATGTGCTCACGTGCATTATGAATATCTTCCTGAACCTGATCAACGAGGGATCTAACTTGATCCATGATATGTGGGTTGTTCTTGCGATCAGCTCTAATTTGGTCCATCTTACGAAAAGCCTTTAGCTTTCAAGTGTTGTATTTCTTATTAAAAATGAATAAATTCTGAGATATAGAAGATGCGCCTTATTGAAGTACTAGAGAGCCAAATTATAGTAGATAACCCAATCAGGGATTTAGATACATTTTGTCTAAATGAGTTAGTCCGCACTTACGAAGGTAAATGTTTCCGCAGGAAATTCATTAGGAAGATCATATCAATTATAGAAAGATCTTCCTGCACTGTATTATTCAACCCGCCAGGAAGTGGACGTATATCCGTCAGATTTCAAGCTGAAGTTGATATATATCCTTCTGGGTCTATTATTCCCAACTGTGAAATCCAACAATTAGATAGGCAAGGTAGAATATTTCTCAAAAAGGACAATATTTATATACAAATACGGGCCAATAAGGAGCTTATGGGGTTAGCCAAGAATAATACTCTTAATATTAGAGTTAGTGGCCGTGGAGCGTTTTATAAGCCGTTTAGTGAAAATATTACCACTAATGGACATGCGTACATATACCCTAGCATGGACTCTAATATATATGAGGTAACCACCAGTGGGGTTGAGCTGCAAGAGTATCCCGAACTGGATCTTAGTGACGTCAATAATATGAAGTTCTATAATTTGCTTTATATGTATAAGAAAGCTCCTAAAGCTCCTAAAGGCGCTAAATTAGTTTCATTACATGACTTAGTAAAGCTAACCAAAAAGGTTTGGGTTCAACGCCCTCCCCAAATTAATAATGCGGATCCCGTGGTTTACGTTTGGGAAAAGGCTCCCACTATGGCAGATCTAAATATTGTATCCGGGGAAGATCCCACAGTTTTGTTAAACGGGTTTATTCTTGAAATTACTGAGCATCGAAATGCTATTATCGAAATGGCCGGTAAATATGATACAAAGACTAAATACGAAGCTAATAAAAAAGTGTGGCAACTATATAACCAATACAAAAAGTCTTAAACTTTTGGTTAAAAGGTCTTAAACTTTTCAAAGGGCAGCAATGATTTTTGAGATTTTAGAATTTATCATGATGCTGCCAGCCTTAGCGGTGTTCGCCACTCGTGAATATGACTTTTGGCATTCTTTTTGGATTGGATATGCCATTTTACAAGTAATCGGTATCTGGCACATCAGCTCTTTGTTAGGATTGGTAAAACTGCTTATAATTGCTGAATTGTATTTTCTAGGCTTCAATAAAGTAGTTTACCGAGCAATGTTATATGTAAAGAAACGCATTGAAATGATTGAAAAAAAGTATGCAATAGTAGAGACTGTCCAACAAACTTTGTTAAGATTACACAGTTTTAAAGATAGCTAGTCATCTACCCCATGAAAACTACAACCAGTGATCTTGTTCACATTCAAACGCATAATAATCTACTAGTTCAGCACCGTTCGGTTTAATATATACGGTGGCGATGTCAGCCAGTGGGAGACTTTTCTTTACTTCTTTAAGCGTCTCACCAGAATCAGTTAAGTCATCCACAACCAGCCAATTTTTTCCAGCATCACACAAAGCTCTTTGGAGTTGAGCAATGACTTTAACTTCCCCCCCCCGTTTCATCCCATCGTAAATGTTAATGCAGAAGGTTTCAACCATAGTGATATCAAGCATTTTTGCTAAGAGACCCGCTGGAAACAAACCACCCCTAGTGATGGCAACTATGCCCTTGTAGGGTTTTTAGCAACAATCTCATAACCTTTTTTAACTTTTTCGAAACTAATATGAACCACTTCTTTATGCATAACACGTCAAAGTTATGATCCCGAGATTAATTCATTTTTATAATCGCCCATCTTCGGAATGCTTTAACACAAATGCCGAAATTATAGCTAAGATAAAACATATTACCATAAACAACATAAGATTCTCTTCTAGAAATTGCCAACCCTTGTTATTATTAGAGGACTTTCCCTTAATACAAGTATCACCTTTAGCTACATCGCAGGTCCCCGCTTCGCAGACTTGATACTGGGAAATATCCTTAAAGCTACTATTAGAATTACCTTGAGCGTCGATTATTTGAGTGCAGTCAATTTCGGTTATATTACAAGGTTTGCTGCGTACATTAGTTGGTTGATATCCCTCAAGCTTACAATTGGGATCGAGGCAATATGGGTTTGGTAATGAACTGTTAATACAGGAACAGAAATCTGGGTCCTTTGTACGTTTGCGATCATTACAGTACTTATATGCGGCATCGTCACAGTGAGGATTAGAATATTGTCGACAGTAGTCTTGACAACCTCGTAGTCCCATTCTGGTGGGGCAATATTGTTGAGTCATAAAAGTACTACATGCAGATGAGCCTGGAGACCAAACGCCATAAATATTGGGATCAGTAAATTGACCAGAACAAGCCTTATATCGGAAATCATCCCAATCTTTACCATACCGTGGATTCCAATGACTGGATAGTCCTGTAATGTTACGAACATTGAGATATGGAAATTCGGTCTGGTATTTGTTAAATATAGTTGAAAACTCTCCTGCCCAGTTGGATATTTGAGTCGTTTTGTATGGTGAATCTTTCAAATTTATCTGTAAATATAACAAGGGTGAAATGGCTATGCTGCCGATACTACAATGGTGATGATGTGGACAGGGTTCTATATTTTTATAGTCATCTCCCAGGGGGGTGCCAGATCCGGTACAAGTCGTATTATCGTGACCGGGCCAGTATAATACCTTTGGGGGCTCATACCCAGGTCTTTTTGCGATATCACACATTTTATATTACTCAAAAAAAATATGTGGTAATTTTGAACGCACTTATATAAAAATGGTCAGGTACGATACAGTCGCCCTTTGCCTGATCGTGGCCTGGATCCATGCAACTGCCTGGTATTTGGAAATTTCTGGCCGATTCTTTATATTTATACTATGTTCATACATGCAATTCACAGTTATGCATGATGCTGCTCATAGATCAATTGCTCCTAAGAAAGAGTGGATCAACCAAACCATGGGATGGATATCTCAATTATGGATAGGCCCACAAGCTAATTTTTGGGCTTTTAAATACTTACATTTAGAGCATCACAAATATACCAATGACCCTGAAAAAGATCCGGACTATTACGCTTCAGGAGTTTGGTGGTCATTGCCGTTTCGCTGGTTTACTGTAGATATTAATTACTGGCGTTTTTACATACCATTAGTATTGCCATGGGCATCCAAAAGATCTATGTTTGAAACCTGTACAGTGTGGTTGTATCATATAAATATCCTGATGTTGCTCTATTGGTCATGGAAAAACGGTTATTTACCTGCCATATGCTGGAATTGGATATTGCCCAGTCGTATATCTATAGCATTGTTGGCGTTTGCGTTCGATTTCTTGCCCCATTACCCGCATGGAGACACTCGTCAGTATAAGCACACTCACAATTTCGATTTTGGAATTCTAAACGGACCTGCAACTTTTATATTTATGTATCAAAACTACCATGCGTTACATCATAGGTATCCATATGTTTCATTTTGGGAATATGCAGTGGTATGGGATGAAAAAAAGCGAGAAATGATGTCCAAAGGCACTCAGACCATACATTTGAGCAGTTTAGTTAAACTTTGATATTTGTGAAGTATATGCATAAGAAAAATACCCTCCGATCCCTATATCAAGTATAAATAGGGGAATAGATAGACTCATTGACAATGACGGCCATCCTATGCACCAGACTGCATGTATAATAAAATTACTCAAGAACAATGCTATGATGAAGGTGGCAACACCAACAAGAGTCTTCTCAGTAATATAATATATTCTAGGGGCAATACCCATTTTGACCATAGATAGAATCAAATTTACATTTTTCGAGTAATATTTTAGGAAATATACAATGAGTTATTTACCTATAGATTCGCCTTTGTTGACGGCGGATATTGCCAAAAGACTAGAATTCAGTCAACTTAAAACTCCAGACGAACAGCCACCCGAAACCGAAATAGATAAATTGATACGTAAGGATGGGCGTATTCAATTTAGAAATTATCAATTATTCGTACAGAATTTTATTAATCCCGATACTCCCTACATGAGATTATTAATAAAATGGATGACTGGAGTCGGGAAGACCATAGGCGCTTTGGGCATTGCCAAAGAGTTTATTAACGTGTATGCCAAAATGCATTCTATTGATAGGGAAAATTCGCCTTTTGTTTTCGTCATTGGTTTTACAAAGAGCATTTTTGTAAGAGAGCTGTTGCGTCACCCAGAGTTTGGATTTGTAACTGAGGAAGACATTGCTGAGCACAAAGAGCTCAAGATAAGGGCCGAAACCGGTGGGTCGGAAGCCGAACAAAGATTAGCAGAATTTGAGTCTCGTTTGCGTCGTCGATTGGCAAATCCTGCGTATGGGGGTTACTTTAAATTTATCGGATACAAAGCCTTCTTTAATCGCTTATTTCAAGGAATAACGAAACAATCTACAGTTGATGAAATAGAAGAGGCATTGAGGGACGGTTCTATTACTATCAATCAACCCCTGGTGGATATGATGGCTAATGGACTAATTATTTGCGATGAAATACATAACGTTTATAATTCAGTGGAGAAGAACAATTACGGAATAGCTATCCAAAAGATTCTTGATATTTATGAAGAAAGGTCAGAGTCTCTGAGAGCTTTGTTTTTATCAGCCACTCCTATAAATAATAAGTCTCACGAAGTTGTAGATTTAATTAATTTGCTAACATCCAAAGGATATGTCCGATCGGATTTCTTCGATGGGGAGACTCTTAAACCAGATGCGTTGACAAAAATAGGTCAAATTATGCGAGGTCGCATATCCTACTTAAGAATTTTGGATCCCGGGATATTTCCGACGAGGATTATCTGCGGAAACCCCATAAAAGGGTTACCATATCTTAAATTTATAAGGTGTAATATGCCTAAAAAGCAATTGCGCACTTACAAGCGGTTTGTCGGAGAAACTTTGCCGGCTGAAGGTCAGACAATATTAGATTTGGGAGTGCCTAATCCCGGATTAGAAATGCCTGCTTCTGAAACCTCATCGGACGATTTGCTTTTCAAAACTAAGGAGATTAAGTTTCAGCTGCAAGGGGCCAGTCAAACATGGCTTGACAAAAATGGGGTTGAACTTATAGAGACCGAAACTAATGTCTATTTGGGAGGACCCTTTTTGCAATTAGCTAATCTACAAAATTATTCAGGGAAGTATCCACGATATATCAAAGAGGTACATATGTTGCTTCGCAAAGATTGTGGTAAAATGATGACATACCATTATTATGTGAATATGTCAGGCATACTGTGTGTTGCTCAAGTTCTCAAGCAGAATGGATTTGTGGGGGATGGAGAAGAGCCACTTCCGGATACTTTATGTGCTGTATGTGGAAAACGCAAAGACAAACATTCAAAAAGCAAACATGATTATCGACCATGTCGTTATTTGATTCTATACAGCGATTTGGATAAGAAAATCAGGGATTCAATTATCGAAAAGTATAATGATTTAGGGAATATTAATGGATATAAATACAAGATGCTTTTGGGCTCTAAAGTTATTCAGGAGAGCGAGGATTTGGTTGCTGTGCAACAAATGATACTTCTAAGTGTACCGAATAATATACCTACTTTATTGCAGTTATTCGGCCGCGCCATTCGACAAGAATCTCATTTAGATCTTCCGGTTGAGCGTCAGAAGGTATTTATAAGAATACTACTCTCATCTATGGCTGGTAAAATGTCATATGAAGAAAACCGTTATAAAATCAAGCTGGAAGACTACAAGCCAGTACAATTATTAGATCGGGAAATGAATAAGGTCGCTATTGATGCTGATACTAATAGGAAGCTAATTATGGGAGATCGCAAAAAAGAAGCCGAATTGGCCAAAGCAAAGCCGGAGCTAGGAGATTTATATTTTAAACTACCTAAACTACCACATGTTCCTGAAGAAAAGGCCACGTTTATTGCATATCAACAACAAAAAATAGTGAAATTCTTAGTTTATATAATTAAAAGACTGTTTTTGGAAATATCACCCAGTTGGACATACGACGAATTATGGGATGCTGTTCGAAACCCTCCTTTTCCCATTCAACGACATGCCAAATGGAACGAATCCTTATTCATAGTGGCCTTGAATCACCTTATATGGGATAATTCCCCAATGGCTTACATTCGAAGAGTGTCATTCACAGGTCAATTTGATGATTATAATCAATTGCGTATTATATCAAAAGATGGGCAAGAGCACAGAATTACGGCATTGGGCAAATATTATATAATGTTACCAGTTGCAGCTATAGGAGACCTCCCGCGAATTAGCCTACTGGAAGCCGCGGGAATTCCTATTATGGATATTGATAGTTGGTATCGCTCGAATGAAGATACTGGAGTGGTATCCTTAGATATAACTGATTATATCCGAACTATCAATATGTCGTATGGTAAGCTTAAGAAACAGTTTATAGAACGTTATCGCGACTTTCCGGTTTATCAGCTAGGAGACACTCTGCGCGACTATAACTTACGTTTTCATAAGCAATTTATAGAAGATATTATTAAATATTTCTTCTTGCTTCTAACAGACACTAAAGCCCAAATATCCGAATATCATGAGTTCTATGCTAAAATGCTGTACTTCTATGATAAAAATAATTTGGTGTTATTTGCAGATCATTTGACGGGACCATTTCATAAACTTTTTGAGAAGTACATTGAGCCTGCCGTGGCGTCGTCTGGTGTCGAGCTGCAAAACCGGTTCCTTATGTCTAGCATAGGCAAAACGGATGATTCATATCGTAAGTTTCCACTAGAACGTTTTGATGCCTTCGTAGAAGCCCAAAAGAAGCGTAAAACTAAGAAAGCACCTGCGAACATGCTTCCAGTTGGACATTTCTTGAGTCGAAATCCTGCTGGATTCCGGATATTCCTTAATTTAGAGTGGCAGGATAGTACGGAACCTATAGGTATAGATTTAGATAATGCTGTTGAAAATGACATTATCATTGGTTATTTTGAGCGAAGTACAAGTGATGTGAGTATTAAGTTTAAATTAAGACCCCCAGTACAGAAGATGAGGCAATATGACGATGCTAGAAGACAGGTAAGAGGCTCAGTATGCGATACACACAAAAAAGACGAACTACAGGAGATTGCTGATAAACTTGATCTTAAGCTAACTGCTAAATCCATAAAGGACATATGTGGACAGATAAAATCGGAACTCATGAAGCGCGAATTGGCATCCCGCCGACGCTACCAACGCCTTTCTGAAGCTGATCGCAACACCACAAAGCGAGTAATTTGGTTTTATATGCATTTCGAATTACAACTTAGACGATAACTCATGTACAAAAGATGAGAAACGATGAATATTTTTTTCATAAATATAAAAAAATGACTTCGGTGGAACAAATGGATGTGGTCCAATTTAAGGACTTGATTGATAATAGAGAATTGACCAGAAATGAAATGGGATTTCTACTATTAAATGATAGCTGGGAGCTAATTGAGGTGCTTGTACAAAAAAATATACCTTTCCCGACTGATTGTATTACATTTGCGGCATGGGTAAACAATTTAGATTTAGCTAAGCGTCTTTATGAATTAGGCTATAAACCCCTATACGGAGCAATGGCATTGGCAGCAGCTCGCAATCAATGGGATTTTGCTGAGTGGCTTATAGATCAAAATGTCTCTCGTAATGATGATAGTTGGTGCATGGGCTATTGTGCTGGGTTTGGCAACTTACATGCTATGAAGAAATTATTCAAATGGGGGTTTCCCTTGAGTGATCGTGTAGCGGGAGTTGCTGCAGAATATGGGCATTTAGATATGCTAATATGGTTACATGATAATGGGTGCTCCTTTAATCCCAGCATTATCGATAAAGCACATCCCGATGTTATGAAATGGATGAAGAGTCTGTTTCGCGATTAGGAACCAAATGTATGCGAGCAATATGTCCGGCAATAGGCATCTCAAGAGCATTTAATGAGCTTAGAATTTCTGAAAATACAACTGAATATAGTTTTTTCTGAGCATACTTACTTATAAACTTCATTTCATTATGTGGGTCATCCAAGATTTGCATAATGTGGTGCTGTAGTGCAGTATCAGAAACTCGCCCTGTTAGTCTACTTCCAATTGGCGCTTGTAATTTACGATTTTCATCAACAAGGCGTCTTACCTCTTCTTTGAGACCTTTATTTTCAGCCTCTGCGGAAGCCAACCGTTCTTCTAAAATAATTAACCTATTGATTTGGGCAGATTGTTTTCCCAATTCTTCACGATGCTCCCTATTTACAACTTTATAGGATTTACGCTTCGTGCGTTCGTTCTCCAGGGCAGCTTCTGCTGTTACCAACCGCTCGCGTAAATTATCTAATTCAGTATTTATTCTAGATAAATCTAGAGATTCGTATTGGGGTCTCTCTATCAAAGATGCGATATTTCCCATTCCTATATTAGACAATTAGAACAAAGTTTAAAATGACTAAGCGAGTCACCAAGGAGAGTTTTGGGTTGATATGTTGCCGATATAACAAACCAAAGAATGCTTTAGAAGTAATGGTTATCAAAAAGAGATGTACCTATTCGTTTATAGAATTTGTATTGGGGCACTATTCTAAAAATGGTAAAAATGGGCATCGCCGTATTCGATATCTATTCAATCACATGACATTGGGGGAAAAGATTGATATTAAAAACATGGATTTTGGAGTTCTTTGGAATCGAATTTGGTTAGTTAACCCTAATCATATGTATAGTTTTAATACTTTCTACGAGCAGAAAAAGAAGCATTTCTGCGCCACTTTTTGTCATGATGGTGGGGTTCTACTGACACAACTACTGAATAATACATATAATGCTGATACATTATGGGAAGCTCCCAAAGGGAAAAGAAACCCGTTAGAAGCTGATATCGAATGCGCTGTGCGAGAATTCAGGGAAGAAACAGGCATCAAGAAGAACAAATATACTCTGTTGGCTGATGTTAGACCCATGCGACATACATATTTACACTCTCGGGTGCAATATAATCATACTTATTTTGCAGCATTGTGTTTGGATGACCGAGTCCAGAAAAAAGATATGCGATTTAAGTCCCGTGAACAAATGATAGAAGTCATGGAAACTCGTTGGGCTACTCTTAAGGAAATAAATGTACTAGATCCCAGTGGGCGTTTGGCTAAAGTAGTTGAACCTGTGATAAAAATAGTAAAAAAACGCTATTTGCATCTACTCAAAACTGTCTGAACAGTTTTGTAAACTGTATAAGTAAAACGCCGATGAGTGCCCAGGTATAATTCGACAAGTAAAGAACCCTGGAGGTGAATCATAAAAAATAGGGATGTTGTTTTTTAAACATATCTTACGCATATTTACACCCTGGAAGCTTGTTCTGCCAATAGCGCAACAAGCAACCAGTGCATAGCATAATGTTTAATCTTACAAGCTTCATTGGGCTTGATAAACTTAAGATCATGCTTAAGATTACTCAATGAACCTGCTACTAAATTATATTGGTTAATAGGTCTCACACCAGAGGGTGATTCATACCTAATTCTATTAGGAAATCCGCGTCTATCCTTACTTGCTGGAAATTTAGCAGGATCATGATAGAAATTACATTCACTGATATCGTCTCCAGGCCCATGTCGCTTGCAGTCGAGATACTTTCTCACACTTTGACCGTAAAGTTCCCCAATTTTTCCGACCATCATCAAACCACAAGCACGAATTCCAAACTCCTCAGTGTGTACATTATAATACAATGGGCACGGAGGTACTTTGCGCCAATTATCGGTGGGAATAACATTGGGAAGTACAAATCCGGGAGCTACGTCAATAGATGCCGGTTTTGGCGACTCCTTTACCGATTCTTTACCCTTTTCCACAGCAGGCTTTATCGGAATTCCGGTCAGTACTTCTTTCATCTTTTGCCCTTGAGTTTCTGTTTTGGATTTTACATCCTTAAACATTGGCACAATTGATTTATGCAGCGATACAATATTGGTCAATAGACTTTCTAGCTCTTTTACGAGCTTTTTATTTTCGCTGTAATTATCAAAGCTACTGTCGAATTTGCCAGCAATAGCTGCAGCATTTTCTTGTATCTGGGCAATAATATCCTTATTCATGGTTGTACATATTACAATTCAATTTTCAAATTTAATATAGAGTTGCAATCATTCAATATAAAAGTTGAAATAAAATGGAAAAAAATATGGCTTATTACAAAAAGCATAAAGTTTTATTGGACTTCTTAGAAAAATACAGACATTTACCTGCTCAAGGTACTGAAGAATGGCTTGCGCAACGCATGGAATCAGTAGGGGGTAGTGAAATGGGCACTGTATGTGGTGTAAACAAATATAACTCTGTTAAGCAACTGGTTTCACAAAGATTGGGATTGACCAAGCGATTTATTGGTAATGTTTGGACGAGAATGGGGAATCTCTATGAAAACATCACCGCCATGTATATGGAATATTGTTTGAAAACCCGGATTCATGAAACTGGGTCTATTCCTGGATTGCGCGATCAGAATGGTAATGTAATACAAGCTTTCTCACCGGATGGTCTCGCTGTTTCTAGTATTTTCGACATTGATCGCGCTATACCGGATCAATTCAAACATGGGCCGTTGGAAGAGTTTATCCAAAATTCGAAGGAGAATAATCCTTGGTTAGTAACTTTGTTGGAATTCAAAGCCCCTGGTCGGAGAGTCCCTGCGGACGATTGGACAGATGCCACTCGTAGCTATCAATATCAAGTTCTGACTGGTCTTGATACTGTCAAGATTACGGAAATTGGACTATATGTTGATGCTGTCATTCGTCGTTGTTCGATTTATGATATTGGGACCAATCCAAGATATTTTAGAGAACCTTCCGAGGAAATCCGAGCAGATTTGAAAATCCCTGCGGTTTGTGGATTTATTGGTGTATTCAAGATGACTCCAGATGATGAACTTTCTCCGGAAATCCATCCGGAAAGCTTAGTGGTTCATCCTCATCAACATATTCTCGAGCACTATTTGATGCACAAGCCAATGGCCAAAGATGCCAAAAAATGGACTACAGATCTTCTAGCAGCTTTACAGAGTATTCCCATAGGTGATGCTGACGATCCGATTGATTTCGGATCATGCGACCAATATCAATTTGAAGACATGTTGCGCAGAACAATCAGCCCTCGGCCAGAGTGGAGACTTTATTATTCTCAGCTTTATGATTCACACACGCTGAGTGGGTTACATATAGATAAGGAACAACATTTTCAAGAAGAGCTTTCTGAATTTCTGAGGCGCGACGATACGGTTATTGGATATCTGCCATACAAGCTATATTATGTCAAAATTATACCTATCATGAAGCAGCCAGGATTTGTAGAACGACAGCGCGATCACATTATGTTGCCTATTGATGTTATTAGACAGCTTAAAAGCCTTCCTGATTCAGAGAAACGAGCCAAGTTCGATGAAATCTTCCCACCACGTAGACGGAGTAAACGCAGTGTTCCGAAAGGATTGAAGAACGATCTAGGATTATGAAAATTGAAGTATAACGACTTTGAAAATGGATTCAGTAGTCTACCTAGATCCGGAAATATGGGACTTAATTTTTGGTTATCTCCATAATTGGGGCGCTAGACCTATTTTATTCGTATTGTGTAGGCGTATGAAACAGTTAATAACAGATTACCCGTGTCATTATTCCCCAGCCATTAATAATGCTGCTAAAAGAAATCTCAAAGAATTATTAAATTGGATGGTCGCTCAAGGAGTCCCTATAACTAACGGGACACTAGCACAAGCGGCGGCTGGAGGCCATTTAGATTTACTTAAAGAGTCATTGGGTCGAACTATAAACATTGTAGTGAAAGCTGCGGCGGCGGCGTATGGGCAAACTGAAGTATTGGAATATTTGAAACTCCAGAACTGCATTTTTACTAATAGCACCGCCAAGTGCGCTGTAGAAATGGGGGACATGAAAGTAATGGAACACTTGAATACAACTGGATATCTAATGAAAGATAACAACACAGTGATAGCCGCAGCTCGCACATGTCAGAGAAATATGGTTGAGTGGTTATTATCCAAGGGTTGTATGCTTCCATCTGGAGCAATTCAAGCTGCAGCCTGCAAGGGAAACATGGACTTCATATTATGGTTATATAGTAATGGGTGCAAGCCAAATTCTGATACTTGGTTGGGGGCTGCACAAGGTGGTCATAAGCATGTTTGTGAGTGGTTGTACGAGCTTGAAATTGAAATACCGTGGTTAACAAGCGCTTATGCTGCCGGTGGTGGGAATGTGGAGTTGTTGGAATGGTTAGTTAACCATGGGTGTAGTGCGACAACCGAAGCATACATATACGCGGCTGAGAGCGGGCATTTAGAATGTATAAAATGGATAAAATTAAATACAGAATGTCCCATGCCGGCAGAATTAGCAAAAACCGCCGGAAGATACGGATATATGCATATAGTGGAATGGGCTACACAACACGGGTGTCATTATTACTAAAAATTGAAATTTCTCACAAGAAATGTTCATTGTTAAGATGGATTTATACGTTCGCGATAAACTCGATGAAGATGTTCAACTGCAGCAGCTCGGGCACCAGATAACGGCATCCCCGAATGCAGATAATCTCATCCGAGAATATTGTCAACGCTACAACGAGCTTAAGGAACAGTATCAACTTGAATGGGTTAGAGATAATATAATCAAAAAGTTGATTAACTTTTTAGTAAAATGAGATATGTAGTGGAGTAATTTTTTTGTACAATTTTTTGAGGAATTTGAATATATAACTATATAAAAGAAATGGAGCGCGCGGGGCAAGTTCCATATTCCGAAGTCGATGGGATAGAGTTCTACACTGCTGGGGAAGAGGAAATCCGACGATTATCTTCTGTTAGTGTGGTTAACGATGACTCATTTCGTAATAATCTACCCCATCCGGGAGGTATATATGATGCTCATATGGGATCTACTGATCGTAGCTGGGACTGTGCCACTTGTCTTAATCACAATAAGTACTGTCCTGGCCATACAGGTCATATTGAATTACGATATCCATTCCAGAGCCCTCTTTTTATGAAAGACATTATCAAGTATTTGAAGGTTATTTGTTTCAAATGTGGTTCTTTAATTATCAAACCTCGAAAGCTCAAACTTCCTCGAGAAAAATGGCTTAGTGAGTATGCAAAGCTAGCCAAAGGTAAGACTTGCTATAAATGCAAAGAACCACATGATCATCCTCATCGTAATAAAGGAGATTATGTATCAATAGTTCTGGATCATTTCGAAAAGAACAAAATTACTGGGAAACCAGAATTGGTATCTACTCGCTTGATGTATCCTCATGAAATATTACCTATTTTTGACAGGGTTCATAATGAGACAGTTTTGGAGCTGGGAAAAACCCCTATATGTCATCCGCGCAATCTCATTTTGCAAGTATTGAGGGTACCGCCAAATAGTATTCGGCCGGATGTTAAAAACATAGAAGGTAGTCGTAGCTCTTCTAATGATCTAACAGTATTGATTCAGTCTATTGTTCGCATTAACGAATCTCTGCCACTCACGATCCCAGAAGAACCGGAAGATCAGTATCTGTTAGCTATACAAAATCTGGGTCAGTTGATATATGAGCTTATCAAGGGTTCATCAGCTACAACCAACAAGAAAGGTATAGTTACAAATGCCAAACGGCAGTTACAATCTCTTTCCAAGAGGTGGGTGCGTAAGCATGGTCGTATTCGGTGGAATTTACTTGGTCGCCGTGTACGTAATATGATTCGATCCGTTATCTCGTGCGACCCCAATTTAGCAATTGATGAGGTTGGAATTCCCCAATCTCAAGCGATTAAGATTCAAGTCGCAGAAGTCGTACAGGAGTATAATATTACTCGTATGAACATTTATTACATGAATGGGCGACGTCAATATCCTGGATGTGCGGAGATTATGCGGGCGGATACTCGGGGCAAACATAACGTTGAACGCTTGCATAAAATAGGATATAAGCTCCAAATAGGCGATATTGTGTATCGAGACTTGATTAACGGTGATGTGGTTGACTTTAATAGGCAACCATCTCTTACATCCAATTCAGTCCTGGCACACAAAGTAGTAATCTTCCCTTTCGGGGACACTATTAGAATGAATGTGCTTGCATGTCCATTCTTCAACGCTGATTAACTCCATCAGAGTCAGCAACAGGTGGCTGCGTATAAGGCTCATGCTTTGCCTTATATGGAAAACAGTGTAAATAGCATGTCTTGTATAAATTCACTTAAGTGAAATTATCAGGAAATATAACCACCTAATCTTGCTAAGAGAAGTCTTACTTCTCAACGTAGGGTGACACTTCCAAATTGCGGGAAACTCCCGAAGGTTTAGGGTGCCGCGGCGTAAACGAAAGTTTAGCGTGCAGCAGGACGGTGAGAGTCGTCTGGATGGCAAAAACCCCTTTATCATGTGGACAATCCGCAGCCAAGCTCCTAACCCCGCCCGCTATAGCGAAATGATAGGGTATGGAGAAGGTTCAGAGACTAGACGGTAGTGGGTCTGAGAGAAACTAATCAATTCTCAATGAAGGCTTAAGGTATAGTCCGGCCCCTTTGGAGACATTGGGGAAATTTACAACCCGTGGAACGGTTGTAGGCATCTAAGTTTGATGGAGATGCCATGAACATCCTTGTTATGACCACTCCGGCGACTATGAATGAAATATCCATTCTAGCTAGTCCGGCTCGATTTGTGATCTCATACCAACACGGTACTCCCGTGATTGGAGAGGCGCAGGATTCCCTTATTGGAACTGCAGAGTTAACCCGCTCTGATGTGCGCATTGACAAATATCATGCGATGAGTATCTTCAGTAACTCTAGCCTGGTTCCAAACTTTCGAGATCGGCCTGATCACATATATACAGGTAGAGATCTCATAACAATGCTCTTGCAGCATAAAAACTACTTGATAAACTTTTCCCGTAAGCCTAATATTTATAACCCGGAATTAGCAGAGTTCATTGACTTCCATCCTGATGATATTCATGTGGTTATTGAACGTGGAGTTTTCATGTCAGGTATACTTGATAAGGCCAGTATTGGAGAGGGTAAACCTGGTTCCATCTTTCATATCATTCACAATGAGTATGGGAGTCGAGCCGCTCTAGATATGTCATTTGACATTCAGCAAATGGCTATTAACTATCTTAAATATCACGGATACAGCATTGGATTACGAGATCTAATTTTAAATCAAATGACCAAGCAACAAATCCGAGAAATAGAATCAGGCATTGTGGAAAGCTCTATATTGATCTCTCAAGATCTAGATAAGGGGTTGATTACACCACCATTGGGTAAGACAACCAAAGAGTATTTTGAGGATTTACAGATGAATGAATTGAATCCCGGAGACATGTTAGTGAAGCCCGTCTTTACTAGCATTGATTTCTATAATAATGGCTTTGCTAAAATGGTTCTAGCTGGATCTAAAGGTAGTGCCCCCAATCTCATTTCAAGTGTGTCAAATATTGGTCAATTACAGATTGACGGCCAGCGCATGCGAGAGAATTTCGGCGGGCGTACTCTGTCTTACTTTACTAGATACGATTCGAATCCAGAGAGCAGAGGATTAGTCCCAGATTCATATATAACAGGAACCAAATTACCAGCCACTGTATTTAATTCTATGGAGGCTCGTGTAGCTCTTATTGGGATTGCTTTAGGTACGGCTGTTTCTGGGGAACAAAATCGTATCTCGGTTAAGAACCTTGAAGACCAGATTATTAATAATTTTAGACAGACGTCCAAGGGCTTAGATATTGTTCAATTTATATATGGTGACGATGGGTCAGATCCGCGCTTTGGCGAACAAGTACATATCCCAACAGTTGCGAAGGATTTAAGTGATGCCGAGTTTGAAAAGCGCTTCAGATCATCCGCTAAGTCATTTTCAGGATTTAACAACAAAGCCGTCCAAGAACTTCTTGATAGTGAGTTTGAGGATATGAAAAAGGACCGCAAGGAATATCAGCGGTTATTCATTAAAATAGAGCGCATGACCAATCGCATGTATCAGAACCATATCCGCATTCCTGTTAATGTCAAGCGAATATTAGATAACGTTGTGTATCGATATCGCGACGAAAAGATTGATAGGCGTCAAAACCCAGCGGAAATGGTGGGAGCCGTTCAGCAGTTATGTCGCAATTTGCCCTATTTGCTTATGAACGAGATTCAGGAACGCAAACAATCCCCTGTACCTGAGTATATGTACGCTGCTACGACCATGATTTGCGTAGTTATTCGTTCATATCTAAATATGGCCACATTGGCGCGTCTGCGGGTCAATATGGATATGCTACAATTAGCTATTGACCAGATCCGCCAAACATATCGCAGGGCTTTGGTAGCTTATGGTACTTGTATTGGCATTATTGCTGCACAATCAACCAGTGAACCTATGACACAGCTGGCTTTGGATAGTAAGCATCGCGCAGGTCTGGGTGGCGGTAAAGTCAAAGGTATGTCTGCGATTAAGGAAATCTTGGGAGTGCGATCAACTAAGGACATGCGTAATCCTACTATGATTATTCCCCTTAAGCCCGAATTTGCCCATGACAAAGAAAAGGCTCAAGAAATTGCGAATATGATTGAAATGATGCCCTTGCGTAGATTCTTGCTCAATGTCAAGACTTTCTTCGAGGAGTATGGTAAACCCAGTCACCCAGACTTTATGCACGAATCCAAACAAATTGCACAATTCGAAAAATACAACAAGGGAGTCAAACGACCAGCCGATTTATCCAAATGGGTCATTAGATTTGCTCTTAATAAACCAGAGCTCATCTTAAAACAAATGACAGTTGAGGATATATATCACGCTATACGTAAAACATTCCCTAGTACATTCAGTGTGTATACATCTGAAAATGAGGAAAACTTGTTTATTCGAGTGTATATCCGCCAAGTGATGTTCAAGAAGAAAGGAGAAATTACTAAAGACCAAATTGCGCAAGTGCGCGATCGAATCATTAATATTGTTATTCGCGGAGTTGAAGGCATCAAAGCAGCCAACGTACACCCGATCAATCAGCACTTACTCCAGCCGGATGGTACGATTGAACGCAAACGTATCTATAACATATCCACTATGGGTACAAATATGGATGCGATTATCGATAATCCCTTTGTAGACACCTATAGTGTACAATCGAATTCTGTAGATGAAACTGCTGAATTACTTGGTGTGGGAGCTGCTAATCGTAAAGTTGTTAACGAGCTGCGTGACCAAATCAGTACATCTGAAAAGCACTACCATAATATCGCGGACGCTATGACATTCCCTGGCACGGTGACTTCTATAACCCGCCATGGAGTAGCCAAGCGGGATTACAACAGGCCAATGTTGCGCATGTCAGAAAGCAGTCCTGTGGCTGCTTTGGAAGAAGCTGCTGCTAATAACATGTATGATCCCATGGCTGGCCCATCTGGTCAAATCATGCTCGGCGGAATTCCTAGAGTTGGTTCTAACTACAACAATGTGGTGATTAATGAAAAAATGATAGCCGAGAACATCCAAACTATGGACTCACTTATCGAAGATCTCTAAGGATCTTAGAAATGCCCATAGATGATGCTCATTACATATTTTTTATGTCTAGATGATTCCATGAACCATTTACGAAAAGACAACGTTATAAGCTGCGATTTGCACAAATATGCCAGAATATGGTCATGTCTGCTAGCTGTGGCTGCTATCCATACATAATCCGTACATACCACTTTGGAGTCAATTAAATACATTACAGTAGGCAAATCCCCACATGCCGCAGCTGCGGCCATTGTATTACTACTGAATTTTACCTTAATGGAGTGTAACCATTCTATAGTTTTTAAATGTCCTCTTGAGGCCGCTATTTCAGCAATGGTGTTGTCTATTTTGACCCCCTTAGTGCGCAACCACTTTAGTATTCCTATTTGATTTCCTTGCGCTGCATTTATAGCATATAGGGAATATGTAGGCTCTTCCTTTCCAAGATTAATGGCCCACCTTAATAAGTCTAAATAACCGGATTCGGCGAGTAAGCATTCATATTTATTAAATGACACTAAATTGCGATTTGGAAAATATTCCCCAATAATGCTATTCCAATTCGAACAAGTCTGTTGCACAACAGACCCATTGTTAACCAGTCGGAATATTAATACTAGGACCTCACATGGCAATTCATGTATCATGATTTTATAAAAAGTATTCAAAGTTGTAATTGATTTAAGTCATTGCGGTGAATGTGTTTATTACACTGAGTACATATTCTTTATGCCTTGGGCACTGATCAAGCCATTGCGATAGATGACCGGATACTTAGCATTGGTTATCATATAAATACCCAATGATATCAGCCTGTCGACTTTTAATCGTATGGCACCAAGCTATCTCACTAGATAAATCATTCCAACCACTGAACTCACCCCATCCTTTGGCTTGATGTAATCATTTTATAATATGTAGATGTCCCTTCTAGGCGGCGGGTCTAGTTATAAAGTTATCAAATTTTGCTTTGTTATCACGCATCCATCGCAGTAATTTCAAATTACCATTTCCGGCCACAGTATTGGTAACTTCTTTGGTCATGACAGCTCCTTTCTTATGTAGATATTGTACAATCTCTGTTTGCCCACCTTCGGCAGCTGCTATTAGATATCCCAGTACGTAGCTTGTTCTAGAGCCCATTCGAGTATTTTCAATTGACCAGTCTTAGCTAATATGCTTGCGTAATCATGAGCCGACATATCATAAAAAGTACTTCTTTTTGGATGTCATTAACTTGCTTCATTTGAAAAAAAAGATTCAAAATTGCAAATGCTCTTTTAATTGTTGAGGGAGTTTGTATGCTCGCAATTGACAGTAATATTTTACATTATGCGTAATATTACACCCATTTTCCAAAGTCCACAATAAGATGTCGTAATGTCCGTTAACTGCAGCACCAGCCGTAGTATTTTGATCCATCTCATTCCCAGCTTCCACCAACCGCCGAAGCAAATCAAAGTTGCCATGTTCAGCGGCGGCGGCGCAAGCCTGAGCTCCGAGATAAAACCTATTCTCCAGGGCCCATTCAAGTATCTGCCAGCGCCCGCTGCGAGCAGCATAACCTAAAACGTCATCACATATAAGATAACCCTCATCATACATATTTTTTAGCGTATCCAAATCACCATTCATGGCTGCGTCGATTGCTCTATCGTATGTACCCATTTGAACCTACTATATTTGCTATTTAATTTCTAACAAATTTCAAAACTCCCTGGGGTATGTAATATGAAATTTCCATATTGATTAAAATTAGAAATTATTAATATAAAATGGATGATTTAATTCCAGAAGTTTTAGTATTGATATTAAAAAGAACTGACCTTTGTGTTACCAAATTAGTATGTAAAAGATGGAAGCATTGGATTAATTATAGTAAATTAAAAGGTAAATATACCACTAGGTGGTTGCGCAATTTAGCGAAAAAACAAGACGCACATCTGTTATCGTGGGCTTTGGAAAATGGTTGCCCATGTGATGAAAATGTGATGATTGGGGCAGCTATAGGGGGTAGTAAAGAAGTTGTTGAATGTTTACAAAAGCATAATTGTCCTTATACAGACGAAGTGCCTTTATATGCCGCTAGATGGGGTAATATCGCTCTAATAAAAGCTTTGATTGACCAAGGTGCATATATAGATTGGCGCACAATGCGAGAAGCCGCTTGGAAAGGGTCTATCGAGATGTTAAAAACACTTCGTGATGCCGGCGCGCCCTGGAATTGGAAAGTATTCGAAGCGGCTGCAGGTAGTGGTTGTATAGAAGCAGTTCATTGGTTGTGGATCAATGGATGTGATTATAATCCATCGGTTTATCGATCTGCAGCATCTATCGGAAGTTTGACTATGGTAAAATGGTTGCACGAAAATGGATGTCCATGGGATTCTAAGGCTACCAAAGCAGCTGCAAACGATGCTGCGGCCAATGTACTTGTTTATTTGTTGGATAATAATTGTCCATATAATGAACGAATTGCCGAAACCGCCGCATATAGAGGAGCTATAGATTGCGTTCAGATACTTGTTGATCGCGGAATAGAAGTCAATATGAATCATGTTATGAATCAATTTGCAGCATCCGGATGTGTAAAAGGTCTACAATGGTGCATTGAGCAGGGTTATCATATTACTGAAGAAACTTGCTATTATGCAATTGACAATAGTAGAAAATTCCTAATAGATTGGCTTCATGAAAGGGAAATGCTAATAGTTGGGGAAAATATTCTGCCAACATCCAGCATTATGGGGATTGATTTGGAATTTGTCAAATTAGTATGGCCACATAGAGCTGAAATTCCATATGAGGTAATGAATACGGCAGCCACATATGCGAACATGGATATTATCGAGTATGTGCATAGCAATACTGGCCGCGCTTATCCTGATGACATATGCCAATATGCAGCCCGTTCCGGGAATCTAGAATTTCTACAAAGAATGCTCAAAGAAGTGCCTCTCGCAGATAAACAACACATTTGTTGCAACGCAGCGCAAAGTGGATCCAGAAAAATGCTGAAATGGGCCTTCGAACAAAGTGATTTGCCTTTATGCGATCACATTTTATCGGATATATTTCGTAGTTTTGACTTCGCAACTGTTCGTGAATATTATGCTAAAGATGTACCTATGCACGCTTCGTTGGGATATATTGCAGCAGCGATAGGCCGTATGGATGTATTAAAGTGGGCCATTGAAAATGGATGTGTTGTAGATGCTTGTACTTTTGCAGATGCGGCAGAGGGAGGGTTTCTTCAAATTCTTAAGTATTTGCACGAAAAAGGGTGTCCATGGGATGAAATTGCTTTGGACAACGCCATACGTGGGATGTTTACTGAAGTGGTAAACTGGATAGAGGAATTGGAAGCGACAACAGATACTGATTTGGATTCGGAGATGTATAGTGAAGCTGAAGTGGTAAACTGGATAGAGGAATTGGAAGCGACAACAGATACTGATTTGGATTCGGAGATGTATAGTGAAGCTGAAGAAGGATCCGAATCTGAAGCAGAAACTAGTGAGGAACCATCCGGCGAATCCTTGGGAGCATCTGATGGTGACAGTGATATAGACTCAGAAGAATATGGAGAATTCGATGACTTTATTATCTAAAAAAATATTCATGATAGAAAAATCATGGCAAGAAGCAGAGCCTATCGTAAGCGTAAGTATAAGCGCCGAGTTAGAAAACAGAATGCTGAGAAAGCGGCTGCTCGTAGGGCACTTTTACAGAAGCCTTTCCGAGCGGCTACTCTGAGAAGATTAGGTATTGAAAATCCCGAGCCTCTATTAGACATACCCAGAATAGAGCTAATCAGCCGATTTAATTTATCTATTCATCACTGATATTTCCGGGAAATCCTACAGATTTACCGGGGAATCTACTCCATTCACTTTTTTTACGTTTATATTGCTCTAATCTAACTTTGATAGTTAGTAGAATGGCTTCCAATTCTCCTATCATATCATCGTCGTCAGAATATGTGCGTTCCATAAGTGACTTTATTCCACCAACTGTACCTTGAACATGTATAGCAATGCGATTTATATATTCACAATCCAACATTTTGTTTAGTTCAGAATTATCCGCCGGGGAACCCGCTCTACTATTATGATTTAGTCCATATTTGGGGATATATTCCAGAATAAGTAAGAAAGCTAAATCTAACCGATTTCGAATGAATTCCACAGTCTTGGTACGATCTTCATCTGTGTAAATAAATGTACGGGTCAGAGATGTCCATGTCCCGCCTGGCTGAATATATTTACCATCCACGTTAATTTTATCACCCCGATCATGTGGCTTGGCAATCAGTTTCAAGTCACGAATCAATTCATTTACTTTCTTGCTTGTATACTCACCGGCCAAATAATCGTTCATACGTATATTCCTGGAAATTAAAGATTTCCGGATTTTTAATCATCAATAATCTTGTGCATAATTACAAAGTGAATAATTTCATGTTCTTCTATATTTGCAAGTCCGCATTTAAAATCACAAGGATATTTGTTTTTAATAATCCATCCGTCCATAAGGAACCGCAAAGCCCAATTCTAACATTTTTTCATTTACATTTACTCCATCGCAGTGCAAAGTGGCCAAGACGCGACCGAAATTTCCTTGTTTATGACATTCAATCGTTATAACTTTGTTCAATACTTGATCTGTGAGATATTGGGTTGATATCATAGCATCTTCTTTCACTTGCTCACGATTTTCGATACTCTTGCGAGGCTTCATTTCCGGGGCATTAATACCCGCCAGACGCAGTCTAAACTTATTCAGCTTGCCTCTAAAGTAAAATACTGCATCAACAGTATCCCCATCTACCACATTTACTATCTTGGCTTCATATGTGCCCGTAATTGCAAAACTAGGTGTTTCCGCCCCAGCGTGCTTTATATCCATTTTATAATCCAAAAGAGAACTTTTTTCCAAAAAAACAAAATGTTATATTATCCATACTTGATGTTCAATCCTCCGAGACGAGGTTCTCCTGCCGGCACATTAACTCTCATAGCAGGACCTGTACCCAAACGCTCTGCCATTTCAGCATCTTGAGCTTCCAACATTTCCTCTAGCCTTGTGCGTCCGGTGGTGGCGTTAACTTGGTCCATTTCATCGGTATGATCTATCCAATGATTAACTTGCCACCCATCACGTCCTTTTTTCGGAGATAGTCCCTTAGATTTCATATAAGCTTTCTTTTCCGGTTCCTTCCAATAATTCCAGAACGGATCTCCACTACCTAGGGCAAAGGACCTTACAAACATCCTGCGACCATCCTTAGTAGTAACTGCTTTAGGTTCAGTCCATGCGAAAGCCATTATGTTGTAATTTGTAATACCAGTATTTTCAATTTTCTCATTATATATATATATATATATATATATATATATAACCAACTAAAATGGATATGTTTTATTGGGCTCTTGGCACAATAGCTGTTTTGGGGTTAATCATCATAGCTTACTATTACTTTGTAGTAAAGCCTAAATATAAGTGTGCTTGCGATCCGACATCCACAAGTGCTTATGATTATTCCAAAAAGATTAAAAACTGGAAGGCCATAAGTGATTGTTCTAAAGCTCCTAAAGGAGTGAGCTGCCGGGAGTTCCAAGGCGCTTTGTGCGCCAAAGCTGGAGGATGTGCTAATGTCCGCGGGGATGGTGAAGGCTTCTGGTGCTATGCGTGCAACTAATTAAATATCACAAGTAGAATTTGATAAAAAAATGAAGTTTTTAGACAATAGAATCAAAATGATACTTGTATTCATTGTTCTAGCTTTGGGAGTTGCCATCTACATTGCGGTTGGTTGTTACGTCAATTATACGAATGAACAACCAGAAGATCAGATTTCTGATCCTTGGACATCATACAGAAAAGAACATTTCAAGGACGAACGTGTCAACGAAATAAATAATTTGTTGCGAACCAAGGACCACTGTAGATCAGTTGCAGTTGATTCAGTAGCAGATTGCATTTGTCATCTAGAATCAAAGGTCGGTGGGATGACTCTGGAGGATTTCTATTACACATTCACTAGCAGCGAATTTTCCACAAAGTCCTTCCCAACAAACGCTCCACAGATGCCTGTGTATTGTGGATTGGACAGGTCTTGATCCTTATTTCAACGACGACCAATCCCCCTCTACATTGATTTACTTTACACCAGATAACGTAACTAAGGTTATTGCGTCATTAAACCGCAATGGTATCGGTGAAGATATCTGGTGGAGACATCTACTAACTCGTGAAAGTTAGCTTTTTTGGATTTTATATAGTATATACAAAAAATGAGTTGCGGAGTGTACTTTGTAGGTATAAAGGAACGTCCTCATTTATTTAAAATAGGAAAATCCAATAATTGTGAGCGACGTCTGAAACAATTGCAAACCGGAAATCCTCATGAATTATACATAGCACGCATTATACCACATTCTAAACCATTTGAACTGGAATCCTCGCTCCATAAGTACTTTGCTAGCCGGCGGCGTCGCGGGGAGTGGTTCTATATTGGTAAAAAGCGCATTGATCGTATTCGTATCGCTGAAGATAATAAGATATGGGAAGAGCTTGGGTACTACTCACTTATGAAGAGATCAGTATACAATTGGATTCCCTTTGTCAATAGCTCGTTTGATACCGTAACGCATCCCTGACGAAATTCCCAGATCTTTATATACAACTGTATAATCAGCCCTCTGGAGCCATTGCATACCTAAATCTATTCCTAACGTACGATCATCTGGATCTTGGTTATTTAAAACTTGCGTATATAGTAAATGAATAACCATTGGCACTTCACCTTTTTGAATTAAATCTAACATAGCCTCGCGAGCATACTTAGTATTTTTTCAACATCCCCGGAAAAAAATTCTAAAACAACAAGTGGTTTCTACATTATATTTGTAATAAAAAATCAATTATGGTGACCAAAATGGCAGAAACGATTTTGCACTATTGTAATTTTACTTAATGCGCCAGTCGTAAATACCGCTGTCAATAAGATCTTCGTTGAGTACATCTGCAAATTTACTATTGTGGTATGCCAAATCATCCATATCCTTGCCGTATCCATGAGGCACTTGTACGCGGCGATCGGAGTCGCCCCCATCGCGTAAACCATCAGAATTATCACGGTCATAGTGACGATTATGCACCGTGCGAACCCAAAAGCGAACTCCTCCATGATCCCGACCCCAGCGCCTGCGGGGATCTTCAGTATATGTTTTTTGAAGTTTCCAGCTATTATCAGTGGCCAGTGGGTGATTCAGGAATAGCTCTTCCGGATGCCAAGTACCATCTTCATATGATTTAGCGGTATATTGACTATATTTGTCATCTTGGGGCAGGCCGGATTCTGGACTCACATTATGAAAGCGGTTGAACAGTACCGGACTGACATCCATGTAGTTATGTATCCACAGTTTACTTATTTCCATTAAGAACTGCCTGTTGAGGCGATCCAACTGCCGTACAGGGTTATTCAATAAGTGGTCTGATCTGGGTGGCAAATTGAACTGAAATGCTTCCACCGCTTCTGCTACCTGTTGAGGGATATGTCGGCGGATAGATCTGAATTGATCTACCAGTGATTCATCCCCGCCGCGAGAGCTCACAAACTCTGTACTTGTCAAAAGCTTATACATCTCAATGGCGAGATATTTTTTATTAATAGATTGGACAAACAAACTATATGGAGAATGAGATGCATGAGGAGTTCCTGGTTCAATCCACCCCGAATATGGATTCGTATGCTGCAAAAACTCTTGAGGTACCAGCATCTATTGTATATTTCACACAAAATAGTATATTTCACATGAAAATTTTATATTCCCTTCAAAAGACTTTTTTTGAGTCATTATATGGATGTTTGGAATCAAGTTCACGATCCAACAGACCATGGTATTTTGATATGGGATTGCAATGAGCATACTATTGAGAAAGTCAATTCTAGAAAAAAGGTAACTTTTAAGGATGTGAAAAAACTAAAATGCAACAAAATCAACAGAGTATTTTTGGATTGTTTAAACCCCTATAATCGCGATGTTGTTGGGAAGACGTTAGTGGAGTTTATTCCTAATATTATGAAAGACAGGGAGTTAATTAAACTTCTATGTAAAATAATCAGGGACTCCATTCGAAAAAAGATGAAAAAGGTTTTAATTACTAATGCTGATTGGTGTGGAAATATGCAACATATGAGTTTATATAGTTTGCCCGGGAATCAACTTGCTATGTGTGGATTTTCTGTCGAATATCTAATGAAACAAAATAAGGATCTATATAACAAAATACTCAATGCTCAGGCCGCATCTAAAGCTAAGGATGCATTTATGGCTAGTATGTCCCATGAGATTCGAACTCCGCTAAATGGCATTATCGGCACTTTATCCATTTTGGAACGCACTGAACTTACTTCAGACCAGCGAGAGTATCTAAATATTATGAGTCAGTCTAGTTTTAGCCTTATGGGAATAGTTAATGATATTTTGGATGTTGCCAAATTGGAAAATGAGCAAGTTTCCTTACACAAAGAACCTATGTCTATTTTGGAGTGTGTTGAATCCAGTTATGATATTTTATTACCCCAAAGTCGCGAGAAAGGACTGGATTTTACATATTACATAGATGATAAGGTACCAGATTATGTTATACAGGACTTTCATCGTTTGAAACAAGTGTTGGTTAATTTAGTGGGCAACGCCGTCAAGTTCACAGAAATGGGTTCGGTTATCACTGAAGTATCACTTGTCAAACACAAGCACGGTAAGTACTGGGTTAAATTTACTATTAATGATACTGGGATTGGTATATCGGAATCCGATCAGAAAAAACTCTTTCAGAACTTCAGTAAGATAGAGATTGAAGACTCTGTATACCCGGGGGCGGGCTTGGGATTAGCCATCAGCAAAGGATTCGTAAATCTTATGGATGGCACCATTGGAGTTAAAAGTAAAATCGGCGAAGGATCTACATTCCACTTTACAATTCCGTTATGCAAAGCCAGAAATATTCCTAGTATAATTGAACCTGAGCCAGATATTCTATGTGATAAATTGGTGCTTGTTGTGGATGATAATTCTGCAAATGTTATCCATGTAATTAAATTGTTAGATGAATGGGGTATGGAACATAGAGAATGTGCTGATGCGCGTCAAGCCATGCTATCATATATCAATAATGATAAGTATCGCTTCGATATAGGACTATTGGACATAAATATGCCCGGTATAAATGGTAACAAATTAGCAGAACGTATTAAACGCACTCGCAATGGGGGATTTCCATTAATAGCCCTTAGCTCCGCTGGCGACGCATCGACAATATCATCCTGCTTTGATTATCATTTAATAAAACCATACGATCCTAGCGAATTGCAAAAAACTATGATTCATTTATTGAATAAAACAAATAGTTTCCCCTTGAGAACTACCCGGTGCCAGTTAATAAAGTCTAAACTAACCCCGCAACGATCCGCTATCTCTAGAAGGCGCAAGGTAAGTTCTGCTTTCCGAGGGCTAAAGATAATAGTAGCCGAAGATAACATTAATAATCAAAAAGTGATCAAAGCAATGCTGGAAGGTATAGGATATTCAGATATAGTCATTATGGATAATGGGAAAAAGTTAGTCGACCATATTGCTAGCAAGATAAAAGAAGACTTTTGGTATGATTTGGTTTTAATGGACATGAAAATGCCAGTCATGGACGGTCTTACAGCCACCAAAAAATTAAGAAAACTAATTCCTCCAAATAAAATGCCTTGGATAATTGCTGTTACTGCCGCCGCGTTGCCTAGTCAAATAAACAAATATATGGCCGAAGGAAAATATGACGACTATATCACCAAGCCGATTGTTGACCCGCGATTCATCTCTGATGCTATACATAAGCTCCGACGTAAATCTCGGGAATTATAGAATTATACCAAATCATCGAGCGTATGACGTTCCAGTTGCCATTGATTTTTTGCTTTATTCATTTGGAACCACTTCTGCAAAAATCCCCCTTCGGTCTTTGGAGTAACCACTTCTTCCTCACTGCTTTCACCAGAATCATCTTCATCTTGGGTTCTTGGTCGCCGACGTCTTCGGACATGGCGCCTTCTAACTTGTATGTATGCAATTCCACCTAGATCGGCCATAGTAATATTAGTTCTATTCTTGGCCTTTCTCAAGTATCTCCGAGTAGTTAACGACCAAACAGGAGGACTATCTCTGTAACATTCCCTATATTCATCTTCTATATCCTCTAAGAACTTATTACCCTCCCGCCTATCTTCGGGCTCTTTGATTAGTTCTTTGCGAATACGGACATATATCAACAAATAAGTCGTAGCGGCAGATCTGTGAGCACTAATGCGGTCTGTCCATTGTAGATAAGTATGTATAGATATAAAAATAGCCAGTAAACCCGCCCAAGCTGCTAGTACTACCTTTAAATACACTACATCTAATGTTTTGGAAATCATAGTCAAAGGGCCGCCTACTAGGGGCATCATAAACAAAACTAAGCCTATTTGGATAATGTTATAAAATAAGTTATACCACCAAGCTGTGTTATTATGTATCCAATTAAAAGCCCCGGATTTATCTCCCACCGTTTTTACAAATGCAACTACGTCCGAATCCCACCCATTGATTACAGTTTCTGAAGTTACGCCAGTGCTGCTCATTTTTTGGTCGCAACATATATATTATGTTTATAAAACTATCAGAAAATTGAATCTATTGCTAATATAAATGTTAATCACATGCTCTGAGTGTGGAGAGGAGTTTCTAGCAGCTCGTAAGTTTGTGTTACATTTAAAATTCATGTGAAAGAGGTTCGCGCTTGCGGATTGTGGGAAAAACTATCATGAGTAGTTTTACTTTGGGTGGTGTGAAAAAATATATTGTATTTGCTGATGATGCAACCAAATGTTACCTATGTAATAATGAATTCAATATATCATTTGACTGCCCACCGCATGTAAGGAATTGCGAACCGCAGTGATGGAACACGGGTATGTTCCAATTGAAAACTTGAATGAATCTTATATATTAATCCAAAAATTCGCAAGTTGCCACTAAAACAGTTCGCGAACACTTTCATAGTCATCATTTCCATGAAATGCACACATTGTCCGACAAGTTTGAGGAATTCATGGTGGAATAGAAATTTTTTGGTAGCCGGTATTTGAAAATTGAAATACCTGGAATTATAAATTCCAGAAAAGTTAAATATGTATGATTTAATCGCTACTGTCGGAGAATTAAAGGAAGCTTTGAAGAATATTCCTGATCATACCCCCCCACTAGGCGATGATCCCACGTTGAACTGGTCGCCTGTATACCACAGAGGATCTGATGAAATTCCATTTATGGTATTTTATCTCAATCCCCGCAGGATATTAGCTGTGGAAAAGGGAGATGAAGCCCGGAAAAATCCATTTTGATAAACGTAGGCATCCAGGAGGAGCTTCATCTTGATGAGTCCATAAAGAACCTTCGACATAATGATTCTGAATTTGAACAATGGGTAAAGCATCATTTACCAGAATTAGCCCTCTCGAGCGGACATCTGTTAAACTTGAGGGATATTATGTGTAAAAATCCATGTATGACCAAGGATCATGTCGACCTGATTGGAAAGCTTGCTGACTGCGGTGAATTAACTCATGATAATATCGATGCTTTGTGCCAATTGGACTTATAGAAGTCTGATAGGAACTTGACAGTATTTTTTTCATAAACTCCCGTCTATTGTTGCAATAAATCGCCTGAATTCCGGTTCTGGGAAAAAGTTCCCGAAGATACCGATATAGTTGTTCAAGCTAGATGGAGTCCGAAAAAATGTATCCTCTGCTGTTGATATAGTGCACCTTTGTATGATTGCGCGTTATATAGATGATGTTAGAAGATTTGACATCTTCATTCCTGCCCGACGAACCTATACGGCTTTCATAGCCCACCCTTATTGAAAGTACGTGAGATCGGCCTTCAGACGACTTTTTTTGATCTTAATTTTCTGGTAAATTTCAGAAATTGTGCCGGCTGTGCCGGCAGTGTGCCGGCAGATTTTTCTGTTCCCGGACAAAAGACCCATGAAGTGTATAGACTCTTATACCAGTATCATATAGTTCTGTGCCGGCAGATTTTGCTGGCACAATGCCGGAACATTCCCGGACAAATCAACCATATCATGCATAAGTTCTAGTTAGCTCAGTTGAAAAAAATTTTATCAGTTTAGAATCCAGGAAAATTATTTCATTTGCATAAGTCTGATCTGAGGACCTTTTGGATTTATCCGAGATCTTTTTTCAGCAGTAATGATTTTATCAAAGAGACCCTCTCTTTTCAAACTCTTGAATAACACTGCGGTAGTGATTTTTTCTCCCATTCTAGATTCAAATTCTTCTACTAGATTTTGTTTAGGAACCCATTTTCCGGATATATACCAAGAAGGTGAATTTTTAATAATCGTATCAACGAATTTCTTGTATATGGATTCAGAAGTATAGTTATTGATGTCTCCTCCTATAACTAGCTGATTAATGTTGATCACTAGTTGCATAGATCCTTCCAAACATGTGGGTAACATAGGCTTGATTTTATCCATTATAGATTTGGTTAGCATATAGTTATTTGCAACTAATGATTGCGTGGCCTCATTTTTATATAGAGCATTTGTTATACTCGGGACCTTTTCATATATGTCTGGAGACTGTAACAAATACTCTGAAAGCAGTCTTCCCATGTCTGATGATAATTCATCATGTAAATCCTTCACTACCCGCATTTTTTCTGCTCTATTTTTGAGAGATACTCCTCTGCAAACAATTATATATCGGTCTTGAAACTGATCTGCTGTGATATCTGGTTCGACGGTGAATCTAGCGACTATCCAATCAGTAAGTGCCACTTTAAATGATTCTAGCAAATGCTCATATACACGAGGAACCCAGAAGAATAATTTCTGCGATTTATCTGTGTGGACCATTTCATAGTCCATGATATCTTCCGCACTCAATATTTTCTTCCTTTGTTTGCAGTTATTGATATAAGCCATGATATCTTCAGTTTCGTAATATAGGCCGGTTTCAGGTTCTTTGTATGTTAACAAATCCGGTGTCCCGGACGGACGCTCCTTCCAATCAAGTTCTAACTGCCTTTCTTTTGGAAAATTTAGACACATTTTAGCTGCACCTAATTTACCACGAAATGCACTCATATCTTCCTCAGATAGGCCTTCAAACCATTTCCTAAGAGAATCATTATCTTTAGTTGGGTCTTCCATGATTAATACTCTTATATTGTTTTCAATTTTATATCTTTTAACAAAAAATAACAACCCAATCAGTCTAAGCTAACCTCCAGAAGGACCCTTTTCATATCATTGAGATTACCTGAGAAATACTCGGAACCATACTCCGGACGATGCTGAAAGCGCTCCTTAAACAGATTGATTAGTATTCGCTCTCGTCGATCAATGTTGGGCGAGGAAATCATCATACACAAGATAGATCCCTTTGGATATTGCTTAAAGCGGACCAAATCCCTGGTAGTTTTACCTATTTTATATGTGTGCTCTCCCAAGCGCTTAAATTCCCTTTCTTGAATTATATACAAATGACCATCAGTTTGTTCTGCCAGAGCTGGAGCTACATGAATAATGGGAGCCGGGGGAGCTCGGGGAATTGGATTAATAGGAGCATTAATTGCCGCTAGAAACACCTGGTATCTGGTTCCATTCTGTTTTCTTCGTTTTTCACCATTTGATATTTCCGAGAAAACACTCGCTCGCTTCAATTCTTTCATTAAAACATCAATAGACACCTCGCTCCCATTGAACTCATTGAATTTCGCAACTAACAAGTCTTTACGGATCCACTGGCCTATTTGAAACCACTCCGGACGCTCATTCTTAATATGATCCACAAATCTTCGGTAGGGATCCATTATATATTATGAAAAAACGTTTTCATTTTTAGTACAGCTTGATAATCTGTACTTTGTATACATCAGGTATTCTCCGCCGGACCTCCAGCGAGTGCTCGCGACAGCTGTAATATATAGACATTTCACTTTTTCCTATCAGTAGTCTATACATCATACTGGCAGGCTTATGGCAAATCAAACAAAGAACCTCACTCATTGTCGTTATAGAAAATAAAAATCAATTTCCATCAATTGCATAGCTTCGCGGAGCGGTTACCAATGCCATGGAGACTGTGTCAGTCCTCGCCGGAATTTATCATACTTCGTAAATAGGTGTATTTCAAATGGTGTCAATGTGGGGTATATAAGTTGATTCCAACAAGGCAGGCAGTAGAAATCTCCTAATTGTGTCGCGATACTATGTTGGGGACAAACGGGATGTCTTTCACCATCAATAGCAAAGCATGTATAGATACTATCATCACAATAAGGACAATTCACTGCCATGTCGGAAAACGAAGTTTATACATATATGCATTCAAAATTCTTGATAAAAGCCAGTAGCTTTTTGCAAAAGGATACTATAAATTTGAATCTGTAAACATAATATAAACCCCGCGAAGCGAGCGATGTCGATGCCTGTGAGAGATTATACGACAGGAATCCGAGTCAGTGCTTGGATGGATCTATATGAGGCCATGCGTGTTCACGAAACCACTAAGGAGCTAAAGAAGCAAGGTATAGATATTAGGATGGCACAAGTGAATCCGGACTTCGAGGTGAAGATGAAAAAAGTACTTGACAAATTGCAAATAAAACCATATTCGGCCAGAACGCGCTTTTTGGCAAATGTAGATCCCTATGATTTGATCCATTCCATGCATTCGTGAGCAATAGCCCAACAAGCTAATGCGATAAGCACTATAGCCCAGTACTGCCAATATTTTAGCTTTTTTCCATATCCCCGCACAGCGGGATTAGTGTACAAAATGTGATAAAAACGTGCTCCCTGAAAAATAATTAACATTTAGAAAATTGAAAACGTTATTACACAACAACAAGTAATCTGAGAAATCTGATAATGTGCGAGAACGGAGTTTATCCTGAACAATTCATTGCTGCCGTAACGGCATTTGGGGACGATGCTGTCCAACTGGACTTTAAGTCCGGGAATCCCAACAAGAGTGGGAGCGCCAAATACTTTGATGCTAAAATCAAGGTAAAGAAGGGAAGAAACAATTGGGTCTGGACTGAGCCTAGATTCAAATTGAACTCTGTTCCTGTCTTTGGCGTACAGACTTTCGCAAAACGTAAGGAGAACAATGTTCAAGCAAGACCCAGCGTCAGTATTAAGAAGTCAACTTCTGGTACTCGACGCGTCAAAGGACGTGATGGCAAGTACAAATCTCACACCGAAAGGATCGGACTTGCTCTGTATTATTATAATACAATCTTCCTCAATAAAGCAAACGACGCCAATGAAAAAGGTGAAATTGATTGGGTAGATGGCGGGGTTCATGATCTGTTGACCAAAGTTCAATATAAGGACAAGAATGGAGTTACGGTTGCCGACCCATATATTAGGATGGACCTACCTACCTACTACGATGAGGATGGTAACAGCAAGCTAGATGACCAAAGCTTGTATGATCTCGACAAAAAACTTTCTGTTGAAGAGCAGCAGGATTTGAGTGAAGACGATCTTCCATATGAACTAGGTCAAGTTGATGGAAATACTTTGAATTTCCGCAACGTGGAACACTTCATTAAGGGAGGTGCGAAACTTACAGGGCTGCTAAATGCCGTTGCTGCTGTTTCTAGTAAGCAAGGACTTAGCACTCCATTCAAGATCGAATTTGCCGTAGTCAAGCAGTCTTCTGGCCGGCGTGTCAAGCCACGGGCTGTCTTTAGCCAGGCTGAGTTGGACTTTGCTGCTGATGATACTACTGAAGTCGAAGAAGACTACTTTGATGACGGAGAGGATCCTCTGGCTCAAAGCAGCTCAGCACTGCCCGTAATGGATCCTCCATCTGGAACACCAGTTGAAGGTGTTGAAAGCTCCGCCCCAACACCCACGGAGGATGAAGCAGCAATTTTGGCACGTATGGAAGCCGCCACACAATCCCGTCGCGGAGACGCCTAAATGCAATACTAATAAAGTATTAAGCTTTAATTTTTTCTATGCGCTCCACAACGGCAATAACTTGGGAATTGCCCGATACTCCTTCCCCGCATCCTACAAATAGCTCGGACTTCATAGGAATTAATAGCATCATTTCATTACAATCCTTGCCTATTCCCATAATATTACCCCTGGATATCTTCCCCGGTTCAGCGTGCGAGCCTAATCGACGGATTAATAAACTTTTTCGATGACCTGCATGATGTATTTCAACTATAAACCGACCAAATATGTTATATATTTTATATTCCATGTATTCCGCATGTTCTGTTATGGACAAATCCCCAAATATAGGCGCATACAACGACTGGGTACCGATCTTAGGCTGGATTACTATTATTATTCGATTATTGGGATAGTCGTATGTTATATCTTTGATGCATCCCATGCAAGGAGCACAAATAAACTCTCTATGTACAGTGGGGTGCTTTGGAATGTGTGTGCATATTAAAATTATTAGTAATACTATGATTAAGATAATCCATAGTAACATCTATATTATCCGCAATAATATAGAGAATGCTAACTGATATTGCCGGAATTGGTCCGGTCAAAGCAGATGAGCTGCATAAGAGAGGTATTAGAACCCGAGCGGATTTACTACGCATAAAAAAAGAACTTCCTCAAATTACCCAAGATTATTTGCGATATAATCCTGTTAAACCTATTCCTCGCAAGACTATTTCGGAACTGGAAATTTTGTTAAAACAACTGCGCATGCGCACTTTTATAGGGGGCGGATACTCGCGCGGGAACCCTACAAGCAAAGATATAGATGTTATGATTAGTCGCCCTGCTTTGATGCGGCGAGAAGGTCCTACACTATTAGCAAAGCTTAATAATGCCATTGCGACTATACCCTGGCTAAAATTCCGGGTTCCGTATATGAGTGGAGACAACAAAATATCAGGAATGCTACAGTACAAGCGCAAATATTATAAGATAGACTTCTTTATAACTCCTCCTGATGAATGGCTATTTGCTAAAACTTACATAATTGGGTCTGGGCAATTTAACATCCGTATGCGTGCCCAGGCCAAGCGACTTGGATATCTACTGAATCACAAAGGGTTATTTAACCGCAAGACTGGTAATAAGATCCCTATCAATAACGAGCGGGAACTATTCGCCAAATTAGGCATGACATATCGCACACCTAAAAATAGAAAGTGATTAGATGAACCATTTTTGATTATTGAATTTTGAAATACATAATAGAATATAACTATTTTGGTGGAGAATGGCTGATAAGAAACACGAAGAGGTACTTGAATTCTTTAATCTTGGAAAACTCAAAGATGGCAAGTTTCAATCACCTATTTTGTATATCCGCAAAGACAATGGTAAAATACAGAGATGGCAGGTATTTGTAGCCTTGCATAATGAACAGATAACTAAAAAAATAGTCGAAGATAAATTGTTGCCCGAGATCGCTGCATTGATTAATACCCATAGTTATGTTGAAGGGGAAACCGTAAAAGTACCAACTAAGCCGAAACGTATTACCAAGGGTACAAATATCGGAAAAGTTAATGCAACTACGCCACTCACTCAAGCTATATATATGGCTAGGTCATCGTATAACAGACAAGTCCGAAAAGGATATATGACTGAAATTCCGCCCGAGCATCGTATATGGACTTTAGATGAACTGATAGATGCAGAACATCCCAAAGTATTTCCAGAGAAAATACATAACTTTAAAAAGTTCGCAGATAAAATGCCTGATAAGATCTATATTGAGCGAAAACTGGATGGGGTTTTTATGGCAGTTGTTTATCATCCGCGCATAAACATAATCGCGTATACAATTCAAAGAGATCCAATTGTTTCAGTTCCAAAGATTATAGAGCATTTGCGACCGGCTTTGATGGCCTATCCAGGACTACATTTAGTCGGTGAGCTATATATTCATGGAAAGTCTTTGCAGGAAATATCAGGATACGTGCGGCGTGATGATTCTGTGCCCGACGCTATGCAATATTATATATTTGATTGCTTTTATGTTGATCAACCAGATTGGAATTTTAACGCTCGTCATAAGTTTCTACAAGACAATATTAATCCATTATTGCTGGGTGATAGGGTTCATGTTATAAAACGCAAGCTCATTAATAAAGTATATGTTGCCCCAGAGTATAACAAATATCTAAAGGAAGGATATGAAGGTGCAGTTTTGCGTAGCCCAACTGGATTATACAATGTTGGAATTTTCAAACAAATGAGATCATATGATGTTCAAAAGCTTAAACCTCGCCCGGATGCCGAGTTTCCGATAACTGGTTATACTTCGGGTAAGGGAAATAAGGAAGGGGCCATTATCTTTATATGCCAGGCCAATGGAAAAAATTTTACAGTGGAACCCAATATGCCTATTGATGAGCGCCGGGAGCTCTATAAATCCATGACCAAAAAAGAAGCCAATGGCAAAACCCATTTCGAAAACCACTATTTAGGCAAACCATATACGGTCAACTATTCCATTCTAAGCAAGGACGGAGTACCACAGCAGCCTAAGGGTAAAGGATTGCGCGAACCAGGTACTTAACTTTAAATCAGAATGTGTGCGTTTGTGCCCGGTTTTTCCATTTATTGTACGCATCAGACCATACGTTACGCAGCGCCCTCTCTGATATAGTGCTTATATATCAACATATCCCATCAACACTGGTAGAAGGATATTAGGAATAAGCTTCGTTTTTTGCAACCACACCGATTTAGCATACTGGGGATTGCGGGACTTATAATACAGATAATCAATTATATCCGGACTTTCCAATAAGTGTGACAATTTGGGTGTGATTGGTAACTGCTGCATTTGATTTAAAATACTTGACACTGTAGCCATCCTATCAAAATTTCTAGTACCGCCCAGGGGGGCAATCCTGCCGGATTTAACGTTTCTTTTGCTTACATCCAAACCACAATAATAAGCAATAATACAATAACAATTGCCGGTGCAGCCAATTTATAATATACATGAGATATTTATGGAACTTTCATAGAGTTCTAGATATGTAAAATATATATCAAACTCCAGGTTTATTTGTTTTAGTTTTTTGTTAATTACAGGGCGAAAAGCTCCATCATGAAAGTACATTAAGGGTCGCTTGTATGGTAAACCTTTTCTCATTTTTTTATGAGAATAGTGCGCAACAATTTATTTTTGTCAGCGTGTATGGCGTTTTGGCAGATTGAATATAATACACGACTAGTAGACCTGCCATTTCTCAAAATAAAGCATACTTTACGTTTATCACTTTGCAATAATACTGTAAAATGCGTTTTCTATTCCGGATAGGAATTTTGTTCAATATGAAATTTAGATAAGACCAGTAGGTGTCATTTTATTGGGACCGCATGGGAACTTCTTTCGGTCTCACATATAGATTTATATTCGAAACCAGCGGATTGTCATAAGATATTTTAGCCAAATTTTGTGTTTTGAAATGAATCACATGAGTTAGCATATATTGGTTGCAAAAAAATCAATATCTTTTGACTAAAACTTTATGTTCTGATAGTCACGAGAACTTTCTTGCCGAACAAGTCCTTGGTGCGTTTCGGGAATGCGTTCAAAATGTCTTCTTCAACATCATCGGATTCGTTTTTAATGTGGTGTTCCGACAAAGTTTGTTTGAAGCGTAGTGCGACCTTCGAAACGGGTACAAATCGCATCTTGCTAACTTCCAGTTCGCTGAGTACGTCGGTTCCAGGTACATTGTAGTAGCTCACCACAAATACCTTGAGCAGTGGATTCACTGGTGCTGCTGCGGGCTCAGGTTCAGATTTAGGTATCCCACATTGCCTAGGCTTACGACTCTTAGGAGCTGGGTTAGGAACAATTGGCTCGATTTTATTAAAACTGAAGGGTGGAAGTTCTTTCTTGTGGAACGCTTTGGCAATTTCGGTGTTGATTTCGACATTGCATTTGTTCCTGCGCTCGGTGTAGGCTTGTATCAGAATGCATCCCTCAACAAATCCATAAACTTTTTTGATCTTTTGAATGGAATCTCCAGGAACTGGTAGGATTTCTTCTGACATTTCAATTCCTCCTAGATTTACCTCTTTCACAACATCGGTTGGAAGTATATATTCCCATACTTGGGATGGAGCGAGAAGAACATCTGTGGCGCCTCTAGTCAAACAGATCAATTTATTAGCCTTTGCCATTTTTTGATTTTAGTTCAGAACTATTTTCAATTTTCTTATTTTATATAAATTCAACATGCTTTGTTTCTGCGCCAAATAACTTGGTCTAGAGGACTTCTAGGCAGAGAAAACTGTTCTTTTCCCGGGGAAAACCCCTCGCCTTTGATTATCATACCCCATTCAGCGTCGCTCTCCTTGGCTATTTTAGGGAAATACTTGGCCTCCAGATATATGAATAACACTACAATTAAAGTTAGCACTATTGCATATATTACACTAGCCGTTAGGGTTTTAGACCCGCCGGGGTAATATTTATCTATACTACGGTTAACTACATTATCCCAAGCCAATGAGGCCACTAGGGATAGTCCACCAATAATAAAGGTAGATGTTTTAAGTTCCACTAGTTGAGGAAAACTCATTGTATATTGAGCGAATTAAATTAACTGCTCGATATAACTTGCGAGCTACCGGCCAACCCCATGCTAGAGCCGGATATCCATATACAAGGGCCCACCAAGTGGTGGTCCATGGAACATACACTGCTATCATCCTATACCTTACAAGAAATTGATTAATTTCAACAATAGATTGACCATGTATAAAGATATCAAAAATGATTATAAGGAAACTGCCAACAAAGAGCCGGCAGATATGATAACCCCGGCGATAAAGTGATATATCTGGATGGTCATATGGGCCGCACTAGCAAAGCCATCCGTGCGTCGGGAGCCAAGCTAGTTCTTGTTGAACATGATCCCAAAACATTCAAAATTCACCAAAGAAGACGTCCTTGGACAAATCCTATTTTGGGTGACATTCTGGATATTATGCTAGAACATAGTGATGCTACCGCGGTGTACTTTGATGGTATGGGAACTGTACAAAAACTCAACATTAAAAAGCTACAGCGGGCAATATCTCAAATGGTTAACTTGAGAATATATTGGCAAACTATCAGTACTAGATGTAATTTGTGGAGAAGCCGTCCAAACATGGCTTGGAAACGAAGATCATCATACGCATTGCGATTATTGACAGATGCTATGTCCGTAAGAATGAAGCGCATTAGTCCAGTCAGACTTGGCTCAGGGAAAAATGGTGCCCGGTGAATTACGAGTCCAACATGGCATTGATTAAATTTATACATAAATAAAATACAGATCTTCCCCAATTTTCTTGATGCGATCGGGAAACATTTTTTGAAGGCGATTTTCAATCCTGCAGAAATTATCAAGCATACTATTGTCGCGGACAAACTGGCGATAGTCTTTGACAAGTTTCTTAACAAGAATTAGCTGCACAGTTTCATGGATACGACTTCTATCCCACGAATAATTGCAGAATACCCATACATGAAGACCATTTTCCAATACAGGAATATAACTGAAGAAATCCGGTTTGACCTCTTCTTCAGGATATGTCTTGTAGTACTTAGCCATTGTTTGCGTCATGCTAGCATTGTGGCGAGATTGATCTCGGCTAAAGCCATGCATCTTTTTTTATCTATTATTGTACAAAATACAATATCACCGCGGGACATTTATGTTCCATATCTTCTGAGTAACCTTCTATTATCATAAGTAAAAGTGTAGCGGGGATTGTCGAATAGCCAAACTTGGTCTCGAGGCATCATGCCTATAAACTCGCCTTTTCGATCGTGTACAAAAGCGACACTTATTTTATATGTTATTGGTATATTTATATTTTATCGGTAAATCTTAAAAGTGTACGGCCACATCTTCCACATGCTTGAGATGCTTCATTACACTCCTGCTTACAGAAACAACATAATCCAGGTATCCATTCATTAGATTCTTCATCATCAAATTCCTCATCTGGGGAAACTGGTTCATCTAATTCTGTATCCTCATCATTATGATCTCCCATGGTAATATTAGTAAATATAGGCTTTGTATGATTATCTCTTAAATAGTTAACTATTTCATAAACGGCTCGACAATCTACTTCGTTATAATTACGAATTCTAGTCATTCGCCTATCAGTGGCACCACGCCCATTATAATAACAACTACGAGCCATGGACATAGCGTTCATTCCGTCACAACAATCTCCAGAGGCCCAAACACAGCTGATTAATCCCTGATCGTGTAATGCCTGGGTATAATTTTTGAGGCTAAAGTTAGTAGCACCGCGAACTACAACAGGTTCCTCGCTGACTACTTTATGAAAATCTACCCAATAATCATTTATATTAATGGAAAAGACTTCTGGATATCTATCATACATTTTATCCAACCAATCTTGCTCTGCTTGTCCCCAGTGATACAATAAAATGTCCTGCCCTAGCCAACCCTTCAAATATTTATAAACTTCTTCGAACAACTTCTTTTCACCAACGTCATCTAAGCTTTTGGCTGTGAAACAGCGATACTGCCATCGCCGCCCCATATATCCAATACCTACCATGAAGACCCTGTCTTTCGCTTCTTCTGGGGAATCGGGATTAAGCATAAAGGAACTAATAGTCTCGAAATCAACATATAGCTCTTGAACGGTATCGGAATCTAAAGATGAATTGTCTTGCCACCCCATATAATTATTCCCAATATAACGAGGTGAAACCGCAACAGTCAAATCCGGCTGTTGAATCTCAATAATCTTATCAAGAATTTCACCTCTACGACCCTTAATGTTCATATCAGATGCTTTTAATTTCGGAAAAGACCCTATTTCTGAAGAAGAATAATAACTTGTAATTCCTTTATCCCATGCCTGTTGACGGGCTTTTAATCCGCAATACCATAGTTGAGTTATTTCACCCAGTTTTTTGGCGAGTTTGGCCTTTTCTCGATGCCACCTACCATCAAACTTATTTTTCATATTGGGATATAATTCAGGTCGACTGGGTGGAATCAAAGACCATTCTTCGGAATGTTTTCTAACATCCCTAATCCATTTCAGGGCTTCGTGTACTTTATTTTCAACAAAGCTATCAGAACCTTCGAAATGAACTTCACCAAGTAATTCGTCCCCAGATCCGCGAGTTATTACGCTCTTTTTTTGATGTTTCCAGGCTCTTCCCCATACATAAGCAATATCTGGAGTAAACCCCTGCATCTGGCCGAGAGCCCTATTATAGATATACAATTGACTTTTATATGCATTGATACGACCGTGTTTACGTAAAGTACGTTTTCCGGTTCGAAACCAAATTGTGGACCACTTAATATCTATTACTACATAATGAAATCTACCCAAATTACTATATATATTCCTTAACTTAGTTTTGGGAAATAGTTTTTTCAAATAGGTTGACTTAACCAGCAAATCAGGAATTCCAAAGGTTTGATTTTCTATATCCACGACAACTGGTTGGTATATCATGGGTATTCCGCTCTTCAGAGCATCTAAAGTTGCATGAAGTTTTTCTAATACAGTCCCATCTGCTATTTCTAATATATCATCAGGATATTGCTCGCAAAGCCTCTCGTAAAGATTAGCTTCATATTGTTGTCCCATTTGCATAATAAAATCATTGAATCTTGATGAAGGGCTGACCGGAATACTATCACTACTAATAGACATACCTTCCCTATGAGAATCAGCCAGCTTCCTTTTAGACCCACGCTTTTCCCGAGCTTCAAAATAAGTCAAAATAGGGTCATCAAGTACGGCACCCGAAATACTAGACGGCGAAACCCAATCATCCCAGTCATTAATTCTTTTTACAGTCGCCAATGTTCGTTTAAAAACTGAGGATCGGGCTCGCTTGGACATTTTATAATCAGGAAAATTTAACAATTTTCTACCCAAAAAAAGTAATAACTTTTATACACTAGAGTCTAACCAAATGCTAGTTTGGCAACCCGCGGGAAATACCGTCAATTCATCTGTGTGCGAACCTTTTTTAAAATGTTGAATTTGGTAGCCATCTTCAGTCCATATAATAATTGAAATCGATTTTTCCACTCTGATTACTCTATTACTAGAGGACCCGGGCAAAGACAGGTTTAGCATGTAAGAAGCATACTCGATCCACGGATTAGTTATCTTCCAGGGAACGTAAAAGTCATAAGACTTACATGCTTCTCTTATTTCAGTATCAACATCTAATAATCCTTCGGGCTTAATATCAAGAAATGTAAGTACTCCATCCAAAGATGACAACATCTATACGTTTGACAAATGAATGTTTAAAGAGGTATTTGGATTTTTGAAATACCTGTAATTATAAAAGCTTTCCGTGGAATATATAAACGCAATGGACAAGTTACTGTCTAAGTTTTCTAAAGGAGATGAGCTCGAGTTGCGGCTTCAAAAAGCCACCAAAGATATGTGGGAAAACTTGTACAAGAATATTTTGGCATTTGGACCGTCAATTAGTCAAACTATAGTTTTTGGAGTTAAGATAGATAAAAACACCACCAACCGACAAATATTGAAGTTTAACAATGGTACTCGTTCTGGTAGTAGTTTCGAACGTAAGCGTAACATACAGTTCGCTTTCCAGTCAGGATTTAAGCTAAATCTAGCTAGAGAAGAGATTGTTCCCGCTTTCAGTGTTAATGATGCATCTGTAATTCGTATACGCTTACGAATATCAGTTATATTACCAGAATTACCTGAGTGGCGTTTAGACATGTCGTTGATTAGATTTGTCGAGCCTGAAAATACTCAACATTTGAAGCAAATGAAAAATCAGATGTTCTTCAAACTCAACCCTAAAGACATGCTAACGAAAGGGCCAATTGCCATTGCTAATAAATATGATATTGAACTTGAATACCAAGGAACCGACACTCCTTCTAAAACAGACATTAATGATGCTATACAAAAGATAAAGATGCGTATTGATCCTGATTTAGAGGAACGAGAACATTATACCAGCTATCTATTAAAAGTGGCCAGGCCTTTGGTAGATGATAAACGATTAAAGTTCTTCCGCCAAAGAAATGGGTTCAAACAATTAGGCAGTGCTGCTAAGGAGATTAATCGTAATACTTATTTCCGAGAGGTAAGGCCAAATATAGGCAAATACTATCTGACAGATAAAGCCGACGGAGATCGGGCTATTGCGTATCTTAGTCCGGAGGAATCTTTCTATATTACCGCTAAGCAAGTATTTCCTATTGGCGCCAAACCTGACAAATTGTGGATAATAGACTGTGAATTGGTAGATCGATTGTTTGTATTTGATGTTATGTATGCCAATGGCAAATCACTAGTCAGTGTCTCATTTTCGGAACGTATGAAACATATGGATGAAGCCGCGAAACTAATAGGATGCAAACCAAAAGTAATGATTGGACTGACCGAGGATAATTATAGTAAAGAAATTCCAAAGTTGTATAACCAGAAAAAGCGACCATATCCCATAGATGGGTTAATGTTCACTCGCGGGGACCAATCTTACTATCGAACAAATATATACAAATGGAAGCCTGTGGATCAAATGACCATTGATTTTCTCGTATTAAACCCAGTCCCCAAGATGATGGGAGTTGACCCATTCATTAAGAAACCCAATCATACCATGTACTTCTTATTCTGTGGCATTAGCTATGATAACTTTAAGCGATTAAGATTACGTAGAATTAAGAACTATTCAGAAATAGTTGGTTCGATGGGTAGAGATGACTTCTTCCCTATACAATTCTCTCCCAGTGATAATCCTTTTGCATATATTTACTATCACCCCAGTTCTAAGGAGAGTTCTCCAACTTCCGGAAATTTGCATGGACATGTAGCAGAGTTTGGATACAAAGATAATAGGTGGCATTTGCATAGAATGAGACCTGATAAAGATGGAGATGTTCAAGCAAATAGATCATTTGGAAATTCATTCATGGTCGCAGATACTATTTGGCAAAATTATCGCAAACCACTCACTTTAGAAGAAATGATTACCGAAGATCCGTCGAGCAACTATTTTGCTACCAAAAAGTCATCCATTTATATATCACAAACCTGCTATAATAGCTTTGTTAAATCAACTGTAATTCGCAATACATTTAAAAACTCTAGGTTTGTAATAGATTTAGCTGCCGGAAATGGTCAAGACATGTTTCGTCTACAGAAAGTAGGAGTAAAGCATGCGCTCTTTATAGACATTGATGCTGCAGCCGTTGCGGAGATTAATGGACGGAAATATGAGTTAAAACACTTAGCTTTGCAAACTCTTCAATTAGATCTAACAAAACCGGCATCCGTAAATCTGAAAGTTATTCAAAAGCTAGGGGTTCCTATGGCAGATGGTATTATGATGAACTTTGCTATTCATTATATGTATACGGATCAGAAAACATTGCGGAATCTAATTGAGCTAATTCATGAGCTTTTAAAAGACGGGGGGCGAATTATGATTACTTGTTTAAGTGGACAGAGGGTGTTTAATTTATTAAAAGATATTTCACCAGGACAATCATGGGACTCATATGAAGGGTCCGTTCTTAAGTATTCCATCCGCAAAGAATATAGAAGTTCCAGACTGACCAAATATGGGCAAAAGATAGCTGTTAAATTGCCATTCAGTGGTGATAAGTACTACGAAGAGAATTTAGTCAACATATCTAATTTAGTGGCCGAGTTTGCTCGCTACAAGCTTGAACATGAAATCAATAGTAGTTTTGGAGATTACCTTGAACAATACTCCGGAGAAGACAAAAAACATTACAATAAGATGACTCCAGAAGATAAAAAATATGTATCCCTTTATCAGGTCATAACCTTCTACAAAATTAAGTGATTCAAAAAAACATACTTTTTTGGAAAAAACATACTTTTTTTGGAAAAATTGATCGTTTTACTTTTGTTGGTTAGGATATGGGAATACAGTCGCTAGAGAAATTGTGCTTGCTAAAGCTTTGCAATGAACCACTGAGCGAGATATTGCCTGAAAAGATAATACGCACCCTCGAAAAAAATACAATCCGGCGGTGATGACTCAGTTGCGTAGAGTAATCCGCCATCGTCTTTGCACAAAATGGGAAACTTGGCCCAAGTGTGATCGTAAGGATGCAAAAAAATTGGCTCTGAGTTTCATTACTGAAATACCTGAGTATATTTGGCCATTGTACTTCGCTACATTTGGACCCACTCCAAAAATGAAAGATGTGCCTTGGGTTATTACGACAGAACACAAGAAACTCTTCAGACAATTGGATCAGCGTCGCCGAAATGGTAATTTGGAAATAGAGGGTTTATTCCAGGTACCAAAGAAAAAGAGCAAATTGTTTCGTGAAGACCCTCCCAAATATTTTCATAACTGGGTTGGATGGTTTAAAAGAAGACGTGAAGAGCACACCCAACGCATGGAAAGTAGCCCCACACACTGGATGTTCCCCCTCCGCCGCTTTAAAGAAGAAATCTTGAGAAGAGATGATGTTGGTTTCTATCTGGACATGTATGGCAGCAAATCATGAAGTTTCCACAAATGATCTCAGGACCATACAAATGATCTCAGGACCATTTAGGATCTGGTTTATCTACGAACCATGGAGTTTGTCGGTAATCCAGTGTGAATTCAGTGTTTTTTGCCACTGGCGTAATTGTTCTTAGATACCAATCAACATCCAGCTGAGTGTTAGGAGTCCAAGAATGATTAATCCAACTACCGAAATCTGTTATTTTGCCCCATTTAGTAATACCCTGTGCTATTTTATCCCCAGCGGGATAATCGCGGCCGGCAAACACTCCTCTTCCAGCGATCTGCGAGGCGCCTACGTACCACCCAGGGCCTTGTTCGGCGGCGGGCCATAGTCTCATTGTTATCATTATAATGGCTAATATTATTAGTAGAAGTATTATTATTAGCAAATCCATTACGTAAAGTCTTTTTCTCGCAAAAAGTTATTATTACTTTTTGAGTATATTTAATGGTGCAAAAGAATTCCAAGTCTCGTAACAAGACCATATCTGTAAATATAATTAGATCTAGCACCTCTAAAAATCTGGATTATATTACCCTTGAAACCAATCGCGGTAAATTTGAACTACCCAAATGTGTTGCTACTATTTCATTGGAGCTCAATGGAGAGCATAGGTTGGTAGTATGTGGTGGAAGAGTCAAAAAGTTTGACGACCATGAAATTTGAATTGTCATAAAAACAAAAGTCTTCTAAATCAATATAGTTGGGAATGTGGAAAACTTCAGAAGGATTAGCTTGGATTCCGGCTATGGCTCCCCACGAACGGACAGTAGCGTTTGATCTAGATCATACTCTGGTAAAACCCAGTGGGCGCCGCAAGCATCCCAAAGACGCAGATGATTGGAATTGGATGAAATCAGTTAAAGAAAAACTAACAGAGATTGCTACAAATACAAACATTGTTATATTTACCAATCAAGCCACAACCCGACCAGAAGTAATTAAGAAGCGCATTGAAAACATTGTCAAAGATCTTGGAATTGCTGTACAAGTCTATGTAGCAATGGATCATAATATATTCCGAAAACCCTCTACAGGTATGTACGACTTTTGGAAGGAACAAAATACCAAGGATTCTGGAAAAGCAAATTTAAGACTTTTCGTTGGTGATGCGGCTGGTCGTCCAGGCGATTTCTCTGATAGTGATTATGGGTTTGCCAGAAACACGGACACCAGTTTCGTAACTCCAGAGGAATACTTTAACCCCCAAGGGGACGCTCCGGAGGGTAAGCCCGCGATCCTTCCCCGGCCGGATATAAAACCGCAAATATGCACTAAACTACCAGAAACAGACATATTGCTAATTGTTGGGTATCCAAATACAGGCCAAGAGGAAATTCGTATGTTTAATTACCCCGATCATGTGGTAAAATATGCTCGTCATAAGACCTTTCCCCCCAAATGCTTTATTGGGGGTACATTTGTAGATAAAGCCAAGCGCAAGGAAATTATAGACAAACTGGCTCCTCGCAAAATAACCTGTATTTTCATAGATGCAACTATGGAGCAGTCCCAGAGGATGAGTTTATATCACATGCGATTTGAATACGCACAGCGGGAGGGCACGGTTCTCAAACGTGCCAGGGGTCTGAAGATGCCGCCAAGACAAGTCTTTTATGGACTGCGCAAAAAATTCAGTAAACCCACCAAGGCGGAGGGATTTGCCCAAGTAATTAAGGTACCCATTTGCTCTAATAAATGGAGCACGGAAATCCTAAACATGTGTTAGCATGTTTAGACATGTGTTAAGTGGGTGCTAAATTTTCAATTTGGCTATTTTTTTCTATATCCATATCGCTGAGTTCGCCATTGGAAGTTTCAATTTTAGAAAAAATTAATCATTATTGTTCTTTACCAAAACCGGAAGGATTTTGAGCAATTACAATGAATGTTCGGCCAGCAAGTCGCCCACTGGGGTATTTATGTCGATGTTATTTTCGTTAACATGCCGTCTCAGTTCCGCCCACAGACGTCTATTTTCCGCAGGAGGAACGTCCTCCAAAGATTTAGCATCCTCGCCCAATCCACGCATAGCGCGTTCAGCACGGTTAACGGGTCCACTTCCAAGAGGAGATTCAGCAGCTCCAGAGTAAGCCCCCATCTTAGCAATACAACCTTGTGATCTGTTCGTGTTGACAAAGTGGGAACTTCGCACGAACAGGAGAGGACCGCACGCGAACCACATACCGGGGTTAATAACAGATTTAGCGCGCTCAGCATTGTTAAACACGGTGTTGTTGTAGGGATCAATATTATCAGGTGCGCTGCCAGTAGAGACAACACGAGATTTAAGCGTCGACCATTCTGTTGCCAAGCGCCTAGCACTCACTTCGTAGAACTTACTGCACAGCACAAATGCACGCTCATCCGCGTGAGCCAAGATCTGACCAGGAGCAACTTCGGCTTGGCCGGCAACTTTCTTGACACGTGCTGCCAATTCATCAGGCATGACATTAGTAACATCTTCCAGAACATTACTTTTACCCAATTTTTCGTACGCGGCGGCAATTTCTTTAATGACGCTCATGAAGCCCTTGTCTCCACATCGCTCAGCAATAGCTTCACGAGCCCGAGCAACTCTATCCTCATTAGATTGAGCTTGACTGTCAACCAAGGCACGCAGCTCTTCAGCGGGGTTAGTGATCTGCATTGTGTCGTAGTTGCGTTGGATGAAACCTTGCAGAAGCGAATCTTCAATAATCCGCGTACCATCAAGCACTTTAGATCGATAAGGTTGGAACACCAAATAGTAGGCAACTTCACAACCGTGGCATAGACAAGCTGCGATCCATTGTAAGCAGCATTTATCGCCCTCCTGAGTAGCATAGGCAGCTAAGGCGGCCAGAACTTCTTGGTATGGGTTGCGGTTCTCGGCAGGATTATTGAGATATCGCTCATATTCGCTTTCAACACGATCAGTCAATACTCGAAGAGTGGTGGATTGAATCTCCATAGCACCGGAAACGGCCTCGGAGCGGTTGTATTTACCCTTGGCATCAGGTACGTCATCTCCATATGGAACTTCTCCCTTCAAGAGCCAGACGGCAGTGTTGCCTCGTTTAGCCCGACCACTGCGGTCGAATGGGACATAGTCCTTGGCGGGAGTAATTGATCCAGCCACAAGTTCCACCTTGGTGGCGTTGAGATTCTTCACTTGCACTATCTTACCAAGCAAGTTAGGAATATCGTCGCGACGATCTCTCCATTCCTTAACTGTGGGCAAATAATCAGTAATGATCAATGTGGAGAGGATATCAGTTGCCTCTTCGGGATCAGCACTTTTCAAAGCGGCAGTGATCTTTTTCATAAGAGCAGCGTCGGGAACAAGGAAAGTACGTCCAGTCTTGGCTCGGGGAACCAGGGCTCGAGACATAAACAAATCATCAAGCACATCTGCAACGGCGGCATGTTTGGTCCTAAGATAGGCCATAATATTTGGGTACTTTTTCATGCCCGCAGGCAATTTACCTCCATTGTGACGTGGCATCTTTGAGGTTATATACATGTATGAAAAATTCTCTAATTAATAAAAAAACTTGCACTTAGAAATTCTGGGCTGATTTTTTAATAAAATTGAATTTTGAAGACAGTTCTGCGTACAGAATGGACTACTCGCTAGTCCTTATTCTGCTGGCTTCCAACTCCAGTCTTTTGCTGGCTCTATTGGGAATTTTGGGCATATTATCGGCACGTTGGCGTCGAGTATATGTTATTGATTCTCAGGAGAAGCTAATACTCCTGGACAAGAAAGTGTGGTCCTTGATGGTAAAGGATGATCAGGCACTGGGAGTATGTTTTGGATGGTGGTTCGTTGGATATATAAAATCCTCAAACGACTCTCATGGACAAACTCGCCGCACCGCTTACATGTGGTGCACGCTGAAAAAATATTCCGAGTTTACTTCTGGACTCAATTTCGAGAATAGAACAAAGGACTGGAAATTGTGGGAAAGAGATGGTTGTTCGTTTGATATAACCTATTCTACTCGAGCTGTTCCCTTCACCAGCAAGTTGAAATGGCCCAAACCGAACCAACGAGAAATAATGGAGGAGGTCACATCGGTTTATAGGAGACAGAACTATGTCGTGGTATTACTCAGTGGAAAACCTGGTTCCGGAAAGTCGGCAATAGGTAAGCTCTTATGTAAAGAGCTGGATGGATCGTATTGTAAGACGTATAATCCTACGACTGCCGGAGATTCCTTCCGAAAGCTATACCTAGCAGCGGCTCCTTCCAAAGAGTCTCCACTAATAGTTGCTTTGGAAGAGATTGATGAAATATTGTACGAAGTGAAGCATAAAAAGGTGGCAGTGAACAAATACTGCCCTGCCCAAATACATCGAAAGTCTGATTGGAACAATTTCCTGGATGACATAGATGATGGGTTATATCCGAACGTCATTATGATAATGACAACGAATATGACAATTGCTGATATTCGTGCATTGGATGACTCTCTTATCAGAGAGAATCGAATTAACGTGATAAAAGAGATGTAGTTCTTTTTTGAATATTGCACAGTGTGGAGAGAATTGTCTAAAGGATCACGCCGAAATAGAAATGATTTCAGAGTATCCAAGATTCAGCTCTTAAATTTCATTGGAGAAATTATTTTTTCCATTATGCTTCATGCGGCGGAACTTAATTATTATACTAAAAAATTATCCAACAGTCAGTATAGTTTAATATGTACCCAACCTCCGATCTCATTAATCTCTACCATTCAAAAATCCGTAACGAACTCGGACTTGGCGAAGACGCATCTGATGATGACCTCGTCAAAGCCTGCCAAGACAAAGGAATCATACACGGAGGACGTGAAATGAAAATGGGGGGAATGGAATCCCTGGGTGGATATGAAAAATCTCACATGAGTCGAGCTAAAGCAAAGCTTATCCGGGACATTGCCAGTGATGTCGCATCCAAGCTGAAACTCAAGGGACTGGACCCCAAAGAAAAAGATTTGGATAAGCTCGTTAAGGCTTTGAGGGATGCTATCCCTGATCCCACCAAAGACGGGCGTAAGTTCAATAAAAACAAAAGCGTGCAGGAACGCGTATGTCGTGTGATGGCTGAAGTGATTAACCAAAACTACGGAACTAAAGTTGTGGACCCCAAGGGTGACATGGAAGAGGTATGTGAGGGTATCTCTGAAGTCATGCACACACTTATGTCTGGTCTGCATGCAGAGTTCATTGGCGTCCGTGAAGACATGCGCCGCGTTCTCGGAAATCTCGAAACTTTGAGGGCATACCTGGATCTTATCCAGAAGGCTATGAAGAAAATTGCATCTGATTCTGATGACTCCGCAACTGGGGCTTCCTTGAAAAAGCTCAGTGACTTCTCTGATGCTGTTGTAATAGAAGTTGCTCGTCAGATCAAACTGCTTGAAAATATGGCCGGAATTGCTGACTCCAGGGAAAAATCTCTGGACGAGCTTATGGCCAAGGAAAAGGGTCTGAAAACCCTAGTTAAGCGCATCAAGAGTGCACCAGGATCTGCTAAATTCGGAGAAAAGGTCGCACTTATGCTCTCTGGAGTTGGTACTATGGCATATGCTGCTGCTGAAGTCGATTCTGCCCTTAAGCAATTGGGAATTTCCCACAAGCAATACAAAGATCTGAAAGAATTCAAGAAACTTCGCGATGAGGTCAATGAATCTCTTCTGGAGAAACTTGATGATGTTCGCTCTGAAGAGCAGTTCCGCAAGATGATTGCTGCTGCTGATATTATCCTACGCAACGACTATCGCCACGCGGACATTGTTGCCCATTTGGAAAAGAAGCATGGTGGGGCCTATAAAACGAAATCTCCCGGAAAGAAGAACGGTAGTGCTCCCGCAAGCGGCGGAACCAGCCTTTCCAAGCGACTGGATCGTCGCGAAAAGATCCGCAAACGTCTCCTTAAAGCATTCAATCAACAACTCCAGGACATCTTTGAGCGAGTTCTATCTTTGAACAAGATGCTTGTTAGTCGTGTTGGTACTGAACTCGCTCGCGGAGAAGATTTACGCCGCTTTGTCAATGCATTCTTGGAGTTGAATCCTGTCCAGGATCGCAAAGTCTATTACTCTTTGAGTGGCTGGGCTAATGACATCGCTGCCAAGCAGGTTCGCGAGAAGTTCCAATCCCAGATTGATCAAGTTATTTATGCTTTGGACTCTTTCAAAGAACCCAAGGCTAAATCTGCAGCTGATGGTCTTAAAAAAGCTTTCCAAGATTTGGCCAAAATGATCAAAGACATGGAAGGTGCTTTTGAGAATTTGCCTGTTGTTACTTTCCGCTCTAAGAAGGGAGCTGAAGAACGTCCTCTTGCTGCTGCAGAAGGCGGTGATGAATGTGGCTATTCTGGCAACGCTAACATTGCCAAGATTAACTACACTATTAATAAGGCTCAGCGTGATCTGCTGTACTTCTACCACACCTCAAAGGTGTTCGAATCCACCAAACTTGCTTCTGAAGAGCTTAAAACTCTGAAGGAGGAATATCCTAAAGTTCTGGGAGATGCTCTCGCCAAGAAGCTTGATGATTTGGCTAACGCCAAGAAACAACTCAAGGACGTTTTGGCCAAGGAATCCGAAGGACTGGGTCAAGCTCTAAGTGCTAAATACACTAGTGCTACTGGAACTCCATCCCAAGATCCCAAGGATGAGAAGGAAGAGTTCATCAAGCTTTCCAACAAAATGAATGATGCATTGGCTGGATTGTACCAAGCTGCTGAGGCAGTTGACCGGTATATGCTGGAATTCACTGATGCTGCTCTACGTGATCCCAAATCCGTTGAGGAACTAAAAATCATGCTTGATCAGACCGAAATCATCTCGGACTGGTTTGATGAGTTGTCTGGCAACTTGCTTTGCCAATCTTTCGAAGCATTCCCTGGTGAATTCATTGGAGCCGATCCCACCATTGATACTACCCCCATTACTAAGGATATGCTTAAAGATGAACATTACTACGAAAGCGTGCTACGGGAATGCAAATTGCCTACTCCTGATGTTAATATTCCGAACCGCGGTGCTATGGTCATCGATAATAATGACTACTCCGCCGTCAATCTCAATGGTATGGGCGCTGGTGCCAATGGACTCGGTGATCCAGCAACATATACTCAACTTGCTGCTTGGGTACGTGGTCCATTTAATGCAGGAGGTAAATCTCCTGAGAATTTGGAGATGGAACGTAAAAATCGATTGGTTGCTGCTCGTACAGGGGCACCCAAACTCGAATCACTGTCTGTGGGTAATCCCTTCTTGGGTATCCCTTCTTACGATAAGGATGGTGCCACTGAGAGAGCTGTGGAGGGTGCCTGCAAGGCTGTCAACAACTTGAGTGTCTTAAAGAATCTTATCTCCGCTTTCGCAAGCATTGGTAAGTCCTTGGGCGGAGAAGCTATTTATAAGAAGACCAACATGACTCCTCATCAAATCTTCATGAAGCTCAATGAATATCTTAAGTATTCCGCTTTCGTACTTGGGCCTGATAGACTTACTGGCCACACTGGTAAAGCTATTTCGGATGGCAAGATTGATCCAGCTTCATCTCTTGTCCAAGATGCCGCCGGCATGGGCGTTGGTAGTGCAGCTATGCTTGCAGATCTTGCTACCGATGGTGATGCTACACGAACTCTTAATGATCGTGAATCTGTGCGTAAGAGTGCGTATCTTGCTATGGCTCCAGCAAGTGGTGCTGGAGGTACTATCGGAGACGTCTGGAAGTGTAAGTTTACTTATGCCGATGATGTGTTCCAAATGATTGTTAAGTCTATGGCTGCCAAGGTTATGACGGTTGTTGGTCTGTACAACCTGATCCATAAACCCATTGAAAAGCAAGCTTTCGGTAAGCAATTTACGGATCTGCGCTTGGTTCTTGGCGGTGCTGATACCTACCCTGAAGTGCTGGATGGTGCTATGGAACTGTATTTGAGGCTGCCGCTTCTTGCAGAGCTTTACCGTCACGTGTTCGGATTCTATGAAAATCGCGATCCTCTGGTTACCATGATCCCCGAGAACATGGGACTGTTCGGAGGTCTTATCGATCTGGTCTTCACCAAATCTCGTTATGTTGAAGAAGGTTCTTACTCCAGCACTGATGCAGCCATGCTTGTTGCTGAGATCAACAAGATCTACAACCGATTCAAGGATTCCAAAACTCCTGTTAGTGATGTTATCCATGCGTTTGTCGGAGAGATGAACACTAGCTTCGGGTTGATCACTGAAGAAACTCGCAACAAGTACCTTGCTGATAGGTACCGCAATCAGGCTCTGGATAAGTTCAGCGCAGAGACTCTTGCTAATGAAAGCATCCTGCCCGGCGGTGAATACGAAGATGAGCCTTCCAAGGCCTCTTATGCTGATCGCTACCGATCCGCCAGTGCCCTCGATGCTGAATATCAACGCAAGTATAAATATGAGATTGGTCCTGACAATGAAACCAACTTCAAGCAATTGCGTGATCGTCTTACCGCTGAATTCGACGGAATTGATTTCAAGAGCACGGAATGGGATCAGTTTGACAAGGTCATCAAATCCCGCAAGGAAGAACTTAAACACGCTAGAGATCGCAAGCAACGCTTCGAGGTCGCTATGGCGCTGATTAATGGCTTCGGCAGTTTGTCTATTGAATCCATGGCCCACTCTCTGGTGCTCTTCCATGAAACAGTCATCACCGGCTTGTTCACCATTCAAGGATTGTATGACCAAACCAAACACTTTGCATCTTGTCTCAAGGATATGGCTGACTCTATTGATGCTGCTAAGAATTGGGCTGATAATGATACTGTCGGTAATGCACTTCCTCCACTGGGACCCAATGGGGAACTGGCTTATTTGGATCGCACTGGTGTACTTGGTACTCGCCAACGTGACGCGGGTGCATCCGGCGGTATGACCGCAGTGCAAGTTGCCGCTCTTGATCCCGCTGCTGGAGATAATGAAAAGGCAGCTCGTTATCGATTTGCCATTGATCAAGGTAAAATGCTCAAGCATTTGATTGAAGTATTGTTCGCATACCAAGATTTGGGAGACTTGACTGATGTTAAGATCGATAAGTGTAACGTGCTTGTTGATAACTCTAAGGTTAGAGCATATGTTGAGCAACAACTTCGCAATCTCAAGGGTATGGTTGATAAGTTCCGCGGCGTGCTTCCTTGCGAGCTTGTCAACACTTTCGAGAGCTCTCAGAATTCTTGCGGTTTGTACTACCTCGAACAGAACTTCCTCAACGAGTTCATTATGGGAACCCCTACCAATGATAAGGGTGAACAACCCAAACTGATTCTCGATAAGTCCAATACTTATCTCGAGAAGATCACCAAGTATTTGACCACCAAGTGGTCCGTTGAACCTGGCGCTGCTGCTGCTGGTGCTGGTACCATTGCCGCTGTTGCTGCCGGTGCTCGCAAAGGACAACAATTTGATCGTGAACTTTGTGAGTTGGTGTTCTGGGATGCATTTAAAGAACCTGTTCTGGCTGATGCCAGTGACAGTGATGTATTGGATCTCGACGATGACACTATTGGCAAGGTTCATACTAATCCATTTGATAAGGATGCTGAAGGAACTGCTCCTGGAAATGTCTGGGCTAAGCTTGAACGAGCTGCTCCTGGACCTGTGCGTGCCCGCATCTACCAAGAAAAGGCAGTTACCAACCACAGGAGTTTATTGGATCTCTTTAATCAAATGCTTGGCATGTATCTATCTAGCTTCTATGACCAAGCTAATGGCAAAATCTATCTTCCTCTTATTGGCGAGTTCGCCAATGGTACTTTCAACGTACAGGTAATGAAGGATGAAACTGTCAGAGACATTGCTAGCTCTCGCGATGTTGCATCTGATGAGCTTCTCGCGGCTCTCCGCGCTGGTCTCGGTGCTGGTCCTGGTCTGGTAGATGCAGCCGCACTACTCGCTGCTATCCCCGCAGGAGCTGATGCTTACTTGAGATTAATGGCCGGAGCTTATGCTAGGGACGCCGCGGCAGTTAGGGGCGTATTGCCTAGGTTGGACCCAGGTGACCGCGACAGAATTCAAGCCGCAATTGCGGCAGGTAGAGGTGGTGCACTTGACGCATGGATCATGGATCCTGCCAATGGATTTACTGAGCGTGTCAGGGGATGGTACTCGCTTCTTCAAGAAATAGCTGGAGCTGCAAATGTCAATGCGGGATGCGCCGCATTCCTTGCTAGAATTAATCGTGGTTTGATTGGAGTTGCTGGTGAGCCTGGATCTGTTCTTGTGTCTAGTCTGGGTCTGGCACTCAAGCGTATGATGACTCTGCAAGGCCGTGGCGGTACTAAGCAATATATCGAAGCCGATCTTGCCGAGATTCCTCTATACATGCGCGAATCCTACAAGGCTAAGATCCCCATCTTCCGCAAGTTGTTCACTCTCTTGCGCGATAAGGCCTCATTAATACGCAAGTTCACCGAGCAACTTAATGTCCGTCGACCTACTACACCCACTAATGCTGCTGCTGTGCCAGCCGTATCCGACATTACCGCTATGTCTATTGCGGCCCCTACTGACGAATCTTCCGATGCTCTGCAGAAGAAACTTCTTGTACTGATTGACCAAGTCCGCAACGGTTGTACTTCTCTTCTGAATGGTATGACTGAAGTAATGGATCAAATTGACGACGATCCTAAATATCTTGAGACTTACACAGGCTCTATTAAGGATTACGAAACTCAACATGGCTACGCACCTATGATGCCATACTCATCTCTGGCATACTACTTGAAATGCCAACCACTGAATGCCGGACCGGCCACCTCTCTATACTCCGAGGGTACATCTCTACCAGGCATGCCCATATGGCCCATGGGTAACCCTCACTTCAAGTTGCAATTCGGTTCTCGCGGTGTACTTTCCGCGGAATCAGTTGACTTGTCTGACTTCCCATCCACCCGCCAAAGTCTCAAGCATTATAATGAGACTACTGATGGTCGCCATTCGCTTTCTGAATCCGATGTCAGCAAATTGCTTATGACTAACACATGTATGTTGAAGTACCTTGCTGAAAACCAGCAGCTGAAGAGATTCCTTTCCAGCCTCAATGATGCGACTGCGGTTCTTGGTGCCACTGGTCGTTATCCTTGCAATGTCTACTGCGATATCCTTAGTGCATGCAATCCCACCCAAGAACCATGTGCATACAGGCAATCCATTGAGAAGGTCATTGAACTTGTAGAAGAGGACGACATGAAGGAGGCTATCCATAAGCTGGCTAACTGCGCTCGTGCCACCGAGGAATGCCGAAGCACTCGCAAGGAAATGCGTGCTCGCAATGTGCTTGATCTCAACATTGTGCCTATTAACCTGACTATGCTCGGCCGGGAAGTTCCTCTCGTCAATTTGTACAACTATTCTTACACTTTCGATAAGTTCGTCAGGGATATGTTCGGTTGCAATAATCGGGCTCTTGATAATAATGATACACCTGCACAGGCTCTTGGCAAACTACTCTGCAACCCATACCAGAATGTTAGTTTTGCTGCTTTGTATGGTGGTCTCAAGGAAGCTAATGTTGGCGCTATCTTCCGGGGTGGAGTTGGCAAAGATCTTGGACGCCCTCGCTTCTTGGGAGATCACCTGTATAACAAAGCTCTGTTTGGAGAACTGTACAAACGAGGTGCTAATGGAGAACTTGCAGACAATGCTGGGATTACTGATCTGGATTCCCGCGGAGCAGAAATCTCATCCGCACTACGAGCAAAAGGCAATGCCGCTCCATACACTCTTGGAATTGAATATGGTGATGGCCTTAATTATCCAGAGGTGGCAGCTGATGGTAAAATCAAAACCAAGAGGCTGATATATCCCCTTCCGGCTAAAGCTTTTCTGCGCTATATTGGTAAACTGCGATTCGATACCAAACTGGTACGTAACATCGTCTGGCTCACGAACTTGCAACGCGCCATGCGCCTGAAACTCAGCTACGAGCTTGAATGGTATGATACTCGAATTATCAGTGGCCATGCCCTCCTCAACCCAATGGTAACTGAAATTCACGGTATTAACATAGATGACAACACCGTCGCTGATCCTAAAAAACTAAGAGATTGTTAATGACGCAAGAAAAACTATAAAAAAATTTTTTTACAACTTTGAACATACATTTTAGAGAATTTGACGCGCATCCAACACTAAGGTAGATGATATAGTTACATTATCCACGACTCCTTGTGAAAATATCATAGCACCATTACCAAACATTTTATTGTATCTAGCAGCTTGCGCTCGGATATGATCAGTGAGAAAACTTTCGAAGAGAATGTAATTCTTGGCATCAATCCAATGAATAGATTGTCCATTTATGATAATTGCTTCATCAAGCAGAAAGTCCGGGGTGGCGATAACTCGGCCATATTCTCTTTTTTGTCCCTCTTTTATCTCATTTTCCTCTCGGTACCCAATCTGCTTGGAAGCCAACCAGTCACCAATCTTTTCCTCGAATTTTTTTGAATCAACTGTTTCCTTCTCTAACCATTTACTAGAACTGAGATCATTATCTAAAGCATATACAATATCTCTAGCTAGTAATTTGCTAGTAATATTTGCGTGTACTGATAATTGATTTGGGGTAGGAAGATCCTTCCTAAATTTAGCGACCTTTTTTAACAACCACAAAGGCGGTACTTTATGTTTATTCGACAATTTTCTTAACTGTCCCGGTCTATACGTATTGACCAATTTGCGGAGGTTTGGTATCCTGAGGGTTTTTAATTTACCTATAATTGTCAAATTTCTCCAACTAATATATACTCTTATTAGAGAGTCTGGTATTTTGGAGAGCTCAGATAATGGGGGAGGACCAAATCCGCCCTCATACGTTTGAGAGAAATACTTCAAAACTGTTTCCTTGACCATTTAATAATCAACAATTATTGGCAAAACCTTTTCAAATTTGTATCTATATTAATAAAAGCATGAGAGTCAAAGGGTTTTGTACCAATGTTACTAAATATGCCAAGTATGACAAATTACAAATATATTTAGAGCCGGATCAATACGAAAAAATGAGGGAGTTTCTCGCCAAGTATGATGGCAAGAAGCCATTGTTCGACAATGTATTATCGGTTAATTGTAGTCAAGCATATTGTAAGTCCTCTAAAATACGTGATCTGGAAGTAAGATGTTTTGCCGCCGATTTAAAGGGTCAGGAAGTACAACTTGATGTCAAACCCCGCAAATATTCCTTTCGATCGCAACTTGATGCTAATAGAGGGGAAATAGTAACAGGAGTATCTTTATATACAACAAAAGCAGTGGCATATGAACTATATAAAAATTGAATTAGTGGGATATTAAAAGTATGGATGGGCTCGTGAAATTAAACCCAAAAATGCCTACTGCTTTATTTGGGTTACACAATGATACGGGCATATCTTGTCATTTTAATGCAGTAACTCAAGCTTTGTTGAGCTGTACGGGATTTGTCGAAACTATGCGAATTCATTTGGATAAGTATTCGGATAATGCCATTGTGTACGAATTTCTCAAACTTATTGATGGAGACGAAACCACACGCACCGCTAGACCAATCTTCGAGGAATTAAAGAAACTTACACAAACCCGAGATGATAAAATTAACAAGTTATACGGGAAGTCACATGAGTGTGCGGATGAAACTCTGAAGCTTATACTTGAATCTATTGGAGACAGTATGATTGATCGATTTAAAATCAAATATAAAACACAAGTAGTGTGTCCAAATTGTGATCATCGAACTAACCCAACATACGACGTTCGATCTTATTTCCAAATCACTGGTCGCGAAAAGGATTTGATCAACAACAAAAAATTTCAAGAACATTTGTTACGTCAAGTTACCGAAGTTTCTGATTATACTTGCGAGAAATGTCACATTACATCTGATTGTCGCATGGAACACTACCTCCACTTGACTTCAGAAATATTTGTAGTAGTGATGCACAAACACTCAAGTATGTATGGAGGAGTTGGAAAGAAAAATTTGTTCTTCCCCATGGGGCTCAAGTTTCCTGGATTCCCTAAAGGCACCGTGGTACAATACGAGCTAGTCGCGCAAGTTGATCATACCGGGCATGATACTGCCGGACATTATACTGCCACTTGTCGCCGCGGACCTGATACATGGCGTTTAAATGATTCTTCAATAGAACGTGGCACCTTATCTCCATTACCTACAACATATTTGTTGTTCTATCATCTAGTTTAATAAAACTCATACTTTTTTGATAAAGATCAATGTTAGTTTACACTCTCTATCTATGAGATGTACATATCCACTCACACTAGTATAATCAGCACTCCAACCCCAATAGAAAATAGGTCCGCCAATAATAATTAAATTATGACCCCTAACAGTGAGGCATTGTTTCTCAATATCATCCTTAACATAACCTATTAATGTCCAAATGGATTCTGCTAGAAATGGCTGTTTAATGATTTTTTCGGCAACAAGTTGGAAAGCTATTTCTAAATCATTAGATGAAATAGTTCCATCCAGCACTTCATTTGTTACCGTCCACATTTTATAAAAAACAACTTCACTTTTGAATATGTTTGATTATTTTAACTTTGGCCTTTCCAAATCCATACCATTCATATTTAGCCAGAAAATCAGGAGATGATACATTACTATCAAATTCCTTGGAGGCTTCTGGATCTTTGATTATTATTTCCATTATATTTGTGTAAATGTGTAGATACTCCCTTGAATCTATGCTTGTGGCTTGAATCTGTTTGATCTGCACACTTACATCGGTATACGACATTATTAAATGACCGTTTCAGTTATTTCGTGAGCCAGAGCCGTGTTATGTTCCCCAATGTTATCAATTTTACCAATTCATTTTAAAGTCTGGCATTGTGAATATTCAACCATTTCTTTGTCGTATGAGTTTGCGGATCATGTAGTAACTTATATACCTTTTGAGCAATCTCCATATTTTCGATTATAAATGTCCTATCATGTGTTTGTACATACAACTTGTGATTTGTTATGCGAAACCAAATGATTTTATCAATAGCGATTGAAAGCGTGTCCATTTTAAATACTAAGAGATCAATTTTTTATAGAAATTGCTTATATTTAATGGGCAACCATGTAAAGATTTGGTGCTTGCACTACAGAAGTGGTGACATTTCCCACCCTTAACGTCATTGGTGAGGTTACTGGTTTTAATCACGCCAATTGTATTGATGACTGCAAAGAAGATTTAAGGACGTGTGATTGAGCGCAAAAAAGATAAATATAGATTTTTTGATGTGCTAGTAAGCTTCCATTCATTACAACAACCAGCGACGGTTGCGTTTGAACACGGACTCGTCCACGTCTTGTTGTTGTCTCGCGTCGGGCCCTATGGGGACATGCTTTGGACGACGCAGTCCAACGAAGTTTGTAGCAAACACGTCTCTATTATCATCGGCCACTGTAGTGAAGTGTGCGCCAGTGTAGAATCGACTAATATCGCGCACGTATTGTCTGTGGTTAGACTTCACGGATGGATCCAGTTCGGTATCATGGAGATAGTCCACGAAGTTACGTTCGGGGAAGCCCCCATAGCCGGATCCGGCCACGGCAAAGCCGCCTCGGCCACCAACTTCGTAGTCCATGTTGGCCATGGTTCCATAGTCGGAGAAGCCGACATCGCGAACGTAAGGGTCGGCATATCCAGAGTATCCTTGCAGGGTGCTACTGCGACAAGTATCGTTGACATCCAGGCACCCCATTGTGTTAGTGTTGTAGGGATGATCATGGTGGGTATTCAAATGGTCCAAAAGAGGACTGCTGCCGGCGTATGCGGGATAAAGCTCTTCCTTATCCTCCATATCCTCCCCAAATAGCTTCCGGAGTGGAGCCAAAATGGAATCAACTGTCTTGCAGGTGAAGAGGACTGCGACTAGGATAATAAGCAAAACAAAAATCAAAGCAACCCAAATGCCCTTCATGTTATATTAGACAATAAAAGAAATTTCCAGAAATATTCATTTCTGGGAAATAATAGATTTCCAGTTATAAATTCTATTTATGAAATAAAAGAATTTAGTGCTTTTATAACTTGGGAAAAGTCATCCTCATTAAATTCCACAACGGAATAATTGCTTTTCACAAACTCAACATTTGAGTGACGAACTATCAACATATTTTCTGGCAATCACAAGCCTTGAAATATCGCAAAGCTGTTTATAGAGTTTCCCTCAATGGATTAAATGATGTCGAATTTCAAGAATGTTGTTCTAAGATTCCTTCTCATGGTTGCGTTATTATATTCAATGAGTTTGATAAAGTTATAGATAGGCGGATCAAACCAACATCACGTTCCGACAAATATGTTACTCGTGGCGGGTTTCTGGAAGCAATTGACGGGAGTATCCCCTCTTCCAGACGGCACTGTTATTATTCTATGTGTTAATGATCTTGAACAAGCACAGAAAGCTTTCGGAAATGACAGGAGAGGCAACACTCTATTGCGACCCGGAAAGATAGACAAAACTATCTACTTTGGTGAACTCACTACCGAAGAAGCCAAGAAATTGTTTAAAAAATATTATCCAACTGGAAATGAGAATACATTTGAGGAAGCAATAAATGGTAAAAAATTTGCAATCAGTAACTTGGTTGCTCACTTCATTGACTACAAGAATAGTTCTGAAGATGCAACCGCGTTAATTGGCAATGTGGAAGAGTTAGTTTAACTCACCATCTGCGGGGGCGTCCAGCAATGAATGCTGAGAAATCTTTCATCATATCTCTTTTTTCTTGACGCGGGGGAGCGTATGTACCGCCGGAGATTTCCTTATATTCCTGAGCCGCTTTGCAGGTATTTAGTATCATTTGCTGATATCTATACATGCTCATAATCTTCAAGTATAGCAAGTCTATGCTTTCCAAAGTCTTTGTCTCCTCGGGAGTCAGACCTATTTCCGCGGCATGATCCAAAGTATCCAGATTCAAGTTAGGGCTTTCTTCTGTAAGTTCGGACTCGTTTTCAATAGTGAGTTGCTCCACCTCAGTCATTACCCAATGACGGATTTTTTCGCAAGTGCTTTGATATCCGGTAAGCAGTTTCAACAGTTCTCTTTTCAAACTAAGTTCTTCATTTTGCTGAAAACTTCTCAACTGCCTAAACATTGGACTAGAAGGATTATCTATCTTGTACATTTTGGCAATAATATGCGGATTGCCCTTGAAAGTGGGAGTCGGGAGTTTGCTCAGCGCTTTCTTGGCATCTGCTTTTGCCTTTTTAATAATCTCCTTCTCGAGCTCCATGCGCCAAGCTAGACCTTCCAATTCAGATCCAGTGATCACTACATTAGTCTTGTCGAGTACCAGATGATTGGTTGTTCTAGATTTCACTTCATTCTTCAATCGACTATTGACCTTCGTAAATATCTTCTTATATACGTCTGTAGAACATACGATATTTGTGGCGTATTGGGAATTGTATAAACGAGTTAGGAATCTTTTCGCTAACTTGATAGATTTCTCATCGGCATCATCTTCGGCTACATTTGGTGCATCAAAGTCATGATGATATACTATAAACCGTGAGAACATTCCAATGACTTCTCCAGTCATGTAATAATCCATATTGATTTCGTATCCTTGGTCTAGAGCCTCAGGATATTCCATCATATCGGAGACTTTGTAGGTCTTTCGGCGACCTCGTAAGTCATGCTCACCCTCCGATGGGGGTTTTACAATAACGTAGTCAAACCGATCTCCCAGTTCCGTATGAAGCTTTCCGGTGCGATCCATTCGATCAATAAACCCCAATACGGCTACATTCCCGGGTTTTCCGGGATCCGGTTTTTTCCATCGAGCTCGCTTTGTAAACATCTTGGGGTCCCATTTACGACTCATAATGTTTTTGAATTTACTAAGCACCGTACTAATAACTGATTGTTCAGCCTCAATGCAAAATAGTTCTTGTAGCAGTTCAAATGAGACTTGTTTGACAAACTCTGATGCTCCCCGCTTCTTTATTTCCAGACCTCTGATAAATAAGGCCTTCTTAAATTCTTGCCACGTCGTACCAGGCATGCATGCACTGAGATTCACTTCATCCTCGTGAGGAATGCCAGTATATTTCTTTTTACCACAGAATAGTACTGGATACAGCACTTCTTCATAAGCCACCTTGAGGAATGGACCTCCACTGTCTTCTTTGAGCATAGTATTCACCTCGTTCTTAATTTCGTCCATGTAATCCATGGTAAGATAGATCATTTCCTCCCAATACTTCTTTTTGGTAATCTTGCCACTCAGATATTGTTCATCGAGTTCGGCGAAGATTTTATCAGGTGCGCTCACATAGACAGAATCAGTATCCCCGTAATGTACAAAACACCCTCTATCGCGCACAAACTTGTCAACCTGCTTAATATTACGTTGACCCGCACTGGTTATACCCCCAGCAACAAGCAACATGAAGAACGCTGATATTTGATTACCAGCTTCTCCATAAAAGGTATTCATGAATACCTTCTTAGCTAGCTGTTTAGAATTCTTATCCGAATGTTCGAAGTCCACTTCTTCGAAGACTTCTTCGAATGTTCTGTGTGTTTGCTTTTCCAAATATTCAGCAATGCCGGAATACCTCCGAACATCCCTAGATTTCTTGTCAATCAGTCGCTTACGAGCACCTTCGGCTTTCATTTTCTCAATCTCTTTTTCAGCATTTAGTTTAGCAACTTTAGCGTTTTGCAAGATATCTGCAATGGGTTTCCCCTGATATTTTTCCATAAATTCTTGAATTTGACCGAATTTAAACATGATCTTCTTAAATGCAGATCTGTCATCAAACAACTCTTTTAAAATTGTTGGATATAATCCCATCTGCTTCTTATCGTTATAATGCTTGACTGACCACCCGTGGGCGGTGCGATCTTCTGCTATTTTAGCCTTAGCATCAACCCAATGTTGATAGATAAACTCTATCTCATTGAGATCTTTGGGATCAAATAAAGCAGCTTGTTTGGGATCTGTGATGATCTTTTCGGGCGAATAATTGTTGGCCATACATTCACTAGGGTATAATGAACTGAAATCTAGACCAACTACAGGTCTATTATGTGTTTTACCCTCAGCAGCTCCCCGTATTGTGGTATCGCCAGCCACAAAGCGGGCATATATTTCTTGTTCGGACATCTCCAGGATTTCTCTATAGCACGCCATATCATCCCCGTGGTCATCTTGAATCTGTTCACTCAATTCTTGCTTAATCTGTACCTGAATAGTATCACGCCGAATACCTTTTTTAGGTCTAAACACCCATGCGCCGGGATAGTTTTGTGCAATCTTGTGAGAAGCTCCTTTAGTAGAGAATAGAATGTTCCATTTAGGTTCACATCCCTTACTCATCACCAGATTCCGGACCTTCATACCATTTGCACGAACAAAGCCATCGTACATACTAGTATAAGACATACTGGCCATAGCTCGCTTGTCACTGATAACTGATTTCTTGAGACATAACAGCTGACATTTGTGCGCATCAGCAACACAATAACTACGAACATTGTTACAATCGTCTAGCACACCCAATAAATAAGGCCTGCTTTGTAATCTAATTGCTTTATCGTTATTATTTGTATCGCATAGTTCAGGATCATCAAGTACTTTCGCACATAATGATGCCCACATTCGCACATTATATCGTTTCTGTAAATGATCTATTGCTTCTACGATATCATTCATGCGTTTATAAGACATATCTTCTTTGGCTTCTAGTTTACTGCATGCCAGGAAGAAATTAAGACTTTTGTACTCCGCCGCAGGATAGAGCTTTTGAAACTCGGATTGAGTGTCAAATGCTATCAATCCAGGAACGTTAAGCATTTTACGCTTAACAGATACCTCTGCCGATATTTTCACGTTTTCTTCTCGGGGCTGCTTGCCATAAATCCATTTATCAGTATTGTCATTGAGAGGAATGCACCCCATGTGGGATTTAACCATTGGGAGCAGTTTGTAATAACTTGCCCGACAAAGGAAAAGTGGCCAATCATAACCACCATCATTAAATCCCGTGATAAATGAGGGTTGCATATTCTTCATTATAACGCAAACTGCTTGAATGATCTCTACTTCATCTTTGCAAAATACAGTTATTGTATCCTTGTCTGAGGGGCACGGCAAACTAGTAACACATGCTCGGAGGAATGGTTTATCATCATATTGCCAATGAAAAGTCATACATACCATAAACATACGATCCAGACCAACCCGATCAGTGTGGACTTTACCATCTCTATGTTCCTCGGGGACATAAGTTTCAATATCCCATGTAACCAAAACCATCTTATCACGCATATTTGAATCTTTGGCTTTGATGCCGGAAATTGGCATTCTCAATACGTACTTAGTATTGGCTATTTTCTCGGAGGAATCTAACCCATATCCGTGCAACTCGTTCCAGCCACCAGTATTGAATTTACTCTCTCTGGCTACTTTTCGGTAATAACAACTTCGATCATCGGAAGCAAGTTCTAGCCGGCCAAACGAATGTTTAGGCGAGCCTTCTCTTGGATCCAAATACTCTTGCGCTTTTTTGCGCTTGTAGTTCGTATTAAATGATAATCTAATGTAATCGACTGGCTTCTCCCTATATCCCCGAAAGGGTCTTCCCTGTATTACTCGAATATCTCTAGGTGTCATATCTTCCTTTGTATTTTCTCGATATAGACTGCGATGTATTTCATCTCGAAATTCTCTACTGTTGCGTCCTGTTGGGACGCGTACATCAAAATAAACATGTGGGTCTTCAATTACGACAGTTGCTTTAGTACCGTCTTTGAGTACCCCGAATAAATAATTAACGTATTGAAACTTTCTATTTACTGATATGTGATTTTCCATACTGTCATTTGGCATGAACTCCACAGGTTTGCCCGATATTAGAGAATTGGAAACTTCTCGAACTTCATCCTTGTCTAGAAACTGTTCCAGCTTGGGAAAAGCGGCTCTCAAACCAAAGGTTGACCCAAATACCAATGTATTTTTAGTTGTCATTTTAGAATATATATAATATCAAAATTTCAAATTTCCAAAAGGATCAAAAAATGTATTTTGATTCCAAACTACATATATTTATACCTTTGCACGGGGTTGAATAGTGGTGAATAGTTAATATTCATTCCACAGTATTTGGTCGGTCTTAAGGTGTAGTTAACCGGCTTGTAAATACCCGCTTCAACAGCTTCACCCAAAAGCCATGCAAAAGCGTCCCAAAACTTCTCCCCGTGTCCAAATACATCATTACAAACATGAGCTAGTTCGTGTATAACTACAAACATAATCAAGTTTATATCATGAAAACGAGATCCCGGGGCCTTTTCCCGTAAACATATAGCTATTTTACGCCCCTTTCCTTCGGTATATGATGTATATTCATCAGCATTATGCGGGGAATTTTCAACCAAGTTATTACCATCGTAACGGCTGACTAAATACTCAACTCTTTCGATCTCAAGATTAGTATCGTTTTGAATGGGCAAGATATCGATATGATTGTTTTTGACACGATTCATGTCGATCTTTTCCATGGGTTCAGTTAGATACTTATTTTTAAGATGTCTAATTAAATGATGGACTTTTTGATTCACATAAGCCAGTATATGTGCAGCATTCATATAATCATGATGGGCTCTATGAACATAATAATGATTACCATCCCAGCCGCGCGAAGTATGAATGTTATTAATGCCGAATGGATCCGGTGGAATTATCCAAAAGGCAAAAAGTGCCAACAAAACTATGAGTATTGACACCACCAAAGCCATATCCATTTTTTTATATTGCAGGAATGAACTTTCTCATACAACTAAATTTTTTCCAACTATATGGTATAGAATATGGATAATTACTTCCAGAAGAATCCTCTTAAGGTTATTGTTGGGGCAACTACTTATGTTCTGATAGCGGATGGGGCTCCAGGGCATAAATCCCCGCCTGCTGAATTAAGAAAGTTCTATGGACCTAAATATGCTCAGAAGTTATTAATCACTTCGGGGGGCGCTCCTGATACTGAACTTGAGGAACTCGAAGAAGAATTGGCATTGGAAGATATCGAAGACATAGATTTATTTGATTCTGCTGATAATTTGCAACCTCAAGTTGAAGTAGAGGAAATTGAAGAACTCCCCAAATCCGTGGTTTATACGAGCAATATATACATTTATCCCGAAGATAGAATTAGCGAGCTTAAGCTTAAACTATCTGTATTGTTGAAGATTCCGCACTTTAGGCAACATGTCTACATACTGCAGGGTAGTAAAGCTATTCCTTTGAGTTATCGCATTTATTTGGATACTTTACAAAAAATAGACATTCGCAATATCGAGGGCGAGGATGTGTTGGGAATTCCGGTTGATCAAACCTTTTATAACATGCGCTCGCTGTTGCGAATTGAAGCTTACGATCACTTTCAGACTATGGGCGAGTTATTCCAAAAAACAGGTCAGACAACTATATATGTTTCAGATTTAGATACATATATTGCCCCGCAAAGAGCGGCTATTGAGCAAGCTGCCAAGACTGATGAATACAGGACATCACTGTTATATTATGGTTTTGTTGTAAAATACTGGCCCATGCTAACTCCTGAAACATGGATAGCTTACCTAATAGGAAACTTAAAGGACAATTACCCATTATTGGAACCATCCCAAAATGCGTTGACAAGCCTGTTCAATACAGAGAGTGAAATTATAAACGAAGTGTATTTAGGTAAAGGATTTCCGAAGGAATTAGAACAGACTAGTATTGCTCTATTAAGTTTGGCAATAACTGTAGATAAATTTCGCACATTTGTCCGCCCATCATTGATCGGAGGAGAAATGAGAGTTAATGTTCGTAATGTATTCGATTTGCTATCTTTGGATGATGGCATTGTGGCAATAAAGGCTAGATTACAACATGAAGGTAATGCTTTTATCTTGACTAAGATCAATCCTGGTCCATATCATTACAAAGTTCGCAATATTAGAATGAACTATTACAATACAGTGGCCATAGTGATTAGTGAAGAAATTAACGACTATGAATTGTTGCTGATTATTATGTTCTTTGACAACGGTAAGTATATCATACGTACTAGTTTTCCAGAAAGTATGAGAGTGGACTTTTCTAGAGCATTCAAAATTATCCAGAAACGGGTTAACAGACTTGTAGCGCGATTAAATGAAATGGGGAGACAGATCTTTGATGCGACTGATAGGCTTAATGATATGACTATGTACAATAGTGAGTTTACCGAATTAACAATGAACTTCTTCTGGCACCAACTTATGTCGGAATCGGTATTTGATAAACTAATGGCTATGATACGTTTATATTACAAAGCTGGAATATTCAAAGATAAGCCCGGAAATCCCCGCGAGTTTTACTTTTATAAGGGCATAACCAAGTTTGATATTAGGCGGCTGGAGCGCAATTTAGATGTGTCAAACTACTATATGCATTTATCTGACCCCCGCATTCGACAACGATGGGCATTACTATTTGAAACCGGTCGATTAGTTGAGGTCGCCCATAGATCATCGGATGTGCGCTTTCGGATTGAGAACATTCGAGAAGATGAATTTAGGCACTTGCATCAATATTTGTTGGGACTAATTCGGCGTCTAACCGAAAATATCGATGGGAAATTTATCCCCACCACAACCGAAATAAAGCCGACCAAAAACAGGTTGCGTCGCTTGAAAGAGAAAGATCCAAATCTGTATAATTTTAAGCAATATGGCAGTTCAATAGTATATTCTAGAATATGTCAGAAACCCAATCAGCCTCTGGTATATTCAGAGGCAGAGGCATCGATGTTACCCCCCAAGATTCGAAATTCGTTAGTCAAATATTGGAATTTTACAACCCAATCTCCCATGATGTACTATTGTCCGGATCCCAAATATCCGCATTTACGATTTCTAACTGGATTCCATCCTAAAAACTACTGTATACCTTGTTGTAAAAAAACCCCTGTCACCAGCGAGCAAACAAAGAAGACCCAACTGTATAAAGTATGTATGGAAAGTCACGTTTATTCCGAGGAAGAAATAGCATCCGGGGTTTCCAGATACATAATGGGATATGGAAAAGACATTGAAATAGATCGGCTGGGATACCCTCCCATTAGTCTGACTCAATTTCTTATCAACAATACTCAACTGGGTGCACAAGCCACGGATGAATTAAGATCCCCTAACTACTACATAGTGGGAGTTCCGCAAAATTTACCAAATACCAATAATGTTGGTAGCTTATTTGCTATAGCCCAATCTTTGAGTAAAACAGTAGAGGAGGTAATAGAGGATTTCGTGGAATATCTGGAAAAGAATCCAACAATATTTGCGGATTCCCGCGAAGATGTTTTGCAAATATTATCTCCAGAGGTGGGTTTACCATTGCAAAGGGATATCAATTCCATTTTGATAGATATATGTTATTCCGTTTATGGAGTTCGGCCGTTGGTTATTTACGACTCTAGTCCTAGATCCGAGGGGACAACTAGCAGCGATCAAGACGAAACATTGAATATAGAATTGGGTTGTCGGGTGGTTTATACAGATGACATTATCCCGGAACAGTTCGCTCCGGAAGAGTCGTTTATTATTCTAATTAAACGAAATGATCGTACTATGGAGGGCGATTTCAATTACTATCCATTACAGATAGTTATTCCCCGCGACTTCTTCCGCAATATGGCAATTATGCAAAAGACATTTACGAATAAGGATGATTTGGTTATTGTTATGCGCTCAGTAATATCTAAGTTATTGCAAAAGCCCACCACGTATAACATGATTGACTTGAAAATCATGGAAGAATTTCTTGGAGATCGCATCACGGAGAGATATCTTAATCTTAACAATCTATGTTATGGAATTATGGTAGATGAAGTATTTCTTCCAGTAAGCTATTCTGTTTCAAAAGAAGGAAACAGAGACCCGTTCTATAGGAGAAATCACAAACTTCCGCAATCAAGTCTAATGGATTTAATCAAAGAGTACAACAAATTTATAAGAGATAAATCAGTCAAGATGGGGTTACGAACTCCGGACGGGACTATAATTCCATATTACCCGCTTATTAAACCTGAAGCATACTTACAACTTCGTTCGACAGGTAAATTAATTGGGTTTATTAGTTCTGGATTGTATTATTACGCCAATGACATTCAAAAGAAACCCAAAGAAAATCTTCCAGTAAAAATCTTGCAACATGACCCAGATGTTTTAAACGAAGTAATATTGACTAGGCCAGCTCCCATGGATACCCGAATTAGAAAAATCAATGAATCTCTTTATGATGTTTATCTGTATGATTTGTTGGTCAACGCATTTATTAATCAATTGGATATGCAGCGCAATATTCCCCTGCGGAAACGGCTCAAGAAATTAATAAGCGCCGGAAAAATGAACGAAGTCTCTAAAATAATTGATGATGTGGATTTTAAGAAGATTCAGTCACAATTGGAAATGTATGGTAAAAAAGAGTATTTCTCTAAGTTTGATTCTATGAGCTATCGTTTCGACAGAGCATTGTTGCTGGAACTAAGTGAAATGTCTAAAAAAGATCTGGTAAGGAAATTAGAAAAAATGACCGAGTTTGTGCGATCATCTGGAAAGATTCCAGAAATCACCAATCAGCTGCAATTGAAACAACTAGTAATACCACCACGCCAACTTAAAAAGATGATTGAACTATTAGCTGATGATCTGCGTAACCCGCTCAAGCGTAATTACTTCTTATTGAACATATTTAACCGCAGTCTAGTTAATTACTACAAGTTCAGACCAAAGGATGACATTTACATATCTCTATAACCTTATTCACGCAGCCATTTCACCACATCATGTTGCTTGTGATATATCGCTGCTGTAGTATAAATATGCGGTTCCCAAGCACATGGAGAGTTATCCTGACCCCATTTTAATATTTCTAAATGACCATACTTAGCAGCAGTATACCATATGTCTGAACTCCAGGAAAATCCTTCATCAAGGGCCCATTTTAAAATATCTAGATAGCCTTGCGAGGATATTCTAATCGAACTTCTCCAAAAATAATAGCTTTCCGGGAAAAATGCATATTTTTAGAAAGTAACTCTATACTTCCACGATACTTCTGTACCATTAGTAAAAGGCCTATATTCTTCTACACCGCCATAATGAATGACAGCCCAATATTCAACTTTACGAAAACGATTGTTCAACTCATTCATTATCTCAAGAATCGTATTCTTACGAGTTCCTCCTGGAAACACTAATTCAACATCTTTTTTCTGAGCTCTCATTTGGTTTCTGATTTTTTTCGGGAAGTCTGCTCTCAAATCTCGGAGTAGTTTCTGTTGTCTAGCATCTTCCGCAGCTGCTGATGTACAAATTTTATCAAACTCTTCCGTGCAAAGATCCTCTGGAAATTCATCCATTTTAATATCAAAGTCTTTCAAATTTGAAATCAATTTTTGTTAAAAACAATGGATAAAGATTGGATTTTGAAGAAGATTATGCTCAACTGGAGGCTTTAGAAAAAAAGACAGGAATGATTCCTATTACACCAATTTGTCCATTTATTTAATCAATAGACCCTTGGAAAAAGATTCGACTTGGATTAATTCCAAACCAGACGCTTGTTACATGACTCGGAAAACAGAAAGTGCCATCTTGGCTCATTAATAACTACCTATTCCTGGACTCGAGCAATGGACTTTTTTTCCAGATTGATTTTTAATACGAGTATTATTATAACAATGGCTGATTCTGAACCATTGACAAAGAAAAAAGAGAAAAAAGATGATTCTAATGATTTTGTGCATGTATTGGTAGATATGCTAAAAAATTTAAATTGGAAGCTGATTATTGCAATAATGCTGATATTCATCTTTATATCCAGCGATATATTTGTTGAAAATGTTTTAAGTCGCTTTTCAGACACTATCGAAGATATGGGAACTCCTACCAATAAAGGAATTATTATTCAATCCATCTTTATGGTATTGGGGTATATGACTATAGATCTATTAATCCAAGCTAATATCATTTAGCCAAGGTCTAATTCAAAGTCAGACGATTCTTCATCAGTGTCGCCGGGATCATAAGAGTCTTCATCATCATAGTAAATAATATCATTCTCGGGATTAATAATAACCTCATGGAGATATCTACATAGACCCTCTGTTTCGGGTCTATCCAGAGCACCATCAATGTTAATCTTGCCTTTTTCGAAAATCTTAAACACAATTCCTTTACCAGACTTCTTCTCAACCCGTGTATAAAATGTAATCAACACAGTTTTGTATTTATCATTATTCGAATCTATAGCCTGTATGAGATTGTCTGGTCCGGTTAACAAGGGATATTGTAAGTCCATTACAGACCGCCTGACAACATACGAGTAAATATCGTCCAAAATGGTATTGTTTGTGAATATTCCTTGTTTAGATAAATAGTCAGCCCACTCTTCCAAGGCCGCTCTTTTTTCCACAAGCTGTAGTTTGTTAATCATATCACATAAGCGGTCTGGATGTACCCTAATCGCTTTAATGTAATCCTTGGCTGTGCGCAAATGATTAATCAGTGTTTCGGGGTCATATTTGTGAGTTTGTAGATGACCGATGACCGCTTCAATATTAATTCTTATCAGAGGAGCAATTCTCTTTTCAAGGCACCGCTTTAAACTAACTATATCTGTATTACGATTGCGAGTCCTACCATCCTTTGTAATGGGTAGTAATAACTGCTTATAATTGCGCATTTTAGGCATCATGTCCTTAAATATGATTTTGGTATCAAATGCCAATGTGAAGAATCGACATAGCTCTTCCATTAAAGGTATTATTTCGTCCCAACCTTCCTCGCGGGCTCCCGGTATTTGCACTCCACCATCTCTAAATACCTTGATTTTATAAATGTTATCATAAGTTTTGCCATTTTTATTATATTGTCCCCTGACCATAAATGTTGTTTGGCTGTTAAAGCAAGTTTGATCACCCCTCTTTTTTCTAGTGGTTTTGGGCTTTGTTTTGGGTTTCCGACCTCGCTTTGATTTGGGCTTGGCTGGTTCGACATAACCATTAGCGGCGATATGTAAGAAGTTAGAATCTATCTTTACTATTTTGCCAGGAGCCGTGGCTAATGTTTTTGTCAACAAGGTATTATAAAATGGATCTTCTTCATTCAGTACCATTGGCATACATGAAGTTTGTAGATTTTGTTTGGCTTCTTTAGTTATTTTATCAGTGCCCAAATCCACCGGAATATGGGTGTTTGGAATCCCAACACTTACAAAACGACGATTCATATAATCAGTGTATGTTCTAGTACCATTAATCAATAGATTAACTATTTCTTCGGTCATTAATAAACTGGGATGAACCATTGGCGGGAGACTCAACTTGGCAGATATGGTGGAGATAGTATTCTCCAAAGGGGAAAACTCCCTTGAAGGATTCATCATCTTTAATAGAATAAAAAAATCAAAATTTAAATCAAATATTTTCGCCAGTGATTTCAATTAATTTTTCCACGACTTCCCCCCAAGGGTGTATTCTACATTTTCGTTAGGCGATTCCATTGCATCCAATGTCGCATTGATTATGATCTTAGTACGGACTTTCATTTCTTCTAGATTTGCCTGGACATGTATATCCTACTCTCCTACATCCATTTGTACGAAAAATGGTTCAATTTTACTACTTGTAAATTATACCCTTGGGGAAAGAATATGATTCATGGATTTATATACAACTGGGAATTATTTCAAAAATATGTTGTTAAATATTTGGAAACTATAGATTTGGTAATGTTGGAGATGACCTCCAGAAAATTCAGATCCAAAGTTCGTAGAAGGCGGTTTAGTAAAAAATATGGTCATGGAATGCACATTCGTCCGTCCTCAAATCATAGTTGTAAAATAAAACAGGATTGTTACACTCTAGAAATTAAACCCCGACATGTTTAGTATTTAGTAAGAGAATTCCGGCTGAATTTACTATGTATTTTACCTTAGAGCTCATTGTAGATAATAAAATGTTTTTTACTTGCTCCATACAGTACAGATCTAGAGGATCGACCAAGCGATACTTTATGGCAGATTCACGCGACACATATCGCAATTTACGTGGAAATAATGACGGATATGTTTGTAAAAATATGCACCCAATGAACTCCAGATGTTTATTAGAAAAACCAAAGCAAATAGCAAGAATAACTTCATACTTTCATCTATTAACTATGGAATCCACCAAAGAGTTGCTCGAATTATTTCGTAATAATTATTACTCTACTAGTTAATATAAATGCTTTTGGGATTCCAACATCATTGGGACTTATTTCATAAACATGTAGTACCGTGGTTAGATATAATAGATATGATTAATTTAGAGAGAACTTGTCGATTATTTGCCATAGGTGTCCGTAAAGAAGTGCGCAAACTAAAGAAAACATATAGCCAGATACACCAAGTATTTTTCAGGCGATATCTGGTCATGAAATCATATATATTAGAGATTAAATATGGTCAAGTGAGGATGTTCAAGGCATGTTTTCCAGGATTTCATATCAAATATCAACTTATTCTGATGACCGATATTATGATTTTTGACTGTTGGATTACTCACCCCAAGAGTTCAGCTAAGAAATTAGTCGCCTTGGTTAATGGAGAAGTTTGGGGAGTAAAAAAATATGTTGGAAATGACAGATTATCTCCAAAATGGAGCATTCCGGTCCCAAAGCAAAAATCGCGAATTTCTAATTATATTCCTTTGCTTCGCAACAGAACAACCACTGAGTTGTTAAATATCTATTTTAACAAATTTTCTTGATTGTTCATAAAGAAATAATCCTCATAATAAGAAATCATTGAATTTATTTTTTACAAATTTTCTACTACTAGATCATAATGCCGGCAACTGAAATAATACCTAGGATATGGGTAGGGGATGCTCAAGCAGCTCAAGATATAGGGTTCTTAAGAAAAAATAAAATTGTTGCCGTTGTTAATGCAACAAACACTGTTCCTAATTATTATCCTAAAAATTTTAGATATTTCAACATTCCCATAAACGACCCTGGTCCGAATCAAACACTTAAGAATATAAATGTGAGAACGATGGCTGTTATGATGCCCAGTGTGTTAGATTTTATTTATAGCCACCATCGAAAAGGTGCAATACTCATACATTGCCGGGCTGGAATACAGCGATCTGCGGCAATTATGACCGGATTTCTTATGAAATATGCACACAACAATGGTAAAAGACTTAGTGTTGAAGATGCCGTAAAAATAGTTAGAAGTCGCCGGCCGATGGTGTTTTACTGGGGCAATTATGTCAATTTTAAAGATGCGCTACAATTTTTGAAATTACATCACATATAACATGAATATTTAGTTTAGTGTTGATGGTTGGAGGGATTTCCGACTAACCAATCAGATGATGATAAACTTAGCCTCTACTTGAGTATAACCACCCTGAATGTTATAAACGGACATTTAAAAGTATTTTACGATCAACTAAAAGTGAAGAGAAAACATTTTTGCAAAAAAATCTAAATAAAGAACGCATATCCAATACTATCATTATATAGAGCGGTTGTATGCTATTTTTTAGTTATAGATAGTCGGGGCAACACGCTTAAGGTATATTGGAGCACCGGGTCGGAACCCTCTCCAAATGCGGAGCTCTACGGTATCCTGATCTACCAAAGTAAACCGGTAATAGTCAGGGGAATCATGATAATCGCTAACCGATGGAGTGTGTACGATTATGGTAGATGGATTTACTATATCGTACAACATTTCAAGAGGACCCCCATATCTATCTAAACCAAACCAGCGAAGTCTCTTGTGGTTTTGAAAACGCAAATAGAATGGTGTCCCGCTTGGGGATACGTGCCAGAAAGAGTGTTGCAGAGCGTTAACAACAGGAACTCTGTTCTCAACAGGAATCAGAAGAAATCCTTCATAATCCCTGTAGGCAAATATACCTACGATAACCAAAACAAGCACACCGAGTAATGCTATTACAGGTTCCATTATATTGGCTAATATTTTTATTTTTGAATGCGCATAAAAACAATGAAGCAACATACCATCCAGAATTAAACTTATTAAAATACAAACCACTTCCTAGATTGGCATTTGTTGAATGGATTGTAGAAACAAGTGTTACACATATATGTGGTAGACTTATCAAAATATCCAAAAAAGTTTCTTTCCCAACGATTCTCAATTGCGATTCCTAATAAATCCAGTTTTACTCCATGAAGCAGATTTATTCCATAAATCTGGTGTGGTGGATTCCAGCGAATGCGTCGACTGTTGGGTTTTTGCGACCAATTTGGTGCTGAAATTCTCTATCTTCGATACTTCCGCCGAAGGGAACTTCTCCTTGAGAGCGCATTTGCATAGAAGCCGCTCCTGCATTTTTGCGAGGATCAAACATATCATACCCGTTAGATCTACCGTAGAAATGTTGCATACCTTCAGAGCGATCCCAAATGGGCCTAGTGCATGACGGTCCATCATAGTGGTAATTCCTTTCGCCATATCCTGGAGGAGGGCAGGCTTGAGCCCTGTAATATACAGGATGTAACTTATATCCGTGTGATTGAGTATGCCACGACATTATATTGGTAGTGGAAAAAATAAAACAATACAATAATTAATTCGCTAAGTATTTATGCTATTAATCACTTGAAGTGCGTTTGCTTTCTTTTAAGAAAATTTACTTACTCTTCTTGGTTCTGGGCTTTTTGCGATATTCCACAGAAGCTTCTTTGATGCATTCGGACCATTTTTTCTTAGGGTGGGCCTTGTGAATCTCCTTTGCTCTAGGAACAATATGTTTGGCAAGAACGTTCTCTTTCTTTTTACCCTTCGTTGTGGTTGGCATGATTATATTACATACAGTTTCTTTTTCTAAACTCAAAATAGTGAATTTTTATAAAAAATTGTTTTCTATTTTTTTGAGCTTGTTTGTGGAGTTAATCCAACAAGTATTCGGCGTAAAGATCTAATAGAATAGAAGTAGTTAAAACGTCGCGTATAATGCTCGTTTTAGTGCGCGAGCTAATACGCGGATGTTCCTTGTTAAGATATATTCTAATTCTATCCAGAAAGGTGGGATCAACTTCAAAATCCGCTTTGGGCCGTGTAATCTTTTGTACCAGTTTATTGATGAACACATCCAGATCATCGTAAATATGTTGGAATTGAGGAAATAGTCGGATGAAGAGTTCCCTCCGGACTGGATCTAGGTAAGCCCTCAGAACCACATATTTAATGTTAGAAAACAGTTGCTTGCTTTTGATGCGTTTTTCGCGGCTCGGGATGAACTTCATGTGATATATGAATTCACGAATTCTACACATCAGTGTCGACTCTATGAAGAGATCTGGTTTAGTCGGATCCTGGGATCGCAAGACATAGCCATAATTGGCTTCTTTAACATCCTCCCAAGTAGCCAGAGCATTTTCTGCTTTATGCAAGATACCAGGCAAGTCCTCTTCAACTACTCGTTGTTCTTCTAACCCAGTTACGTTATCAGCATCTTCCATAGTTAATGTATTACAAGCACTGATGAACCATGCTTTTTTGGCTGGTTGAAAAGGATGGTGGATGGGATGTCTAAACCCAATTGTATAGCAGCATTCCGGATTGAGATTGCCCCAAGAAAACTCCTTGTATTGAGATAATACTTCCCGTAGAGCGCGGTTATACGTGATTCCTCTCCAGCTCAAATTAGTTACATCATATCCATTTTTGGTGGACATATGCCATCCTCCGCTATGATTGTACAAACATACAGTTGTTCCATCGATAGCCTCGAAAACCTTATACTTCCCCTTAGTAAGGTTACTTTTCAGGACTCTTTTCGGAGGATTGGGTCCAAATTCTCCGGGAGGAACTGCCAACCACCTCCAAGTCCACTTTTCTGAAACGACTGGCTCCGAGCTAGAGCCGGCAGAAAGTATTCTTCTAACTGGATGGCGTATAGAAAGGACTATACCCCCACATTCTCGGACCAGCGGAACATCAAAATCAGCCTTATGTTTATTGACTGATAAGACGATTTTGGTATCTTCGCGACGCGAAATGTTAGCTGGAGGTTCATAAGTAATTCGAATTCCCTTTTCGTTCAAGACAGATCGGAGAAATTCAATTAACTCATTAAGACTGTCTTCAAAAGACATGGGTCTTTCGGATGATCTTCCTATTTGGGAGACGAATTCATCAAGGTTTTGGGATAGGCTACTAATATCCATTGATGCTTTGTAATTTAGCAGTTAAATTTTTAGTAGAAAAAAATCAAAATTTAAAAAATGCATAAATGGTTATTGATATGTTGTCCTCCTCAATGCGTGAGAAATGTTGATTTCTCATTTGTTCGCGATAAGTGGATGATTATTCACGCTGAAACCAGGAAAGAAACATTATAGGGGTTATGGGAATTAGACACAGATTTTTGGATATCAGCTGCCATTGAATATGAAATAGCTTTCCTTGATAATCCGTTAGTGTCAATGGAAGAATTGGATAGACAAGATGCTTTTGTTCTAGTAAATATGGACTCAATACCGAATCATACTTGTGTAAAAGACGATACAATTTGATTTTCGAAGTACATCGCAAATGTAGCGAAATCTCTTGAATACGAGGGTGTTTTTAAAGTTTGCGCATTAGATGAATTACCGAGTTGCATTTCGGAAGGCGGGAGTTATAAACAAAGTGCATACCTGGCTCATAGAAAACACGCGGTTAGTCCCATCTGTGCCTAACTGATACATACCGCACCATCCTGGACATACTTTTACAGTTTGCTCTGGTTAGATCATGAATACACGTATCCAACTTATTTGTTGCCCCATCGATATGCTGACAACAAGCCACGCTTCTATTTTTTATTTAAAATTGAAGGATTATTATCATTTCTATTTTTTTATTAATAAGATATATAAATCATGAGTAAGACCCTATTTAATGTTACTTTTGCTGATCAGTCATCTATTGGGGGATTGACATCTGCGACTGGAGATCTCATTATAGGCGGACCTAGTGGTGATAGTATTAGTAATTTATCAGTAGGTAGTAATGGAGAAGTTCTTACTGTAGTAGGTGGTACTCCAACTTGGGCCACAGCTGGTTCATCAGTTACTTTAGGTTCTGCTGGTGGTACTGTATCTTTAGTTGATGGTGCTGGTACTGGTCCTGCATTGTCTGTTAAAGGTTTAACCGCTGGTACAGGTATTAGTTTCACGGATGACGGAAGTTCTATAACTATTACTAATAGTAGTTCGGGTACTACAGCTCTTTATGATAAATCAACTGATATTAATTTTAATGGATATTCAGATTTATCTACAATAGATTGGACTTATGATAATAACGCTAAAAAATATATAGCTAATAGTTCCGGAATTTATAGTATTGTATATCAGAATGTTAATGATGTTAAATCTGCTATTTTAGTTAATTGTGAAGGATCTAATAGAGCAAATGATACACAAATTACTACTTTAGAAGAATTATCCTCTGGAGATTCTGTTAGTATTATTACTAATAATAATTATTCACAAATACAAGAACTTGGTTCAAATGTTACTGACCCATTTTTAAGCCCACAATTTGCTACTACAGTTTCTCTTAATAATGACGGAACTATTGCTGCAGTTGGCATACCCTTTAATAATTCTGAAACTGGAGTTGTTGCTATTTATACATTAAATGGTACATGGCAATTATCTAATATCATAGGAACTGACACTGGCGGAAGATTCGGTAATAGTATAGCTCTTAATGGTACTGGTGATAAATTAGTTATAGGAGAACCTAATTCTAATAATAATAGTGGTGCTGCATATGTATTTACTAGTTCTAATGGTTGTTTCTCTTTACAACAAAAATTAGTTTCTAGCGATATTGCTAACGATGATGAATTTGGATATAGTGTTGCAATCAGTAATGATGGTAACTATATTATAGTTGGTGCCCGTTCAAAAAATAATGCTGGTATTAATAGAGGTTCTGCATATATATTTACTGAATCTATGGGTGTTTGGTCTCAACAACAAATATTAGTACCTACAACACCAGAAGACGAAGCAGAATTTGGATTTAGTGTGAGTATTGACAATAATGGAACCAGATCTGTAGTAGGCGCAAGATTAGAAGATGTTACACCACCAGTTCCAGACCCTCCTGGTACTACAGCGTCTGATAGAGGTGCTGCATATATATTTACTCGTTCAGTTAGTACTTGGACTGAAGAAGAAAGATTAGTCGCAATTAATGATGGTAGTCCTTTAGGTCCATTTTCAGTAGAGAATGGTCAATTTGGTTTTAGTGTAAGTATTGATAATAACGGCGATAATGTTGTAATTGGTTCTCCAAACGCCGGATATGATCCTGGTGATGGTGGGAATAATCCAGGAGCTGCATGGGTATTTAATAGAAGTGTAACTACTTGGACGTCTGTAGCAATATTATACGACGCTGCAGATCCTTCAAATGCTGAAGATACTGGATATAGTGTTAGTATTAGTAATTCTGGTACTCGTATTATTATTGGTGGTCCTTTAGAAACTACTGGTGGTGGTCTTATTAATGATGGTGCTGCTTACGTGTTTACAGAATCTATGGGTACATGGACTTTACAACAAAAAATAGAAGCAAGTGATGCACAATCTAATGACCAATTTGGTACAGCTGTTGCTATTAGTGGTGATGGTCTTACTATTATTAGTGGTGCTCCTTTTGAAGATACTGCAGGTACTAATGCCGGAGCTGCTTATATATCTACAGAATCTATGGGTACATGGACAGAACAACAAAAAATTACACCAATCGATTCAGTTCCAGCTATTTCAACATTTGGATTAGATATATGTATGAATCGGTGTGGTACTAGAATGATTACTGGTGATTATATTGATGACGAAGCTGCTACTGATTCTGGCGCATTTTATGTCTTTGATTATCAATCTGATCAATGGTTATTTAAATCAGTTACTAGACTTTCTCCTGGAGTAGCTAGTGCTGGTTTAGGTGTTAGTTGTGCAATCAACGATGCTGGTACTGTTTGTGTTATCGGTGCATTTAATGAACCTAATTTAAGCGGAAATAATCGTGGAGCAGCATATGTATATAATATTGACGATTGTGGTTCTACAACACTAGTTCAAAAATTAGTATCACCAAATATGGATATAAATCCTGGAAATTACAATTATGGACGTTCTGTTACTATTAATGGGGTTGGTAATTTAATAGCAGTTGGAGAACGATATGAATCGATTAATGTTGCAAATCAACCTGAATATATTAATATTTATTCATTTGATGGTATGACTTGGAATTTAGATCAAACAATTACTTCACCAGTAACCACATCATCTGGATATGGATTGGATATTACAATGAATAATGCTGGTACTATAATTGCTATAACTGCTTACGGAGATGATGATGCAGGTAGTAATGCTGGTGCTGCATATGTTTATACAGTAGATTCTATGGGTGTTTGGTCACAACAACAAAAAATAATAGGAAATGATACTGCAGCAAATGACAGATTTGGTATTGATGTTAAACTTAGTGGCGATGGTAAAATATTAGCTATTGGTGCTGACACAGATGATGACTTAAATACTAATACTGGTTCCACTTATATATTTAAAGAACCTAATGGTTCTGGTACCGGATGGGTTCAAAATCAAAAAATTTCTGTTGGTAATCAAGCTAATAAACGATTCGGAAGAGTTATTGGTCTTGATTATACTGGTTATAGATTAGTTGTTGGCGAATCTGGTCAAGATGGTGGTGGTGTTGATCGGGGTAGAATTCGAATATATGAAGGATTTGATAATACTTATATTGAAACTCAAGCAATTAATGGTCCTACCGATAATGGATTACTTGGTATCGGTGTATGGATAAGTTCATGTGGTAATAAAATAGCAGCAGGCGCTTCTGGTACTACTAGTAATGGAGGTAATGTATTTGCTTATAATATAAGTGATACAACTCAGTCTGTAAAAGTTATTAAACATTAATCTTTTTTTTTGAGATGTTTATTATAATGAATAATAATCAAACTAACGTTAATTTTACAGATCCTAGTCAAGTTACTGGATTAACTTCTGCTGCTGGTGATTTAATTTTAGGCGACACAAATGGAGTTACTAATTTACCAGTTGGTAGTAATGGTCAAGTATTAACTGTTAGCACTGGTTTACCTTCTTGGGAAACTCCATCTGGTCCAGTATTCTTTACATCTAATGATACATATGTTGTTCCAACTGGAATAACAATTCTTTACATCAGAGCTACTGGTGGAGGTGGTGGAGGCGGGGGTGCTGGAGGTTCTTCTGGAAGTGGAAGTCATGGAGGTGGTGGTGGAGGTTCCGGAATTTACACTGAACTCATGCTTTCAGTAACCGCCGGTGAAATTCTAACATTAACCGTTGGTGCAGGGGGGACGGGGGGTACCGGCGCACCAGCAACTCTTGGCACACCCCCTCCTGGCACTGCAGGGGCCTCGGGTGGATCCACGTCGGTAAGCAGTAATTTGCAGGGTGCCATATTTACTGTGGATGGGGGAACTGGTGGTGGTTTCGGAGGTGGTGGTTCTGGAGGGGATGGTGGTAATGGTGCAAGAGGTGGGGGTGGTGGTGGTCAAAGATTTGGAACAGTAGGAACAGGGGGAACGGGTACACCGATATTAAATAATACAAACGGTGATAATGGTAGTGGAAGAAACGGAGGAGATGGTGGTATACCATTTTCGATAATTGGTGCAACAAACCCAGAATTAGCAGGAGGGATCGGAGGAACCGGAGGAACGGATGTATTCCTAACAGGTGGTGGGGCTGGAGGAGGTGGTGGTGGTGCTTCGGCTTTTGGAACCTTTGGAGCAGGGGGTGGAGATGGTGGAGCTGGAGGTCAAGGTGGTCCAGGAGGATTTGATGGCCAGCCCGGAGATAATTCTCCTTATTTTGGAGGGGGTGGCGGAGGTGGCGGTGGTGGTTGGGCTGGAAGTGGTGCTGTTTCGGCATCTGGGGATGGAGGCGACGGAGGATCCGGATTAATATTAATATTGCCTAATTAAAAAAAGAAGTAATCCGTTTACTCTCCAATTCTGACATAATCAATAGATTCAATATCCTGTTTAAAGGGTTGATAATTCAATATCTGATCTAAAGTATACTTTTTATAAGTACCATCGTATATGCACCAGAAAGAACCATCATGGTCCAACAAGAATCGATATTGAGGTATGTAATAGGGTCCATTGGCACAAGACTTAACTATTCCACCAGGAACTGTAGAACTTAAACGAAGTATACCCAAGGATGGCAAATTTTCTATCGGAATTTTATATTTATTAATTAAGTCATCGTATTTTTCCTGAATAATACCTCTAGTCTGAGGAGTATCCATGAAGAGATGAAATTCCTTTAAATTCCAAAGATGATCTCGTAAAACAGTTGCCCATTTCTTCCGGATTTTATTAGCTTTCGCAGCTCGTTCAGCAATACTCATTTCATCAATTTTCTTATTAATAGCGTTCAACCGCTCTTTTTCTTTTTCAGTTAATTCTAAATCCGAAGATAAGAGGAGGCGAAGTTTAACTGGCAACAAAATGTCAACTCTGTTAAAACCTAACCAGTGAGACAACCATCGTATTTTCTTTTTATTCAGACTATGACCAGTTTCGTCCAATTGCTTTTCACCGAAGAGTTCTCTTACCTCGGTCTCACGTTTCTCATTTTTGCTAGTACCATCTGCCCCGACTAATTCATACTCATCCTTGTAATTTGTAGTAGACATAGCACCGGGCTTATAGTGCGGTTCTGGAATTGGAGCTGGATGTTTTTTAGTATGCATATTATCAGTCTCAAATTTAAATTCACGTTCACGTTCAGGTTCTGGAATTGGAGCTGGATGTTTTTTTCCCAAACGATAAATATCTATCGATTCAGTTTCTGTAAAGGGATTCATTTGGATGTGTCTGGACCTATCTGTATAGCCCTCAAAATATAAAATTCAAATTTAAAAAGAAAGAATACTGCAGCAGTATTCAGTCCTAAAAATTTTATTAATAACACAAATACAAACACTAATAACACTATGTACAACCAACTGATCGGGAGACCATCTACAGGTCTTTGAAGGGTTGGTATGCAAGAATGTCACCCAGAGTAAACGGCGTGGGAACCCCATCGAGGCTCGCCCAAAACAAGTCGTCCTTTCCAAGGTAAAACCTTGACTGGGTCATCTTGACAGGAGAGGCCGCCCACGTTCCCGTTAGCACTCCAGGAACTGAAGAGCTCAACCTAAATATGAACTGAACCGGAACGTTCCTTGACTCTTCCTCGAGATAGGCGTTTTGGAACTTCGTCTTCAAAATAACTCCAGCCTTCGGTGTGTCGGCAAAGGGGTGAAAAGAGGGGTGCTTCCATAGCACATCACGAAGAACAACCGCCCATTTCTTCCGGATTACGCGTGCTGCTGCCGCCAAGTCTCCAGAGAATTCCGCGCCGGTTGGGTGCTTATTTACCAACCGTTGTGCTGCTTTTCGAACGATATCGCTATCTTTTTCAAAGCCGAACCAGTGATATAACCAACGCCACCGCGCTTCGTCAATGTAATGGAGTTTTGTGTCTAGCTCCTCCCCGTCGAATAATTCTTTAACCATCCGCTCTCGCTTTTCGGCTTCGGTTTCGCCATCTCCCCCGATAACTTGATAAATTTCATCGCCTGTAGAGTAGTGCACTTCGGACATGAACCCTTCCCCTCTTTCTCTATATGGTCGTCCAGTGGGGCCAGCGGATCGTGTGGTGCTCGTTCGGTCTAATGGTGTATGCAAGTCTGGGAGGGTGGAGTGTCCACCAGATCCACGTTGGGATGCCGGCGCAGACCTCCGCAAACCGTGCCTTCCATACATGGAGTAATTGTCCGTTGTTTGGTTGAGAGGTATATCCATTTGAACAAATGTGCAAGGAGTGAGTACGTGTTACGTTATAGTAACTAATACTGGCTACAAATGATCTTATAAAGTGCTAAATTCAATTTTTTTTTAATTTTGGACATTTTTACAAAAATGTGCTGTATACAAGACCCTAGCTACATACCGATAGTCCTTTAAAGTTGTATACTCCGATAAATTCCACCAGAAGACCACAGGCCATTAAGACGTGACTCCTTTTGCCTAAAGAACAAGATGAGGCGAAGTTGAACTTGTAACAAAATGTCATGGTCTCTGTTAAAACTAAACCAGTGATACAACCATCGTAGTTTATCTTTAGTCAGACTATCGTCTAATTGATTTTCATCGAAGAGTTCTCTTACCGCAGTCTCACGTTTCTCATTTTCACTAGTACCATCTGGATTGACTAATTCATAATCACCACTGTAATTTGTAGTAGACATAGCGCCGGGTCTTATAGTGCGGTTCTGGAATTGGTGCTGTATTTGAATCAACTAATGCAACGGATGGGGGTGATGCGACCGGATTTGGTCACGGTGGAAGTGGTGGAGGTTCTAATGATGAAGGAAGTGGGGGAGATAATGCTGACGGTGGAGCTGGTGCCCCGGGATATGTATGAATATTCTTCTATGCTTAATCATGAGTTTTCTAAGACGCCCTGTATCTTTCCAAACTTTGGGCGCGTGCTTTCTTATAATCAATCATTGGTTTTGGATATTTCACATCTGGATATTGTGCATATGCCATATCCCACGTATGTACGGCTTTGGCGGGAACATCTGTCAATTCAGGTATCCACTTTTTTATATACTTCGCCTCGCGGTCGAACTTTGTACCTTGAGTCCAAGGGTTAAATATCCTGAAATAAGGCTGTGAGTCTGCGCCAGAACCAGATGACCATTGCCAATTACCATTATTTATCAATGGATCGTAATCCCGCAATTTTTGTGCAAAATACAACTCACCCTCTTGCCAGTCTATACCTAATAGTTTGATAAGAAAATTACTAGTAATGAGTCTGGCACGATTATGCATGTAATTGGTTTGATTCAGCTGCCGCATGCCCGCATCCACGGCGGGGAACCCAGTTTGACCATTTTTCCAACGTTCTAAGAAATCGGGATCTCGTTTCCACTTAATATTCGCATAAAGTGGTTTCAGAGGTGCCCCCAAAACATGTGGGTTGCGCAATCCTAACAAGTAATAGAAATCCCGCCAGTAGAGCTGTCTTACCAATGGTTCTTGGGGTTTAAAAACTTGATACACTTCCCGAATACTGATACATCCGAATTTAATATAAGCAGATAACATAGTTGTTTCCAACGCTAAATTATTACGAATTTCTCCATAATTCAGAGGAATGCGTTTGAGGCGCGCTAGTGCCGCTTTACGCCCGCCTAGCATACTCTTGTCGGAAGGCTCGGTGCGAGCAAATCGCTGCCAGTCTTTTTCGGATTTTTGCCCCATATCAGTTAATTTACTCTTATCTACTTTAGTTAATGGCTTTCTTACTGGATATTGTTTGGAATAGTTGTAAAATGGAGTAAATTTCAGATAGGATTTATCAATATAATTTACCAAAATATCCTCATACTCTTCGAGACCAATTTCTGATGAGAGAAGCGCTTCACGAACTTCACTGTCCCTGGTTTGACTAAACTTGGTATAATCGCGATTGCAATAGACTTTGCTTGATCCAGTTTCAGTGGCTAACTCCAATATTATCTTAGCAGGATCTCCATATTTAATAACCAATGGAATTTCCTTTTGAAGCTCCTCTAAACTTTCTACCATAAATCTTATAGCAGAATCAGAGCGAAACTTGTTCTTATCAACTTGACGAGGATCGAATACAAATAAAGGTATTACTTGCGTACATTCCGCCACTGCCGCATCTAGTGCAGTATTGTCTATGTGACGCAAGTCACGTCTAAACCATAGTATGCTTATTTTGCCCATTTTCGATTATATTTACTCTTCTGAATTTTTTGGGGGTGGTGTTCTGAAAAAGTTAGTCTGGGTTTCTTTGGACAATTTTCTACTATTGGTATTTTATGTTTTTATGCATATTCCACATATAAGTAGGTAAAGTTTGCTCCCATCTATTATGAACCCAAATCACGCAAGTAGGCATTTTAGTAATATTGATATTTATCTATAGATATATTATGAATTGGGATGATAGTATTGGGAGCCACCCCTTTTGCCAAATGAAAAGCAACCATTAATAATTCAACGTTATGAGGTGCAATCAAAGAACATCGTAATTGAGGACGTAGCTGCCATTAGAAAGGTCCGAAAAAAACGTTTTCCAAAATAAGAAAATCTCGCCGAAAAAAATGATGTGGCCTTTACTGAGCAGACTCCAGAAGAGATTGCGGCTGCCAAACAAAGGGCTCTTGGGGATGACATTGATGAATTATTTCATTAATTTCCGATTTCGTTTTCACCTTCATAATCCATTTCGTCAAGGGAAAATGGATCATCTACGTCCGTTACTTCTGGAGTTTCTTCATCTGTGGCGTATTCTAATGGCGCCTCTGAGGCAAATTCTAGATTGGGGCGTTGACCAACTAATAGTCTGACTTCTTCTTTAGCACGTAACATGGCATAAGAACGATCTTGATCTATTAATTGTTTGACAGACCATTCGAATATGGCCTTTCCAGTATCGTTCATTTTTTCAATCCGCATCAAGTTTGAATACAAATATTCAAGCATGTAGTTGCTCAAAATGATATTTAGATCAGGGGATTTGATATACTGGCGACGCATCCAGTCTACTAAAAGCGGGTATTCGGTCGGCCATGGTTGTAGCTTACTAAAGTTTAGCTTTTGCTTTTTTTCGGCGCGAATAATAAAGTCTTCTAGATGGGCTGGGAGTTTCTTGATGCTATTACGCTTTTTTAATGTTTCATAATTTGTGATCATATTTTCAACATAAGCGTCGATGATAACCTGCCTGGCTTTGGCTTTTTCATTATCCAACTCCTTGACCGGACTAATTGCACCAGATTCTATATCGTCAAAATACACACCTTCGGTCAGACCCAGATTCTCGAAGATACGCTGTAAGCGATCCCTAGGTATGCCAGATACTTTAGAGGCTCGATTTGTAAATTGTAAAATCACTGCATTGTTAAATTTCCAATCTTTCGGAGGCGTAGGCGGCTCCTGCGTAGGACTTTCTTTAACAGCTAAATTCAGTTCCGGGTTGACTTTTATAGTTTCCAGATACATCTTCTGGAACTTTTTAAAGTACGAATTATCCATATTTGACAATTGAGATTTGGAGACTCCGCATTTAGTACACACATCCTTGGAGTTCCAGCTATGAAAGTAGTCACTTTTGGTTTTTTGTACCGGACACCTAAACTCGTAGAAATTGAAGAAGTTAGTGCGGATGCGCTTTTCCCGTAGCGCGGCCTTCACATCAACTACCTTAGAAGCGGGCTTGGATAATAAATCCCCTCCTATAGAGCACTCCCTATCAACAATTACATTAGCAACCTTTTTCAAGATACTGAAATCATGTCTATGTGCGTTCTTCGTTCCATAAACTCGATTAATCATGTTGGGCACCGGTCTGAAGTATTTGGGGCCAGCTGCCCTGTAGAAATTATATGCAGTGAGATGTCCCGCCGCATATAATTCGTCATGCAGATTTTCTCGGGTTTTTATAGCATCAAATTTGGCATAGAATTCTCTAAATTTAGGATTTAGGGCGCCACCAAAATGAGTGAATTCCTCAAAAGTCCTATTCTGGAAATATCCGAAACTCGCTTGATAACCGCGAAGTATTACTTCCTCCCACAGGTTATGTAGCCACTTTAAATCCGCTTTTGGAGGCCCGGCATATGTTGTCCACTTTTTTAAGTGCAATGGAGGCACTTCTGAAAAGATATCTTGCCCTGGGGCCAGTTTGGCAACGTTAACATTAAGGATACGCTCGGTCTCATCCATGGTGGGCGGGTTGTCTCCGCTCTGGGGATGGACTTTATAGTAGTCCAAAGCGGACATATTAGCTATGGAGTGATAAAACGGATCCAAGAATAATAATACAAACCTATCCTGTACGTCGGTGGACTCTTCCCGCAATTTTCCGGAAACAGTATCATTAATAATCTTAAATGCCTTAAATAGATAAGACTTGATAAGCTCATTATTTACATCGGGAATTCTGTTAATAAGCACGTTCTTTCCTGTAACTAGTAAATTCAGAGCAGTCTTGAATAGAGTCTTTAAAGAAGCACCAGATTCAGTTCCCGTAAAAGTTATCTTTTTTGGGTTCTCCTTAACAATCTTGACCAACAGAGCATAAATGTAGATATTTGAAAATAGTTGCCGTTTGTCTTTAAGCTCGCTCGGGGTAATGGTCTTAGATTTGAGCAATTTGGATTCCATTTCTTTGACGTTTGGGGTAATAAAATCCACCAATGTAGATACCATGTCGCTAATGGCGCGATTGGATACCACCACGGCAAAACGAATGGATCCTCGCACCGCTCGGTTAGTTTCATTCCACAAGAAATCCTTAAACTGTGCATCTATAGAGTGCTGTTCAATGCGAATTCCTCCGACATAAGTTTGAACCCCTGTAGAATCTTCTGCCTCCATAAGTTGTTCTCCACAATATTTGCAAAATAATTGACCAAAGATAGGTGTTTTATCCACATAAGGCTCAAGAGCGACTCTTGAAGCTTGCAGCGTTTTATTCTTAATCATTAAATCATATTGGTCCCGCACATGAGTACAAATAATAACATAGGTGCAGTTGTTACATTTAATAAATCCCTCCTCGGCGGGCTCGAAATACTTTCGCAAGCGAACATATGCTTTTTTCTTATCCTCAATATTGGGAGAGGATCGAAATTCTTGGGCTAGCTTAACGTGAGGACAATTATTACCTTCTATAGCTTGCCAATACTTTTCATATTGTGCAACGGCCAGATCGATTACTTTCTTTTCTTTGGTTTTTCTGGTGCCGAACTTGTTAAAATATATATAGTCGCGAAGAGCCTGCTGAGCATCTTTGGCAATCTGCTCATTAGCTTTCATTAATTCTCTCTTATATCGAGCCCGTTCTCCCAAAAGAGTCGCCATAAAGTCTGGATCAAATTTGCCTAAAATACGAACATCTGCATATAATTGCAGTAGATGATTCGATCTTAGATCGCGCCACAAGGCACTATAAAATTCCATATTTTCTACACCCAGAGCTTCTTTCATAAACGTCTGTTCGGCCGGAGAGAACTCTCTCAGAGGTGGCCCTTCTATATCACTATCCTCGTAGGGTTTACTGAAGATGGGTTTTTCCAGCTTTGGAAATTCAGATTTGGGTACAAATCTAACAGCACTGCTAGTGATAGACGAATATCGTAGAAATAGATCATTCAGGTGCTCAAGTAAGTCCTTTGTCGGCAGAGGCGGCTCGCCGGCGCGAATAGGAAAACGGATTAAGTAACCGAGATAACGCACATTGTACGCTCCGGCTGCCAGGCGGGACTTCGGGGGAGGATCCCAAGGGTACATGCGAATAAAGAAATCCAAATCATAGTCATGAAATAGTCCACACTCTGGATGGTATTCTAATCTTTTAACTCTGAAGTCTTCTCCGGCCGGAATTATGTAACTCCGAGAGGAATCCTTCCCCTTGATGGAATTTCCGGAAATTCCGGGCGTAGATGTCTTATGTTTGTCTAGACGAATAAGCGGTACCGTTTCGGTATCTGTGCGCACTGGCCAGGCGGCATCATACCACAACGTATTCCTTTGCTTAATGGCATCAACTTTAGGTATTTGTAGCCGAACATTATCCAATGAATCTTGTTGATCTAAATAGACTAATGATTGAATAACATCGGGAGGAAATCGTGCAGCCTTACCGGACTGTGTTAACTGTATCTCGGCTTCTTCATTTGTGAGGGGTTTCGGTATATCTCCCGTTTCTATTAGGGTAACCTCCATCTTTATAATAAGGATATAAATATTCTTTTAAACAGTGTTTTCTCTGCCCCCCCCTTTAGGCAGTTATTAGGCGTGCTTTTACATACCGCTATAGGTATACAAAAAACAAACATCTGAAAATAATCTTTCTCAATTTTTACCATGGAATTTATATAATGAACGGCGAAGCAGTCATTGTAAGTTTTAAACCGGAATTTGTAGATTTTAATGAGTTTGAAAATTTCGAAATTAGGCTGGAAACAGCTCTCCACGGCGGTGAATATGGTGGCAACGCATTTGCCATGGATATGACCGAGGGGGAAATGTTCTTTTATGGAGATTCGGCTAATGAAATATACAATAGCATTCAAAGTGTGTTGACAAGTTGCAATTTGCTATCTAATATTAATGTCGTGCTTAGGTATGGCCCGGCTGATCCAGATACACCGGAACAATCTATATCTTTGTAAGTTTTTGATATATAAAAATTGATTTTTTACAAGTATATGATCAATAAAACTGAGTTTTATAATTAACATGGAAAAAGACGAACCAGTTATCCCAAATGATGTTCTAGAGTTCCTTGAATGGATCAACAGGGCTAATATTACAGACGTTTCTGCCTTTATCAATGAAGTAAAAGAATCTGGAGTTTGTATGAAAAGAGATAAATTAACATCTATGGATCCTACTAACTGGAAAAAAGAAGTATCTGAGGATCCAGCTACGCTGAAATACCGCGAGCCAGAAACCGGACTGTATTATGAAACAATGGATATAGTTGAATACATACAAGATTGCAGACAAAGAAAACGGGTTCTAAGTACAGAGGACATTTTAGATTTAGAAATGATCCATAAAGATAGGCCCCAGAAACTATTCTTCTGGATCAGTGATTCCTTTGAAGATAAATTAGAAAGTTTTTCCATTGCTCTGAAATCATTCTTATTAAAAGAATTTGGTCAAGAGACAGATATATCGATTGATGAGTTTGGAGATAGATTTATCATAGTTTGTCAAAACATCATGGTCAATAACTATGAACAAAAGACAGCTCTCTTGAAGAAGTTTGGATCAGCATACCGAACTGATGAAATAGGAGGATATTTGCTTCAGACTATTGAAACCTATGAAGAAATACCCAGCATAGCCAATGTCGCATATAAGAATCCGGTCATACATGCCTTAATAGAGAATGGGTATAGGCCAACCGCAGGAATTATGGAAAAACTCCGACCACTGTTAGTAAATGTACCGGCCGGTGGACTGACAGTCAATATCACCAATATAACTGTAAATATAAACAATAACTATGGGAGTGAGTCTGTTTATAAAAAGTTTGTTGATCATATTACCAAAAATTTACCAGCGTGGTATATCCCAAACACTTGGATTACGAAAAAGACATTGGTCGATGAGTTTAATAAATTCAATGATAGTGAAACATCCCCTGCTGTTGTAATAAAAAATCTCAAATCAGAAGGATTATTCAAATTAATTTCAGCAGGAGAAAAAAGAGCTCGATTAAATCCTGGTGAAAATAAAGTTAATTTATTCCTGACCAAAAGAGGATTATAAAATCACTGGGCAGGCAGGATAATAAATCCCACCAAAATCTAACGCTTATTACCACTGTGGCCAGGCACTGGGCAGGCAAATTTTTTGGTCACCCACCCTGGCCAATGTGCTAGAACTGCACCATTTCTTGTATAACCCCCCGGGTCAGGGATGGCCAGGCAAGTCCCTGCCCTACCCTGCCCAGTTTGAAATCTTATGGAATTTTTAAGGTGAAAAATTTGCACTTGAGGGCATGTCTCGCAAAATCCGAAAAAAAGTCTAAGAGTACTTTTTGATACTCTAATAAGTGACTAATGAGCCATTCTGCCGCTTATAGCGAATGTAATTTGCTACTCTAGAGAGCATCACGAGCCGTTCTAACATCATTCTATCTAATTACCCTTCGATTTTGTTTTTGCGTGTTTTTAACAGAGCGCTTAATCAAGCGTTCAAGGCTCACTTCGACAATCTGGGCCATCAGATCTACACCGGCTCTAGAGATACCTGGGCTCATTTTAGTGTATATTCCAATACCTTCATCACCACTCAAATAAGTAATCTATCATATCCAGAATGTGTTTTATAGAAGCCGGAAGTTCAATTGTCCAACTTCCCAGCTTGATATTTTTGGACGATATCATAAATGGCGTGGCAAGATAGATTCCCCTATATTGGGATACCCCTTGCGAGGGTAATTTATCTATTTGAAGTTCGCCAATAAATAGTCCTCTATTTGGACCCAGCTCCATAATAATATGAGAATATATCCATTTTCGGAATGTAGAACAAGCCCATGTCATCCGAATTAAATCCGTCTCAGCTAAATGCCTGGTTATTTGATAGGTTAAATCCGGATATACAAATACAAACGCATCCAACATCTTATTAAAAACAATAATCAATTATACAAAAAACTCAAAATCTAAAAAGATGATGTTAGTTTATCTTGTTGCAGCCCTAACACAGTCTGGGCTTTAATAGCCAGGGAAATATTGCCACCTCCCAAAGACATCTTGCCGCTCATGAACAAATCAGTTCCTTGCGCTTTTCCAAGAACAAGCAATAAGAATGTTCCCAGAGAGGTCCGAAACACTACATCAGCCTTGGTAACGGGCTCTTTCCGGTTCTGGCGAAAATCCAACAGTTTAGTGATTTCATATGTACCCATGTTAATCTTGAGGCCAATCACCGCATTGAGTTCAGGTGCCACCTCTTCATATCGACTCTCCGCAGCCTGCATGAAGATATCCAAAGCCCGTTCGCATGTTTTGGAATCTACATTTCCAGTAAACTCCCAAGAGCTTTCTCCGACATGCTCAGCTTTTAATTCCACTCTATCTAACACAGCGCCTATCATTTATGGTGGTCTGTCAATAATTTCAATTTTGGCGATAATGCTGCAAAAGACGCAACATGTCATTTTGGTAGTATTTTTTACAATAATTCACAATAAAACTAGATATGTGAGCACCCTTTTGCAAAAGCCACTTGGCTGTATCATAGCGATCACTTACAACTGCTGCTTCAAGGGACTCACTAGTAGGCACATAAGAGTACTCATCTAAGCACTCTAAACACTTGGACCCCCATATCTAGTAACCAACACATTATATTTACATACCCATTCTTGGCTGCCCGGCTTATAACTGATCCCAATCTACAATCAACAATAGTTAAATCTCTCCACTGCAGAAATACTAATCTTAGCAGGGCTGGATGTCTCGCACGTGGCAATATATATCTATACCATATTTCTTTGGGTAAATCCGGGAGCGTATATTTATTCAATATAATTCTGGGAATATACATATTTTATTCGTTCATATAGCTGCATTAAAAGCGCTTTCGCTCCATGGGTTGCCGTGAACATACCATATGATTTTTCGATCGAATGTAATGCTACCATTTTTAAACCCCGCACCAGCGGGCTTAAATCCATAATGCCACGCCATATCCGTGGATTCTATCTCTACTTTTGTAAATATCTGTAAATGCTTTTGAAACTTTACTAGGATTTGCAGCCGAAGATAAAACTATTGCTATAAAACTTATGAGTAAAGTAATTGGTGAGCTTGCCTTTGTTAATGATATAAGCCTATTGATGATTGATTTTTGACAAAAATTGAATTTTACCAGCTGTTTGTAATACAACCATGTTGACTGAAACATCTGTGTTTGCTAGTTTCCTTGGTATCAAGGTAGGCTTGACCTTTTATATCCTATGGTGGACTTTTGCGGTCAGGGAACTGACCATGATAATGCTACTCGATGGAGTAACCTTTTCGATTCTTCTCGGCATTCTGTTCGTGGCTGTTCCATATGTAAAATGGAACTCATACATCAAGTGGGTCGCATGCTTTATGGTGATCTTTGGACACCAATTTCCTTTCTGGCGCCATACATATAGGGATTATTATGTGCTAAGCGACGGACCTTTGCGAATATCTACGTACATTGGGGGAATATTCACCTACGTATTATGGACATTTGATGCCTGCAACTGTTTAGGACCTCGCGGGGGGAGGGGCAGAAGCTAAGAAGAATTCAAAAGATGGTGGGAAGGTAACCCCTAAAAACCAAAAAACAGAAGTTGGATGTCGAGAACTCCGTCCCAAGTAGCTACGGCAAAAGGGAAGGATAGATATCCATAAAACTTTTTTTCCCAATCACAATTCCAGACGTCCTGAACTAACATTGGAACCTCGTTATAGCGGAGGATGGATAGCTTTCTCTTTACTTATATCAATAGTAACAGGTTTCATAGTAATTCCCCTCGCCATAGAATGGGAATTTAGGATAAATCGTCAATCTTCACGATAAGATCTTTTTTTGTACTCCGGATTTTCACGGTCGGAATATCCACGGGGTTTGATGTGCATGATACCCCACAAATTACAGCATTGGCTGACGAATGAGAATGGCCAAATACCCATTTAGTAATTTTAAAGCACTACGACATTGTTGGTAATATTTCCGAAGCAAATGCGCTGTTCCAAGAACATTCTGCAAAGCGAGGATGTATAAGTTTATAGCTGTGGGTGAAAATCTATTTCTACCAAAAAATCCCAGAGGTTTTTGGAATGGAAAAAATTGTTATGGAAGATTTCAAAAGTTTTAAACTCTACCAGAGTTTAGTGTAAATTACAGCCTTGGTGACAGCGGTATTTACATTCACGTTCACATTGGGCATCACATTCAGTAGAACCCATGTTCGGGCGCCACCACGGGCGGGACATCCACCATTCGGGTCCTCCATACAGCCGTCGAGCACTATCGGGTATTAGAGTACTTCCGTGAAACCCGCCATATTCTAAACTATAATTATGCTCTTTTGAGTCATGTGGCAGCAAAACGACAAGTAGAACAAATAAAGCTAGTACTAGAGCGTAATACATAATTCTATATCTTTGCAAAAAATAACTATTTTAGAAAGAATTCATGGTTAAGAAGCTCATTTCTATATATTGTAAGGTTATCACAGTCCCAATCCCCTATTGGACACAAGCAAACACCACAGTTTTTACATACGAATGCTTTGGTAAAAATACCCCGGGTTCTCCACAAAGTGGCACAAAATCTTCAAAAGTCCATATGTACTTATTCATAAGGGAAATTTGGTTGGCGCACATAACAACCATGCGGCCGGAATCAATGAAACATATTCCCCATCACTATTAGTGAATAAACGTCGCAAAGCTTTACAAGTAGCAGAGACATTGGCAATTTCATGTAATTCTAGATATTCAGATATGATTATCCAATCTCCCCAGTGCATTATGCTTGACACAAGAGGATTTTTATTTTTTCAGCCATTTTCTTGCCGATTTTCTTCTTTTCTGTTTGGTCAACTTGGCGTATCGCTTCAATAGATGCGTCACAAAGCTGAGATAATGTGAAATTTGCCAATATATTATGGGATGCCACCTGGCTTAATCCCGGAATACATGCCAATATACGTATATGATGCTCACGTTTACTAGATAGAATCTTACGAGCTGATCGTTCGCCAATATTACGACCACTGAAATACTTTACTTCAGCTATCTCATCTACAGAAACACTCCCATTAGTCAAATCAACCAGTCCAAATTTATCCATCAAAACCATGCGAGTTTGTTCTGACACACCAGGCAGGCGATGCCACATTTCGTAGATAACATCACTATTTGTTTTTTTGCGACCTTTCCATAGCTCGTCTGGAACTCCCCCACGCTTAAGTTCTACAGGGGCTAATCCATTGATTTGTCCCGCCTGTTGTAGTTTTATAAGTGAATTGGTTAATTCAACAATTCTCTTGCAAGTATCTTGCTGATTCTTCGTCCTGATATACGGTATATTGTCCCGCAAAAGTAAATGGTCTAGCTTGGCCTGCATATTTACTAAAGGCTTCATATGACGAGATCGCTTGTTCGGCGGAGGCGCATTTCCCTCAATAATTAATAAAAGCTTACAATTTGTTGATTCGCGAAGGGCTTTCATTCCCTTAATTTGGGCAGCCAGCCGATCCGGAATACTGGCCGATAGGTCTTTCCATGTCTTGCGCTCTATCCCCAAAGCGACACGAGTAACCTGTCCACTATGTAACATTACAGAATAATCACTGGTACCTATTTGTTCAGCTGTCACGGCTATTTGAGGTCCATTTCGTGCATTATGTATATTTAAAAAAGGTTCAAAATATTTAATGATGAGTTCGGAACGATCGGCTTTATCCCGCTCTCTCTTGTCCACCACTATGGTGGCCATTTTAGTGTAAAAATAATGAAGCTTCAATATATTTTTTAATTACATATATATTTTGTTTACAACGACTTCGTCGCTTCCCATCATTTCCTCCAGTGAATAAACATTGAGCTCCGCATTTTGGGATTCTATAAACCATATATCTAAGTTATTATCAATAAACAAAATCATATAATGTCCAACAATAGCATCATTTACCTTTAATAAACCTCCGACCGTTCCCAGAGCAAATGATGTATACTGCTTTTCAACAATAAACGGAATGTGATGTAAGTTTGTCCAAGCCCGCATCATTTCTACAAAATCATCACAATCATATGAATTATATTCATATTTACGATTTTGGGGACGATTGTCTATGGCCCATTTTTTCCAAGACGGTAGGTCTCCACAAGCATAAATACTGTCTCGTAAATGAACATGTTCGCGGTCAACCCCAAGCTTTTCCATTAGCGCGGCTCGTAAATCTCTCCGACTGATATTTATATAATTTGAGCATTTAAAGTCACGATCCACATTAGGCCTAATTAGCTTCTCTAATCTCTTGAGTTTATCCGCAATGCGAATTCTGACATTTGCAATGTTCATTATAATACTTATTCAAAAAATTTTATTTTGAGAATTTACATTACTCTGTTCTGATCAGTTTGCCTTCAAACACAAACCTGACATTATAGTCCGTAGATCCTCCTCCAACAGTTACCGACGTAGTGATAGTAGCTGTTAGAGTGTTGGTTCCAACTAAACTAGCCAAAGCACCAATAGATTGGCGACCATAGAGCGCATTCTCAGCGCCACCGCCAATTGCTGTGGCAGGTACCAAGGAGGCCGCTCCAGCATCTCCTCCAACAGAGTAAGCTCCATCAACGCTTACAGTATCAGCTGCGGCAACATGTACCACATCAATATTATCAACGAGCATCACTGTGCTGGTAGGCAAAGTAATAGTGAACAATAGTCCTGGGGCTGCTGTTAGATCAAATACGTCCGAAGTAACAATAGCCTTAGCCCCTGGCCATGCGGATGTGCCCAAAGTGGTAGATGCACCCGATGTGTTGTTAGTTGCAGGTACGCAGCTGGTCATCAAGCAGTTAGATACATCACATTGGGCACCCGCACCAAGGGCAATGGATGCCGATCCACTGGCAACATTAGCTGAAGCACCAATGGCCAACGAATCATCAGCTGCGCCAACGGTACCAACCGAGGCCGAGTCTCCAATAGCAACTGCGCGATCAGTGGCCGCACCAGATCCAATTCCAGTACCATCACCCAAAGCTACACAATCGGTAGATGCTCCGGTAATGACTGATGCATTACCAATAGCAACTGAACGCAATGCGCCAGTAGGCACTGTAGCACCATCACCAACGGCGATGGATTCATCGGGAATTGCGTTAGCTGCATTACCAACAGCCACTGCGCGGGCTCCACTGGCATCTGCACCACTACCCAGGGAAGCTGCATTAGCTCCACCAGCATTAGCAGAAGTACCAATGGCTGTTCCAGATCCAGCACTGGCAGTGGCTCCAGCACCAACTGCAGTACAACTAGCCGCCGAAGATGCAGTGGAAGTACCAATAGCAATACTGGAAGTTCCTACAGTACATTCAGCAGCGTTACCAATAGCTACTGAATCGTCAGCCGCGGCAGTGGTAAAGGATCCAGTTCCCAGGACTACAGAATCATCTCCAGCAGCGCTAGTCGATCCTCCCATAGCCGTAGCACCCGTTGCCGAAGCTGCTGAACTATCTCCAATAGCAATTGTATTAATTCCAACGGTTGTAGCAGCACCATCACCAATTGCGATAGAATCATTAACACCAGCAGATGCTGAATTGCCAATCGCAACAGATCTGTTACCACCCGCAGATGCACTAGAACCATATGCGTAAGCGTTATCTCCAGCAGCACCAGCACCTTCTCCAATAGCAGCCGCACTGGCTCCGCTACAAATAGCCGAATCACCGATAGCCAGAGGAGCAGTGCTTGTAGAAGCTACCGCACCTTCTCCAATAGCAATGGAACGGAGTGTTGCAGCTCTAGCACCATCTCCCATAGAAACTGCACTGACTCCAGACGCAGATGCACCAGACCCAATCGCAGTGGACGAACTGGCAGTGGCAGAAGCCGATTCACCAAATGCGCTAGCACTGGCAACTGTTGCAGAGGAGCCCGCACCGACGGCGGTAGTACTAGCTGCAGAGGCAGAGGTTGATCCACCAATAGCAATTGCACTGGCCGCTCCGGCAGAAGCAGACCCTGCAATGGCTACAGCATCGGTGAATGCTCCCACTGAACTGCTACTTCCAAAAGCAACTCCAGATCCATCTCCGGAGTTGGTTCCTACCTCATTAAATGAAAACAACACCCCATCAGGCACAGTGTTGACAGCTAATACTCTGTTGGCAGCACCCGCATAGGCGGCAGGTGTGTCAATAAGTTCAATAAACTCATCGACCCCCCCAAGAGGTGTAAAAGTAATAGGAACAGTGGATCCAGCACCACTTTCCCATTCTCCAGTGGTGCTGGATCGAATGATATTAATAGCCACTAAAGTCACTGAACCCGCAGCAGTGCCGTCAGTGTTGACATATGTTTTGGCAATACCATCCACAGTTGCATCGGGTACGCTAGCAATAGTAATAGTTCCGGCTCCAGTAGAAGAAACTTCATAAATACCATTGTTGTCCACATCATTAGCACCCTCAACAAGAATAATTTGTCCAGCAGCGAATCCCGCCGAACTAGCCACTGTGATTGTGGTAGTTGTAGTAAAGCTGGTAATGGTTGTGGATGCTGTTACCGGATCAGGATCGTAGTTTACCACAACGCCTCCGGTGACTGGCGTATCAGAGGTGTATTCCTTGTTGAGGCAAATATACCTATCGGCAATCAAGACGTTGTTAGAGCTGGTACTTGTTGTATTACCCATGACGTTCAAATTTCCAGCAATTTCCAGATTTCCACCTATTTTGGATTCTGTTGCAGTGACTTCAAAGTATGGAGTGGCTCCCGTAAAGTCTGTAACTTCAAATAGATTAGCGCCGAGGGGAGCTGCTGCGTCCCGAACTTTAGCTGCACCGTTGGCTCCAACAACTACTTCCCCGGCAGCGGAGTGATCATATGCATCTTGGGAATTGCGAGCCAAGAATTCATCACCATTTACAGTGTCAGTAATAACTACCTTTTTGGTTGTAGTATCCACCCACATTACAGTGTCTGTCGCTGTAGGTGGAGCCAGCGGGGATGCTCCTGGTTGTTGGCTAAACACAACTGACAAAGGATCTATGTTTCCTTCCACATCAATATCTCCTTGAAATAACGCGACCACTCCGGGTGTAGTAGCAGTATCGAAGGGGGGATCTCCTGAAGGGGGTCCTGACACCACAAGGGTGTTTAAGGCTACTTCAGTAATATTAATTGACCCTGTTTCGAATTCTTCGAGATAGACTTTGTTGGTGTCACACATTATATTGCTTCCAGAAAAAATTGCTCAATGTAATTTTCTATCTTTGACCAAATTCATACTCAAATAATATAGCTTCTAAAGCATATATGGCAGAAGTTAATTTCGAAAAGGAATGCGCAAATTTCCACGCAAAATAACTGACGCGTCAAGGGACAAGCCTCTTGATTACAGAGGATTTAAGATAGTTGAGGAATCCCTCTATTCATCATTACTTCCTCGACATATGGACCAGGTGATGTCTGCAATTAGTAAACACGTAAAATATCCTAAAACAATTATAGATGCCACTGCTAATATAGGTGTTGATACGGCTTTGGTTGCATATATGTTTCCCGATTCTAAAATAACATCTATAGAGCTCAATAAAAAAACTGCAAAGGTTCTTCAGGACAACATGAGAAGGTTAGAAAAGATCGTCCGAGGACAAGAATATGCAAAAGTCGCCGTTGTGCAAGGAGATTCTGTCAAATTTCTAAGGGACAAAAAAACACCAGTTGATTTGGTTTATTTCGATCCTCCATGGGGAGGGTCTGATTATTATAAAACCCCGAAGTTGGTATTAAAATTAAGTGATATCCCAATAGGTAAAATAATTGCGAGTACGTTGGGTAATCTAACGCCCATGGTGATCCTGAAAGCTCCATCAAATATGGATATGGAAGAATTTATGACCCACTTCGGAAAAGTTAAAATTACTGGCCATGATATTCTGAAACCGCGAAAAAACGAGCGAGGGGCCATTGCATATCGGTTATATTTCATTACTCCTGCGGAATCATAGGACTTTTCGAAAAGTTATGAAAAAGCATTCTGCTCTTGGTATCGTGACTCCAAATAACTGATCGCTTTTGCGGCGACGCATTTGATGAGTCCATTCCTCGCGGGAAGGACCTTGTATGACATATAGCGATCTTGGTGTTGTATATATTTTGTATGGCTCTGCGCCTACCAATGCACTAGGCGGATTGAATTCCATTTCACGACCATTCTTGAACGTAAACACGCAATTACAGGACCGAATTCTATCATATCCACGTGACTAGCAATACCTTCTCCAGACAAGTATCTATTCAAAATACACTGATCTAAATCAAACTCTGGATTTCGGGTATTAATGTCATCAGTTCGCGTAATAATAGTGGAATAGAATCAGTGGCTGCGGCCGATCTACGCGCTTTATAGTCATATTTATAACCAAAATGTTTCACATATCGCCCTATTGCCACTACTGGAGTTAAATCAAAAACGGAATACCAATCCAATAATCGATCATTTAGATTTTCAGAAACTATATTTTCATAATATGTCAATACACCAGGAATCATCATATTTCTGTAATTTTTGAACCACTTTAATAATTTCATCTTGTGATTTCTCTATGAAGTTACCCAATTCAACTTTGAGTTTATGTTCCAATGAATAATAGAACGTTAACTGTTGTTTGGATATATAATTTTGTTTAAGGTCAATCTCTTCTCCAGCATTTAGCGCAGCTATTAATTCCCCGCGCTTATTAAACAAATCATTTAAATATCGCAAACTCACTCTTTTGTATAACTCGCTAATATCAGACTTTATAAATAGCAATTTTGTATCTGCGGGCCATTTTAAACCAGGAGAACATGTATAACAGCGACCATGAAAAACCATGGCATATATAAAGGTTCCAACTAAAATATAAAGAGTATCTTTGCTTTGATATTGATCAATTTTGTCTTGTAGGAATTTTTCATATTCCACTCTATATTCTGTGTTAGTTGCCACTTTTACCAATTGATCCATAGTCCATTTACCAAGTATCCAGTCATCTGTATCTATTATACTGAATTCCGGCGGAAGATTTGGTGATAATAGATCTTTCAGATATGTTTTACCACTTCCTGGTGGGCCTGTAATATACAGGAGTATCATCTATAAATTTTATAGTTAATTTTTTAACAAGTAATTGTGAGCCATCTTAAGAGCTTGTTGTTGGGTTTTCAAAATATATCCCCTTTTTAGATGATAATCCAGGTCAAACTGATAATAATTTTTGATATATTCTTTATCGCCGAGACCAAATGATATTTCCTTTCCTTCAAGGATTTCTTTTTTTAACTCGTCTCGGCGCGTACATAGATAATCAATTCCTCTCATAGTAGTTTGTATATATAGAGTATCAATATCCACTTTAAGAAATATCTTCTTAGTGTGGTTTGGCCATGATAGTTCTGGCATGCGCAAAAGTCGTCCACGCACTCTAAATTCATAATTAAGAACCCCACATAATATCCATTTTTCCTTTGATTTTTCAAGTTTAGTTATTTTGGCATTGATAAATTTTTCATATATATCTCTGGCTTCGCTCCCACTTTTTGCTTTCGGGGCTATTTTATCATGCCATTCATCTAACCAGTAATCAGTATCGAAAGTTTTGATATTTGCTCTATTCTGAATTAGGTTGTTAATTAATTCACATAGAAATGACTTCCCTGTGCCCGGTGTGCCGCTAAAATGAAAAATGATCATTATTATATATGGACGAGTTTATTAAAAATCAATGGAAATTAGTGATAAAAATTATAGAATATCTGAATCCATATGATTTGCCAAGACTGGAATTAGCCAAAAGGCATGCATTAGAGAATATATATCAAAAATAAATGTTTGCTGGTATGGGGAGAGTTTGGATAATAAGGATTATAAATGTGTTCATACCATTTGTCATGAGGCTGATCACATACATGTAATCTTTTTATCCCGAACCACGGGAATTCTCCATTCCAAAGGATTATATTAATATAGTAACAAAGGATTTTATCACAGAAGGCTTGTCTAGGACATAATTGTTTCACTCATGTCGCTATGCATGGTATCATTATCCATATAACGACGCATATATTTAGTACCCATATGGCCACCCATGCGGTCTTTAATGCCGAATTCGCGCATCAAAGTATCTTGATCAGTTGGGAGATGGACCCCAGGGGCCTGGTGATTCAGGTGGCGCATTAAAGCATGTGCAGTGTCACCCATCAAAACATCCGATTCTGACATGCGTTTATTTTTCACTACATTTTTCTTGGTCATTTGCCCATACAGTGGCACATCCATGGCGGATGCGATATTTTCTCGATGATTCTCTTCAACAAGGCCCTCCAGCAAATTACCGCGCTCAGGTCCTTTACCAACAGGCACATACATCTGCAATCCGTCAATTTGATGAGTGGATGTGGATTGTGCAATTCCTTCTCGCAAGTTGCCACCCTCAGGAGACTTAGTGGATCTGGTTTTTTGCGCCATAAACTCTACTATTTTCGGATTAACCATAGCTTCACGTTTCAATGAGACTGTATCTCCTCGAGGTACTCCGGCTCCTTTGGCAGCAGCATATGCCTGTTCTACTAAACGGTTGAGTCCTAGCTTAATATGGGCCGGTTGACTATGCAATAGTTGACTGAGGCGCTTCAGCGCAACAAGATTTTCACCCGGAGCCAGACCTGCTCCTCCAGCTAGGCCACGTCGTGCATTACCAAACTGATTCATTTCATAAGCAACATATCCCAAAAGTTGTCTGATATCGTCGCTAAGGCGGAATCCGCGATTCGTGGCTTCCAGAGCGGGGCTACTTTGCAAACCTCCCAAATGTGGTGCAACTTGCTCACCAGATAATTGACGATTGGAGCGATTACCACTAACTTGGGCAGCCATAAGTGCTACAATAGATTTAGGTACTTGCTGACCTTCATCTAGGGCCATAGCCGACAAAGCATGATCAGGATTGACATAACTTACCTGAGATTGATGGTCCATCATGGGGGTACCGCGAAACAGTTTACCATAACTAGCTACGTCAAACTCATGATCTGTTGTTGATCTAGCCCCACTAATAAAATTGTTACTCAAAACAGTTGTACGATGACGCCTAAACTCAGGATTAAGATGAATTAAATCGGCTGTCATATTTTCGTCACCACCCTCTACGCGGTTTACCAAAGATGCGTGTGGTATTTCCACACGACCGCCGTGTTGCCACCCATCTTTAGCGGTGCTAAATATTTTAAGACGTGCTTTAGCCCAGTCTTGAGTGCGTCTCATGGCCGGGTATAGGGTATTAGGGTGTATTCCTGCACTGGGGACACTGTAATCTGAATCATCCTTAAATCCGGGTTCAAATACTGCTTTACGATGCCAATGATGGCGCTTCCATTCCTCTCCATTTGGTTCTAGTAGATGTCCACGCGGATCACGATCTGTGAATCCTAGAAACAAATCAGGATTCTCCGGATCCAGACCTGATCGAGTACCTGTGTGATGCAATGTCAGACGTCCCTGTCCATCATAACTACGACGCGCAAAATCTGAACTATGTAGAGCAAGATCTGGGGTGAAATCTTTCAGAGTATTTCTCCACATATGTTCTAACTGGTTATCATCTTCGAAGATAGGAGTGACCTCATACTTTTCAGGAAACTGATCAAATCCAATATCACCAAAATGAGCTCCTAAACGACTACTATTAAAGAATTCAGAACCCATATCTTTATATTTACGCAATACAATTTGAGTAATAAAAATTGAAAAGTTTCAATGGATAACTTCCTTTGCGGCAGCCAAATGGAAACCCCAACACTTGCGGATTACATGAATAATGAGTCAAAGAGCAAAACTAAATATATGTTCCCACTTGCGGCAAAGTTGCTAGGTTGGTTTGTGAGCGGACATAGTTACTATCGGGACCCTACCACTGGTAAGATCATATATCAACGCTCATTGATTTCTCTTGACTCAGTAATGAAAGATCCAAAGGGATTCAAGGAACGATATCCTGATGCCCAAATTGCATTGGATATTAAAATAGGAGTTCGGCGAGTTGGCGAATCCATAAAATATTTATACATGGATGTTGCCGATGTCTTGAATAGGTTTCATCATATGATATCTGACGAGGTACCTTCCATTGATGCTTCCGCACTAGAATTAATATTAAACGCCAGCGTTAATGCATTCTTTAACCATCATTCGGATAAATTATGCGAAAATCATGTTATATATGGATATGTTGACAAGACGGGAAAACGACACTCGGATACCTATATTAAGATTAAGTTGGGCGATCGCAAATTGAAGGATTCCACTCGTCGAGGCGGATTCTGGGAGCTACCAAAAAATAATGAATCTCATACTATCAGTTGGACATACACATAATTTTAATAAAGTAATATTAGGAGGAAAAACACACTTTCTTAATGATTAGGTATTTCTACTCCTATATATGAGTTTTTTCCATTGAAGCCCATACAACATCAAATTCAGGTATGATTTTGACGCATCAGAACAAAATGATTCTGGAACTCACAAGATTCTATAATTTTTTGGAGATTAATGGTTCCGATTGGAGTTCCCCCTTTTTAGTTCACCCAGCAAATGAATCCAAACAGTATTCCAGTGTTCTAACATTTCTTCACTTCCCGAGGTGATATTAAATTCCATTGTTTGTAATTGAATATATGACTATTTAAATGAAATGTTGAACAAGAATAAGTATAGCAAAAGAACTCTTTCAACTTTTGAAATAGTTGGGGCATATTTTGTCAACTACTATGTTGATGATTTATACCAACATGCCAAAATGGCCAATCATAAGGGGGAGTATTCTAGCATTACCGAAGCGTATAAATATCATGTGAAGTATTTCCACCAAGCTTTTATGGGCACTCCGGCAGCCAAAAGTGGAAAAAAGTCATTCCATTACTACAATAGAATAGTCAAAGCTTTGTTAATTTATTATTCCGAGCATTCGGGCCACAACACAGTTAAGATTGTGGAACTCATTGATCGCATTGTCAGGGAACTTGTGCCGGAAGAATACTTTCAAGATTACAATAATAACGATAAAGACAGAACTATGCGTACTGTATTATCTAACGTAATCACGGAATTTTCTGATTTGATACTAACAAAGTATTTAAAATTAGTAATAGATCAACGAAGTGGATGGGATTTAAGACCGCTTCAGAATGAATTTTTGGAGCTAATCTTGATGGAACGAGAGAAACTATTTTCTGCGTTTATTCGCGCCAGCAATCCTAATGTAAAGAAAGAGAAAGGATCTTCGGTTATTTTAGACAGAATGAAGGCAACATTGAGAGATCAATGTCAAAAAACTGCAGAAGCTCAAAATAAGCTTGCACAAGCTATTAAAGCTATACAGACCTTTAAAACTCAAATAGAAATTCGGGATGCAGAAATACGGGATCTTAGAGAACAAGTGTCCAGCCTTCAAGAATTAATAGCAGAGTATGCCCGTCACACTCCAACGCCAACTCCAATTCCAACTTCAACTTCGACATTTCACGAAATTGAACAACCTCCTTTGCCAAAGTACAGTGAGGGATTTTCAGACGAAGCAGATATAGCCATACCCGAAAATGAAGATTATGGTACTTCTCCCAATCCAGATACGGATTCCGATGATGGATTAATTGGAATTGATGATGATATTGATATTAGTCTAGATTTGTAAAAAAATACTTATTCTACAAATATAATGCCGTTTAGTTTAAAGCAGGCCGTTAGTGATGTTACAGGTTCTACCAGATTTCATAGCTGGTTGGTATCCCCCATAACTATATCAGTCTTAATTACTCTTATTATTATGGTTATCGCGTCTTTTCTACTAGCGGAAGCTGATTGGGAATTAGTAAAATTCGGTATGTACTCTTTTGTAGGAGTATTAGGAGCTGTTTGTTTACATGATCGAGCTATAAAGCAGGAATATGAGAAAGTATCCGGAGCTCATCAACTAGATACTGTTACCACGCCAAATCCTCTAAAAGATGCCTTCCGAGATAGTGGTCCGGCTGCTGTACCACGAGTAGAAGAAGACTTTAACTTGCCTGGATTAAATATATAAATATTAAAAGTCATTTTTTCTAAAGTTAGGTATGAATTCAATTTCTAACATCAAAGAACGTATAAAAATTAATTTTATATACTAATAGGACATTATACAACCATGTTCTCTGATTTCTTCGGCCAAAATCTTTACAAGCTTCGCGATCCCGAAAAATTCCGGAAATGGGTGCTTGAAAATTCCAAAGGTCAAGAAAATGTTTTCTTCGAAGATTACTTGAGTGGAGAACCCACTGTAAAATCTCGGTCAAAAACGTGGAGTCAGTGGACGAGCCTTTTGAATTCTTGGCAAGTACACTTACGAATCAACCAAATTTGGTGATCCTCTGAATCTTTATTGTTCGAAGAGATCAATGATGGAAGAATTTATTCAATTGTTATATGGTGATAATTTTTTGTTCTTACATAGGATGTGCGGTACTGATGCCATATATATCGATAGCTTGGATACAGAAAATCCGCAAACAATCGATGTACAATCACCATTCGTGTTCCAGTCCCGCCGGCACTGCTGGGGAGGAATGTTTATACAGATTGGAACTTGTTGATGAACGATGTGGGTTTAGTTGAAGGTCCAAAAATCATCCAACTAGATGATACCATTGTCGATCCAGCTGTTATTCCTGTGGGTACATACGATATGGAAAGTGTGACTATAGAAGGTCGCGTTTATACTGTTGCCGGGTGTCGAAAATACCAATTTGACCCTATCAGATAGAGTTATATTCCAAAATATGGGAAACTTTCGGTATAACTTACAAATCCTTAGTTTATCAACCGCACCTGTTATTAACCTAGAAGTCGGCGAAAGTTCCCGTCTTTTATTAGAACACGATGTGCAATTGGTGGCTGGTGGAGGAGCCGCATTTACACTGAATGAATAATAAGAGAATTTCTCTATTTGACAGCCAGTTCAGGCGTGCCGGTGTTGGGGGTAATTATGGAGTAGTCGAATATGATAATCCCACTGACAGTCATATTAGACTCTTTGGTCGCAGTAGACTGCGTAACAACACCGTTCGCACTAACGCTGTAGGTCTGGATTTGGACATACAATGCTTTTCCTCTAGTTGTACCGTTGGAACTCAGGCTCAAATAGCAGGAGGATTTCAAGTATTTCTATTTAACGAATCTGTAAGAGAATTCTACGATAATACTACCAGCGGATTGACTGCCAAGAATGTACAAGACGCTATCGATGAAATTGTTTTAAATCCATCTGGAATTCCTGCCAACCCTCCCACAACAGATAATGCTATCGTTCACTGGGATGGAACGGGTGGTGATGCTATCCAAGATAGCGGTGCATTTGTGGATAATTCAGGTAATATCAGTGCTCACAATTTTCTGCGTGCTGCCGGAACTCCTATACTTGTGACCGGAGAAGATGCAGGTAATTTATATCAACGATTTGGCTCCACTCCCGGATTGTATGTAAATTTGGGAAGTGATATGTGACTTAAACGTAATTCTATGAGTCCGATTGTGTTTCAACCATCCGATATTACGAATACTACAGATACCCCAACTACTATTGTCCGTAATGAAAGGGATGCTTTAAGATTTGCGGATCCAGATAGTACTCCAGTGCCAAACAACGGTGAAGGTGAGGGATACTTTATATGCATTAGCACAATTCCATTTTCACTGGATGCTCTGGTACCAGCACTATCAGCTGGAGATATCTTATCATATACCACTACATTATCCGGAGGATTGCGGATGAATAATGCTGAGCCCAATGACGCTTTTAGATTACGCTTGGAAAGAAAAAATAGCAGAGATACAGTTGCCGATGTTGTTGATGTATTTATGGTAGTAATTAGAGAAAATGTTACATAATAATATACAAAAATGGCGCGCATGATACAAATACCAGAAAGGTGTTGGTCAGATATTTTGAGTGGAATTACCAACCGGCTAATTTTAACCAAGGAAGATGCTCCGGAAGTAAATCCCGGCGATAAATTATCTCTCAACTCTCAAAACGGAATCATTGACGCTACGGTTACGACCAGAATTATATATTCTTCTAAGCAACATATGATGGTTGATCAAGGTTTGAATATTAGTCCGGATAGTAATCTTAAAAGAGCATCCACTACCGTTGTGTTTCTCGACACTCTAGAACCAAAAATGCGAACACCGTGTTTTATGTGATTAAAAAAGTTATTTTTTTGCTTTATATAAACAATGTCCCAGAGATATGTTGAAGCTACTTTCGTTGACCGATCATTGGTAAAGGGTGTTGTAGCTAAGGGAGAGGTTATGTCGGGACTTGGTACATTACAAGCCGGTGGCTTAACTGCAGTTGGTCCAGGTGCAGATGGTGAAACAATAGTCTTTGACTCTGGTGAGGCTTCTGGGTTGAACACTGCTAATTTGGGCGATGGTACTTTTACTGGATTGACTGATACTCCTGGTAGTTATTCAGGTACTTCGTTCCGCCTTATTAATGTCAATGCAGGGGAAACTGCCCTTGAATTCAACAATAATGAAGTGGGTGCTAATGCAGATGCTACCGGAGCATCTGTTGCTTTTGCATTGGGTAGCTCGGTCACGGGTGCTCGTGGTGTGGCTATTGGAAACTCCGCCTCAGCCGCCGGGGCAGAAGGTGTTGCTATCGGAGATGTGGCATCTGCTGCTGGAGCTCAATCCGTGGCTATTGGTGATGCTGCAAGCGTGTCAGTCAATGCTAATCGGAGTATTGCCATAGGTAATTCCGCCGCGTTAAATGGGATTTCTTCCGGATCCATTGCCATTGGCGACGTTGCCGTGGTCGGCGCCGGCGCAAATTCTCCTGGCGCTATTGCTATTGGTGATCTTGCAACTGTTGGAAGTGGATCCGCATCCGCAAATGGTGTTTCAGTAGGTAGTGGTGCCGCGGTTAATGGACAATCAGCTATTGCAGTGGGAAGGCTTGCTTCAGCTGGTGCTAATGATGTTATTACTATAGGAACCGGCGCTAGTGCAACAGGTTTACGATCAATTGCAATCGGTACTTCGGCCAGAAGTCTCAGTGCTATTGAATGCGTGGTCATTGGTGATGACGCATTAATATCAAGCAATTCCTCACAATCCATTGCTATTGGTAATGATGCCGATATATTTAACACTTCCCCAGCATCCATCGCTATTGGTAATGGATCTATTGTCGGCAATGGTGCTGGTGCCAATTGCGCTGGGGGTATTGCTATTGGTGATGCCGCGATTATTAATAATTTCTCCCCAAGTGCCATTGTGATGGGAGATGGTGCAACTGCTGGAAGTGGATCCGCATCCGCAAGTAGTGTTTCCGTAGGTAGTGGTGCCGCGGTTAATGGACAATCAGCTATTGCAGTGGGAAGTGCTGCTTCAGCTGGTGCTGATGGTGTTATTGCTATAGGAAATGGCGCCGGTGCAACAGGTTTACGATCAATTGCAATCGGTACTTCTACCAGCAGTATTGATGCTATTGAATGCGTGGCCATTGGTGATGACCCATCTATATCAACCAATGCCCCACAATCCATTGCTATTGGTAATGATGCCGATATATTAAACATTTCCCCAGCATCCATCGCTATTGGTAATGGAGCTATTGTCGGCGCTAGTGGCAATTGCGCTGGAGGTATTGCCATAGGTAATGGCTCCTCGTTAAGTAGGCCTGGTTCCGGATGCATTGCTATTGGTGATGGTGCAACTGTTGGATTTCTAACCCCATCCGGTTTTGGTATTTCAGTAGGTAGTGGCGCTGCGGTTAATGGACAATCAGCTATTGCAGTGGGAAGGGGTGCTTCAGCTGGTGTTGCTGATGTTATTGCTATAGGAACCGGCGCTAGTTCTACAGGTTTCCAATCAGTTATAATCGGTACTTCTGCCAGAGGTTTCAATTCTATTGCATGCGTGGCCATTGGTAATGACGCAGTTGTAACATCCACAGAATCCATTGCTATTGGTAATGATGCCGCTATATTGAACACTTCCCCAGCATCCATCTCTATTGGTAATGGGGCTATTGTCGGCAGTGGTGGTTCTGGTTCCAATTGCGCTGGGGGTATTGCTATTGGTGATGCCGCGATTATTACTAATATTTCCCCAGGTGCCATTGTGATGGGAGATGGTGCAACTGCTGGTAATGGTGTTTTCACAGCAGTCAATTCCATTTCGATTGGTACTGCAGCTTCAACTCTTCAAAATGGTTCTATGGCAATCGGCAACGGCACTATCGGTACAGGATTATCCTCACTTGCAATTGGGGATGGTGCTAGTGCAACTGGTGATCAGTCGATCGCTGTGGGAGAAGGTACATCTGCTGGTGCCGCTGATGCTACCGTAATGGGGTCAGATGCCACTGCGGCAGCGTCCGGATCTCTTGTTTTGGGACATAATGCGAGTTCTGCCGTAGCAACTTCCAACAACGTAGCCATTGGACCTGAAGCAACTGTTGATCTAAGCAACATGCTTGTTATTGGGGCGATTCCTATGGTACAACGCACATCAGTCACCGCTGTGTCTCAAGGTATTGACATGTTCCCTGGTACTGAAACTCAATGGTGGTCAGATACTATTGACATGAAGACTGTGGCCACTTATACTTGGACAATTCCCGGAAACGCTCGATTTTATGTAGATCGGGTGCATGTTATTAAGACTGATTCAACTCCTGGAGGTATCAGTGTGGCAGGCGATTATACAATTGGAGGCGCTCCCGGGGGTTCCACTGATCTAGTTCCAACAACATCCTTTGGTACAGGTGCTGAAGCTGTACAATTCGGTCGACAAACCTTTGCAGCACTGGCCAGTTTGACAGGTCGTGGTACTCTTATATTTGATGTAACTACTGCTGTTACCACAACCGTGGGTGGCGATACCTACACCTGTCGTGTTGGTTTCATAGGCACACTGATGCGTGTTGAATAATCGTCGAAAAAAATAAATATTCTTTTTTCTAATTATAAAGAAATAAGCTATGATCTAGGTAGTCCTAATTTTCCAAATCCGGCCAATGTAACTGGATTGACAAGTGCTTTGGGGGATTTAGTTGTAGGTGCTGGAGCATCCGGACTAACTTCGTTGAGCGTTGGGCAGATGACGAAATTCTTATTGCTGATTCTGGTGAACCATCTGGAATAAGATGGGGACAAGGTGCAGGTGGAGGAGGTTCTGCTGGTAATGGGTCAGTTGGTACTTCCACCGGTGGAGAGGTGCAGGAGTATCGGAATTTGCATTTAGTCCTGGTTCTGCTGGAACAGGTATTACACTGTTAAATGATACGGATGGAGGTGCTGGTGCAAATGACACTGGGGGTGGAGCGTGTGCTCCTAATTCATATCCAAGCACTCCGGGTGATGGTGGCAATGTAGGGCCACCTGATGATACCGGAAGTAGTGTTGGTGGTACAGGTAGAGACGCTACTCAATATGGAGCAGGTGGCGGCGGAGGAGGTGGTGGAGGAAGTCAGGATGGAGGGGATTCATCCAATAGCAGTGGAGACAGAGGGCAAGGAGGTCCTGGATTTGTTGTAATCGCTGTCCCAAGTAATTAAAAACCAATAAACAATAAATTATTTTTTGTCTAGTAAATATTAAATATAACACTCCTAAATGAAGAGGTTTATCTATAGAGGCAATACTAATTTCATTGTGCCCGAAGATGTAACATCAATAAATGTAATTGTAGTTGGTGGGGGTGGAGGAGGGGGTGGGGGAGGCATTAGTCCGAATGATAATGATAAAGCCGGAGGGGGTGGAGGTGGAGGGGGTGGAGGAGCATGTAGAAAAGAACTAGATATTGACGTAATGCCTGGTGAAACTCTGGGAATTAGAGTCGGTAAAGGGGGTATCGCTGGTCACTCTAGTACTAATAGGGATGGAGATGGAAATAGCACAGATGGATCAAGCGGAGGTTCTTCTGAAATAACGAGACTATCTAAATCTCTGGTGCGTGCTACGGGAGGTGCCGGTGGAAAGAGGGGAACTAATGGTGGACCTGGTGGAAATGGAGGTGATGGAACTATAGGAGGAAACGGAGGAACTGGTTGTACTATTAATCCAACTGGAGGATTAGGAGGAATTGGTAAAGAAGCCAATGGTCAACCTGGCAAATTGCTATTTTCGGAAGATACCACAAGGGTCAGAGCCAAAAAACTGAAAGGGCAGTTTTGGACGGGGGGTGGAGGAAATGGAGTGCATCATGGTATTGGTGCGGCTGGTTCATACTACCCTTTCATAAATATCCTGGATGGTGGTCTGGCAAAGGTCGCTGGAGGGGGAGGTGGAGGAGGGGCAGGGGGATTCACAAAAGGGGGAACAAATGGCGCCCCCGGAAGAGATGGTATGGTAATGATAACTTACTGAAAACGAGTGCCACCAAACTGTTTTTTTCATCTATAGAAATTTAACAGATTAACAATATAACATGAGTGACTTTTTACCAGATATAGTGTTGGGTGATTTGGATTCCCTGGATGATGAAATTGTCTATGCCCAAGTGCCCAAGGGGGAGCAGTTTCCAGTACCTAGAATACCCAAAACTCTCAAATTCTTCCTCAATAAAACAACTGTTATGTATGGTGGTACGGGTACTGGAAAAACTATATTAACGTTGGATTTAATGCGATTGATGCATAAATGTTTTCCCATAGTATTTGTATTTAGCACCACAGAATTGGAAAATAAGACTTTTGCTCCATTTGTACCAAATCCTTTAATTTACGATAAAGTTTCAGTGGATGCTCTGAAAGATATATATGAATTGCAAAAATTACGATCTCAAACATATGAGGCGGCCAATGATATTGAGATTTTGGAGCAATTATTTAGAAAGGTAGCTAACTCGAAACAAGTAGAGATGGCTCGTAAAATACAAAATCTATGTGATATGGCTACTAAGAGGGCAGATACTTATTACAAATCTAATGCTGATCGCAAAGAAAAGAAGAAAGAAATCAAAAAGAACGCTGAGAACGCTCTTCGACGTGTTTTTAAGGCTATCATTGGTAATAATATTAAGAAACTGCGTAATTTGATAAAATCATTGACACCTCAACAACGGTATTGCGTTAAATTCTTTGGGTTTAATCCCAATATGCTAATTGTGTTTGATGATTGTGCATCTGATATCAAGTCTATTGCGAGTAAAAAAGTCAATACGTTCTTGACAGACTTTTTCTTCAAAGGTCGCCATTCACACATGACTTTTCTGTATACTATGCAGGATGATACGTGTTTACTGTCTGACTTACGCAAGAATGTACATAATAGTGTATTTTGCTCCCAACGTACCGCCAACTCTTTCTTTGGGCGAGCCACTAACGGAGTTTCTACGGTGGATAAAAAAAGATATATTGCTGCAGCCAGTGTTATATTTAACGAACATAATCAGGAGGATTACAAACGTTTGGTATATACAATTTTAGATCCGAAATCTCCTATTCAGTATATTACCGGAGATTCTTATGATGACTTCAGGATGTGTGGAAATATTGTATGGAAATTCTGCGGAGCTGCCAAAAAACAAACAGAACAATTGGTTGACGAAACAAATAAGTTTTACGAGCGCTTTCAAGCCTTATGAAATGCCATACTGAACAATAAGCCGATCTATTTGCGGTGTGCGCTCTGCCGGCAAATGACGTATATCGGGCCACGATTTGGACGGGTCCAAATTTTGCAAAGCATATTCGGCAAGTTGGTATTCCTTTTTATGCATCAAGCTACTTACCAACCAGTGACCTAGGTGCTGTACTACAAACTCATCATGGACCAATTGAACAACGTCAGCAGGCTGAGCTTTGAAAACTTCATTCCACTTCTGATTCCACACATTGGGATCTACTTCTGCTCGATGGGTCATCGTTCCTATATAGGAAGAAAATCAAATTTATGTTATTTAAACTATCATTCTTACTTATTAAATGTACGGTGGAAGCAGATATAAGAAAGACCTCAAAGTAGGTCGAGGTGGTAAAAGGGAAAAAGCAATGTTAGCAGATGAAAAAATTTAAAGGGGATCAGCCTATACACAAAACACAACATATAGTTCAAAATCAAATTCAAATTCAACATCCAAATCAGGATCTAATTCTGGCAGATATTAAGAGTCGTATTGATGGTACTTACATATGACATTTCCATCTTGGTCGTAATCATACGAAGTTCTACAATGTAAACAACTCATCCCTGAAGCTTTGATGATATTATTTCAACCATTTTGGAAATAAAATCAGTTTCTCACAACAGCAAGTACTGCGCGATGATCACTATATAAATAGTTAAACACTTTGACTTTTGCTAATGCAGATCGCGCAGCGGGATGGAATATAAAGTCTACAGTTGTTCCAAATGGAGTTGTAGCGCGGTCAGTATTATCTTCCCAGTTTTGTTGAGTAAGCCAGGTATATTCAGGTGATTCCTTGTTCATATTAAAATCACCCAGTATTATGTCAGGTTTGAGTGAGAGAATAAATCGCAATTGCTTAAAATGAATATCCGAGGTTTCCCGCGCGGCCTCTTCTACTTCCCATGCGTCTGACCAATGTATAGGTGAAATTAACTCTAAATGGGTTAAACATATAGTTTTACCGGAAAAACGAGTAATAAATACTGTACGCTTACGTTTGGATAATCCTTTAAGATAAATCTTTTTTACATGCAAAGGCTTCTTAGATATAAAGACATTTACAGCAATGTCGCCCAGGGCGTCGCGCGAATCAACTGTTGTGTAATAACCATATTCTTTAGCCAGTTTTAAAAATACCTCATCGTTGTTTCTGATGTATTCTTGAATGCCCAAGAGTGCAATACGATTGCTTTTCATAAATTCAAAAATAGCCCGCATACGATCCTCTACTGTGTGTAGTAGGTTAATCGAGCCCTCGTAATTAACATTCAATGTGCCAATTACCACATCACCGTCCAATGGTTTTGTAGTGGTAATATTGTCAATATAGAACTTAATCATCTGATGATTAACATTCTTTTTGGAGAATACTGGATTAAATATGAAATCTTGAGGCATTTTAAAGTCCAAGTGTTTCTTCCATGACCACCAATCTAAAGGATCCTTGGGAGTGCGCGTCAGTACTGATAGATCTTTTAGACCAATTTCCCCATTGAGATAACCGGCGATGTAAAATATGGACTGTGCTTGAAAAGCAATAATACCATGCATACCCAATAGCTCAGTAATCATATTGACAAACATCATTATCATACGATCAATTCGTAATTCCCTGTATTCATTACTAACCAATTGGCAATTATCATCAGAGGGGTAATCCAAATATCGAAGTTCATAAGATCTATATATGTCCCCCAAATCATCCAATCTAGTAACAGGATCAATATCAACTCCCATTTTAACTTGCATCCCCGCCAGAATGGTTTTATAAACTTTGCGTTCCGGATACTGATCAATCAGTTTCTTTAACGCGTTGATTAGTTTTTCTGCATTGGATTTATTCATAACCATTAACTTACATGATTTGTTGAATTTATAGGCATTAATTGATGCATAATGGCTGGTAGCGAAATGTACCGCGGTGGGGGCATTCCCAAACCAGAAAGTATTTAGATCCGGAGGAAACTCATAATCAGGCGGATAAAAACTGCGCATGCCTTTATATATTGTTGTCCCTTTGGGGATTAGAGCCACTTCATATTCTTTATACATGGTAGTTTTAAAATCCCCAATATCCCAAGAAGGATCGCAAGGTTTGGCAGGTTTTTGCTCTAATATTTTTTTAATAGCCGGAATTTTAGCATATGAAGGATTATCGGCCGGTGTAAACATATCGGAAGATTCGGCCCTTCTGGCCACATAATTATACCGACTCTTTCCTATTAAGTCGGCTATCTTAACTCCATCTACTTTCTCTTCCGCTAAGCTCTTCATCTGGTAGTTATGTTATGGCCTTTTTTATTTCATTCATTATTTCATCATAATTTTCTTGCAAATGCTCATGAGCCTTTATGAAATCTCTGATATGCTCTCCTCTCCCATCTTTTGGACGCAAATGATATTTGGTTGTGACAACCATAGTTAGAACAAGAATTATAGCGATTAATATTAATATCCAGATCCACATATCTAGCAATATACTATTTTGGGAAAAATAATCCGGATTTGATTGAAATCCTGGAAAGGTCCTATTACTAAAAAATGATTTTTGATCATGGGAAGTCCAATTATGTCTATTACGAGGTATGATGACAAAAAAGTTATGGATATCATGAAAGATATTATCTATCGTGTTATGCACGTTTACTTTCAAACCGAAAACATGTCCGATATTATCGGTGAACTCCACCAGAATCAAATCATGGTTACATTTCCACATGGCAACCGGTATGTTATAAACCCAAAAAATGGTGGATTCAACTCCTTCTCCAACTCCGCTATTGCATCCATTACCCTTTCCAGTGTTATTTTTTATAGTCAAAATTATGAAAGGTCCAAAACTTCATCAGGGTGGTCTTTTTTTCAATCTTCGATGGATTCTTACTCTAGTGTAGTGTTAGGACCTGGAAGAGCAGCTGGTCCTTCATCTTTTTTCAAATTGCAATTTGTTCCCCCAAAATTCCGGATCATCATCTTGTTTCAAATCACGAGCTGCCCTCCAAAATCCTGGATCATCATGCGGCCAAGAATGTAACCCCATATCCCGACGCGGTCGTTCGCCTGAAGGATGTGAAGGGTCTTCAGGGGGTCTAGGGCTGTTCTCCTTAATCATTTTTCGAAGATCAATTACACCCCATTCATCCTGTTCTTCTTCGGACATGCCTCGCAGCATATTTGCATACGCCATGCGATATTCGTCCTCTGGGTTAAAAGCATCGTGGCTATTTCCAATAATAATAGCTTCCATTATAGAGGCCATTTCTTTTAAAATCGATTTCAAGTCCCAACATCTTCCCCGGCATCTATATTATCATTAATTTTGGATAATCTATCTATTAAAGCTTGATAAACTCCAGACATTGTTGTCTTTATTATTGTTATTTCAAAAAATCTAAAACAGATCTTTGGATTAGTGGGGAGAATTTTTAATATACCAAGGTCCGGGAAGATACCTGTTGGCTTCATCTACAATAGTATGCCCGCGTTCCTGATGCGGTGCAAATCCCAAGTGACATCTTCGGTAAGTAGATTTAGCTGGAATTACTTGATGTAAACAATCCGAACATCCCGTTCCACGATGACAATTTACATATCGAATGGGTGGCCTGGCGCAGAATGGCTCAAAATAATTAGGGGCACCCCACTGTCTATATTGGTAGTACAAATGCATATTATATTTCGTAGCGAAAATGCAACTCAAAAAATATATTATCAATTGGGGTTTTAGCTAAACTGACCAACATAGTTTTCAGCTCTCTTGTAGCCGCCAAAAGGAAGCTTACCATGGAGTTGTTGCCCCAGAGCTTTTTCACCTCCCTCAATCAAACCCGCTTTGCGGTCCATCTGGTGCATTACCCTAGACGCAGCACTGAGTTCTTTACGAGGATCGGCATCTCCTAGAATTTTATCCATGTCCTTGCGAGCCTCCGCGAGTGGTTTGCGGAAAAACCGCACGGCTGACTTGTCTCTCTTAGCATATTCTCCGGCCAGATCAGCAGTTCTTTCAAACATTTGAATAGCCAATTCCGGATTCTCATCGGTGGTGGAAGACGCACGACCCTTGTGTGCAATCGCATCAAACATCTCCGGTTCCGGGGAGCTAGTCATACCCTCAACTCCACATTTGTGAAAGCAGCAGTTTCCGGGCGCATAGGGTTGATCACGGCATCGGAATCCAGATGTTTGTCCCCCAAGTCCATGTAAGTGTTGAATAGGGTGCAAACGCTCAGGTCCCCTCTGGTATGACCAGTAATCATCTGTGTGTGGGTGCAATCCATGCAAAAGCGTTTTCTCATTCACAAAGTTAGTATAGGGAAACTCGTCAGTTATGTGTGGAAATTCGGTGGCACAGCTGCGATCACTGCCAGTAAAATGCATACCTACGAAGTTTTCGCGATCAGATCTCTCGGATATGTTGCGCATACCTTCGACGCACCTACAAACTGTTCCGCAGGGTAAATCGCGGAAACAGAGTGGACAATTAAATGTCTCCGCTTCGATCTCCTGTAGCAGACCTCCCAGAGTCTGCCCTGTCATATGAAGATATACCAACAGGACTATTACGAGTAATAACAACCCGGCAAAAATCAAGGCAATAGTTGAACCTTTCATTATAGATATGCAAAGAAAAAAGATGCACTTTATTTTTAATCAACCTCTTCCATATTATTCTTGTAAATTTGTTTGGCTTCTTCTTCATATTGCTGACCAAATTCCATATTTACTGATGACGGTTTATAAAATTCTCCAAGTGCTTGTTAAATAAACTATCCAGGCGAGACTTACCCATTACAATAATTTCCAGTGCAAATTAGAAAAGGTTTCCGGTCGCCCTTTTTCAATCCATATACATCATCCATCTTGATATACTAAAAAATTAATCAATTTCCTCCATGCAGAAGCGATTTCGCCCCGCCGATACTTCATGTTGCTGATCAAGTGTTGTTTTTATTTCTTTTTCCTGACATTTCACCAGTTCACAAGCAGTTCCAAAATCTTCCCTGGATAGAGTTTCCCTTAGTCGATGATGTCTATCTAAAGCCAATGATGTCATCGGCATTCGCATTATCACATTACTATACCGCTTATTAAAATCCTGCTGGGCTTTTATGTAATCAGATTTGCTCATTTATATAAAAAAATTAATCATTTTATTTGGGTGTCTTTATTCCAAGAATCTCCTTTGTTTTTCGTATAGTTTCTGGGTCTGACTTGCAGTTGCGACTATGTTTGCGATCCAACACTAAACTCGATATATGACCATGTTTTTTAAAATATTCTTCAGTGTATGCCTCAAACTGTTCTTTAGTCATTCCACAATAATCAGACATTTTTGCAACTATGCTTTCAAAAGTCTTAATCAAGTCCGGGCATAACTGACTTCATGGCTTCTTCTAGGGCCTTGTCCTTAGTCTTACTTTTGGTAGGATCTTCTCCAGGTCGAATAATATTTACCGATTCAGGCCTTTCGGATGCGCTGTGGAACACACCAGATTCGACTTCAACACCTCCCCCACGACCTAGATAATCTGGGGTTTTGTTTTTAATAACATGGACTCCGACTTCCACTGCTTCTTTGGGTAGATTCTCGATAGGCTCTTCGAGAGGAGGGAGTTCTTCCTCTTTAATAGGACCTAAATGCTCCACGCCGTGAGCTCCGAGAGCAGAAGGAAATTCTTTCTTATATACTTCGAACGATTCATCATCAGGACCTTCATTCTTGATATTCTCTTTCTTTTTCACATGTACGCGTTTCTTCATCATATCACGACCCAGTTTGGCCTCCTCTTCGATATTACGAAGAATCTTCTCCAAAATGATAGTCTGGTCATTGTTATAGTTGACGCGATCTCTGTTACCCTTGAATGATTGCATGAATGTCCAATTCCAGGCTTTGCATACGCGAGCATCGGTTGGGAGTTGATCGGCATGTTTACGCACATACTTCTGAGCCTCGTCGGGAGTTTCAAAATGTACTCCATAAGGCATAATGCACCAATCAAGATAGGGCTTGTGACAAAACTTATCAACCGTAATTTTCCTCAATGCATCATAGTTAACATCCATGTAGTATTTCCATCTGTGGAAAGTATCCAAAGGAGGTGTCTTTTTCACAGCATGTTTAACTGCATCAGGGCCAGATGGCTCCTCTCGACTAGTGTCATCTCCACGTTCATCTTCGGCCGAGCGGACGTGAATATGAGGATCAAATTCCAAATATTGGTTCAAGAATTTGTAAATATGTTCTTTTACGTAGGAAGTTTCTTCAGAAACAAGTTTTTTACGTTTATCTTCGGCTAATTGCCGACGAGTTTTAACCACCTCTGTTTCTACCGCATCTTCTTCAGTTGCGGCCTCTTTACCCTTTCCATCAGTTTCTTCAGTGGTTTCAGGGATTTCCTCAAGGAGTTTCTCAACTGAGGGAACTTCCAAATTATCCTCATCAAGCTCATATTCTTCGAGTACTTGGAATATAAAACCAATGAATCCCATCATTAGCTCGCGTTTCAAATATGATTCTTTTAAATTTGTAACTGATACACACATGTATCTATCTGCACCTTCCTGAATAGGTTTTTGATATGGATTAGCTTCCTTATATAGCTTTCCCATGTTATCTTGGTCCAATTGTAAGGCGACTTCGGGAAATGCCTCTAGTAATTCCCATTTTTCATCATCGCTAATCATCTTGAAAAGTTGATTAATTGCTTCATCCTTTATGTTGTAGCGTTGAATCCAAGCCAGCCGCTTCTCTTTAGGCAAAGCTTTGCCTCTTTTAATAAGGGTCTCGTAGAATGATTTAAATTTCTTCTCAACACTCATTTTTTAGTATCAAAATAGTAATTGTTTAGTTAGTAAATGAGTGTCGAAGATACCCATGCAGTAATAAATAATAAATTATCCTTGCTTATGGACTTTTCCGAAGAAACCGTCTTGAAACAAGAGGCGGAGGAATTGGAGGATTATTATAATAGAGAAGTCTCTCCAATTTTGCATAGATATTATAATGACGTATCTGATGCATGTGCCAACTATAATAATTTCATTATGTCTGCTAACATACGTAATCGCATAGAAAACCTAATTCAGAGATTGCAAATTAGTGGAAAAATAACCTCTGACCAACTAGCCAAACTAAATAAATTAAAAATACCAAATCCCAGACTGTGCTGCCCGGAAATAGATTTGTGTGATCACTGTAGAGGAAAAATGATGCCCTGTGAAGATTCTTCTGCGTTGCATTGCATTAAATGCGGCCGTACCAACGCACTTGTAGGAACCGTTTTCGAAGATTCACCCTGTTACACTCAAGAGGGTCAGCGCTCGAGACATGGTTCTTATAATCCGGGACACCATTGTCGTAATTGGTTGGATAAAACTCAAGCTAAAAGTCGCAAAATAGTTCCAGAGGAGGTTGTTGACAAGATCAAAGAACTGGCTGTGCGTGATTATACAGACATTAATTTCATGGGACGTCCTTATTTGCGTTCCATGAAATACATGAGATGTTCCGAAATTAGGGGATGGTTAAAAGAAGCCAAACTATCACAATGGAATGATTTTGCCCCACAAATCCGCAAGCGCATTAATGGCGTAACTCCTCATCAACTTAGTTCAGATGACGAAGATATGGTTTTAATGAGATTTTCTAAAGCATTGCATGTGTTTGAAAACACCGTTAAGCATGAATTCGACTGCAAAAATTGGTTATATTACCCATATGGTCTATTTAAAACAATAGAGATGTCTTTTGCCCCAGGCACGCCACAATACTCCCTTCTCGAATGTATTCATTTGCAAAGTTGGGATACCGTGACAAAAAATGATCGTATTTGGGAACGCATATGCGAAGAAATTCCAGAATTTGCGGATAGTTATATTGCTACCAATCCTAACATAGTGGAAGAGTCATTTTAGAAAATACTATGTAATCACGGCATCTGCTATAAATGCCATCATTACGATACCTGTCTGAATTATCACACCAGTTTTACCATTTATCCACCCGTCAGCAAATGATTGAACATTAGCCCAGGCGGCTATAACCAGAATCAGAAATAATACTATAACATAACTATTGGCGTACATTTTCCTTTATAGTAGAGTGGTTTTTTTGTTCTTCCGGCCAAATCATTAACAGTAGTGCCAAGATAAGGACAGTCACTAAAACCCCAGCAAAAGCGTCTGCTACGGTTCCGGCTTTAGTTGGCGTATATTTATCAATAATTAACTCAACAAAATCACGTATTGACAGCGCAGTGGCCAATGCCGCACCGGCAACTATAGCAGTTTTAACCTTTCCTCCTACATTGTTATTAACCATTTTTGCGTATATATTATCTAAACTTTTTTGACATATGTTAAAAAAATGACCCTGTTTCGATGTACGATGCATCATGCCACTCCGGCAAATACTGCTCACCCCCATTATCCATTAGCTACCGGAATGATATTAAGTCGGATAGATGACAAATTCGTGATTATGCAGTGTAGATTTCGCCACACTAATCCTGAAACCGCTTTTGTACTTAAAGATTTAAAACTGGGTGGTATTATTTCAATTTGTCATCAACAAAATGACAGTATGACTACATTTAACATGTTTGAACTGGAACCTATTGATCCGGTTAAGTCTAAGAAGGGATTTGGGGTATCTCGGTATGTATATAATCCCGATGCGGCCTTCGAAGTTACTTATCATTTTGAAAAATCCGGAGAAGCACTGGCATTATCTTGGCTGAGTATGGTTATTCCTCTCGACCAGTACAAAGAAAACTTAAGAAACTTCCAAAAATACTACGGTATTTCACTAGAAGATGAAGCATCGAAAGATAGAACGATTTTAAAAGACGAGTAATATATCAAAATGTATTCCACATCCACATATGAAGAATGGTTAGAAAAAACATTTGGTATAAGCAAGAAGTATAAGAGAACATGTCCAAGATGCAAAGCCTAGTTTTATCAAAAAAATCGCTTTAATCAAGGTTATGAAATTTGCGTGTTTTGCGTATATGAAACTACAGGAAAACGTACATTGCGTCTGAAATAATCACTTTAATTTTACATTTTGCAAAAATATTTTTTCTATCTAATTACACATATAATTAATTCGCGTTTTTATTTTTTTCTCGTACTGAGTATAACTTACCAACATGTCAACAGGTGGTATCTTCCAGCTCATTACTAATGACGGCAAACAAGACCGTATGCTGATGGCCAGTCAGCTGCTTATGACTCGACTTGTTGAGATTAGACGTATGCGGGCTGCCGCTGGAGTTAGGGATCCAACTCCTACTCTTGTGGATATCGAGCGCACTCACGTTCTTTTCATGAATGCACACTTTAAGCCTTTCGCAGCTATTGGCTACGAATACAACAAGACCAGAGTGCAATCCGGAACTGCAAGCTTCGGAAGCACCGTTCAGTTCAGCATCCCTCAATTCGGTGACTTCTTCCACGATATGGTGATCCACTTCAAGATTTCCCGCGGTGTTGCCAGTGGTGCTACCTATGCTGACAGGTGGCAATGGGCCGACTTCCTCGGAGAGCGTCTTTGCAAGAAGACTAAGTTTTCGGTTAACGGAAATCCCCTTGATGAGTATGATTCGACCGCCATGAAGTTCCATGAGACTTATTACGTCACTCCCAACAAGAGGACTGGATGGAATCGTCTTATTGGTCAAGAACAATGCATGGAAGGATCTCTGTCTTTGCCTTCTACCGCCCCTGTGAACTCTCTCTGCGGAGCTGACCAGGTTGTCCATATTGATGAGGGTGTTGATGATGCCGCATCTGATCCTGCTGGAGTTGGTGCTTCTCCTGACTTGAAACAGTGTGTAGCTTACAAGAATGGGCTTCAAACCGCCAAGCGAGTGCATGAAGCTTTCGAATTGTGGGTGCCTCTGCTCTTCTGGTTCAACAAGGACCCTCGCCTTGCCATTCCCTCTGTGTCGATCCCTTATGGTCAACGATTCATTGACGTCGAACTTGAGAGCCTGGCCAACTTGGCCCGTACCTCGTACGACCCTGTCCTCGGTGATATCTCCACCAGCAGCGCTGGTAGTGCCGTAAGCTGGGCTACCCAGCCTGCTATCTCCGAGGCTACTCTTTACATTAACAACATCTTTGTGAACCCTGAGATTCACGACATCTTCATTAAGCGCATTGGTTTCAATCTGATCCGCGTCCACAGAATCCAAACTAACCGTTTGAATAAGACCTCCGATGAGGTTCTTCTCAACCAGCTCAAGTGGCCCGTTGAGACTATCTACGCTGGTATTCGTCCTTCTGAGAACAACAGGCTCCAAACTGGAACTGCCAACAATGTTATGGAGAATTGGCATAGATTCGCGGGTATTGATGATTCTCGCCGCGTTAAGGCCGCCGTTTGCGGAAATGTCCTCGTTGAGGCTCGTAATCTTGATGTTGGAGATGTTGATGATGCCACTGCTGATGGCCCTCTGCAAGTTTCCATTGTCCAGGCTGGTACTGCTGGTCTAAACGAAGTCACTCGTATCCAAGTCGCCGCCGCCTCTCAACTTGCTCAGTCTGGCACTGGTACTACTGTAACCCTGCGCCGAGCTGATAACACTGATGTTGCCTTCTACTTCAACGTTGACGGAAACAACTCTGCTCCTGGAGCAACTGTTGACGTTGCCGTTGATGTATCTGCTAACGACGATGCTGGTGCCGTCGCTGCTGCTCTTGCTGCTGCTATTGCTTCCGATCAGTTCACCTCTCTCCTGGTTAAGGATGCTGCGTCTAGCTGCTCTTATGCCCGCTTCAAGGAGTGCTTTGAGGTTGTTGAGAACTTGTCTGTGAATGCTCACGGTATTCCTCTGTACAACGACATCCCTCACCGCTTCTTCAACGCGTACTCTCCTTATACTTTCGGCGGACACCACATCAACACCCCTGAGGATTGCGGTACCCAGATGATTACCTTCAATCTCTACCCTGGATCGTACCAACCTTCTGGTCACGTGAATATTTCTCGTGCTCGTGAGTTCTACTACAAGTACAGCTCTGCCAAGGTGCCTAACGCCAATCCTGGATCCAGCGCCGGTGACTGCCGCATTGGACCTCTTGGAGGTGCTTCTGCCCGTAATGTTGGTGACGATTGGGTCAGTTCGAGCTATACTGCTGATCTGTTGATCGTAGCAGTAGCAATCAACTTCCTTCTTATTAGCGATGGTTCTGCGGTTCTCCGTTACTCCACGTAAGTTGGATTTAAAACACCCAAAAAAACAATATACCCCCAAAGCAATTTGGAAAATCATTTTTTGCCAATTCAACTATATCAATAGGAGTCAGTTCAAACTTCTTTACAAAGTCATCATAATATAGATGAATAACACTCAGGTAATTAGTCGGAGTATTGCTGCGACACCAAATGAGTACTTCTAATAGATGTTTTTACGTTCATTATCCGAAGGATCTTATTTGATATCATGCAAAATCAATTTTAATGATTTTTACTAGCGAGGGCAACTCCTTACCTGTGGGAAATAATCCGGGATTATCCTTGAGAAGCTGCAATAATAAATTCTCTAAAGCCTCGCGATGTTTGCGATAATGCTTGTATACTTTTTCCACTCAAATATTGGATCTTTTTTCCCACACACACAGATAATGCGTGTTGAGAAATGTTTGTATTTTTCTTCAAGTAGCGCATCTGACCCATATAAACATTTAATTTCTTTTAAAAACAAAACTACAAGATTGTATAACTACCGCATTATGGAGCGTATATTTTACCTAGAATCAATTACTTCGGTTAGTGGTCAATTAAATAAAGTGCCCAAGATTATTTTAGAGGATATACGAGATTTCTTGAGACAAAATGGCTGCACTGATTTAATTAAACAGAGTGCAGATGGACTTAGGTTAGATATGACGAAATTGGCCGATGATGTACTTAAACAGCTGTATATTCTAATATATCACAAACTAGAATTGGAAATAATGGAACCCCCATTAGATTTTTGTTCTTCCAATATAAAATGAACTATCTAATGGTTTTACTTGATAATCAACCCCATACGGGCGGGGGTTCTGATTTCGTCCTAGATTTGACTATGACGGATACGAATGACATTGGTAGCTCTCTTGTGAAGGGTATTGTGGGCTCAGATGAGCAAAATCCCCTGGACGGCGATGGTATTGTGGGCTCAGATGAGCAAAATCCCCTGGACGGCGATAGTATTGTGGGCTCAGATGAGCAAAATCCCCTGGACGGCGATAGTATTGTGGGCTCAGATGAGCATAATTTCCTGGACGATTATAGTATTGTGGGCTCAGATGAGCATAATTTCCTGGACGATTATAGTATTGTGGGCTCAGATGAGCAAAATCCCCTGGACGGCGATAGTATTGTGGGCTCAGATGAGCAAAATCCCCTGGACGGCGATAGTATTGTGGGCTCAGATGAAGCTGATACTCTACTTGAATTAGAAGACGCAAAAATTACAAAATCGGGGGCTGGGATTGTGAAAGAAGCATATAAAAATATAGGAAATATAGCTAAAAGGTATGGATACTGACGATAGTAGTACTATAGAATTTGCCAACATTCTCTTCCGGGATGTTTGTTTAAATAAGGACTTTCAAAAACTAAGCCCAGAAAATAAGTGGGAACAAATACAACAACGTTATCCAGATTTCGTTCGATGTTATCCAGTTATTGTCATGAAAATGGTAGAGGGAATTTATAGTAGTAAATGCTTTAGGCTTTGGTTGGAAAAATTAAGAAAAGACCCTGGTAGTGGAATGGACGGGGTATGCGAAAGACAGGCCGATTATGCACGCATGTTATTCAAGATGACCACCAAGGGTTGGACCCCGGAACAAGCTAAGGGTGTCTGGAAAATTTACTATGACAAAATGAAAGAAGAGACTGATCGCATTACTAATGCTGAAAAAGATGCTAGGGATGAGTTGGATCATGAGAAAGAAGAAATGTTAAACGAGCGTCGCAACGAAATATACGAGTTCTTGTTGACCAATTCCGGAAGAGAATGAGCTCTTCCGAAAAAATAAGCTAGAAAATTATTACTTATTTTTTGCTGCAGCATTATATAAAGATAAGTGCAGAATCAATCATTGCCCTTATTATATTGTTATTGGTCGTTTTCATGCTATGGGAGTTTCGTAGTACCATAATGAAAGAAATAAGAAAGCTAGAAGGGCTACACTCTGATATTGGGTATCACGATATTATTCATCATGGACCCTTGTAAATTTTCTCCCCTAAAAAATGCCTATTTTTTTAGAAAAATGCTTATTATTAGAAATGTAGCATAAATGAATTCAATATTGCTCTCAGTGCTAGTGGTGGTTATAATTTTGTTAATATTAGCTTATGCTCATCGACAAATGTTAAAAGCATATGCAATGAAGCTACTTAAATGTTCACCAGAGCAATTCTATTACGAAGATCAGCATAGATTGGAATAGCTTCACGCAGGAGCTTTGCCGATGCCTGCTGGATTCGCAGAGAAAGATACTTCGACGAAAAAATTGCACGTGATGATGGAAAATGGCATTACGAAATGCACCAACATTGTCTAACTTGCAGACCTGTAAAAACTCTGGTTTGTTCTGATAAAGAATCTATGAGAACCCCAGTAGGCGATTGTCAGTCTAATGCGGTGGGGGCTGGTATTGTCCACAAGACGCTATTATTCGATCAAGGGCACCACACTCAAACGCAATTAGATAGTGGCACGGATGGGTTTGCTAAATAATATTTGGACAAAAAGCTTTTTTGTATAAAAAATTACCTGTAGGATATACAATCCCCATGGATGAAATAGGCCTTGCCGTAGTATTGCTGGTATTATTAATTATATCTGTCATGATATGGGATCAGCGAAAGTCTTTTCAAAAAGAATTAGTAACACAGGAAATAGATATCGGAGACATATCCAATAAGCAGGTTTCCGATATTCACCAAGATAAAACTGGAACAGATGCAGAATTTGATAAAATATTTAATACGGAGCACTTTGATGACCCAAGCGGCCCGACTCGTCCGGCAATGGTCCCAGAAGGAGATTTACCATCTCTGGATTCCAAAACCTGGTATAGAGATATGGATCCTGCTCGTCTTCGGGAAAAGGTAGAATTATCTGAGAGAGCTCATGATGAAAAGAGAGTTGTTCCACCATTGATCACTCCTCCCGAGACAACATATTATAATCCTCTGGCTAGAGTTGGAACTACCGAGCAGTTTTATTAATCTATCCAAATTTGACCTATTTTCGGAAAACAAATCTTTCCAGAATATAAAAGATGGTGAATGACAGCGGTTTGATTGGTATGGTCATTGCGACCATTATGGTTCTCATCATACTTGTGATATTGTATTACACTATCAATAAATATATCAAGCACGATGCTTCTAAGAAGAAGAAAAAATCTTCTTAGAGAAGAAAACATCTTGTTGGAGAATCAAGTCCAAGAAAAAAATATTCCCAATTATAAGATGTTTGCTGTTTTACTTACCTTGATTATAATACTGGTGGCGGCACTAACACTCCTGAATATTTATAATATTCGTAAAAATGGAGATCAGCTCAAAAAAGACTTAGTTAGGGACATTATCCCTCCTTTGTTTAAATATGCAAGCACCCACAGTTTTCCATAAAAAATCTATTGTTCGTATTTTTTTCTCATTAAAACATTTTTCAGAGTCCATGTTCGAGTAGGCTAGCGGTCGCCAAACCCGTAGTTAATTTAGGGTTTTCATATGCGAACGCGATTTGATAAGTAACTCCTCCCGCTACCAATCCAAGCAACCCGGATACAATCAATACTCCGGCACTTCCAATCATCTTCTCACCTAATGTTAGTTTCCGTTTAACGCCATTTACTATCATAGTTGCACTTTCCCATACTATGTACAGTCCAATTACCAGTACAAGTAGCGCCACAATAGTACCAACAATTAAAGAAGGTATGATAGATACAGGCGTTATGTGTCGACTGGCGTAATTTAACGCCTTTTTAGCTCCAGTACCTATTTCTTCTACTATGTCAGTCATTTTGTATATACTCACCCAATATTTTTTGGAAAACTTTGAACTAAACTAACAAATGGGTATGTTGCCTAAAAATTCCATCCAAAAACACACGATATTAAACATTAGGACGATTTTTCTTGGACTAATTATAATATGAAGTCTCTCGTAACCGCGTTGCTAATATTGGGATTATTGCTAATCATAACTATCCCGCTATACTGTCTGTATCATAGATTGCACAGCCCCACAACCGAGAATGCTATGGCTGGGCAGCTCGCTCATTGGATTAAGTCGACAGGCAATCCTATAGGCCCCTCTCATGTGGTGTCCCATTTGCAAAGAGGTTGTAATCCAGGATCATCTAAGATGGATGTAAATGCTGCGGCTAATAAACCAGCTACTGCAGAGCTTTACAAACTCATAAACCACTGGCACGATGTAGGGTTGTGCGAAAAAACAAGGGAATGGGGACCCATATATTCCAAAGCAGTTCAGACCATGCAAATGGCATCTAGATAAGCACTAGATTACTAGTTCCAAACTAAATCCCTAGATTACTAGTTCCAAACTAAATCCCTAGATTACTAGTTCCAAACTAAATCCCTAGATTACTAGTTCCAAACTAAATCCTTAGATTACTAGTTCCAAACTAAATCCCTAGATTACTAGTTTGGGAGTGATCTTTACCATGGAAATATCGGAATCGCTTATTTCCACAATTAAATCTCCCGGGCGGAACCCATACCATACTCCAGCTGGTTCTTTTTTGTGATGAAATTTCGGGCAGTTATACTCATGAGTGACCCATTTGCCAACCAAAGCTTCGCACTCTTCTGGAGTAAGTTTGCGATATCTATTCGACAAGTAGTGTTTGTTTGGATCCCACTTAAAAACACTGTATTTATAATGAGATATCATTCGGGATGCCTTAGACAATTCGGCAGTTTTACGAAGAATATTATTGGATGCACCATCTTTAGATATAACGATAATTTCAGGCACATCAGTAATTTGCTTAATCATCTTTTCGAATTCTGAGGATGCTCGCATTTTTGGCGTCTTGGGTGCAGTGATGACCGCCGAAATACCAGGAGCCTTTACCTCCAGAAACTGATGGAACCTTATGTGAGTAATAAAGTCATCATGCTTCATGAGAGCTTTTTCTGGCTCTAATCCCCGATATTCGGTTAACATAGTATGGACTCCATTATACACATTCCATGCGATCTCCATCTTATATATTTACAAGTTCACAATTCAAAAATGTATTAACTTTTTCCCGAAAATCCAACTAATTTTTGATTACTGCTCCAGAGCACCGTAAAATTGCGGGTTTCTGACCAGAAACAGTGTATATGGCCATGCCGCGAAATCATAAGGACCCTTGTCAGCCACGCGCTGATGCCATGGGTAATCATAACCATAGTCGTGAGATGCTCCCGATCTCACTTGTCGCGGTCGCCAACATTCCTTATTTTGGCCTTGTAAAACGATCAATAAAGCTATTATAATTAATGTCAATACAACTACATTGGCAACTATGGTATTCATTGTTATACTCCATTCAGAAAACTTCTTTTCTGGAAAATCGACCAAAAAATCAATATTGTATTAGTTGGATAATTTAGAATTTAGAGGCCGAACATGCTGCCCATGAGGTTACTCTCGCGAGGATCAGTGTGGTTGCTGGTCATGTGGCCGTGGTTAGGATGCAGAGGGAATCGAGATTCGTGTCCAGAGGCGAGATCTCTCCAGTGCTGTTCACCGCCAGGCAAGTGGCTGGTGGAATGATCAGAGTCAGATCTATCTTGTCCTACATTACGAAGGTAAGCACCACCGGAGATGATGGAAGCTCCATTAAATGGGCGATCGAGTTGTCCCATGCAGCAGTCAGCGCCGCCTTCGGGATATCCGCATCCGAAAGGGGTAGCATAGTGAGCATAAGGGTTATAGTCGCCGCAGAAACCTTCTTTGGTGGGGGATTTGAGTCCTTGCTGGACCATGGCGCGGATGGCAGGGTTCAAAGGATCAGACACAGTTCCCGTGGACATAACAGCTTGCTCGTGGATTGCTTGCATTTGTTTAGGGTCGAGGTTATATTCGGGTTGGACATCATAGTCTTTGTAGATGTTGGACAGACTTCCACCGTTGTATATGGACGCCCAGTAAGCTCTATCACGTGCCGGCCATGTGTTAAAGACAGGGGCCTCAGGAGAGCTAGTCATACCCTCGGGTTTCATGCAGCACATGTACACGAGGACGAGCATCGCCACAACCAAAGCGGCGACTACAATACTAATGTTATTGATGAGCAACTTGTTGACTTCTTCCAACATGCTTGTTATATATGTTAGAAGAAAAAAAATACAAAAAAATTAAAACCCACAAATCGTGAGAAAAATGAATATAAATTATGCAAAAAACTCAATGTTCATCTTACATTTAACGGGACTGATTTTGGTCATTGGGGAATTTTTAATAAACAAAGATCATTACAATCCTCTAATTGCAATTATCTTTGGTGTACTTTTCTTGATATGTGGTGGCTGTTTTTCCGCGTAATTGTGTTTCAACATCTATTTAGCGCATTATTTGATCAGTACCGAATGCGAGGCTATAAAATGGACAGATTGGGAAGGCTAATCGGTATTATTGTTGGATTTGTGAGCTTATAATTTATGCCTGTCCAGACTTGGATTCTTTAACTTTTTTATGGTGCAGCTTGACCATGCGCGATTCCCATTGCCAAGAAAACTCTTTCCAATAAGGTATTCTAAGAACTTCACCATGTCCAATTAATTCGACCAGCGGATTATGGGTGGCATGGAATACTAAAGTGGCCAACGCATAATCACGATTAGCTATATGAGCAGTGTAAAACTCATCCTTGGCTCTATCTGACAAGCGACGATAGTAAACCATAACTTCGGCTTCAGTCGGATACCAATTAATTTGTCGAAAGGTATACCTATCGGCAAAGATCTCTATATGAAGATTTTTCATACCATGTTTAACAAGGCTCTCTACTATTATGGGATTGACTTTGTGGTATGCATTTCCCATCAAATATACTATTTAGAGATTTACAAATTTTGAAATTACCAAATCAAAAAAGAAATGTCCAAGGCAGATAAGTTTCGTAAGGGTAATTTCCGAGAACATGTTCTGGCCAAATCAATGTGGCTAGGCGCCGATGTTGTCGAAACTTACGAGGATTGGATATGGGTTGATGGTAAACTGGTTTTAAAGAAACTTAACTACAGCCATGCAGCTTTGAAGGTTATTTGTGAAATTATCGAAAATGCCATTGATCATTGGTACGAAGATAGATCTGTCAAGGAAATACGTGTTTATTTTCAACCAAATGGTGAAATAGGAGTTTATAATGATGGAAATGGCTTCCCGTTACGTAAAATAGACGGGGATTATATTCCCACCATAGCGGCTACTAAGGAGTTTAGTGGTAGTAATTTGAGCAAAGACAAAAATCGAGTTGTGGGAGGCACCAATGGACTAGGGATGAAATTGGTAAATATTCTGTCAGATTGGTTTGAAATTGAAACTGTAGACCCTGACCGTAAGCTATACTTCTATCAGAGGTTTGAAAAGAATATGGAAACAATTTTTCCCGAGGAGACTCATGCATTGAACAGCAAAGAGTTATCAAAGGAAGAACGAAAGCCCCATACTCATATGAGCTATCTACCATCTTATTCTGAGAAACTGGGATATGTGGAATGGACTACCGAATTAGTTAATGATTTACAGCAAATGATATTGATGCGTATGCGTCATCTGGCTTGTTATATCAGTTGTTTTGGTGGCGGATGTAAAGTATATTTTAATGATCAATTAATTGAATGTACTTTACCCCAACTAGTTGCCGCCTTTCCTATGACCACTTTTACGGGGATAACTCTTAAAGGACCTGGAGGAGTCTTCCCTTGGCATATATATGTAGGTGCTACAGAATGTCTTGGTTGGCAGGATTATTCCATAGTAAATGCATTATTCGCTAAAGCCGGTGGTAGTCATATTAAGCTCATCCGAGACGGATTGAAAGTCGGACTAAGAGTTAAGATGGAACCACTTCTGAATAAATATAAAGCAAAATTTACTAGCAAAAGTGCAGCAACGGCCTTCTTAAACAAGGTCATTGAAGACCGTCTCATGATTGTGTTTGTTGGACAAATAGGGGATCCCAAGTGGGGAGGTCAAACAAAGCAAGAGATAATGGCATTACCCGATTCTTATAAAAAACATTGGGATCCAGCTCTGATTGGACAAGTGTGGAAATTTTTCGAAAATGAAGCTATTGATGCCATTATGGAAAAAGTAGGAAAGAAATCTACTCGCAAACGTAAAGCTAAAATAGACAAGTACAAAAAAGCTAAAAAAGCCGGCGGGCGTTACGGTCAGAGATGTAAACTGATTATCCCAGAAGGAGATGCTGCCCAGTTACTTATTGAAGATGGCTTCTCTTCAAAAACATGCGTCATTACTTCCGAATACTATGGTATTTTCAATATTAGTGGTGTTCCTATGAACGCTCGGAAGCATATAACTATAAAGAAGAACCCCAAAACTGGCAAATCCCAAATAATTGTAGACAAGCAACTTGGAAACAATGAAACTCTGCAAGGATTGATGCAAGTACTTAATTTGGATTACTCCAAATCGTATGCCACCGAAGCCGAGCGTAAGACACTTGATTATGGTGAGATTATTATTGCCACAGATCAGGATACAGATGGAATAGGTCAAATCTGTGGTATGATTATGAACTTCTTCGCCGTATTCTGGCCAGAATTGCTCAAACATGACTTTATCAAGCGATGGGAAACGCCGGTTGTACGAGCATTTAGTAAGAAGAAAGTCCGGGGCGCAACAACTGTCAAAGATTTCTATTCCGAAGAGGACTTTGAAAAATGGTTTGCAGGCGAATCTCCTGATTCGTGGACCATTGAATATTATAAAGGATTGGCGGCTCACCAAGACGCTGAAACTATCAAAATGTTCAATGAATTTGAAGACCACTTGTTTGTGCACCCGTGGGATCCCAAAACCCACGAAATAATGGAAGTGATTTATGGAAAAAAGACAGATCCTCGCAAAAAAGAACTAACAAAACCTTTAATTGAAGCACAACACTTTCCGGATAGGCGCATTCCTATAAGTTATCATCTTTTACGTGAGACCAAAGCACATCAGCTGAAAGTCATTGAACGTAAACTAGCTTCAGCAGTAGATGGTTTAATTCCTGTACAACGCAAGATTGTCACAGGTGCCCGGCAAAATCCAGAGAAGATGAAGGTCTTTCAATTAGCCGGTAGAATAGCTGATCAAATGAGATATCATCATGGCGATATGTCACTGAATGGAGCTATTATTAAGCTAGCTCAGAACTTTATTGGAGCCCGTAATTTGCCACTGGTACTACCACTTGGTAAGTTTGGTAGTCGCAGTCGAGGCACCGCCAAGGCGGGTAGCCCCAGATATATTGCAACTAAGATCAATAAACTCTTATTTGACGCAATATTTCCTCCCGAAGACACATGGTTACTCCCATATACTCTTGAGGATGGCGTTCAATGCGAACCAAATTACTATGCCCCAATAGTACCTATGTCTATATTGGAAACTCAAACTACTACTGGACCGGGATGGAACATATCCAGTTTTGCCCGAGACTTTGCTAAGGTCTTGACCAATGTTAGAGCTATGATATCTAGTAAAAAGCCAACTCCCATGCCGACAGATATATGGATTCCACCCAAATATGACATTAAAGGCAATTTGATTCCTAACAAGATGGAAGTCAGAATGGCAAAAACTTCCAACGCAAGTAAAACCTTGGACCCCATGTGCTTTGGGTATTATGAAATGGACGAAAAGTCCAATGATACAATCTATATTACCGAATTACCACTTAGAACCTGGACAAAGCCATATGTAGACAGTCTAAATGGAACTCGCAAAGACAAAAAGGGAAATGAGATTCCACTCAAGAAGTATGTCAAGGATGCTGAGGCAGACATAAGCAAGACCGTTAATATCAAAGTTAAGCTAATTCCAGGGGGATTAGCAAGCATCCAAAAGGAGTATGGTGATGAATATACAGACCCAATTGAAGAATATTTAGAATTGCGAACCAGTCTCCGCCCTTCACTGAATATGTTCGGCGCTCATGGCAAAGTAGAGCATTTTAAGAATTATATCGAAGTGATGGAATACTGGTTCCCCATTCGCAAGCATTATTATGAATTAAGACTGCAACGTCGTTTAGAGTTACTGCGATTGCGAATTCTCTTCCTCGAAAATCTCATTCGATATTGGAAACTAACTGAGGCTGCGATTATTGTTGTTGCCAAGGGAGATGATGAACCAACTATCATCAAACAGTTAGAGAAAAATAAGCTTGTGAAGTTCAACAGGCCGGTTCTGAATGAACCCAAGTATACCCCAGTTGACAAATTAAGGGAAGTAATTCTGGGCCTATCCGCCAATTACAATTATATATTAGATTTACGTCAACGAGACATGTTAGTCAGCGCACAGAAATCGCGCAAAGAAGAGCTCAAGAAGCTCAAAGCACAACTAGCATCTATGGAAAAAATGACTTGGCAAAAACTCTGGAGAGATGAGTTGAATAATTTGGAAAAAATTGTAAATGACGGCATCCGTACCAACTGGATGTTCAAGAATACTAACTTCCGCTGGTGAGAATTATTCACCGGTATCTTTTTTAAACTCATCATATGATTTACGAGCTTCTTCTTCCAGTTTGTAACTTTCTTCCATAAGCAAAGGTGGTAGACGTTTTGTAAAACATTCCCTACATAGCGTTCTTTCCGGGACCTCGTCGGATTTATTATCGACATGTCTAGAGCATACTAGACATAGTATCGTATTACATTTTAGTTGAACATAGCTACCATTCTTAAATAGAATAAACTGATTCTTATCCGAGCCATCATATAGAGTTTCCTATGAGAAATATTCTTTAGGAACTATTACGTGCGTGAAATCCTCGAAGTGATGTCCTGCAACGGACACTACTCCAGATGTTGGGCGGGTATATGCATTCCCTACACTAATGTGTAGTTCATCTATATTTCTTCCTGGATTCATAGGATGTGCATGTTGATTGCTATTTGAAACACATAACCACCTATTATGTGATGCGGGAAAACGGTTCTCTAAATCTGCAAGAGTCAGTTTATCCACTTCCATTTTTTGGGTTTGATTCTGGAGGTTTCAATTTTGTACACAACTTATGGATATATAATATAAACCAGATGGATCGCGATAATAGAGAAGCTAAGCGTAAAATGCTCCGCCGGCGCGGACTCCGTATTCCGGGAGATACGGGGACACCGGCATTGCCCCCTATGGATACAGTCATTTCGGCAGATTCATCTGAAATCCTGGCGACAGAATTTACTCTCAAAGGAGTTGCTAATATTTTATCTAATTCTTATTTGGGTCGCAAGATTACAGGTAGCGAGGCAAAATCTTTGTGGAACTTCCTCAGTAAAGTGATGCCCGCCAAATACTATGGATTGACATATGAACGCGCAATACGGGACATAGCCAAAGATTTTCATTATTTCATGAAGAATCCTGGCGAGTTGCAGTTGGGAGTCAATCGCAAGATTCCTACCAGTGTTAAAAGCTGGCAAATGAAAGAAATTGGTCAACTTACGGATGATGAACATCCGTACAAATATAATACTTTCTACGATGAAGTTGGAGAAACTGATCACATTGAAGAAGTCCGCAAAGACCTTGAAACCCCAGGATATTCTATTGATGGTGAGACTATTGCCCATTATCCATCTGCCGCCGGAAGTGGTGGTGCATCACATGGTGATCTACTTCATGGCATAGCTCAACTGGTCAAGTCCATTAGTTCCACTAATGATCTGTTTCGTAGCAACTTAAGTCCCAGTCACATCAGTAAAATCATTAGAGACTCTTGGTCTAACAGAGTCGGATTTGATAACATATCTCTGCGTGAGCTATATATCCCATTCGATTCCCGCTTCCGAGATACCTCTACTGAAGTTCCCCCTCTGGATAACCCCATTCCCTGTATGGACGCTAAGTTAAGTTTTAAGATCCATCATTCTACCGAAGTAGGTGCGGTTGGAGATATTCGGGTACAATCGGAGCTTAAAGAAATCCTAGCCATTCGTACCGGAGAAATTCTTCTGCCTTGGTGTGATGACATAGATATCTTCTATGATCGTATTACTTTATTTATAGAGGAAATAAGCGAACAATCCGCATACACTGCCGATCCCCAAATTCGCTTCCACTTCATGTACAGCGCAGAAAAAATAGACCATACTGGTTGCCCTGGGACATTTCGTATTAAATTAACGCCAATACCACCATATGATAGATTCATAACCCGCTACCCAGTAGCTCGCCTAGAACGGGCTACCCTGACTTTCCGCAATCCTTATGACTTAGTGCAGATTCCTCTAGATCAAATCCGCTTCAATGTAAGTGCCGCATCTCCAGCAGTATTTTCTACAGTGACAGGTGACCCACACGGCATTCCGGACGATTCCCTGGTATATATTCAAGGATTCGTTAACGATGATGGGACTGATAATATCATTGCAGCACGTTCTAAAGGACATCGTATTGACCTCGGCGCGGCGGATGAGTTTACTATAGATGCCACTGGTAATAATGATGTTACATTGAGCTCTGCTGATACTCAAACTGTAACAGCGTTTATAGGATGTGCACGATTCATGATACCTCTGTTCTTCAAGACTCTAGAGTGATCCACCTGTATATTTCATAGGATAGTTTGTATAATATCCAGAACTTGAGTATACTTCAATATCCCATGATATCTTCCAATATCTCAATATGGAAGTAGAGGATTCCAAACATTTTTTAATTGTTCTGAATTCCTCTTTTCAATAGTCTGCTCCCATAATTTACACACTGATGCGTATTTACGATCCGCAAAACTGGCTATAATACTCCAAACTTCGGGTGAAAGTGTTGGTAGACTTAACCGCGGCCGCGGCGGTCTAAATTGCAAAGTCTTACTTTGTATCACAAAATAAGTATAACCAACTGGCACTTTCTCATCCATTATGAATGAGAGGAACAGTTTGGTGGGTATTCCAATAGAATTGATTTCATCCCAGATGTGGGCTTGACTTTTTTTACCACGACCAATTATTGTCTCCAAATATCCATAATTTATGGGGACTCGCTTGAGTGTCCTTTACGGACCAATAACCTTTCCATATCGTGACCATTTTTAGATTTCTAATACAAAAGAAGTTAATCCTTTTTTTGATAGCTATAATAAGGTATCAGGTGCTGGTTTAAGTTTTCTTCACATTCATAGGCATCGAAGGCCATTTTAGTAATTGAAAACGGCCAAAATAAACTATAAGAGAATCCCTTAGCGAAGGAAAACCCAATCATATTCAAATAAGGCATTTGACCATACATAGGCGATCGTTCAATGTTAGACACATTAGTTAAGCCTAGTGAAACTCCTATCACAGACGAAACATACAAATACTTCTTCATTTTATGTCGCAAATATCAATGGTCTAAATGAAAAAATAAAACAAATCATATCTACATTCCACCCAATAGCTGACTAAAATAGTCAGCCGAGACTTTGTCGGAGAACACAGAGGGAGTTACTTCCACCTCCCCGGTCCGCTCTCCACTTTTGAAAGGGTTTTCCAGAATTTCGGCCAGTTTTTCCGGGTTGGGAGAGTGATATCGAGTGATTTCCGTGTTCCTCAAAATATTCATGCGGTCTGTAGCAGTTCTTTTATAGAGAAAGTGTTTCACTCCCACTGCCCCCTTGGTACGCGAGAGATAAGCAATGGTAATTGCTACGAGATCTCCATTATTCTTAGTCCTAGTTTTAGCCCAAATATTAGCCTGATCTTCAATAGTGGTTTTGGGATCAAAGTATACCCTGGGATTATATTGCTTCAGTTTTATGAGTAATTGTATAGAAGCCTTCACGTCTTCGTTGGACTCAGTCGGCACCCATTCACTCAGTATTTTGAGATCTTCGACTGTTACTTGTAATTTCTTCAGTAGAGGAAACTCGGAAAACAGATCGCTTCCTTCCAGATTTAAATAGTCATAATTAACGGCACGCGTCAATAGACTGAAAAGATTCACCGACATACATTCATATAAATCACCCATGTTGAAGTCAACCAAATGCGATGAAAATTCAATTTTTTTTATTCAGAATAGCTTCATATATATCTGCGTAATGTTCATGGTCCGGAAATATCTCTAAATGGCCTCCCATATCTGGACGTTCTTCCAATATACGAATTTTATCACCATCTTGCATGTAATAGAATTTACCAGCATCAGTTAAGATTTCCTCCACAGTGATCTTCTTGGTTTGGATAGGTTGGCAGGGACTGCCTGTTTTCATATCTTTATCTAAGTCTGGTACGAATAACTGCAAATCAGTGGGGGCACATATCTTACAATTTTCATAATTATGAGTTGTGCAATCAATAGCAACTTCCCGAATTGCTGTTAGAAATGAGTTAATCAGCTTCTCTTTATTCCTAGCTTCTGTATATATGTCTACATCTGTAGTGAGTTCTTTTATATTTTCCTTAGGAAACTTAACTGGATAGTCGGCCAGATAGATAAAGGTCTGCACAGTACGTTCTTTTTGGGGAAGATCTTTATGACCGTCAGCTCGACGAATACGTCCTTCTAACTGATTCATGAGTGTCGGGTTCCAATAGGGCTCCATTAGGAATAACATTCGGGCATTGAAGATATTAATACCCTCAGCACCAGTTTTAGTAATAAACAATACATGCATATGCTGAGCGTGTTTATTATCCGATGCTCCAAACATTTTAATAATCATATTACGATCTTCTGGCTCCACAGCACCATATATAAGACCGTATCCGGGACCTTTCTTTGCAAAATCGAGAGGATTCTTAATAGCATGGTAGCCGCGCTGGCGAAGTGCTTTGGCTGCCGCAAGAATACCCGCATCTAAGAACTGCGAGTAGATTACTACAAGCTTCTTAGGGTTATCATTTATTTGTTTCATAATGCGCTCCATTTTAGGCATATATTTCTTCAAATCCTTGAGTTCTAGCTTGTTTAATAAACGATCTTCTTTAATTCCATAAGGAGTCTTTGTTTTATGTATAGCATCGTCGGGATAATAAACATTGCTTATTTGTCGGCTTCTGATACGATAAGTAGTGCTACGACCCTTCGGTTTAGCCATACCCACCCGAGCAGCGGGCTTACCCATTTTACGTATAGTCTCTTCTATTTCTTTATCGCGAGCGGCGGAATAAGCAGCATATTGATCCGGAGACATTGGTACTCGCTCAATTTGAGTTGGCAGCTTTTTAGCAAACAGTTTAGGATCTTCGGGCAGTTTGTAATGACTAACTAATCCCACAATGCGGTTTTGGAACTTATTTCTATTTTTAATAGTATGATTCTTGGAATCCACAAAATACTTATGGAAATCGCGATAACTCTTTCCAAATAATTCCTTACGAGTAAGCATGTTAAAGCAAGGCATCATTTCAGCGGGGTCGTTCATTATAGGAGTTCCTGTTAAAAACAGAACTTTGACATTTTTAGATTTCATAATAACATCATATATACCAACATCACTGGCCGAGCCGTTTATGATGCCATTAAACAGATTATGTGCTTCTTCAACTATAATAATCTTATTCTCTAGCGTAGATTCAACTGCAATCTCATCCCCAAAAGGGCTTTCGATGGTTTCTGATTGAGTTTCCAACAATCGGCGCAATGTGGCGCGATTCTTTGTAGAAATAAACACATAATCCCGAAGAAGTTCTTCTTGAGCCTCCTCGGCGGTTTTGCCAGTAAGTTTTTTATATTTCAATATGTCATCTTTAAAATTCTCTTGTAAGGACTTGCTTGACAGTAGAATAATTTGAAATCCCTTGGGTATCAATGCCTCAGCAATAGAAATAGCGTCAATAGATTTTCCGGTACCCAGGCTATGATCTACCAACAATCCTTTACAACTAGGATTCTTTACCACATACTCAAGAGTCAATACTTGTTGATATCTTAATATTTCATGTTGTTTAGGCGCCTTTCCTAAAGCCTGCGCTAGAGCTTGTGGGAAACTAGTATTATTGCGAGGCGGTAAAGAGTCCATTTATATTTGAAACACTTATTTTTATAGCAAAAAGGAAATTTGATATTACTGATAAATAAATGAATATCTCTGTAGCAGAGTTGGTGTTGCCATTTTGTAGGAAAGTTTGGGTTGTTTGCGCAGAAGTTTGTAAAAATTGGAGAAGAATTATCATAAGCTACTTAAATGACCCATTATATCTGAGAAACCCAATGATAAATTATCAAAACTCAGCAAAGATTTGTAACCAGTACGCAGCAACTACTATCAATATCAAGTTGATAGAATGGCTTTTCCATGCCGGATTACTATATTCCGACGTGTATTATACTGAGAAGAGTGTTAACCCTTCCGTGGGAAAAGCTGTTTTCGAATATGTCAAGTATAGCAAGCCAACCGAAACCCCAACCATTTTAAAAGCCATTAATATGGTTACCTTTCAACCACACATTACAGATTGGGATGGGTTTGATCACCCTCAAAATTTGGCAATATTATTCCGGCAAATCTGCCCGGCCAGAAACACCGATATTTCTATATTCTTCACCCTGGGATATACAGATGACTTTATTGAACAATGGATGGCTTTAACTCACATATCCAATTCATTCAAATATAAGAAATCTCCTGATAAATGGAAACGTTGGTTGGATGATAATAACTATACGTCATATACAAAAAATAGAAAGTATCCCGGGGATCCTAAAATAATATACGAGGTCCCTAAAAAGAAACCCTGTCTGCGATATTGATCGCTAAATCCATAGCCTTGTCAAATTCGTTGGTATTTGTTACCCAATCCTTCCTTCTGTATGCCTCAGCTTGGAGCGGCCAAGTGTCGCTATATTCTGTAGGAACTGGTATTTTATTTTTCCATTCTCCCCATGCTCCGGGAGTGTGTTGTTGTACAGCATTAACAAAGTCCTTGCTATGGTCAGCTATACCGATATCCTTGGTAATTTGACTCAGTTTGCGGGCATTGGTCGGGATCGCTCCCGAATTTGTCAGAACTGAGTCCATCAGTAGTTTCAGCCATAACGTATGGTCTGTCCATAGCTTGCGCCTGCGAAACATAGGTATGAGAATCCACTGATAATAGATCCACACACATACCATCAATAAAACTATTACAATTGCGATTTCGTACATTATATAATCTCTGTGGGGATATTTTTAGAAAAAAATAGAAATTAATCCGCAAGTGACTATTCCCGTCAAGAGGGAAGCCCATCTTTAATCGGAGGATTAATCGATATGAATGGTCCGATCATGGGCAATAGCAAACCCTCACAAAGCATATCTGAGTAAATTTGGCAAAGACGGGGAGCCTCCACACCAACACAATGTTTCTGGGCAATGGTGAGTATTCTACTTACCAGACCATGTAGTCCCGGGAAAGCTTGCCTGATCCATTGATTGTGGGTGTAAAACCACCAAGAACGATCTTCAAATTTAACGCAATGGTTTTGCATTTCAGACACATTGTTATAAATTTGGTTGTACAGACTTATGATAGCCATATGCCCATTTTTGCAAAAGTCTTCACTCACTGAGCGCCAATCGATATAACTCAAATCTTCTGATCCAATCGGTCGACGTTCTCTCTTGTCCATTCGCTTTTTAATATGATCAAATTTTCAATTTTCACATTCTTCATATGTACGTATTGGTGTTGGCATTATATATACATGTTCAACGAAATATTGTAACCTTTCAGTGATTTTAGGAACTTCAGGGGGTATATTCTTCTTCTATTTCCTATTATTTTTTCTGGGAGAAGCTGACTTCCATTTAGGGCTTTGTTTCTGAATTCTCACGTATATTTCCTCTGCTGTTGGTAATCTTGTTTTGGGAGATGGTAATTTCACATATTTATAATCTCTTTCCATATAATATAAGAATGATTGGAGTTAATTTATTTCATCTGTTTGGGGTCGCACCAATTTTAGCATACACTGGTTATTATGGCCCACAGGCTAATCCGCTCGTGTTCACCATATTGCTGATTTTAGCACTCGTAGTTGTACTTTATCACGGATATCGTGTATATGAGAAGGTTCAGAAAAAAGAGCAGCTGGGATCTCTAAGATTTGAGTGAGTAGAAGTATTTCTCTATTGCAGGTCGCTTGACATATTTGCCACTCTCGTCGCATAGTTCGTTACCCCAATACCACCTCTTCCAACCACCACCAAAACGGTTATAATCAGTTCTTAAAAACATACTATCCTTTACAATCAGAATATCAGTCTTAATATCTAATTCCAACCGCCCATGGTGGTCCAAATGTTCTTTACATCTGGACAAGCAATATGGAGAATCTTCTGGTATTTCCATATCGGACGTTCCTTCTTTTTGTACAAAGCCATCATCATGGTGCAAGCAGTACCAAACATCCCAGAACTCCATTTTATTGTGAAGATAATCAATTTTGCAACCTTCAGCAAGTTGCTATAGCAGTCGAGGAATGTTATAGCTCAGAACTATGTAGTTATCTCCTGGCTGCTTGATAGCTGCTACGATAACTAAGTTCTCAACTGAAGCTGACGCAAAGCCCATTGCTATATCCGAAGCTACGCCGAACGATTCCACAGCTTCCACCAAAACATCAGCATTGGCCAAGGTTTCCCCATTTAGTTTGGGATTAATAATAAAGTCATTGACGTTGTCAATCCGAAGTAGCATTCCAGCAGCATCTTCGAGACCATCCCGCAACTTTTGATGTAGCTCCACATTGGGTCCCAGTATATGATCACACCATCTGTTAAATTTTTGTATGTCTTTTGCTCCATGTTTTTTCAGCTCTTTGCACACTAGCTTATGGTCTGTCCAATCAGCTCTTTGGCAATCTATAGAGCAATATTTAGCACACTTGCAAGCACTACAAATCTTATCAGCGTCCTCACCACAAACACCACAATGATCCATTTTACTCAAAAGAAAGAAACGTTCAGATATTTTGAGCATTTTATTTTCTCGGAATGATATAAGAGATGCTTGCTTTAGTGTTACTCATAGTATTTATTCTTCTACTATGGGGTCTTATGTCCTTGAAAGACCAATTCTTAACCGGTCCTCATCCGCTCCGGGATATTGGTCGTAATTGGGCAGATATTCATAATAAACGATGTCAAGATGCATTCATTAAGTGTCCGTGGTGGGCCTCCGCCGGCGAATGTCGTAAAAATCCCGGATGGATGTTTAAATACTGTCCGTATAGTTGTGGAGTATGTGACGCAAACAAATGCGAGCGAGGCCTGATGGAAGTTGAATCCAAGGTATTTGATCAACAGAAAAACTTGATACCTTGCACAGATTATGAAACTCGAGTTAACTGTCAAAAATGGGCTAACCAAGGATGGTGCGAAAAGTACCCATACTACATGTCCAAGAACTGCGAGTCCACTTGCAGATTCTGTCAATATAATTTGAACTTCTCATGATTTTGACAACACTCATCAGTGAAAGTAATAACCTTTCTAAGTTTTTTGCGGTAAAACAAATATAGAGAGAATATAAATGTACTTTATATACTTCGAACACAGAAACAAGAAAGAACTTGTCGGACATGCAGATGATGTTAGAGCAGCGCAAGCTCTTTTAACCACCTTGGCAACGCAATTTATTGCTCGAAATGAAGGTGAACCAAAAGCAGATGCTCGCTGGATTGAAGACAACACCCCTGAAACTCTTGGATTCTGGATTAAACGCGAAAAATCGAACATAATCTTGTACAGTCTAATTGAGGAAGAAGTAAAAGGACTGATTTGGTCTTCAACTACGGATACTCTTAAGAAGGTGGGTAGCTGGCATATCCTGGAACATGATCTAAGCCTAACAAATCCGTTTAAAGAACTGCTTGAGGCTCGAGATCAACTAAATATTCTTAAAAAAGAAACCATTGAAGCCCACAAAGATGCTTTGAAGTGGAAAGAGAAGTATCAAAGCAGAGCTGGTGCAAAAATTGCAGAAGTATATGACCATGAGCCCGATACATCTGTTGAAGATCTTGCAAAGCATTTCAAGAAAAAAATACCAGAAAAAACCAAAGATCACGTTTTCTTATTGAGCTCCATGGTTAGAAAATCTTTGGCGGAGAATGAGAAATACAAGCAGATGCGTCGGAAGTGTGACCAGCATACTGTCGGCGACGTGTAGATAGGATCATAGCCAAGTTAGCATTGTTTAGCTGTATAGCAAAATTTTCCATAAACTCGCATAGACTGGGATCTTCAGAAATTATTTTTTTAATGTTAGCCAAATTGACACTCCATATGTCGTGCATGGCATTGCTTTTTGTATCAGTAAAATTTTCACGAATATATTTACAAAGGTTGGGATGTCTGCTATACGGAGTGTTTTGCATAATCCCGGGCAAATTATCATCATTTACTAGATTTAATAACTTGGGCACTAGAGGATGGTCACAAGGCAAGTTACCAAAGATTTTTCCCAATGTTATCTTTTTCTGCTTAAGTAAAACCATAATTATATCTATATTTACAAATCGAACATTTGTATAAAATATCTTGGATCTAGAAGATATGTATTTGTTTATAATATCAAAGCGGTTATATCTGGATGCGTAAATCATGGCAGCATTGTGGTGCTTTATGGTCAGCTCATCTAACTCAACTGCTATTTTTTTACCCACTCCCAGCCTTTTCCGGATGATAAACATAGCTAACCTATACCATTGTTTTGAAACTGATAAAATAATATGCAAATCGATAGCATCCAAATTGTTTAATATCATGGACCATAATTCATGGGGTATTATCATGTATATTTCAGAAAATATTGCATTTTATGGAAAATACTGACTTTGGGAAAAAATTAACATACAACATTTATCTGAATCTTTTATGAAACAAGGCAATCAGCTGATAGGGTTTTAATTGTTGCTGGATGATATCCCAATCGTCTGGACCCCCATGTATTACACATTTTTCAATCACCTCGTTACTTACTAAATACGCACTTATGGTATCCTGTTTATCTCGAACAGCTTTAGCCAATCTATGTTTACCATCTAGCATTCCGTAATTGCGTGAAACGATAACGGGGTAACTTAAATCAGCATTATTTATCCTTCTAGAATGATCTGGATATTTCTCTGGATCATCAAGAACCTCTTGTATGGTTAATATTGCACCTGTTGAAGGTTCTTTCCAGCAGGGTTTTTCTATAGATCTAGATAAACTAATCAATGGTATTTGGATCACTCCTGGCTTAAATATATTAACATATGCGATAAGCATATCCACGGAATATAATTTACCCTCACGAGCAAAGGTGGTAGTCATTTCTATATCTATGTTTCTTGATTTGCGAATCTTTTGTAAAATATGTGTATTTGTTGAGCGACTGATATGAATCTACCTATGTTTATATTTCCCTCTTTGTTGACAATAAACTTTTCCATAAGTTCATCGCTAAACATGTATGCTCGGATGGTTTTACGCTCCTCGGAAAAAGCTTTGACAAGTCTATGCGCCCCGTCTATCAGATGATAATCTTCGTGTATCATAATGGGGTATCTCAAATCAGCTGATTCAATCTTCTTCTTATGTTCTGGATACTCATCCGGATTTTCTATAGCTTGAGCTGGAGATAATCTTACCATGGTTTTTCCTCTTTTTGATAACCAATATGGTAGGTTCATGGACGGGCGCATTCTCTCTATGTCAATCTCAATAGGTTCCAGTTTAAACAGCCCCACATAAGCAATCATAAGATCAACCGAGTAAACATTTTTTTCGCGATTGTAAATCTTGGCCATTTATATTATTCAGTTCCTACTTTTAATACATTAGGTATCTTGTCTGAATAATTTGCGGCGAAATTTGATCATTTCATCATCATTTCCTTTGGTGGTTAAAAACCACTTCCATGATTTTCCCATTAACCGACAGTAAATGTATGCCAAACAATAGACCCCGCAAGAATGATCATCCCATTGAATTTGATAGGGAGTACATACTTTCATTTCACATTCATACCCTTGTTTTCTACAAATAGCTATGGAAGATACAATCCAGTCGTGAACTTGGAACATAGGGCGGTTGCCCGAGCTGTTGAAATACTCAATTTTCCAAGGTGTTTGAGTGGCATCCCAAAATAAACAAAACCAATGTATACCAGGGCCGCTAGATACGTCTGTATTGAGAATAACCCCCATGCAATTATATCCGCTCTTATGCAGTTTATGTAGTGACACTCTAGATAATTCTGTATGCTGTTCCTTAAAATCTATCATTTGATATTTCATGGGATAGAATCTCATGCGCTTTTTGTGCCTGGGATGATATTTGATTCCTAACTGGTTTAATGTTTGATCTATGTTCAAACTATTTACTAATCCCGTACTAAACTTAGGACCCTCCGGCAAGAACCGACGATATTTTTCTTGTTCTGTGCCAGAAACTCTAGCCTTAAACTCGGGATGATTCAATATATCTAACTCCGAGTTAACATTCAGGTGTTTGGCAAGAGCTCGCACAATTTTGTCGGGAGATTGTATAGAATTCCCTGTGCGATCTTTCAGGAACTGCCACATTTTCTGCAACATCTCTTCGCTGCAACATACTGGTCCCTCTATAAAATGAGCACACTCTGCCATTATAATCACATATAAAAATTGATTATACTAAGTAAAAAATGTTACCTGCCGATCTTGAGTTGCTGATCGATGATGCAATTAAAGCTTGCGAGTTATGTAGTACCAAAAATGGATACGTTCCCTTATTGGAAAGATATCATGGAATGGGACACGCTTTGTTGCTTTGTAATGATCCCAAAACTGACCGATACTTTCTATGGATAGTGGGTGGTTCGTGCGGGCAAGAAGCTGAATACAACTATCAGGAATTTATTAACTTAACTGAGAATCAAATCACCTGGAAAACCAAAGAAGATGCCGTTGCTGAATTCACCAAATTCGAAATATAAGAAATTGAATAACATACTCGTAAGACTGTTGGTCCAATATAAGAATGAACTGTGTAAGATGCGGCTCTGTGGGGGGGTATTTTTATAAAAAGACTGTGTGCGTTGACTGTCTCAACTCAGAGGAATATTTGCACGCCAGTGATAACTTTGATGAAATCAAAGCGGCTTTAACAATCAAAAACTTTACGCAATGTCTGGCATGTGAATCTAGTAAAAGTCCGCTATGGAGAAAGGTTAGCTGGGACAGCTATTCATGGAAAACATGTAACGCATGTGGCTTGATTTATGCTAAAGATATCCGCTGTTCTAAATGTTGGATGCCTAAGTGTAACTTTAATCGTTTCCATTCGGACGACCGCGAAAAATTTGGAATTCTGTTGACTGTATTTGATAATGATAAAACATATAAACTACACCAAGGCTGCATACCCTAAATAGCCACTATTTTAAAGTTGAATCATTTTTTTAATAACTCATCATGATTAGACACCGTCAAATTAAGTATCCTGTTATGAACTCCGCCGGTATGGCGACAACATATGAACAGCTAAAATTATTAGAATCTGGAACGCATCCATTGTTGGAAACTCCCGGAGCATTGGTTACTAAAACTTGCACTTTGAAGCCCAGATCTAAAATACCTGGCAGAACAATCGAATTCAGAAACAATTACACAATTAATCATGTTGGACTTGCTAATCCTGGTATTGATTATTATTTGCAAATTCTGGATGATTTCCACATACCTATCATGATATCATCCATATCCGACATTGAACTTATTAATTATATATGCTGTTTGAGGTCCACAGTGTCGATTGCTATAGAAGTTAATGTTTCATGTCCCAATACCAGGGCTGTTGATATCAAGAAAGCTCTAAAAAATATTACTGACCGGAGATGGCCCATTGAAATAGGATTCAAATTACCATACCAATTTCACCCCATTTCTCCAAAACAATTGCATTGGTTGCGGAGGAGTGCGGAATAAAAAGATATACAAGACTACCTGGATAACGGAGCATCGGTCGTACAGATTGGCACAGAACTTATGAAACCTCAGAGTCAGAGTAAACTATGAATGAAAAAAATCATTGGAGCTTGAGTTAATGGAGGACTATTTTTTCGAAGCTCCTACATTAATACCATCTTCTATAATTATGCATTGTGGAGCTTTATACACAAGTTATTTTTAATTTTCACAAAAAAAAGATAGAAGTGTTTCCCGGTACTTCACATACCCGTTCTTGAGTATTTTGGACGCGAATGGGAAGAACTTTCAACTGGCTTAATCGTGCTGTAATGATCATTCACTGATTTTACCATTTCCTTTTGCCCGGTAGTCATGCACTTGGATTTAGTATAGGTTTCCTGCCTCCTCGTATCAAAGCTCTTGGCTGCTGAAAGATATTTCAATGAAGTGGTTTCTCTGCCGAATTTCATTGCTTTCTCAAAGCCCGTAATGAGTTTGAGAAGCTCTTGTTGGTGAGGGACCGCACAATCCTCGGTCCATTCCCTGAGCTCCGAGCGAATCCTGTTACAGTCAGCACTTACATTTTCGCTTGTGCGAAGCATGTCCATTCTCCGACCCTTGCAAGAATTGTAATATGCCTCTCGGTAGGTATCAGAAGGCTCTCCGTCGCACCATTTTATTCCAACACTCCGTTTTATTTTGGACATACTTGGAATGTCCAGCCATTCAAAGACTATCAGTATTTCCGAATCTTTCAGAGATTCTATCAATTCAGGATCCTCAATAAGGAGACCGGTAATGAAATTTTTCTCTGAGTAGATGGATCCGATATCATTCTCTCCAATAACAAACTTTAAATCCTTAAGATTTGAGTTGTCGCGGGATGGATCAAAGTAGGATAGATGCATCGATGCATTGAATCCTAGTGAAGTCGTAACTTCATGGGCAAGACTTCCAAAGATGGTTGGAATCGTCTCGATATTTTCTGCGTATACGAATCCCCTACCGAGTTCTCTAAGAACTTCAATATCGAAATTGGAACCATATCCAACAGTGACAATTGACGTATTGGCGGGAGTTCTTTCCTTGAGTTTTTTGAATGATTCCAGTGTTTGGCATTTCCCTGCGTTAGAAACACCGTCAGACAAGATCAACATCCAAGTACATTTAGACTTATCATTAATGCTAAATCCTAGCTCAATTGCTTTTCCCATGTCAGTCTTTCCGCCGGCACTGATGCTATTAACAGCATCATCAATTCCAACATCATTGCCTGGTGCATATATCACCCAAGCGTCTGAGTTATAACCAATTATGGTTAGGGAGATATCGTCGTGAGAAATTCTATTCTCCTTGAGAGACATTAAGAAAGCCTGAATACTAGCTTGTACCAAGTGAAGTGATCCGCTCATTGATCCTGAAAGATCAAGCAGAATCTGCAATTCCTTGTTGTCTACATTTTTTTTAAATTCAGTCGCTAGCAGCTCACTATACAGAACAGTTCCCCTTTTGCTACGGGGACCATATCTGCCGCTATGAATTTCACTAGACAAATTAACGATTTCCGAAAGGGAACGTTCCATTTTAGATTTGGTAATCAACTAAAAAAATATTCAATTTTTGAAAAATGATCAATTTTCGAGATTAACCTATCTCGCGTTTACGACCCTCAACATCATAATATTCAGCTAGAATCATATCCCCATCTTCCACAGCCATGCTAAGCGGAGTCATTCCATCAGCATCTTCCATTGGGTTAATGTTATTCTTCCTAGCAGCTCTCAAAAAGTCGTCATCTCCTCTCAAATCAGTTGAAAAGGTTTTAGATGTCATTCCTCCCCTGCTAGTGGTAGATCGCCTACTGGGCCTAGCATCAGGATTACAATGAGGTTTTCTAGACATGAGTTTACTCATGCGCTCTCGAACACGATCGTTATTTAGAGGTTCCTCGGGTCCAGTCTCATCTCCTAGATCCAGAGTCTGATCCTGAAAGTTCCGAATTATATCCTCCTCGCATAGTATTTCTTTACCCCCTTTAACCGCGGATCTTCTATTCAGCACAGGAGCGAAGAATTCTTCTATTTCTCTAACACCTATAAACAGATTTCTTCCATAAACCAGAGCCGGCAAGTTTCTAATTCCTAATTGCTTGGCTTTTATAAAATTAGCCTTCTTTCCGGCCGATTTTAAGTTAATATAGAAGTGTTGCTGTAGCAACTTCCTATTGCGAGATATAAATGCTGTTAACTTTTTGGTGGGTGCCGCTTTGGGGGCGTAATATATATCTATTGGCTTTTGCTGCGGCATTATATTTTACATACCACAAAACTCTTGGAGTTTTTTGCATATTCCCCAGGTCAAATTTGAAAATAACCTAAACGTAAAACATTTAAGCATATATAATGATCAAATCTGTTAGAGTTGAGACATTAGTGCCGGATTTAAGTGGATATCCGGCAGAGTTCAAAAAGCTATTGCCCGAGCGCCTTTCTCAAGTCACAACTTTTGATTTATCAGGAGTGAATTCACCTATAGCCAATGCTTTGAGAAGAGTTTTAATCGATGAGGTTCCTGTTAGAGCTTTGTTGGTAAATTACGAGAATATCAAAACTGATGATAGTTTCATATTTCCCGATCAGATTAAATTAGGCATAGAACAAATACCAATAGACCAGAATATACCATTGGGGACAGAGTTCACTCTCAGAATGGTCAATAGAACTACAGGATCGAATATCATTTATTCTAGTAATATTCATCCCAAGGGAGATAGAAAGGGAAAACTTCCATTTGACAGTTGTCATCGATTGGGTAGATTAAATCCAGGTAAAAGAATTACTGTAACTAACATCAAAGTAGTGGAGGGTCAGGCCATGCATGATGCTAAATTTACAGCAACTGCGCTGGTAAGCATGAATGAATTGGACTATATGCGGGTTATGTTTGTTAATTCCTCGGGACACTGGAACAATATAAACATGCCCACTCGCCTAATCGATAAGTTAGTCGGCTCCAAAGCTTATGGGAAAAAAGTGCTGATAATAGAAGATCCTAAGGTTATTAAAACCATGGATGCAGTTCGAAAAGAACGAATGAAATCCTATGATATTACCGTGGATACGCTAGTTGGTTCTAAAATAGAGGTGCGCCATTATCAAACAACCGAGTATATGGCTCACGATTTTAGATTCAGTTTCCAAACTGAGGGTAATGTAGATCCAAAAAAACTACTGACTTCAACTCTGGAATATTTGGTGGAAAAACTGGATCAATTGAAAGGAGAGTTTTTGGACATATCCAAAGAAGATGATCTGACAATCTTTCATATTATGAATTCAACCCATACGCTGAGTAAGATACTCAAGATCACTATGTTTGAACTAGATCCTAGCATTTCGAGCATACGAGATGAAGACCCAGGTCCTGATGATAGTAGTATTAAAATAGTATGTCGACACCCTAACGCTGAAAAACTCTTCAGAGATGCACTAGAGAAGCTGATTAAATTATTCCAGACACTGAAAGTATGACTTTATTCGAAAGTTATGAGATTTGACAGGAAAAATTATATTTTTTAATATATTGATAATGGCTATACCTGCTATTGCTCTTGGTGAAACTGTTGTAACTACTGCACCCTTAATTGGAGAAGCAATTGCAGACGTCGTGCCCGAAGCAACAGCTGTTATTGGAGAAGTGGATCCGGGAGCCGCCGCGGCTGTTGATGAAGCCGCTGGTACTGTATCAAGCGCAGCCACTAGCGCTGCTAAATCTATATTACCCGATAGTATCACTACTAGATTGGGAATAGGAACTGAATCAACCGCTGCCAAAGAGGCCAGTGCTGTATTGGGTACAACAGCAGAAGAGGCAACTCCGGCTGTAGAAACTTCCGCTCTAGAGACAGACGCAGAACCCACAGCCCCATCCGCAGATGAAAAGGGTCTGTTGGACAAGTTCTTATCTCAAGACAAGCTTACTCTAATTGTAAACCTTATGGCATTGGGATCAATTGCAGGACCACTGGTTATACCCTTTGTTAAAGATGGGATTGTGAAATTATTGGGACAGTCAAAGGGTGATAAATCATTGATTTGGGCCAATAGAATACTTAATACGGCAGCTGCTATTTTGGAATTGGATAATGGAAGCACCAATGCGAGACAGCTGGCAGCATCTTTTCGCAATATGGCAACATCTGTTGACCCATCGAAGGAACCGGCAGAACCTACCGAAGAAAACAAAGCCGCTGTAGAGAAGATAAAGAAAGACCCTCAGTTCGAGGATAAGTTTGTTGATGGTCTCAAACTCGCCAAAAGCGTAGTTTTGGCTGCTAAAGAAGAAGGTTTTGTGAAAGAAGAAAATCCCCAGGGAGAGCAACCGGATGTTAAAGATCCACCAAAGTACATTATTTTGAAGGTTCCTTCCAATATTCAGGTCGAAAATATTTTTAAGTCACTGAATGCTAGCGGAGCTGCGGAGCCACATGTTGGGGGCTGTCAAAATATGCTTGCAGATGCAATGGTGCCCGACTGGACTGGTCAAATGGTAGGCCGAGTGCCTCTATTGTTTATTCAAGTAGCTCTATTTGTAGTACTTGTGCTGATTATGATTCTTCTGCTTGAAATGGACTGGAAACAAGCCCTCATTAGTGGTTATATAGGAGCAAGTGCTGGAACACTGGGAGTATTAGCGGTGTGTTATTCTGGAAGTCCTACAACATATACCCCCCAATAAACCACCGTTCTAATTCGCCAGAGGCCTGTCCCCCTACCAAATCAATAATTCTATTTTTTTGATATATAAAACACCAATGACTCAATGACAGACCATTAGATTTTTACTAAATTACACAGCATTTGGTGGTTCTATAGAGTTTACCCAAAGAGTATTATCAGCTTTCAGGAAATATGTGTGGAATCAATCCAAAGGAAATTATAGGAGGTTAAAAAAAACTAAAAGACGAAATAGTATTGATCTAATATACGCCTGTGAGTATTGAAATTCTGTAGTTCTAAAATGCTTACATTAGAAGATGCTGCATTTATGTCAAGTCATTCAGGTTCACCACATTTTAAGTGAATTTCTCAAACAAGTGCAATTTTTTCATGGAAAGTATAGAGATGGAGCCTAAATATATATGGGGGCCTCGTAAATGGCGTGAGTTACATCAAAAAGCATTAAATTATCGATCTTGTAATGCAATATTCTTTATAAGGTGGTTAGAATCATTTATTAACAGTTTACCTTGTTGGACTTGTCAATATCATTTTCGTGAGTTAGTGGAAATTAATCCGGTATATCTATATTTGCGAAATCGGGAAACTCTGTTTTATTGGACGTATATTATGCATGATCAAGTCAATGCTCGTTTGGGTAAATATAGTCCGCCTTATGTGGTTGCTAGAAGCATATATCACTAGTTTTGGAGTATTTACAAAAATAACAAAAATTGAAAATTATATGGATTAAGAAGGTGTGAATGGCTATTTCCTCTTAGAGGGAATGGCTCCCCCACATTCATATCTTCTTTTTTTATATTTTGAACAATAGCATATAGGTAGATAAATCAAAATGGATGAGGCTTGTATAGAATTCAATAAGTCATTCAAATGGTTAATTAAAACCGCCGTGAGTTGCAGCGATGGAGATCCACAAGTAGAAAAGGCTCATGAAGTGCTTATGAAAGTAGTCAGATATAACCCAGATGTTCCCATAAAAGAATGCAGAGATGGAATTTGGAAACATCGTGAAATCATTGTGGAGGGTAAAGCTGATGAAATTTTAAAAATGTCATTTGATACGTCTGATCATAAAGATAATAAGCACGGGATTGATATAGATCATGTAATCAGCGTCCTCAAACAAGCATGGCCTAGTATGAGCTCAGAAGAGCAGAAAAAGGTTATAAAAAAGGTGCAAGACTTAGTACCTGCCGTAGTCAAATATGAAAAGGCCAGGCGCATAGCAAATAAGAAAAAATAAAAATTGAAGTTCTTCTTTGTCATATTGGTAAAATGATCAAAATTTGTTTTGGAGATGGTCCTACAAAATATAGATTTGCCAATGATGATGTTCCTAAATGGATTTTAGAAAAATATGGGAGCAAGCGTCGTTACGGCTATTATTTCTCAATGTTTCGTGAAAGGTTTGATCAATTGCTTGAATGTGATCAGATATATTATCCAGATGGTTTAGTGGGAATTATTAGTCCGAACGAATTCTCGGAAGAAGCCCGTTCTAAACTAGTAAAAAGGGCTGATGGCGCATACGACAGCCCAGTCGTTCGGGATGAGCTCCGATCATAATTTTTTAATTTGAAGAAACAAAACACAATAAAAAATGCCAAAAGTAAAAGCCACCGTGGCTACAAAGACTATCAAAGATCCGGATTTGATTAATATATTTAATCAACTCACTGGGGCCTCTGATCCAGATCCTCTTCTTGTGGTGCCAAAGTATGAATCTTTGATAAAAGAAATGAAAGACGTGGTTAATATTTTGAACACTATGTTGGGGTCATCCTGTCCTACCATGTTTAACTTCCAGGCTAAAGGATGGATGGAAGTAAGAGATTTCGTTAATAGGAATGATCCGGCTAGTTGGCAGCTGCCTGTATGGGAGCCATGGGTTAGCATTATGGGTGAGGCTACTACTGTCGAAGAAAAGCTAGAAGCAGCATCGGTTCCGAAATACGAACCTGCAGCTTTATGTACTAAGTTTAGAGAACTAAAAGAGAGTACAATGGTCAAAGCACTGGTAAAAACCTGTTCTATGATGATTCCTTTCAAGAAATACCTACAAAACAAGGTTCCAAAACATGATTTTATTATTAATGATGACGGATTATATCTGAAGCTTTTCAGCTTCTCCTCGCTTGATTTTAAAAGCATATTCATGTCAGATATTATAAGCTCCAATCGCAAAGCAGGAGAGTATATTATGACTGTATTGGGATTGATATATCGTAAATGCTATGCTATCTATAAAATCATCACTTCTCCCATTATAGATGTTGATAAATTCGCAAATGTTTTAGTGAAGAATTTGTCGGTAGTTCGCAAGCAGATCCCCAGATGTGATGACGCCTTTAACAAGATAGAGAGTTCTATCGGGCTACTAAAGGGCAACTTTGACAGATATTACAAGGATTTTGTACAATCGGGCAATCCAGGAGTTATTATCGAACAATTTGTCGGTGATGTGGCCAAAAGTGCTGAAGCCGACCGCAAGATCACTCGCCAATTTAGGCAAATCATTACCTTTTACAGGAAGAAAATTCAATCAGTCAATCCCAAGGACAATCCACAAATACCGAAAATCTTTGGTATGATCGAAGAGAACTTCGAAGTGCTGAGTAAAGCAACAGGGGCCGGGGAGTCTTCTGAAGGTTCTGAAACAGAAGAGACGGAAACAGAGGAAAAGACAGAGAAATAAAAACATTTGACAAAAAGATGCTTATTTTTTTGTCAAAATTGAACCAATTTAATAAAAAATGGATAACACAGATTGGGCTGATTATGGTCTGGACTTTTTCCTTTGGATAGAGAACTTCGTTGGAGAAATTCCTGGAGTTTTACGCAAAGCAGGCATATCCGAAGATATGATTGAGCATCTAATGCGCAAATACAGAGGATATAATATGTCTGGGCTGGTCTGGTACCAATCTTTAGACAGAAAATATCGCCGCATACTGGTTCGCTGGCATGATGATGAGTGCGCTTATTCCATTCCATCCTCATAAATTTGTGAAGGTTAATAAAACCATGAACCAGGATATCCTCCTCTGCGCTTACAAGCCTCTAGACATGGTTCTTTGTATTTAGAATCTTGACATACATAAGTACATTGATCCAGACTGCCTTCATATGATGGATGCCGTCCCCACATACCCCACGGGTAACTGCGGGTATATATGTGTTCCCCGAGCCGACTCAGTCGAAGGGGATTCCAGAAAGCCAGATCACGTTCCCTATGCCACCATCTAAATCCTTCATGTGAAAAAGTATACAAAACTGCGACGAATAATATTAACAATACTACCAAAAATGCTGGTAATACCATTGCTTCAATATATTCATGAAAAGTTAGTTTTCCGGAAAAAACGATCGTTTTAAAGATTTTATTTTTCAACTAATTTACTTTTATTTATACATTATATAACACGATGACTTCGGATTCCGTTGCACACGCATTTGCTACTATTCTTGTGGTACTTACGTTCCTTAGTGCTTTGATAGGCTCTATTATTATGCTCTATGGAGTGACTGTTGGTTCTCTCGCAAGCACTGGTATTGAAAAATCTAGCACTGGGGCCAAGCTTATGGCCGGCGGTCTTACGATCCTTACTCTGATCTCTACTGTTGTGTGGGGATGGCTCTCGTACAAGCTTGTTGAATGCAAATTCAATTGCGAATAATTCTTCATTTATGTAATAAAAATTGAAACCACCTTTTTTGTAAAATTAAGAGTTTTAACCAATTTTTTACCAACACCCAGGAGATTTCTAGCAAGCTAATATAATAAGATGTGTGATAGTTATCTCACTATAGATGGTATTGGTCAACCCCGAATAAGACTATTTGCAGAAAAAGATTGCGGTGGAAATGAGATATATACAATTAAAACAGGGGAGTCCAATCTAGACTTTAAGAATACACCTGTTGGGTATAAAGCCAAATCTATTTCTATACCAGGCCCATCAGCTTTAGCTATTTGGGGCGTACCCAGGGGCATCTACAGTCCATATGCTACTCAAATTAACTTGTACGGCCCTAGTTATTATAACTTTCCCGTGGAAGACCATTTTGGAAAGATTAAACATCCGGAATCTATTGCTACATGGTTTCAGGTTGGTAAAGATGGTAATAGAGATTGGGCTGCATTTCGGACAGCTTGTTGTTTAGGCCAAGGCGATTTGACTAAATGTGGTCAATATTGGACTCCCAACATTCCATCATCTGCTTGTGGCAACTTCCTCATTGGATATTGCCCAAATAACTTGCATGAAGTCCAATGCAAAAACTATTGTATCAATAATCCATCTAAGCAATGCACAGACGGCGCGCTTAAGTATTGTAAAGATAACCCCGAAGATCCTTTCTGCGCGTGTATAAGTGCAAATTGGGGACCGTTTGGTACTTCTGTCCCTTATTGTATTGATCAAACCTGCATTACCAAGGGGTATAAACCCCCCGAAGCGCCTAAAAACTGTCAAATAGTTGAATGTAACCAGATCATCAAAGTAACAGGTGATGATAATTCAGAAATTAAAAATTTAAAACAGGTCTGTGAAGCATCTATTGATGGGAGAAAATGCGTTCAAGTATCTGCAGATCCTATGAACCCCAAATGCACCAAATTTGAAGGTGGGAGTAATGGGGGTAACGGATTTAATTGGAAACAATGGATACAAGATCACTTAATCCTGATCTTAATAATTGTGTTTATAACTTTGGTAATTCTGGCTTTTGCTTTGCGAATAGGAGAAAAAAATTCTCCGTGAATATAATGAATTGCTCCATCAGCTTAGCATTGTTGTCGCTACTGGTATTTTTCTTACTTCTTCTATTTACACAAAAGGATGAATTGGTATCTAGGCGCGACCTTTGGGATATCGTAGACCGATACCACCAAGTTTAGTCAGTATAACTCCTTTGTTGTATCGATACCATTTTCCATCCCTATATGCAAACCCATCTAATATTCCCTTATTGAAGTTATTTAACTCAATCAAATCCCCCGATCTATCGTATTTTTTATACTCTCCATGTAGCCATCCCCCATGGTAATTTTTAATTATATGTACAGCTCTATCATCATAATAAGAAACACTTTTTCCATGAGGACAACCATGCAAAGTTTCATATTGCAATTTGAGTTTCCCATTTGGGTAATATTTTTTTATAATGTGTGGTCTTCCACACAACTCATTCCATAATTTACATACAAGAACGCGATTTGGATTTTTGGAATATCCTAATATTAACGTCCATAATTCTGGCGGCAATATCATATCTTTTTGGAGGAATTTAATTTTTCCTATTTTTTGTATCCATTACTATAAAGATGCAAAGCGAATATATCCTCGGTATTGTTATAGTTCTTCTGCTTGTAATTCTGGCTGCTAACCGATACAGCAAACTCACTATGCGTGAGTCCCTTATTACCGGTGCGGTTGTTATCCTTGGCGGCGCTGCTGCAGCTTACTTTGGCGGTGAGTTGAGTAACTCGGAAAATAATGGTGATGATGGTGATGGGTTGACTCAAGGTGAAACGGTCCAACTACCAAAAGAACAACCCCCAGAAGAAGGAACCCAAAACCAGCCCGTCCCCTATGACCCGCTCCTGTCTGGAAATTCATTGACATAGTTGTTAGTGTATAAGTCTCTTTTTTCTGTGAAAATCGCTGTTTTTATAATATAACAATATGGCTATCTGTGTATTTCCTAATTATGGTTGCGTGTTATTAGATCAGACCCCTGGGGGTTGTCGATTGGAGGTTCATATAGAGAATTGGCCAAAAAAAGATGGAGCCGTGGGGTTTCATGCACATGAATTCGGCGACATTCGTTCCTGTGATCATGCGGGAGCTCACTATAACCCCACGAAGAAAAAACATGGAGGATTAAGTGGAGATAGGCATCTGGGGGATTTTGGAAATGTTTACATACATAATGGTATCGCTAATCAGATTATATATGCTCCGGTTACCGTAGATGAGTTAATCGGCAGATCATTAGTAATTCATGCACAAGAAGATGATTTAGGCGAGGGTGATCATCCCACAAGTACCGAGACTGGTAATTCCGGAGAACGCGTTCTATGTGGTGTCGTTGGTATTCGCAAAATTAATTGCGATTAATTTTGATTAATTCTAATTAATAATTAGCTGTGGTTAACCATGTGCTCGAGCTCTTTTTGATAGTGCGGGGTCTTATCTGAGTAGATAAAAGGTTCTTCGGGAGCGGGGATACTAAGTCGATCATGCGCTTCTATTAGATGGGATACGAAGCTTTGCTGAATATCAGCACAAGGACGTTTGGAAATCATAAACTTTATCACTCCGAGCAACGCATTGGTTTTATCACCAGAGTATGTCTCGTAGTGTCTACGCAATAAATAATAACATACTGCTGTCGGAGCACGGTCAACTCCACGATCACTGCATACAAGCACTTTCTTATCGGCCATTATAGATTCTTGTATGATTGCGTAGATTTTGTCAAACTCATATTTTAGATTAGAGTATTGATCATCTTCAGCGTATATATACTTACTTTCTATAGGCCAATCCTGGGGATCATCTGTCCCTATATAGATCATTAGATCGAAATCGCGTAGGGTTGTTTCATTGAATGCGGTGGCTTTGCAGGTAATATATATCCTTTCAGTTATACGATTTAATTCTGCTATGGGATAGTCCACATCCACATGTTCATCCAAAAAGTCATCTATTGCTTTGAACTCATCCATTTTTTAATTAAAGATCTAACTTTGAATTGATAAAAGTTAAATGTCTAAATTTGTTTTGGAATTGACAAGTTCGCCTTCATCTTCGAGTTTAGTGACCACATCAAGCAGTAACGCATTAGACTCAACGCACTATTTAGACCCTTGGCAAACAACAGAAGGGGGTTCAATTCACTCGGCAACACAAAGGGTACGTCGCAAATCCTCTGGAAATGTTGATTTTAGTGGATCAACTGTTACTCAAAGACCCACTGTGGAAGATTTCAAAACTCGCGGAAAGAGTCTGCGGGATTCAGGAAATTTAGAAACATATGTTAAATTCCAGGATGTTGTAGAAGTACCTAAACTAAAACTCAAGCGTTCTAAGATATTACAATCGTCTGCAGAATGTCATCCAAAGATAAGTAAACCAAAAATAATTATTTTTAGGAAAAAATGATCTGTTTTTTTTGAATATGAATTACGTGGAGTAACGGAGGACTGCTGAACCGTCGCTGATCAACAGGAAGTTAATACAAATCGCAATGACAGACATACATGCTGGGTATTCCTCGTCGATGAGCTTGCTGCCGGCAGGTCGGCCACCAACAGCAGCTCCAAGAGTAGCCGCGGAATAGTTCAGGTAGAACTCACGGGCACGACTTACATTCACATGACCAGACGGTTGGTATGCTCCGGGATACAAGTTGAAGGTAATCATATATCGACCACAGTCCTCAGGAGTAACTGTATCGGCCCCCCGAATGTACGGAATGTAAGAGTTGTAAAAGCTGGCTGGATAGTTGTCGTACAGACGAATACCATGAGCTTCAACTCCAAGAGTGTCCAAAAGGGGAATGCACTTCTTGAAGGAAGACCTGCGACTCACAAGTTGCTTAGATTCAGGATTTGCAGTCTCAGGAGGATCAATAACCCACGGACGACATACTTCAATCTCATTGACAAGATGACATCTGTGCCAATCTTCACAGTCATCAGCATTTTCATTAGGCCTGAAACAGACGTACATGGTCTCAACGGGCCACTTGATGTTGTTCAACAACACCGCATCAGAATCACGAGTAACTTCCTGGGTTTGAATTCGGTGTACACGAATCAAGTTGAACCCAATACGTTTGATGAAGATATCGTGAATTTCTGGGTTAACAAAGATGTTATTGATGTACAGCTCCGCCGTAGTGATCTCGGGGGCATCAAAAGAGTCTCCGCAAGTAACCTCAGAAAGAGGGGCAAGCTCAACATCTATAAAACGCTGACCATAAGGAATGCTCACGGATGGGATGGCGAGGCGGGGGTCAGTATTAAACCAGAACAGAAGAGGTAGCCACATCTCAATTTCATCATGATTGGTTTTGGGGGTTTGTGGACCACACTTGAATTCAAGACATTCACGAATATCACGAACAGAATCGACGAAGAATCCTTGGTTGGCAACTTCTTGACCAACATTGCGCTTATATCCGGTTTGTTTGTAATTCTTTACGTAGAATGAGAAGTGGGTTTGTTGAGACTCAGTATTGTACTCATCCAGAGGGTTTCCGTTTACCGAAAACCTCACCTTTTTGGCAAGCTTATGTGCAAGGAAATCTGCATAGTTGAACTTACCATTCAGGGAGTTGTCTTCATTTTCGTTATCCGTCGCACTAGTGGCAGAAATTTTGAGATGCAATGCCATGTCGTTGAAGAAATCACCAAATTGGGGAATGCTGAATTGGATAGTGGTCCCAAAGTTGGCAGTTCCAGACTGTGGGTTAACCTTGTTATATTCGTACCCAATAGCCGCAAATGGCTTGAAGTGGGCATTCATAAATAGAACGTGAGTTCTCTCGATGTCCACAAGAGTAGGAGTGGGATCCCTGACTCCGGCAGCTGAACGCATACGACGTATTTCAACCAGTCTGGTCATCAGCAACTGGCTGGCCATAAGCATTCTGTCTTGTTTGCCATCATTGGTAATTAGCTGAAAAATGCCTCCAGTTGACATACTTATATTATGCAAGGGAAAAAGTTGAAGAAATTATTATTCTCTTATGGAAAAATGAAAAGTATGAAAGCCAAAAAAGATTAAAATGGAAACAGTGTGCGATATTCTTTGCGAACGAAAAATACCTCCGGATAGAGTTTTGGAAATGATTCACATGGTATCTGAATTGAATCTCAACAATGATGGGAGAAAAGTTTTGAAATCTATGGCAGATATACCAACTGCATCACTGGAAAATATAAAAATATTCATAAAAGGGTTTCCTGAGGCAGAACCCAGTATACTTGTTAAGAATTTGTATCCGAAAATAACCAAAGATTATTTAAGAGATATATTTGTGGACTCATATAGTGCCAAATTAAATAAAGATCATTCTGCAACCATTTATTTTGGAGATGAATCATCAGCATCGACAGACATGTACGATTATAACGGATTTTCCCTGAGGGGAGAGTTCTTATCGTTTCAATGAGTGGGACTATAAATGGGTGACTGCGAGCAAATAGATATGATTCAGATAATGCTGATTATGAAACAATCAGATATAGATTGGACAGAGAATTGGATGAATATAAAAAATAAATCTTTGTAGTTCTTGGAAATAATGAAATTAGTTATACAACTGATCGCCGTATGGACCATGACGAATGGCAGATGTAGCTTTATCAAGAGGATGCAATCTTACATAAGGATTATTACCAAACTGCGTTTTTTGTGCAATATTGTTGTACATACTAATAATTTTGTTCAACTCAAAAGGACTGATGGTCCTTGCGCGAACTGCGGCGCGTCTAACATCATCTTTAGTCAAGACCGAACCAGGCGGTTTCTGCTGTAGAGCGGCCCATTCCAAATAAAACTGGGCTTCTTCCGCTCCGCGATGAAACGAGGACATTATTCCCTCACTTGAATATGACTCTTTATTCTTATATCGACCATACAAATAGTGATATAGATAGACGCCAACCAATATAAGCACAATCAAAAATGCAGGTATAATATTTATAATGGTTTGTATGTTCTTCATTATAAATAATCAAATATTTTTTATTATTATTAAATATAAGTATGTGCGACACCAACACTATCTTTATTGAAAATATCAACGCTGGTGATATTATCATCAACAACAATCTGATAGTTGAAGGGGATATTATTAACCTGGATGTTGACTTTTTCACATTTGGTGGAAATTATATTATTCTAAACCGTGAACATACCGATCCGTCCGCCGAAAATGGTGGTCTAGTAATGAATTATCTTCCAACAGCCGTACAAGATAATGTCGAAGAAATATTGGGAGATTTGATTAGTTTCCTGACAACTGGAGCAGGTACATTTTCTCCTGGTGACATCATCGTCATTAATAATGCTAATTCTGGATTCAATAATGGTATGTATTGCGTGGCTTCGCATGTGGGGAACACGGTCACTATCGATACCACCCCAGTAGATTCCGTTGACTTCTGCCGTACTAGCTTCACTGAAGCTGGTGTTCCCGCTAATCCCACCACCGCCACACAAGTTAATGTAAGTGTATTGCGAGCTAACACATCTGGTGATTGGGAAATTGGAATTGGATCCTCTGGTCCTATTAGCTATTCAGTTATTCAACCCGCCGGAACTATTCAACTTTGGAGCGGCTCTATCGGAACTATCCCTAATGGATGGCAACTATGCGATGGTACGAATGGATCGCCGGATTTGAGAGATCGATTTGTCGTTGGAGCAGGCTCCACATATGCAGTAAATGATACAGGTGGTTCTAACACTCACGTATTGGCCGATTCTGAAGTGCCGGTACGGGATCACGTTCACGAGTATAGCAGAACAGATTCCGTTACTATTAATGAAGTAGCTAGATTATTTGCTGAGGAGACGTCTTTTGGCATCTTCCCCGCTGGATTCTTCGGAACAATTCCCACAGTTCCGTTGCCAGACTTCCCAGGGGTAACTCTACCTTCGCCTTTGCCCAATATCCCTGGAGTTCCATTCCCAGACATTCCATCGTTTTCCATTCCTCCAACTAGCGTGGGATTCGCTCCCGGATCCGGCTTCATCTGGCAAGATCTTATTTGGGCTCTTGTACCGGAGCAAGGATCTGGAACTGCTTTCCCACACCCACCGGGATCAAGTGCACCAGATATTAGTCCGGGTACAACGGCAACCAACAACGAAGTGGTGACAGACACATCTAATCCCACTACCAGTCCAGTGGCGGATCCTCACGAAAACAGGCCACCATTTTATTCGCTTGCATTTATCTTCAAATTACCATTATAAAATAAATCGCCATAAAATATAACGGAAAAAATGATTGAAGGTCTGCGGGTCATTAAAAACTTCTACAAAAACGTTGGCATTTTTTTAGATGTTGAGCCTACGCGTCAGCGATATGACGTTACTTGTCAATACAAAGAATACGTTCCCATACCAGAGGGAATAAGCGGATTGATTAGGCGATTTGACGAACTACAAGAAAATCATATCAATCATGTCGCTACGTTTAGGTACCCAAAGGGATTACCCATCGATCCGAAAGTTGAGTCGAAAGAATGGGGAGATGATGTCAACATAATATTTCTACAACCATGCACTCTTGTGATGCATGGAGAAGGACCTGGCCTGAAAGATGACTACCATACTCATAAATTCGATATTGGTATAAATGATTTGGTCATTCTATCCGGAGAATCCAGATATTCTTGGAAATATGAATTGTTACCAAACGACAATCATCTCGAATTTATCATGTTGCGTAAGAAAATAGTAAAGGGATTACCCATCAAAGGACTAATGATATTTCCAAATTTCATAACAGTTGAGGAAGAGAAAAATCTCATAATGCAAGCCAAAGTACTTGCCGCAGATAATTCATATATTAAATCCAGTGTGTTATCGAAAGACAAAAAAGATGACGGTATTTTGATGTATCATGGCTGTTTTCAAGACAACGTAGCAGAAGATAAAGATAAGAGAAAAAATATAATTGGCCCTATAGCACCCTTGATGCGTAAAATTGCGGATAGAATTGAGGAAAAACTAGGCACCACAATCAATCACCTGATATTCAACATCTACCAAAAAACTAAGGTTTCTCCTCATATTGATTCTGTAGATTTTGGAAATTACATAGCATCCGTAGTTCTGCTGGAAGACGCCCCATATTATTTGTATAATGCACATGGCGATCAAGTACTTGAAATTGTTCCTAGATATGCTCTAGTAGTAATGTCTGGAGAATCGCGATATCAATGGAAGCATGCGGTACCCCCACCAAAAGGCCCATGGAGATCAAGTGCAATTTACAGAAAAAAAATTGGCTATTGGGGTAATACTAAAAATTCTCCACATGAATTTGATATTGTATAATATAATACAAAATATGTGTGACACATCAAACATATTCTTCGAGGGTCTTGAAGGAGGTGATACCATTGCGTTGAATAACGTTCTAGTTGAAGGAGATGTGGTGAACTTTGACACAGATGCTTTGACATATGGCGGAAATTATATTATTCTAAATCGTGAACATACCGATCCTGTTGGAGAAAATGGAGGTCTGGTTTTGAACTATCTTCCCACTGCTGTACAAGATGACGTGGTAACTATAATAAGCTTAACTTCGTTTGAAACTACTGGAGCGGGTACTTTCGCAACAGGAGACATTATCGTAATAAACAATGCAAATTCCCCCGCCAATGACGGGTTGTATTGCGTTGCATCACACATTGGGACTACAGTTACGATTGAGGCGTCTCCGGGATCAACTGCGGACTTTTGCCGTACCAGTTTTACTGAGACTGGGCCACCCGAAACCCCAACAACAGCCACTAAAGTAAATGTCAGCACATTGAGAGCAAATACTTCTGGTAATTGGGAGATTGGAAAAAATTCAGCAGGACCTTTGGATTATAGCGTCATTCAGCCCGCAGGTAATATCATAATGTGGAGTGGAGCAATTGGCGCTATTCCTAATGGATGGACCCTTTGTGATGGGACAAACGGTACTCCAGATTTGCGCGATCGCTTTGTTGTTTGTGCCGGGGGAATTTACTCCGTTGGTGCAACAGGTGGTGCAAATGGCCATACTTTAATAGAAGCTGAAGTGCCGGTACGGGATCACGTTCACGAGTATAGCAGAACAGATTCCGTTACTATTAATGAAGTAGCTAGATTATTTGCTGAGGAGACGTCTTTTGGTATCCTCCCCGCTGGATTCTTCGGAACAATTCCCACAGTTCCCATTCCAGATATTCCTGCAGTTAATATTCCAGGTGTAGACTTAGATCCGCTTCCCGATATTCCAGGCGTGGATATCCCTGGAGTTCCATTCCCAGACATTCCATCGTTTTCCATTCCTCCAACTAGCGTGGGATTCGCTCCCGGATCCGGCTTCATCTGGCAAGACCTTATTTGGACTCTTGTACCAGAGCAAGGATCTGGAACTGCTTTCCCACACCCACCGGGATCAAGTGCACCAGATATTAGTCCGGGTACTAATATGACCAACAACGAAGTGGTGACAGACACATCTAATCCCACTACCAGTCCAGTGGCGGATCCTCACGAAAACAGACCACCATTCTACGCTTTGGCATTTATCCAGAAATTACCGTTGTAAAACTTAACAGACCAACAACAAAAAAATTTTTTTTAAAAGTTCTCTAGGAGTCTGGAAATGACATTTTTTGAATTAATGTATTATTAACGCATCATCCACAGGATATATTTCATATCCTTTGCTTTCCAGAAACTTCTTTAAATTTTCAATGTCATCAACAAATAATCCTTTGATTAACAACTTGTAGTTTTCTTCATCAGCGCGTTTACTTCTCAAATCTCTATTATTGAAGAACTTAATGATTCCCGCTGCGGTTTGTCTCATTATTGCTTTCCTGAATTCTTTTTTGGCAAGTTTCAGATATTCTTTATGTTCCTCGGTTTCCTTATATTTCCGAACCTTTTCCATATAAATAGTCCATCGTTCCTTGGTTCTCAACTCGGATAAAAACTCTTCCCAAGTTGGGTCTGACATTTTTAACTATCTATATATGTATTTTTTTATATTAAATCATCGCGATTTATGTTTTATAAAAATGAGTCGTTTAGCTAGGTTGCGCAAACAAAACGAACAAGACCGAGAATCCCTGGTACACTTCAATGAAAAGCCCTCACGCGAGCTGATGGAACGCATATATGCTAATAAAAATGTATGGCGTGAACAAGATGATTCCGTTCGCAAAGTTTTTCGTCAAGCCGCCACAAGTTTATATTTTTCTTCGGATGATCCTGATATTCCGGCTTTTGATGATATGTATCAAAAAATACTGATTCGCATGGAGAATAGACCTACAAAAATATTAATTGATCAAACTGGAGTGTTGTATTTTGTCAGTGGGATGAAGTTGTTTTTGGAGCATTTGCTTATGGTTGCTGGAATGGCCGGCGGGACATATAAAAACTCCGCCGGAGAAGATTGTGATCGGCCTTTGATCAAGAAAAGCATCCGCGATTATGCCATAGATGTATATCGGTCCATTCAGAGAAGTTATAATCGGTCGGATGAGATATCACCCGATAGCGTATCTGGTAGATATATACAAACTTAAAGACTGATTTTCTATAATTCTATATGGTATCTCGCCTACTAAACAGTTTTACTAGCACTATAACACCATGGATATCCTAGTCTATGATAAAATACACCACCGTACTTTTCACATACTTTTTTGTGTTTTAATTTGCAATTATTATCATCATTCGGGGTCCACCAACATTGGAGCTCGTCTGGAGGAAGTTCCAATGGCTCCCATATTCTACACATGGACAACATTATGAAAATCAATAGTGCAATGACTATTGCGACGTACATTTATATTACTAGCATTATACATGTACATAATCGATTTCCGCTATTTGACCATCTTCACATGTAATCACAGAATACGCTTCACCGGATTGAACAACCGTATGTCCACACCAACTTTGAATTTCTGATATAACAGATTGACCGACTAGAATACCTGCTATGTAGTATGGGGCGATAACTTTAGCGAAAGCATCTTTTTCAGCACTTGTCCAGCTGTTTCCACCTAAAGAGTAATGAAAGAATATTATGTGAGATTTATCAAAATGCAATTGTTTTTTAAGCCACTTCAAATCTTTCGGATAAATACCACAACATATAAAACGAATACCTCCGCGCTCGAACGAATATTTGACATCTTTATGTCGTTTTCGAATATATTGAATTACTGGTTTATAAATGCTCCAAGAAACCCCCTTGTCACTGATTCCCGGGCATAGATAAACAGATTTTCCCGATCTCTCAATAGTCCTCATAAATTTATAGGTAAATCCCTGCAACTGATATTCATCCCCTCCATAATTAATACAGCCTAATGATGATCCATCAAATCCATTCTTAGTGAGATTACCAGTTACAATAACGAACTCCGCATTTTTAGTCTCTATACTTTCCGGTTCGCGCATTTTTCTATCCCTACATACCATTCCACTGTATTGCAGGTCTGAAGTATGTATAAATCTCATTATACCTTCCATTAAATTAAAATTTCCATTTTTATGATTTCCTATTGGACATGACGGTTTCCAATGTATATATAATACCTAAGTAAGCGATAGTGTGTCCCAGGGCTATTAGGAGATATTGTAAGAACCATCTTTCGGGGGATTTAAAATCATACGATTCATAGTACGTTATCCAGCTTGCTACCAAGATGATAGAGATTATATTAATAACAAAGAGTCGCTGAAATAGTGTCAACTCAAAAGATTTACCTATCATCCACGACATGGTATTCATACCGCCAAAATACATGGAAGCCAATGCTGGATAGTCGCAGTCATCAAATTTCCGCTCCGGAATAGCCTTAACAGCGGCCATGAATGGTATAAAAACCGGGGCAGATGAACCAATAACAAATGATTTGAATACTTCCATTAATATATTAAACGTGTAGATGTTTTGGTTCCTTTATTTTGTTATCTATTGGCTATTTTATAAGTTTAGCGGAGCACATTACAAACCTACAGATGATTCTAAATACGATCCCAGAATAGAGCGACAAAATAGCATTTGGTACAGGATGATTCGGAGATTGGAAAATTGGATGTTAGCTAATAATACCCGCCTAATTAATTCCCCAGTTCCAAACATCATACCTCTACCTGAGATTGATGCTAGTAAAATAACTCCTGAATTGTTCAACTTTTTGACACAGAACCGTACCAGACCACTCGTTATGCGCGGATTCTTTAATGAATCTCAAGCAGTTCGTAAATGGAGTATGGAGTATTTTATGAATGAACCGTTCAGAAATACAGTCCTTAAAACTCTCAGGAGTATGGATGGCGAAATGGCGTACACGGATTTTAATAAGAAGCTAGGGGTTGGAGATTTAACTCTTGGCAGCGCGTTAGAAGCCATGCAATCCGGTGACGATTCTTTATACATAAATAATATTACCAAACTATTCAGCGAACATCCGGAGTTGGTCGACGATTTAGATCTAGATAGAATCGAGCGTATGTTAGGCATTCCTATCAATGAGCAGACTTGGCTAAAACTAAACATCTTTATGGGCTTGAAAAATACACGCAGTTCATTGCATTGCGCGGCCGGTGGGAATGTATTCTGTTTAGTTGAAGGCGGTAAAAAAGAGTGGACTTTCATATCGCCCGAATACGCCCCCTACTTGCGCACCACGCCCGCCAAAGACTTCTCATTTGTTATTTCCGGATATGATATGGTTGCAGGGGATTCAGTATTAGATAAAATACCTCGATACAGGTGCGTATTGGAGAAAGGAGATGCCTTATATAATCCGGCTTGGTGGCTGCATGATGTTAGCAACACAGACGGGTTTACCATTGGAGTTGCCATTCGCGACCATACCGCATATACACAGTGTTTTACTAATAGTAGCATATTTACTTGGATGAGTTCTTATTGGTGGCGGCTGAACCCTCTATTTCTCGGACTTGTCCGTAATGTGATTGGTGTGGAAAAAATGAGAGAAAAATCCCTGAAGTCTGATAAGCATGTTGTAGAAGCTATGACTAAATCATAAACTACTCGTATTTATTTTCACTGGAATTCCATTTATGGCGATATAAATCCAACGAGTCTATTTTTTCAATCATTTTTCGAAAAATCATGTCTTCGTTAGCTATACATGAATTACAGTAGTAATAAACAACTTCCTGGACTTTAATTCTTTTCCGAAACTCAACTAGAGTTATTCTAACCGAAGGAACTACTGAACACACGCCATACTTTTCCACCCTCTTCTATACTTTCAGTTATTCAAAATTTGCAATAAATAGTATAATTACTAAAAACAATTGCCAATGCGTTTGATGCACTCGAAATAGAAACTCTTTTATTGGGAGATGGATTTAATGGTCGAACTGCAGCCCGAGTAGCTACCACAGGTTCTATAACCATCGCGTCGGATTTGAATACAGGAGATCTGGTAGATGGTGTTACTCTTGTCGCGGATGATCGTGTTTTGGTCAAAGACCAGGGATCCACCGAGGTGACTGAATTTGATTATTCGGGATTTATCACTCCCACCCCTGCAGCCGCAGGCCGTTACTTTACGTTAGCATCACCACAAGGATCATATTATATATGGTTTACGGATGGGACAAATACTGATCCCACCCCAGGCGGGACCGGCATAGAAGTTAATGTCTCAGGCTTGAGTGATAACGCTCAAAGGGTGGCACAGACTGTAGCAACAGTTAATCAATTCTTCGATTTTCAAGCATCAGCCTTGGGAGATGTGTTGGTTATTAAAAATACCTTACAAGGCGCTGTGACTGATGCCGCCGATGTGGATTCGGGCGTATCCCCAACAGTAACTCAGCAAGGCACTGCGGGTCTCGAGAATGGAGTATATATCGTCGGTGCAACACCTGCTCGCTCTGAAGATTTTGAATCCGGGACTTCAATATTAAACACATTCATTTGGATCCGGGATGGTGAACGAAATGGCGGGTCTAGCTTTGTATCTATTAACCCAACTACTTTGAACGTATTAGATACGGACACTTTGACATTTGCGCGCTACGATGTTGCCAAGCCACTTTCAATCGAGCGAGGTGGATATGGTGGAACTACTTTGGGTGATACTGCTAATCGTATTCTATACACACCTGTATCGGGAGTAGTAAGCACTATTGAAACAGTTGCTGATCAAGTACTTATTGGCAGCTCGACAGGCATACCAGAGTTTAGCACAACCATACCGACATCCATTAATCTCCGACAAAGCTTTGATTTGCTGGGTACCGCGCGCTTTAGTGCCTCCAATTTAGCGTTTAGAACTTTTCACAGATTCGCCTGGGATGATTCATTATATTCTGGCCGGTGGACATCGGGAACACTTACTTACGCATGGGATAGATTGACAGGCACTCGCAGTTTTACTATAGAAGTTTTTGATGGTACATCCCTAGCATCCGCGACCAAAACTACCCCGGGAGACTCGACGACAGGTGTAGACTCCTTGACCATTCCAACCTTGCCGTCAGCGGATGGGTTGCTAGAATTTCGAGTTCGTCGTAACGCCGTGGGCAATCCTCGTATTACGGGTGCGCAAGTAGCGTTTGACCCTTAAATCTAGTTGGATAAACAATATAAAAAGTGATTTTTTACAAGTATACAAATAAAGATGGAAAAAGACGACCCCGAAAGGGAAGAAAAGCCCTCTGAAAGAGCTGTAAAAATGTTAGAATGGTTTGACAATGCTAATTTTAAAGACTTAGATTTTCTAATGAAAATAATAGAAGAAAATAACCTATGCATTAATAGAACAAAAGTGGAACACTTGGAGATGACTTGGAAAAAAGAAGTATCTGAAAATCCAACAACTCTTAAGTACCGCGAACCCGAAACTGGAATGTATTACGAAACAGACGATATCATGGAATATATTCAAGACTGCAGACAACGCAAACAAGCGGTTAGCACAGAAGATATTATTGATTTTGAGATGATTCATAAAGATAGACCTCAGAAGGTGTTTTTCTGGGTTCCCGTTGTATATGAACATCTATTAGGAGAATTCCAAGATAAACTTGATTCGTGGTTAGCTGCTAAATTCGAGGGTGATTCTCGTATTGTAGCACATAACTTCCAAGATAGATATATAATTGTTTGTCAAAACGTAGTTGCAAAGAATAGGGAAGAAAAGATAATGCTTATAAGAGAATTTATTCAAAGTGTACCTGCATATAGTGATTTACTATCAGCATACCTTATAAAATCCCCAGAAATTTTCGAAGAAATTCCTAGCATCACTAACGCAGACTATAAGACGGACCCAACTATACAATTATTAAAAAATAATTATGTTCTTCGACGGGCTGTATTTAATCAGATAAAGGATTTAGCTACTACTGAAACATCTGGCGTAACTATTAATATTATTATAGAGAATCTGACCATTGCAGGCACTATTAATAACTATGCCGAAGATTCTCCTTATAGACGTTTCGTAAATCACATCAAAACAACTAAGCCTGATTGGTATGTTCCTGGAGAGTGGATTCCAAAACAAACTCTTGTAGATGAATATAACACCTTTACAGGTTCAGATATAAACTTAAGAGAGTTAATGAAGCATCTGAAACTAGAAGGACTATTTACCGAAATTTCTGAAGGTGAAAAGAGAAGTCGAATGAATGGAGGTAGAACTAGATTATTCTTAGCCAAATAGATAATAAATTTTCTAATTGGGTGATGTCCTTATTTTTTCCAGAAAAATTTAAGCTCAGAATTGTTTGGGACAAGTTATTTTTAAGAAATCTCAGTGACCCAATCATACGAGCACTCCCAGGTAATATAACTCCTTATTTGCCTACGACCCGATGGTGTCCCGAACGTGTCCCAAAGGTACCTGAACAGTATAAGGTACTATAGCCTATATAACTCCTTATATACATACTGACCCATTGCTGGCCCGAACCCTATGGGCCATGTTTGGGCACCATGAAATTTTATGGTCCGGCTAAGGTGAAAAAATTGCAAAGTTCAGGGGGTTTGATGGGGTAAAATACGAAAATATTTAGCAGTCTGATTACATTCGAATCAAGCTAATAAAGCCTATTAAGGTATTAGATTTTAACGTCTATAAGCCTCTCCCGGGGGATATTCCATAATAAAATTTGATTATTTATAATATATATGACGAGTATGAACTCACATGAGGTAAAAGAGCTTCTGCACATGATGCAGATTTTAATGCGCAGTAACTTATTTCAGTTGGATTCTTGCCCTAATTTAGAAGAAGTGATGGAAATGAGTAGATGCGATCTATCTGTAGAGGATGTATTGGCTAATATAAAGGAACAAGGTGAGGAGTTTGAAGCCCAACTTATGAATATTCTGCAGTGGTACTATAAGGCGTTTAAACCAGTTACGTGGGCTAAAACAAGATGGCTTAAAGAGGTTAATTCACACCTTTCAGAAGATGATATAAGGATTATACTTGCTATAGCACCTATAGAGGAAAAAAGTAATCCCAATCCGCAATAATTTTGTATTGTTTTTTCAGAAATGAAGAGCTCTGCTGTTATTTGTTGCCAATGCATGAACACTATAACGACTTTTTAGCTGAGGCAGAATTGGATTCCATGAATTCGGACATTTATTCCAGTTCCAGGAATGCGAGTCGTACGGACTTCCAGGCGGAAATCACTACCAATAGGAGCGGGAGTAAAGGTGAAAACGCGAACTCCAGCAGCAGTACTGACAGGAATAGTGTCGGTCCCAATAACCACTGATCCGTCATACACATCAACAGTGGCTTGTTTGGCACCCACACCGCCTGTGCCGGAATGGTAATATCTACATTCACGTAAAGTAAAGCCGCCATATGCAGATCCATCCCAGACAAAGTTACCCACAGTGCGCGCCACATTAGAGAATACATTGACGGTTTCCCCCGACAACCGAAACAAGTTTCATGTCCGCAGCCGGACTTGTCCAAGTGAGCACTCCGGAGCCATCTGTAGTGAGAACCTGACCTACTAATCCGTCATCTACAGGCAATGTAAGGGAATATGATGCACCCATACCGACGGAGCGCCGATAGAAATAGTGTCAGTGCCGCCAGTTTCGGTCAAGATCAGATCTGCGGAAGCCGGCAGGGTGAGATTACCAGAGCCATCTACAACTGCGCCACTCGCTACCAGAGGATCTGTTGCACTGGCGCCGACAACAATAACCGATCCCGCGGGGGAGAAGGAAGTAGCTCCAGTACCACCGCGCGCAACATCAAGAGTGTCGGTGAGATCAAATCTCTGCCAAGTCAGAGCATCGGTATCGACTACGTCGGAGCCAGGGGCTTCCAGGCAAATATAACCTTGATTAGCATTGGCAGTACCTTCACGCACCCACACAAATATGCTATTCGCACTATCGCCGGTTTGCAAATCATCGGAACGGACAGGAGTTGCTCCTACGGTATAAATACCATTAGCTACATCGGTACCTCCACCTTGATCTTTCACAAGAACTCGATCTCCCGCTACTAGCGTGACACCGTCAATTATATCTCCAGGATTCAAATCCGATGCTATAGTAATAGCACCAGTGGTGGCAGCTTCAACAGCCGCGCGACCATTTTATCAATCACCGATCAATAAATCTTGGATTTCAAGTACCTCAAAAGAGTTCGCCATATTGGTTGTATTATACTATGGGATAAATTTTTATACCTTATTAAACTCCAAATTTGCTCCAAGTAGTCTCGGATTTGGTCCCGCGACTGGAGGTGGTATCACTCGACGTATCTGTAATTCTATATGTGTATCTGCCACGGGATTTGTTATAGTAAATGATCCCGACCCGCTGGCAACCAATACTCCTGAACTACCCAACACTCCTGTATTGGAATCAAATAATTGTATTTCTATGGGACGTCCCCCTAACACCTATACATGATAGACTACAACCCCCGCACTGAGACTACCATATCGGCTTTGTAGCCATGGAAATTGACCAATGGTTATAAAATTATTCGTGAAAGCTGTAGCCTGTCCAAATATAGTATAATCAAGTGAAGGAACATCTCCAATAAGACTGTCGCCTGTCTGTAATTGTTCGATATAAAACTTATCCGTATCACACATAATGTATATGTCATCACGCAGAAACTTTGATAGGTATTCCTTTTAGCAAAAAATTCTTCAATTACCAAGTCATTTCAATCACAAAAAACAATTTTATGATAACTCCTACAGAGATAAAAAAATAAAAAATTTCTGGTTGATTCATGACAAGTCAAAATGCAAAAAGTCTCTAAAATGCCGGCCAACCAAATACAAGAATAGTTCTGATTTGCTCTTATATAAACATCCATACCCATTGACAAAATTATGGGAATTATCATCACCTGGCGATTGTATCAAGCAAGCGTTTGAAGGGCTGACCATTTAATGTAAATAGTGACATCTATTTAGACAATCGTATTTCCAATAAGGATCTATGTTTCGGCAATTTGTCAAGCAATACATGTCTGGTGAGGCGTCTTCGTAATCTGGATAATTGCGGAAAGGATACTCTCGTTTCCAGTGGGGATACGAATGCCACGGCCAGCGCACAAAGCTTGTATCGGAAACATCCTTGCACTGCTGCACATTGCAGTATTTTTCTAACCGGATAGTCATAAGTATTATAAATACGGCCAGTAACACAATAACAAGGGCTGTAAAATAAATCATTATATTATACATACAGAACTATGGAGGGCAAAATATATTATCAGCCTCAATCAGGAGGATTATGTCGTATGCATGCTCTAAATGCTTTCTTTGGAGAGCCGCGCATTACTCCATCGCAATTTAATGCACTATGTAAAGAGTTTGATAAATACATATTAGCCAAGGGATATAGATGGTGTCAAGTTAACAAATTTGACTGCATTTATTCATCCCAGGAAACGGTGGTTTCATATATAGTGGGAAAGTATACTAAGCAATATTGTTTGCATTTACCAATAGGCAAAATGCCCGAGTATCTCAAGAAGCGCAAAACCACATTAGCGGATCTTATCGGCGATGACGACTTTATCTTTGTATATAACTTAGGACATATCTGGGGTATGCGATATATTGCCGGAAAAGGAACTTCTACCGGAAGTTGGTACAAAGTAGACTCCATAGGTGGAGTTAGAAGGAGTACCCTTCCTACTGGTCCGAAACTGGGTATTATTATACCACGTCACTCCACGAGGAAAGATTTAGAGTATAACCAAAAATGTATAGAGGCTTTACAACCTATAGAAGATTATATTAACAGAAGTTACGAAGATGAAAGACTTCTTGGGTATTTGGAAATACTTCTAGCAACAACCGCACATATGATAGCTTTGGAAAGCGGGTTTAAGTTTATCAGGCAGTACTTTCAATTCCTAACTGCCTATGAAAAAGATCCCAACAATATTGATATCTGCATATCTCACATACCTGCACTTGCAAAACTTATGATTGAATATGACAAATTTGAAGACCCTGAAAGTTAAAGACTTTCAGGAAAGTTAAAGACTTTCAGGAAAGTTAAAGACTTTCAGAAAAGTTAAAGACTTTGTGATTATTAAGATGAAAATCTTGCTTGTGTGGAAGAGAGATGACTACGGTGAAATTGGCCCAACATTGCCCTTATATGGCAATACATGGGAAGAATTGACTGCCAACGTCAAAGAGTATGTTCTGAAAACCAAAGATGACATTTACGAGGATGAAAAAGAATACTATGAAGAGTTTTATGAGAACCTATCCAAAGGGGTTGTGGATACTTGTCCTGAACTAAACCAATTGTACATATTACAAATCTTCGAGGATTGAAAAAAAGGAAATACATACAAAGCGTCTAGGTATATCCTATTTTTTGTACACTGAATATTCTGTGTATAAATCAAAACCAAGATGGAGTCGAGCCAGAGTGTTTCCGGAATCTCAACAATTCTTTCTAAAGCTGATGACTTGATAGAGGTTTATCTATGCCAATATTAATCTTTGGAGTGGAAAAAATGGGAACCGGAGTCCCGAGATGCTCATTTGGTCAGTTTGCCCTGTGGAGGACAATCTATTTAGATTGTTAGAAAGTGACCCACTTTGTCTTTGGAAGAAGTTCTTTTTTGCCCTAGAAATTTAATAATTTCTGAATATATATGAATCTAAACATCCGCAATTATGTGTTGAGAAATCTCCCTGATCGCTCCATTTTGATGGTAAAAAATATAGATGACGTTTGGCAAATACAATCTGCAACGATAGATGATTTATTTAAGTACTTCTTTGATTATATAGATAGCCAAATGGAAGAGGTACTTGCCTGCATATCCTATGACGGTTATTACCTCCTAGTACACTATCGTATTGGGAGAATATATCTAAGCCATATAGAAAGTAATATATCCCGAAGCAATGCTTCTACCCTGAGAATATTCTATAATTTGCCAAAGTTCTGGAAGCGCCTTATTTATCCTCTGTTAGTTATAGCAAGTCCTTCATTTCTTTAGCTCGTTCGAGTTTAAACTTAGCTATCAAATAGTCAAGGAAATCCTTCACATCTTTTTTGTGATCGCACAGCACACTATCCAATGAACCTAGTTTTCCTGGCCATTCAGTATCCCAATCAACACGATGTCCGATAGAAGCAACATGAGGTTCCAGGAATCTTTCCCAGGTATCTCCTAAATTGTAATATAAATATAGGTTGTTAGATGCTATTGGACCACAACCAACGCAATATTTAGCTATAGTAACCACTAAAGCCGTGTGGTTAATTATGCTTTTTTTCCACGCCCAAAAGACTTTACTAATGGGTATGCATATGGGAAAATCTTCGTATATCTTGGCATGATATATTCCCTGTTTGTATTCGCAATCTATAATCTTTCCATGCACGCGAATTTGTCTGGATTGTCGCATATGAACAGGTCCAAAGATTCCATACAATGTGCGATCTAGCTTAACTGAATTCGCAGCATCTGTTTCGTTCTTAAAGTATTCGATGGCATATCGCTTTCCGCCTTGGAAGCATATTAAGGTATAACAGCGGCGCATTTGTAATGTCCCTAACCTTTCTAAATTGAGCATATTAATTTTGGTGACATCCTGGTGACAATCTGCTTCACCAAATAATACTTGGCGATCTTTAACATAGAAATATCTTGAGCATTTGAAAGGTTTCACTCGAACAAAATCCATGTGATTCATATTGGTCAACACGTGGAATTTGCGAGCAAACCCAATCCATATACTAAGTTTCCAATTCAGTTTCGAAACATACTCGTGAGGGATAAAACGTTGCTGAAACAGTAGTTTGATATTCTTGTATTTAAGGCCGTGTTGCCTAGGAATGTATAGATATTTCAACGATTCTGCTTTTATTAGCGTCCTACCATGCGGAAGGTCCCAACCAGAATCATTATAGTACTTGTGCATTATTACTAAACTCCAAATAGCGGGGGCAAGGCGAGGATGCTCGTCAGCTAGTTGTCGCAATTTAAGCACTACAGGAGCATCTCCCATTTTTAGCCACCAATCTGTATCCATACCAATCCAAAACATAGATGATGATAATTTTAGTATATCTATTATGGGTTCATCCATCATGCTGGTCAATATACGTTGGCGAGATGGAAGCGGTTCGCTCCAAGGTAAATAAAAGTAATATTGCATACACCATGCTAATTGGGATTTATCGGATCGACTCATGGCTAAAATGGCTGACTGTACATTATTAATAGGTAATAGTTTATCAATCAGAGGAATATTAGCTAATCCTATGTCTTCAATTAGTGATTTTTCGAGAGTTAATTTTACATGCTTTGAATCTAAGTGTTTGGCTATGAATAAGGCTTGGGACGGTTTGCCCAGCCGAATATATCTAGCCATAGCTCGCAAACGAAAGTTCAATCTCATTTATATTATAGACTTCAATACCATTTCCTTTGTTGGATTAAATAAACTCATTTTTCTTTTTTTTGCGTACTTCGATATTATCCATGATATCAGCAATGGGCATGTAAAACGCGACTCCGTTAGGTAAATCTTTATAACAATTATTAACTATGGCCCGGGTAGCACTCTTCCATTTTTTAAAAGGAACTAGTTTGCATTGGTATATCGGGTGTAGTAACCAATCCGGATTATTTATGAAGCGATTATCTATTAATATGGTTACATTCCAATCATACGACATTAGAGGTCCGCTGGGAAACCTGCTACATAACTTGGCTTTTTAACTGTGGAAAGATCTAGCATTTTACGCACTTTATCCTCTATTATCGCGGATGGATTCCAACACAGAATATTAACGTTGTTTTGTATGATTTGAAATACTTGAAGAGCGTTGGGACTTAAATAAGCCAACCAGTGTGGGAGCATAATTGAGTGTCCGGTGATATAATTCCATTTATTGCATACTTGGCTAATAATACCGAGATTGCAATACTGGAATATCATTCTTAATATTTCATCATCTATAGAGTCCATTTTATATACCATTCTAAAATTCAAAAAACTTAAATTTACAACCAACGACAATAATCATCTTCAAATAGCATGATGTAAGGGGCAGAACTAATAGATTCGATATGCTCTGGAGAAATGTCAGACATATTAATTTTTAGAACATTTGTAGACGAGGGTAGAGTGTATAGTATTCTCCCTATTCGGGAAATGATTCGTGTTTATTTCCATCATCACAATTTTCATCGATATTAGACCATTCATTGCAATAATCATAATGCACCAGATTAAAATACTTTAGCATAAACTTGCGTAGCAAGATCTGGTTATCCCAATAATCCCATCCTAAACATATTCTTGTCATTTTTATTTCGCAAACTTTTTATTTTTATTACCAAACTAGAAAGCGACGATAAGGCCATCTGTACAGTGTAGTGAAAGGAAATCGACGCCAGTGAAAGTAAGGCATATTATTCATGTATGGAATTGCGGGGTTTCTCCATGCAGAATGGCGAAATGTTTCCACTTCAGATTTTGAAATAAAATACCACAAAAGTAAAACCAGTACAACTATAAAGGCTAGAACTAACATTATACTATGGCAGAGAATTTATTCAACTCATCCGCCATTCCATTAGATAATAATACGGTGCGATCAATGTTGTTAATAATACGCCAACATACTCTCAGGGGAAGTCCAATATTTCTGAAATATGAAGATTTCCGAAGGCGAGACATGGAAACCTTAAAAAACTTATTGCTCCAACATGGAATGACTGTTGAATACCAGAAATCTAACATTAAAGTGTGTAATCGTCCTCGCTAAGGAGACACTCAAACATTTCTTCATGAAGTCGCTTTGATTCTCGAGTAAAGTAATCACTCATTTGGATTTCTGGCAGGTTGGGATGGTTTAAATGTAGTATCTTATCAAATAGATGATCTATGGTCGAATCGGAATGCCCGCCCGATAATACATAAAGCCGAAATCGATCACCTGTAGCATGCTTTTTTTATATCTTCAACAGAGTTAAATTTAGGAGTGGATGCAACTCTCAGAGGACGATCTTTAGATGCTCCATATGCGAACATCCGATCCAATCCTCTCTTACCAATGGCTGCCATTCTATCAGCAGCTCTGGGAATTAGCATCCAGGTTTTCGGCGCAGGGTTATTTCCGTTTTTGGAACAACTGACCAAGTCGATCATTTCTATTACCGTATCAGTATCGTAACATCTATGTTTTCTTAAAATTCGTCTTGCATTTTCATAATCTTTTGAGTCTGTCAATTTATGATCATCGACTTCGTGAAGGACAATAGCTAACCATATGTCTTCTTCTTCCATTTTGGTGAGCTTCCCGTGCCAACTAGATGTTTGATATCCTTTTCTTCCATGTACCCAGCACTTCCAATATGTGATCAAAATCGTGTGCAGAATCAGGATTCAGTTCTTTCATAAATTTTTGAACATCAGATAGTACGTTGTCAAGTATTTCCATATTTCTGGGTATTTCTTCCATTGTGATCTTGCAACACAATTTGCGTGATATGTTTTTCAAAATTTCATGAGGGTAATATAATATGCACGCCTTAGTTTTAGTTGTGTTACTGTTAATAGTATTGATTGCTGCATTGTATTATTCTGGTGTTATTACGCTTCCGGAATTGAAAGAAAAGCATACTAGCAAGCCATTTCATAGACATTGGACGGATCTGAGGTGCTTGCAGAAATGCGGGGATAATTTTGGTCGATGTTACCGCGGTTGTATGACCCGGAACTGCTATAAGGATTGTTCTGATAGTGCTGACTATCCGCAAGTTTGTATGCGCAATTGTGACAGAGATTATGGTTACCAAGTTATATCACAACCTAGTTCTGAACTAGTCAATACATTTGATAGATCTGAAAAACCTACATCCCCAGATTATTGGAGACCTGTCCCGCCAGGATTATAAAAATTCAGGAGATTGTAAAAATCCGGAGGCTTTAAAAAATTGAATATATAAAGTAGACGATGTTGAGGACCGATAAAAGTAGATCAAAATTTGGCAAAAAAGGGAAATCCGTTTCCCGTAGGAGAAACCCCTCTTCTAGCAATAAAAAAACTCGCTCTTCTGAAGTTGCAACCGAAAGAAAGAATCATGAGTTTCCGTATCGCAGAAAGTTCATTACTGATGTAGCAATGCTGAGAATGATGGAAAATCTCCGTGGTGTATCACCACTCGACAGACTTTATGAAGCTGCCTACAAGATATTCAACTTGCCTAATATTGATCATACTTTTCGCGGCAAGTACCTGATTTTAGTTCATAAACTAGAAGACTGGGAGAATCATGATATGTTGGCGTCGATTTGGACAGAACCAGAGCAAGTTAAGTCCAGTTTTGGTGGCAAGAAAACTCCCATGGAATATTGGCAGGAGCATCACTATCAATTAATCGGCAAGCAAAAGCGCAGTGGGCTTGAACTAAGAGAGCAGATTTATAAGCAAAGTCGTAAAGACAAAAGCTGTAAAGAAGTTACTAGCTTCCGGCCTATAAACTTTATGTTTCTCGTTGAGTTTCTAGGAGTTAATTCTGTTTTAGATATGTGTGCTGGTTGGGGCGATCGCCTCGTGGCCGCCATAGCATCTGATTTGGAACAATATGTGGGAGTTGATTGTAACCCATCGCTCAAGACTTATTTAGATGAAATCATTGAGTTCTTCAAACCAGAAGGCGATTTCAAGATCATAACAGGTCAAGCCGAGAAAATTGATCTTGGATCGTTGCTAGTAGATGCGATGATAACATCACCTCCTTACTTTGATATGGAGATTTATCCGGGTCCAGGCCAAAGTATATCCAACTATCAAACTGAAAGTGCTTGGACTAAGCATTTCCTGTATGCGATGATAGAAAATTCTCTCAAGTATATCAAGAATGGTGGCTACCTAGTTATGATTATCAATCAGCGCCCCAAACAGAAGTATATTAGTAATATGCTTAAATGGTGTGCCGATTGTCCTAACTTGTGGTATCTGGGATGTATTGCGTACTCTTCCCATAACCCACAGCCAATGTGGATTTGGAAAAAATCCATTGATTGCCCAAAGGAGATATATAACCCCCCTCCGATAATGTCGGATTTTAAAATCGTTCATCCGGATGGTTCACCTCGAATGACATTACCGATAGTGCGTGATGATAAACTAAATGGCGGACTTATGCAACGAGCGTTGGGACAAATGTCCCGCCTGAGCGAAGTGCACGTCAGGGGAGATACTCCGGATATTATATCTATAGCGCACATTGCTGATTGCATTATAACGAATGGAGATACGCGTTTCACTAAAGCCGCCAGTAAGATCACGGAGTTATGGAATTCCAAAGAGCCCGTTATAGATTTACCCCAGGCTATCTATAACCAATCTCTGGAAGATGCTTTAGTTAGATCTCTCAAAGAGTGTCTAGTTCCAGCACCAACTCGCCTGTGGATTATGGCAGACTCGTCAGAAGTCGTTCAGGCTATGCTTAGAGTATATCTAAATACACACTTACTAGTACTGTCGAGGATACCTTTGGATATAACTCATCCCCGCGTTAGCTACTATTCCCGGCAAGTCAATCTAGCAAGCGCTTGGGGAATTATAATAAGTAATTGCCGCCCTGGTGATATCTTCTGGCGCAGCATCGAACCACAAGGTGCTCTTTGTTTAGAAGATGTGTGTGATTATGCCATATGCCCGCATGAACATCCTAATCCCCCTTCAGAGGGATTGAAAAAATATTACTCCGGCGAAGTTTAATGCATTGGATATTTTTTTGATAAAACTCAAAAAAAACAAAGTTTGAGAGGGATAACATCTTGTTATGAGCTCGTTTTCAAACGTTGCTCTACAAGCGTAGTACAAGGTGCAAAGTGGACTCTTTTTGTATGTTATAATCAGCGAGCGTTCTGCCGTCCTCGAGTTGTTTACCTGCGAATATGAGGCGTTGTTGATCTGGAGGAATTCCTTCCTTGTCCTGGATCTTCTGCTTTACATTTTCGATAGTGTCGGACGACTCGACCTCCAGAGTGATCGTTTTGCCCGTTAAGGTCTTTACAAATACCTGCATGATTATTGAATATAAGTGTCTTAGACTATCAGTCGTTCGGTTTATATATAGACAATTTCAATTTTCTAATTTTTATTAATTGTACAGAATTGATCAAAAAATTAAGGACGGTTGAGTTGTATGAAGGCTATTGAACCCATCCTTAACGCCTGAGTCGATTTCATTTTTGTAGCGACGAGTTATTAACCAATCCCTAACAAAGACATCTATGTTTACCCATCTCAATACGTGAATAGCCCCATAACTGGCATACTAGTCATTTTTGGCGGTGGTGTACGGAGCATCCCGCAAAACCATATCTATCGCGGAGTCTTCTATGAAAATAATATGCCATATATGTAAGAACATCTTTAGTAACCTGGATTGTTATCATACCTTTGATAAAGATATCGTCATACCCATTTAACCAATACTCAATTGAGATTGAGTCACCTGGAGTTACATCTATTTCCGTCTTTTGGAGCTTTGAAATTCAATTTCGCCATTTATTTTAAATCCATATATCCCGCAGGTATCCTCAATTAGAACAATTTTGCTTGGACACTTGTTTTCGAATGTTTTTGCTGTTGTTTCCATTTTCTGCTTCTATTTGGTAGAAAATCATTTTTTCTTAAACCAAGAGATGTAAAAATTGAATACATCTCTATTAAAAATGAAAAAGTATAAGTCGGTAAGCTCTGATCGGCAAGTTGGCACGGTCAGGAGATGTAACCAAGCTGGAGATTATTATAGGTTGTCGGTGCTAATAGCATCGTTTATCCGCAAACAGCACTATAACGGTCATTTAGCAATAACTGACAAATTCTTATATCAGTACAACGGAGATCACAATCTGTATTGCCGGATCCGAGATCTTAACCCGCCAAGAGGGAAAAAAGGAAAATATGAGCCTGTCACGAAGTACTTTGGGGATCGTAGCTATGTCGGTCAGAACTATGCTAAGTTCATAAAAGAAGTCTCCGATGTAGACTTTACCCACGCGCAATATTTAGATTTTGGTTGCGGGACAGGCATTAAGTCAATGAGTGTAGCGGAGCAGTTAGAAATACCTGTAGATAACGTATATGGTGTAGACGTTCGCGACTGGTCTGTTCTGGATGAACGCACTGCACGAGCTGTATATAACATGAACTACGTTGATGAGGGAGAACCATTGCCATTTGAAAGTGGTCAATTTGATCTTATCAGCGCGTTTTCAGTATTACATCATGTAAAAAATATTGAAGGTTGTGTTAAAGAGTTAGCGCGGTGTTTGTGCCCTGGAGGATATTTGATTATTCGCGAGCATAACGTTGAAGATACTATAGATCAAATGATTATAGAGATACAACATCGCATATTCGACTACATCAAAATCCCAGGATTTGATAGAGATAATCCACCAGATTACATCAAATGTTATTCAATGGATGTATGGAAATCCCTGTTTGAAACCTCAGGGCTTGTTTGTGTAAAAGTCAGCACTGATTGGTACAATAAACATACTCAAGAATGCACCAAGTTGTTTCATGCTATATTTCAGAAACCTCCAAAATCTGATCAATGATTGTTTGTTTATTGTAAACATAAACAGGTTCTTCTATCACCACAGGTATACCCCCTTGACAGGGACAATCCTGATCATATCCCACAAAATCCATCGGGACTACGTTTTTTGGTTCAACAGTGTCCGGAAATATACCGATCATTTTATATATAAGAGCTACAAATTCACTACAAAATAGCCAGTCTTCAGTCCCAGTAAAATCCTCTACGTCTTTACGACAAAACCTGAATATATTGAATATAGTTGATAATAATGAGATGGGATTAGCATCATAACGGGTGCCTTCGAATCTGTGCACCAGATTAGTTAACCGAACTGACAATTCACCTTGAGGCATCTTTTGTAGTTTTCGTAGTGTTGGGCGATCTAAACGACCAAAGGCAACACGAGTGCCCGGCAACGCATTATATTCTCTAACAACATCATCCAAATTACGTATTTGTACTCCCAAAAAGGATTCTCCATTAATATTCAAAACATTATCATTCAATGGGCCCGACATAGTCGATTCCATAATGTAAAGTTTTCCCGGCTCAAGTCGCTCGTCATTAACGAGCTCGCGAGTAATAACAAAACCACAATGAGTAAAAGCACGCTCATCGATTGCAAATTCAGCTACATTCGGGCGCTGTATGTCCAAGGACTGAAACCACGCGATAGCATTAGATACAAACTCTCTGCCGCGAAAAAGAACCAAATCTAAATCCCGCAGGGTTTCTTTAATTTCGCCGTATACCTCTTCTTTCATTATATTAATAGGGCAAGAATCCATTTATTTTTTTATAAACAATTTCGGCTCCTTTGAGGTATTTCTCGGCGTTATCAATTGCTTCTAACAAACGCTCGATATAACCTTCGAGTTGGCATTGTCGTCTGACCAACTCACTTCGATATTTAGGTACTATGTGCACCCATATAGTTTTGCTACAACATATATGAGCCCCTTCGTATTCGTAGTCATAAATATCTCTGACAAATCTAGACATAAGCCGGCTCTGCATTTGCTCTTGATAATCGGCTTTATTACCAATATATCTTATATCACACATTCTGAGCGGATCTATTTGAGATATTTCATTTAATAACCCTAATGGAATCTCTACACGATCATAATGTTTGTCCTCATCATCCCCCACTGGGGGTTCTCTATGAATCATAATCTCTCTTGATGGAAATAGCATGTTTCGTTTATCCAATAATTCCATTAAGTGCTCACCAAGAGATGTAATCCATCCATCTTCCAATAGGAATGCTTTGCGCTTACATAAGTATGTTACTTCCACAGCAGCGAGTCCATTAGGCATATGTGGTTGTCAGGCTGTAATATAACCCGTATCAACGTGCTTCATATATGTATAATGGGTAAAACGCATAAATGCGGGTTCCATCACTTCATACATGGTCCGAAATTCGGACGTATGCCAAGTAATTCATCTTTAAAAGGCGGGTCCATTTTCTCTTTTATAAAAGATGTGATCAAAATTATAACATGGAATGGATAACAACCATAACTAATTGGATATGGAGACCATTTGATTTGTTGTATATGATTTACGAAGCATACGGTATGTCATATTATTCTCGGCCGGCTCTAGAGTATCCATTGTTAAGTTTGACAGATAGTGATTTAGGGATCAGTGATTCCGATGATTATCTATCTACTAGCTCGGATTCGGAAGATCAAACCTATAAAACACTAGGTGAGGTTTATAAAAAAGATGCGTATCTTTCTAGTGGATGGTGATTCCGAAATGATATCAGCATGGAATTGGGCATTTGCTGATGTGTCGGATATACATATATTGAACAATCCGCCTCATGAAGTGGACCTAATGGATGCTATAGCATATCCCATTGACACATTTGGTATTGATGCTAAATATAATGAGCGATGGCTTGGCACGAGAGATGCTGTTCGAAAAAGTATTCATGATAATTTCTACGGTGAACTTCCTGTTGGGCAAGCTACTATTGTAAATATTCCGGATAAGTACAAAAAGAAATATTTAATAGCTGCCTCAGTTGCACCAGACGAGTCCCGCAGTGCTTACTTTGCTTTCCGCGCTGTGCTTCGTATCATAAAATCGTGGAATGAAAAACATTCCAAGCTCTGGGATGTAGTCGTATTTACCAATCCACTTCCAGGTGTTTTTTCGTATCAAACCGCATTACAAATGAGGGTGGCTTACGAAGCTCTGCACGGCCGCGGGCCGATTTATAATATTCAAAAGCAAGAAGATGCGGATGAATTACAAAAAATGCTAACCACATGCCATAAACCATTTCCATTGAGTAATTTAAACTTCAAATAAATCGTTCAGCTCTTTGGTAAGTTCACGTATTTTTATACACTCAGCTGATACTTCACCTATGACAGCCGTCCAATCTTCTGGATAATCTTTTTTTGGATTTTTTCTTATTGCGTCTTGCATAATATTATAATACATATGATGGAAAGATCCAATTATGTTATTTTATCTATGATATTTCTGATTTTCCTTAATGCTTGATTTGTGCGTATGACATCTTCTTCCCAACTATCTGGATATTCTTCCCCTTCGATCTTTGAAAGTCCAACACCTAATTTCCAGGGCAATATAGTTAATTCTCTCCATTCTCCATCGACTATGGATAATTCACCCTTTTTTTGCAAATCCACCAAACTATTCTGCATTCTCTGGGCATATTTCAAATTGCGCGTCTTACGGTATTTATCTAGAATATCCGATGAATAATCCGGTATTCCTAAAACATCATCAATAAGTTCCGGCAATTCCGCGTATTTTTCAATGATATTCATATTTAGGTAGAATATTCAAATTTTTAATTCGTCATATGAATTTATAATTGCATTTACTCTCCCTGCAATTTCTACCCAGTCATCTGGCTAGTCATAACCTCTTTTTTGTTTCATAGCAGTCAGAATACTATGTCGGGAGGGTATCAATAAATTATAAACCATTTCTTGACAATATTCCAAATCTCGTGGAGGATCTCCTTTTAAAGCGGTTTCCATCCCTGATTGTACTAGCTTTATTGAGCGAAATATGCACCCGGAGGTATATTTAGGCATATTGGGATGATATTTCTCAATGGGCATCCTCAATACATCCTCGAGAAAGGTCAAATCTTCGAATATCCCCAAACAGAACTCTTCCATATATAAACTTTTAATTTCAAAAATATAAATGAGAGTTATTTGCCCATATTGTCGTTTGGGTACCAAAGCTACCTTTATTAAAGGATCCAGTGCAGGTGCGCTGGCCGCAATGCGTTGTCCAAATCCCAGATGTGGAAAGTGGTTAATCGAACCAGAGTATGGACACGTGGCTATACCTATGCCTCATACCGCGAAATATATAGGGGGTTCTTGGGTAGATCTGGATAACACACCTACTACTTCTGGAGTACATATTCCAGGCGTTGATCCTGATGTGATTCAGCTAGAGAATCCTCGCATAGAGGAAGTAGATTTTGGCGAATACTTGAACGAATATGCTAGAGAAGACGTTCCGCCACTACATCATGGCCGATATATGGAAAGACCTCCGGCTGATGAAAAAACATTGCAATTAGCCAGACAAATTGAGTCACTCAGAAAGTTTTAGACTTTCTGCAAAAGTTCTAGACTTTATGCGGAACATCCAGTTCATGTCGACATGTGGGGCATGTTTTAGATGATTCTAGCCATTTATCTAGGCAGGCAATGCAATAATAATGATTACAAGGTGTTTGGTAGCATTCGCCCTTTAGAGGGTCTAGGCAAATTGCACAATCTCCTTTCCCATGTGGAATTTTTTGTAATAATGTTTTATCCGTGAGTGGTGTGGCAACATTTTCTAAATCTGCTAACCTTTCATACAATTCATCTGCTACCCCTGCTCGAGCCAGCATTCCTAACATCACCAATGGATTGACAATCCCTACAACCATATCAAATTCCGGATTGTCTTCCAGATTTGGCAGATCATCAGGTTCAGGTTCATGATCAAGATCATTATTATAAGCGGCTTCCGGAGCGGGTTCTTCTTCCTCTAACAACATCATTCGATAGGCCATTAGCCAGTCATCCAGCTGCTTTCCAAAATCGGTTCCTTCTCCAAGATATATAATAATATCTAGCACATCATCACCATCTGTCAACTCATTGAACCGAGTGCTCCAGTATCTATCGGTCGGTATCTCATATGCCCCGATACTATGAATAATGGTAATTCCAGTAATCAAGTCTTTTCGACTTTCCAAATATGTATCTACAAGTTCTTCAATTATTAACCCGATATGTTTACAAGGAGTAATAGGTAATAGTTCATTGATTATGTCTCCAATTCTAACACGAGCATTCATCGGCTCACATATACAGTCCATTATAACATAATCATAATCAAATTTTGTTATATAAAAAAAGATCATTTCTATGAACCTCTGATAATCCTACGTTTGCCAGGGAAACAGATTACAACGTCTCATTCCACGAGCTAGACGAGTCATTCCAATACCGCCGCCGAAGCGATTAACGAACTCAATTTCGAGGTATTTGCGTAATGATTCCAACGCGCAGTCTTTGCCGAACTTATCAAACAGAACCTTTGCATAATTTCCATCAACAATAGAATGGAATTAATCCCACATCTCTTCTTTGTTATTGGCGTAATATGCACTGCCGATGGTTTCTTGACCCTCAACAATTACATCCACTTTAAATGAATTTTTCCACTTTCATCCAAAGCCATGTTCCAGAAAGGGTCGCTTTCGATCGGAAAGTCCTTTAATAGTACAGGACATTTATATTTATTCTGAATATATTGTTCACCATCATTATCAAGCTCATTTTTGCTTCTTTCAGCTGCCAGATCGCGGTATGCTACCGAAGGCATATCTCCTTTGAATCCCAGATATCACAAGAGTTCTTTTTTGTTTCTTGCAAATCCTCATATGTTCCAAATCCTTCAAATTCAAAGAGGGGGGAACCGGTTATCTGAGGCATGTCTGTCAGACACAGGATCAGGTTCATGACGATAACTAGTCGAAACTGAGAAGCAACCTGTAAAGCCTTCGGGAAGTTCATGGAGCTTTTTCTCCAATACCATTTGTCTAGTTTGTCTCAGCAGCCAAGTAATTCCATCCTATTCGAATGTTCTAAGTGTAAAAGGGTCATCACAAGCTGCCGAAATGTCCAAATCAGTATCTACGTAAACAAACGCATATCCCTTGCTTGTGAAGAACATGTACAATTCGCCAAACAAGTAATTAAACTCTTGATCACTGATTGAAGACATTCTATTAATGTATTTCTGATATTCTAAATAGAATTTTCAAATTTTTAAAATGAACAAAGTTAAATTTACTCAAAAGGCTGTTAGAAAATTGATTAAATATATTTAGAAAAATGTGTGGTATATTTGCTGTATTCGGCCATGTCTTACCCGTAAAACAGGCTGAAGAATGTGTTATGCGATTAAAGACTCGCGGTCCGGAATCCGTTAAATTACGCAACATTGATTCTATAGGGCATATAGGATTTACTCGTCTGCGTATTATGGATCCGGATGAATCTGCCGATCAGCCTATGATAAAGGATGGTGCTATTCTGATTTGCAACGGAGAAATTTATAACTACAAAGACTTAATTAGAAAGTACAAACTAAGCCCGGAAACTGGATCTGACTGCGAAGTAATCATATTACTATACCATAAAATTGGTTTTGAAGGTATGTTATCCGAAATTAGGGGAGTATTTGCGTTTGTGCTATTTGATCCAAAACAAGGTATCTTTGCCGCACGAGATCCTATTGGAGTTCGTTCTATGTACTACGGATCTCCAAGCTCTTCTAAAGGAAGCATTGCGTTCGCGAGCGAAATGAAAGCAATCGATTTTTGTGCGCGAGTAGATCAATTTCCGCCTGGCTCTTATTGGAACAATTCAATGGGATTTGAAAGATATTATAGCTTCTTTTACCCCATGTTAATTTCTGATGAAGATGTGGCTATCCGGACCATTCATAATTCTCTAACCAAAGCAACAAAAATTCGTATGATGTCTGATCGTCCCATCGGTGCCTTGCTTTCCGGAGGACTTGATAGTTCCATTATCGCAGCTTTGGTTGCCAAAATGTCGGATCATAAAATCAATACATATTCCATTGGGTTGGAAAAAAGCACAGATCTAAAGTACGCCAGAATTATGGCCAAATTCCTGGGTTCGAATCATCACGAAGTTGTGGTTACCAAAGAGGACATGCTTGGAGCTATTCCCAAAACTATACGTCATATTGAAAGTTACTGCACCACTTCAGTACGAGCCAGTGTTGGTAATTATTTACTGGCTCTATGGATCTCGGAAAATTCAGCAGATAAAGTGATTTTCTGTGGAGACATGTCTGATGAAGTATTTGGGGGTTATAGAGGTATGGAACGCGCTCCGAACCCCAGACAATTCTTTAATGAAAATGTGAAATTAGTGAAACAAGTTCACCGATTCGATCTCTTAAGAAGCGATAAGAGTATCAGCGGGGCTGGACTGGAAGCAAGGGTCCCATTTGCCGACGTGCGATTCATCAATGATGTTATGTCTATCGATGCTAAACTAAAAATGTTTAGGTATGGGGTAGGTAAGGTGTTGCTTCGTGAGGCCTTCAAAGATATGCTACCAGAAGAAATCTATAACAGACCCAAAGAAGCATTCAGCGATGGTGTTTCCTCGGTAAAAGATAGCTGGCATTCCATTATTAAGAAACACGTAAAAGGTATGTGGAGTGCAGGCGAATTCTCCAAGGAGGTCAAAAAATACAAACATTGTCCCCCATATGATCACGAGTCATTGTGGTATCGACAAATATTCGAAGAAGCATATTCCGGACGAGCAACCACAATCCCGAAGTTTTGGAGGCATCCATTTGCTGAAAAAACAGATCCATCTGCAAGAGAGTTATCCAACTATAAATCGTAATCTCTGAACATTTTTTTGATCAAGTATACAAATGTGCGATACTGACGCTCTGTTCATTAGAAGTTTGGGAACTGGATCTTCATCAGCAGCCATTGGCGGGGTTGTATTTACGGCTTCCAGGGAGACCGATGAACCCAATGATATTTTCCAAGATTAGACTTCATTATTTACGCGCTTGGAAGACTTGCCTCGCCCAACTTGTATTTATATAGAAGGGACATTTCAGGATGCTCCCATTATAACTGCCGGAACTTATGATTTAGAGAATGTGCAACTCTGTGAAACACATCGTAGTGATAATAGAGGTTCTTTTCCGAACAAATCAGTCGTGCGGGTTACGGCCGGAGTGACCCTAGAAAACGCTTCGTTCTTTAAAGATGTTGCCGTGGTGTTCCAGAGTGATTCTCCTGCCATTATATTACCATATAAAGATGTTTCGTTAGGTACAACTATAGTCGCCAGAAATAGCGCGTTTTCATCGGATAGTGGATTATTTGGGCCAGTCCCGACATTATTTCCCATCCAAGTAGATGCTTCCACGGCAATAACTTTACTAGATTCCGATCTGACAAATTTTGTAGTAGGAGTTTCTGATCTAATAAGCGTCGATTTGGGGGCTAGTTTGCTTATTGATGCCCGTGGATTTTGCATATTTCAAGGGATCTCCGGAGTATTTGGAAGACTTGGGACTGTTAACATATCATCCGGGCCGGATATATCAACCGGATTGCCACAACCAGTATCAACCCTATCATTCTTTCAGCGTGACTGTATGCCTGTAAGTACCCCCTGCGAATTGGGCGGGAGCGCCTACCACATTACCTATTGTAGACGCGGTAAATCGCTTAGCGGACTTTGTTGCTGGAATTCATGGTCCTATTCCGTAATACTAAAAATCAAAAAAACATTTCTGGAATATAATGGATAAGGTTAAGAAGATCCGAGATAAATACAAGCCTCAAACTCAGCAGGTTGATGCTGCTGTATTAATCATAAATGAAATGCTTCCTGTGGTATATGAAAAGAGTCGTTCTAAACTAGAGCGAGATAAGTTCACCGATGAAGTATTGCGCAATCTTAATACATTATGGGGTGGTCAAGTATTGCTAGTAGGAGCTTCTCATACTCTAAACTACTTGCGCAAAAAGATGCAGAGGTACGCAGCGGAAAATCGCTCTATCGAATCCTTGAAGACTCGATTTGTATCTTTGCATAAAGACGCTTTGGATCAGATTAGATCTGTTAAAAAATACCTTGATTTCTTTAGTTGCAAATGTTGTGAAACGGAGGATGAGAAAAAACTCATGGACAGTAATTCGCGTTACAAAAATATTAAGGACGTGTTGAAATTGATTGATCAAATATTAGCTAGACAAGCTCCTGTACCAAAATCTAAAGGCAAACTGAACATATCCGCAAAATCCAAGTCAGTTAAAATGGGAGGTAGCGATGTTCGATATAAAGCCGGAGGGGCGGCTAAATTTGGCCTACAAGACAAGATATTGCGCAAAGTTCACGGAATGGATATTATAATACCCGATGATCCTCAAGCGTATGCCATGTCTTTAATCAAAGAATACGGGCTAGACGATAGTATGCGCAAACAACTCAAACAATGCCCATTACATGATTTATTAAAGAAGCAAGCAGATATAGTTCGAGAACAACATGATCAACTTTGTGTGCATCATAATGAAATGTTTAAGCAACAGCAATCTAAATGTCCTGCTTGGAAAACGTCGCCCCCAGCAAATCCTGGAGAATTAGTACTTATGATTAGTGATTGGTTGAATTGGCTCCGAGAACGATTAGTGGATATAGGTACAATGTCTTGCAAATGCGCTGTAGAAACGTTGGAATCGGATAATGGTATTGTTGTACGCGCGGATCCCCCCCGACTGACTTTACCTAATGTGGATATCCCCTGTTGTTGTCATAAACCTCCGGCCGTTGTAGCAACACTCCGCGAAGCTGATGATGTGATTAAACTCGAAAAGAAATTATATCCATGGTTGGAATCTGTGGAGATGGACTATGCTAGTGCTGCCGAGCAAATAGGTAAACTTTGGGAGGAATATCAAGAAGTGGATATGCGACCACTGGTGAATCAAGTAAAACGCTGGTCTGAATATAAAGCATCTGATTTGGTGGAAAATGATCAAATACAAATGGAAGAATTCAGAAAAATAATTCGGGAAAAACTTCAAACTCTGAGTTGATTTAGCATTTTTGAAAATACCAACTGACATATTCGACAATGTCAAAAAAAGAATTGGCCACATATTTTTGCTGTGGATTTACTAGCGTTTTGGTTGCCCATTCAAGTCACATGCAATTTTATTGCATATCAGCTATACCCACATGGTCATTTGCATCGGATATGTTAGAAAATACTAGTGCTAGGAGATTATTGGCAACATCACTGGGAATGTTTTTCGAGGATGTTCTATATTGCTTAGTAATTATCCGGCTTTCACTATGTTAGTAATTACCTTGATAGTCACAGCTTGAGTTCCCAACTTTGGCTTGCCGCCCTCCATTTCACAATCCAAATATGCTGAGAAGATCAATGGTCTATTTTTGTCAGCGCTCACATAAATATGATCATCAATACAAGAGCATGCAATAGGTTTCATATCGCTAACATATGCGCTAACAGCAAAGATATCATCATCGGCGACCCTGGATTCCAATTGAATATCTTCATCATGATTGAATCTTCTTTCTTTTACTCCCTTGCCTTTGTTCGGGGTGTACTGGAATTTCAAAGCATCCTTTCCTTTTTTCTGGATGGTGAGCTCCTTGGCTTGTTTAATGGTGTGATTTATGTATTTTTTGAATACTTTGGATTCCAGTCTAAATTTAACCGGATAATCACGCTCTGCAGCCAAAGCTTCTTCTATACCTCCCACGGATTCGAATTTATCCTTATCCATAAGCTCCAATTCCTGGAGATCGGTAAATCTCGGCTGGGTCGCATGATTTAGCTGCATGTATAGGAAGGACCTCCTCTTGATGGCACGACTATATATCCGAATGAGGTCGAAATTCGCATCTACCGCCTGTAGGTGATCATCTATTTTTTGCTGCAGTATGTGTGCTTCAAATTCTTGAGGACAGTAATAATGATGTTGTCTCGCTCCGTGAAACTGAACCATGACCTTATTCCTTTTGACATGACCTTGCGTAGTTATGATTAAATCCGTGCCAGAAAATTTCATATTAAGTCCGCTCGCAGACATAGCTTTAAAGAGATCAAATACTCTTTTCCATCGCATAGGATTGTCGTACATAATAGACATAACGATGGGATTGGGTGGGGGGAAGTTATTCTTCAATTCGGTTATTACCCCCTCGCGAGGCCTCGGTTCTTTGCGGGGATTCTTTTTTGGGCGACCCACCTTGCGCTTTTGAGTACTCATCTTTTCCTAATAATTACTAGGTTTTAAATAGCAATTTTGAAATTATCTAAATTCAACGAACTTTCGAGTGGAATAAAAAATAAATGGGTTTTGGTATCATGTGTGGCGCTGTGGTGGCGTGTGTGGGATATGGGACATTTTCAAAAGTCAATGAAACCACAACATCTAACAATGTTCATATTCCTATGTTTTATCTAGCCATGGTATCTTTAACTGCCTTGGGTATAGCAATAATTGACTTACCATTGCACTTAACATCTCTTGACAATATTGAAGAATTTGAAGATTAAATATCAAACGACTTACTAACTATCTCTGCTTTATGTAACATTAATTGATAAATATTATCTCGTCGTTTGTCGATCACTGCATTTAATATTTCTTCCAAAACCTGATCTATTTTTATTTTTTCTCCACTTGAAACATCTTCTGCTACAAGCCGGAAGTTGTTTAATAGTTTATTTAAATCAGATTGATATGCTAATTGAATTTCTCTTCGAGCTTCCGGAGTCATTTTCTCTAAAAGACGGCTCTGTTCACCTGTTAGCAATATCATAATACTATCACTTAGATCCTCCAAGATTTGTTTGGATCGCAAATATTCTTTAGGAGATTTTCCAAATTCACTTGCGGCTTGAATCATTAATCCCAGCACCTTGCGTCGAAACGAGTCCCATTTAAACTCATTTCGGCGCCTTTGGACATTCTCTTCGGATTTAGCAACGCTAATTATGGGAGTTCCCACATGTCGCAAAATTTGTTCTTCCAATAGAATATTCAGAGTCTCTATACGTCTTGCTGGAGTCTTTTCATGATTATCGATAGAGTCCACTAGATTAAATGGCACCGCATATGGGTATCCATCAAGTCTAAAGTTGGAGTGTAAAATACGGTAATGCTTTCCATCTAACGTTTCCAATACATAGAAGAAGTTTTGAGAATTATTTGGCCCAAACAACTCTGTCCATTTTTCTATTTTATCTTTTGGTTTGCTCGACTCAAGATTTACAATAGTTGTGAATCTATCTAATATTTTTTGATTAACTCCCATATTAATATCCACAGAAGATTTCAAAGACCACGGATTCATTTCTATTGGGTGTTCCAACAAGTTATGTATTATGATATACCCGAATTTATAAGCATCACTTTTAATCCGACAAACCTTTTCCAGAGAATCCGCTCCCGGGTCTAATACAGCCAATATATCTTTGAGTGGTTTACTCACAGAAGTCGGAACTAGCCTAGATGTTTGTACACGAGCTTGAATTACATTCGGAGCATTTTTTCTTGGAGCTGCACCAGTCATGATCTCGTCTTTTATGCACTCCAGTCTTAGCTGTACTTCAGATTCGGATATAAACTGATGTGCTAGGATGGACCAAATGCCAATATTATCAACAGATGGAGTTAGTTTTTCAACATCGTTAAAAGTTATTTTTAAGTTATTGAGCATTTCTAGAGCTAATAAATGAGATCCTGCATTCCAATGATCTATAAAATCTTGGCCACGAATATTGGCTATGGATAACGCTTCCCGAGTTCTTTCTATTATCAAATCTGAGGACATGGTTGAAGATACAAAATCAGTGCCCACGTCGTATTTATTGTAAATATCCAATATACGAGTAACTAAATAAATGGCTCTAGACAATGCTGCCCACGAAGATACTGCGGTGTCTAAATTCGTAGGCTTAGGCAGTTTTAACTTACCTAATGCGTCTAATCCCTCTTTTATAAAATTATATTCAGAGGGATTAACTCCACTGAAGTTCCATCTTTCTAATTGATCCATGTATAGCTCTAAAGCTAACTTAACATTATCTACTTCCTCCTGCCAGTGACTGAGCATCATTAATATATTAAGTATACTTAATATATGAGGTATATTTAAAAATGTCTCGAGTTACTCCACTTGTCACGGATGAAGAAATGTTGAAAAATACTGGAACACCGTATCCGCCGTATCCAAGCCCCTCAGGTGGGCCTGGAGGTCAGGCTTTCCCTCCAAATGGTTCTGTTCCTCCTGGGCATCCTCCAAATATGGTTAACCAACAACCACAGACAGTCCAGAAAAAAGGACTAATGGACTTATTTAGTAGTAATAAGTTCCTAGTTATTACAATAGCAGTGGTAGTGATTTTGTTAATTATTCTTGTTATATGGTACATGACTAAAGATAAAAAGTCAGAACCGCCTAATCGCCCTCCAGGCCCTCCAGGTCCGCCTGGGGCTCCTCCTGGCTGGGGAGGACCTCCCCCTGGTTGGCTGCCGCCAGGAATGAGACCACCACCCGGCGGCCCGCGCCCACCTCCTGCGGGTGCCGCTCCCCCACCTAATAATGGCCGACCTCAGCCTAATCCTGCCGGGGCAAGCACGCCTCCCGCTGCTGCCACTGGTCCCGTTGCTGGTGGGAGTCCTCCTAGTGCTGCTACTTCGACCCCAACGGAGACTGGAGAAAGTCCGCCTTCCGCGGCGCCTGTCTCACCCTCGGCTACTGCAAGTACCCCTGTTTCTACTATCGAAAATGAAGACATAGAAGAGCTAAACAAGTTCATTGATCAAGACTCTAAATAAGAAAAATGAAAAACGATTTAAAGAAAACAAAGGAGAATAAAAACATGATGGAAACTGATACTGCTCGTAAATCTCTCAATGATCTGGTTAGCTTGCATATGCCACTAACAAGGATCAAGGGAATTATAGATCACTTTGGTCTCAATCATGATGAACAAATCGAGCTAGATCGTCTTAAAGAAACAAAGAAAGAAATGCGAAAGCGTGGCATGGTACCTGAGTCTGAGGGCTATGCGGAATATGAAAGCGAAGATTTCAAGAAAGCAGAGGAGGCATTCAAGCAATGGAAGGCTAATGTTGAATCTATGAAAAAGGCTGATGAAGAAACTCGCACCAAATTGGAAGCTGAAAATGAAAGATTAGCGGCCACTCCTGGCACTCAAACTCTTATTGATATACAAATTCAAACTCAAAGCAAGACTAGGATCTCGAAAGAAGCTTCCATTGCTTTGGGCTGCGCTCTGCAGAAAATACTTGAGAATTTGAGGGATTTCTGCGTTGCTGAAGCTGGTAAAAATAATGTTAGTGTTGTACACACCCCCATGTGTTTCTCTGCGGAAGACCTTTCTGGATTCTCTTATAGAGCATTTGTCAATCGCCTTGGCTCTTGGAAGGATGCTCAAGAAAAGTTCTACGTGCAAGAGGACTGGGAAGAAGAAAACAAAGCTAAGATTAAAGAACTGAAAGCACAAGCAAAAACCGATGGACGACCCTGGAAGGAAGCCAAAGAGCTGCCTGAGTACAAGGCAAAGATGCTTGCTCCCCCAGTTGTGGAGGCATATGTACCTACTTACAGTGCAAATACCGATGCGACATTCCTCCACTATGCAGAAAAGATCTTCAAGGAGCTGCGACGTGCACCCACGGCCGATGTACCTAACCCAGTTTATAATGAAGCTACTAAGGACATGATGTTTGGAAAGGACTTCAAAATCTTTTCCAGCAATTTGGTTATGGACTTCTTGGAGAAGGTTAATCCGCTTATTGAGATTAGTTTGCGTTGTCGAAAGATCAAGACTGTTACAGAGGATGTCATCAAGGATGTCTTGGAAATGATTGCGACAATCGACAACTCTCGCGACATTCTCCCATCGTTGTTTGGGTTCATTGATGAAAAGCTTGGATTGTATAGGGATGCTGAGAAAGCCAAAAAGGCCGCCAAGGAAGCCAGGGCTAATTCAGCAGCAACTAAGGCTCCTGCTCCTGCTGCCGCTGCCAAGGCTCCAGCCCCTGCCGAGAAAGCTACACCAGCACCTACGCCAGTGGTTGAAGCCCCTGCTCCTGGAACTCAAAACCGCCCGGCAAGACGCCGTCGCCGCGGTGGTAAGTAATTCCTTCAACCCAAAATTCGCTTCGCGAGTTATGGAAACCAATTAATTTTTTTGCTCATCTGATTTGAAAAAAATATAATCAATTACCGATTATCCAATGGCTTCAATTAATGCTTTGACCATAATTTTAAACTCTTGTATTTTCAAATCATACGATATATGTATACAAAATGCCCCCTCCATTAGCTTTGAATTAAATCCCATCTTGTGTAGAGTCGGTGAATCTGCTAAACATTGAATATTTTGTATGTTGATTTTGCGTGAACTAAAGCCTTCTTTTATGATAGATAGTGCCAGCATATGGGGTACTACAGTAGCTCCACTAGATAAAAGTACCATTGTCCCTTCTGGAGGCGGTTTAGTTCGTTTATTGCGCAAATAATCATTGGCTTTTCCACTAGCACATGTTTTCAATATATTGGTAGTTATAGTTTGTCGCATCCTTATAAGAAGTTTGGATCGTGATGACCGCATCTTTACTAATTTTTTTAATTCATCTGCGAATAAATTTTGCCATGCTTCTGATGTGGGCTCTTCAGGAAGTCTTACTTTATAGCCATCAATAAGCTCTCTTCTAATCACCATGCATCCCATATTTGCCAAAGACATCGTACAGCTATCTATGTTTTTTCTTAATATATTGAGGCGGGCAATTCCGAATATGTTTGTTATATCACAATGTAATGGTATGTCTTTACTGTGCGCTGCGGAACCGATTTCTACTATATTATTAATAACCCCAGTAATTTCATTGACATACTCAACACAAACTAACGCTGTATTATCTTTAATGAAATGGGTGATCATATTCGGATCCACCGTTCCATTCGAAAGTGGGCTAACATAAGACAATTCGATTAATTTGGCCCGTTGCATATACTCACAATATCGAACTATGGATGAAGGACCGGCGGCGGATACCACAATGTGAGGTTTCCCGGCTTTGGTAATATAAGCCCGGATGATTGCACCTATTATGCTCTCATTGGCCTCCTGTCTACTGGGAGCCAGTCTTATATAATCGTTGGCCCGCGCCCCCGTCATATTCCGGACATCCAAATCCATATTTATAACTTAGTAAATAAACCTTCTGCGGTTAAACCATTCCCAATGTAAATAACAAGCTAAAGGTACGGGTACTTGGTCCATGAATATTCCTATAATTATCACAATTTTCTATAATTGATATATGCAGTGTTTCTATAACAATTGTAAAAAATCAGCCGCTATGATTGGATACTGCAAGTATTGCAATGGTAACTATTGCCTAAAACATCGCCTTCCGGAGCGACACAGTTGTACAGGAATGGAAAATTTGAAAAGGGTATCTTTTGAAACTGCTGTGAAGGAAATTAAGTCTAATAGATGCGTTCGCGATAAAATATGAAATTTTGTCAAATGTGTGTGGCGGAGATGGCTGTTATCTTTATGAATGTATTTGTATAAGTGATGAATCTGTGAGATATTGTTATAGATGTATTGATTGTCCGTTGTTATATTTGATAAAAAAATATTCTGACCCATTTAATCAAATCTATTCAAGAAGTTTTTTTCATTATCGAATACAACGTAATGTATTTGTAGGCATGTCTTACGACCCAATCTCTGTAGACGACCCGCCAGTTGACCTTCGATAGCTGAATCAATAATCTTATGGGCGAAGATGATGTTATCAGCAAATTGTAGATTCAGGCCAGCACAATACTGCGAACCATTCACTAGCATTACCGGTACGTCTTTTCTAAAGTGTTCTACTTTCTCCGCGATTTGTTTTGGAGTCCCATTTACTTGCAAGTATGCAATTTTTTCCTTATCTAACCTCTTCTTGATATCACAGAGAGTCTCTTCAAAGTTAGCAAATACCACGGATTTAGTCTTAGCTGGATCAGGGGCGTCTGGTAACTTTCCATTGCCACCTAGAAGTGATGGAATTTGCATTTCTACCTGTTTACGATTCTTAGGAGGATTACCACGAATAATTTGGACTATAATATCCAGTTTAGTGGGTTCCTTGGGTTCTGAAGATTCTTCCTCCTTCTTTTCTGGTTCTTCCACAGGATGCTTTTCAAACTCTTCATTAATGATAGCTTCAGTATCTAATCTACGATCCAAGAAGATCATAGATTTATAGCTAATGTTACGCTTACAGTTGGGACAGCTACCGACAACATTGCCACCCGCGCGGTGTAGACGCGTGCTACCACTAACACAGTTGCTGCAAATAATAACTCCACAACATTTCATGATCATAGCATCTAGTTTCTCGTCCTCAAAGTCTTCCTCGAGACCAAACTCAGCTAGATCAAAGTCATCATCACTATCCTCACCCTCACCTTCGGTGGTTGTATTAATGGGATTGGCACAGACCGGGCAATGACCCTCTTTGATATTATCGATAACTCTGTTAATGGCCTTACCGTGATTTTCTTTCTGCTCTTTGTAACGCTGATTAGCTTCCTGAACAGTGGCACGCACATCAACAAACCTCTGATTTATAAAATGCAACTCCTCCATGGGGCCCAGTTCTTTCAGATTGGTTCTGAGAACTTTAATAGGTTCCTCTCCTATTTCTAATCTACTTAAAGGCAGAGGCGCGATAAAGCCTTTAACTTTATTAGCATGTCTGAAATGCATGACCGCTGATTTATATGCTTTATATTTCTTTCCCAAAATGAGTTGAAATATTTCTGCTTCGGAGTTGGCTTTAGTACCCAAATACTCACATGCAGTCTTCATAGCTCCACCGTTAAGCATTTCCATTACCGTACGAGCATCATCGGCACCCATAGCATCTAACAATTCCATATACTTGTTATTTGGGTTGAATACGGAATATACGAAGAATTTAGGCGCTGTAATGTTAACACACTCATCAATATAATGAGAATCGTTGCGAATATTGCAGACTGTGAAAACCTCATTCTTGTAGAACAAACTGTTGTATGTCGGTCGGAACCATCTCAGTTGATCTTCTATAGTTTCCCCACATTCAGACAAGTTAATATCGGTTGTTCTTGCATTGCGTTTGCGAGTGGCGGAGATTAACCAAGTAAAATCAGCTGGAATTGCCCGAGCATTCATATTTATTTTGATAGTATCAAAATCATCCAATACTACTCTACGCCATTTATAGTTGAAATGCATAGTTAATTGATATACCACATTAATAATTGGCTTTTGTTTTGTTGTTCCAACTGCCGTTCCTTCGAAGATAGGCATAGTCTTTAGAAAAGTTTTAGAAGACATACTGGCATTTTTAACTAGCACAATATCATACTGATTTAGTTCTGAAATGTCATTGGTGAACATCTTGTAGAATATTAGAAAGTGTTTAAAGCTATTAATAACGAAGACCTTCAAATCCGTGAATTGCTTAATGGCTTCAACCCACTGAAACATCACAGAGCGACCAACGAATATTAATGTAGGATCAATGCGAGCATTGTAAATTCTACGAACTTCATGTACGAAGCCATAATAATCTGGACTTTTCTTTTTTTTGGCAACACTTGGTATATCATTATTTCCGGGAAATTGCATTATTTCAGCAACTTCTGAAGGGTCGGGTCCGAGTACCAATGCGAGAATGTCAATAGTTTTCCCACTACCGAACTTGTCGCTCAGAACTCCCACTTGTGTTTCTAAGTAATTATCTTGACTGTGATCGATCCAAGACTCTTCACATATCTCCAGAACTCTCCTTTGCTCCAAATCACGCATGGCTCGAACAGCTGCTTGTTGATGGGGTTGTAATCTAGTTTTGAGCCCTTTAGGGGTTTCTATCTTAGTACTATCATTATCCAGCTCATCTCTGAACCCGAAACTTTTTGGCCTATCGATCCAAGATTTTGACATTGTGATTTTGGTGTGTTAAATTTTCAAATTTCAAATTGCGACGTATTTTTGCTAAACAATGAATTTTTACTAACAACATAAGGTAAAAAATTAAGCATATTCAGATTCGCTTTATAATGGTAGTTCAGCCCCTTGATTGGCCAGAGCATCAGCTTGATAGTTTCCATCCCATAGCTCAGCATCTAGATCCTCTGCTGGACGTGTGCGATCGTGTGAAGCTTGTACCCATAAACATGTTAAACCAGGCCATTTCCAATCAACAGGTGCCATTAATTTTGCGTCATCTGTTTGACGACCAGGTTGAAATAGCCCCATTGGGCAATGCTCTAGTTCAGGTCTACGAAATTGAAGCAACAATTCATGCAACATTTCTATAAGCTCCTTATTTGCGGTTCTAGATGCTATCCATCCTGGGCGCCACATCCAGCAATTGATCATTTTACAACAATATTCGGAATCAGTTATAATAAAAGTGGCGGTCCGCTGAAGTGATAATTCAGTTAATTTACTCAGTGCATTAATAATTCCTAATAATTCACCAACATTGTTAGTTTGCTTTCCTTTTACTCTTCCGCGATCGAAGCACTCTATGTTAGTTTCAGCGTCTTTGAATGTTTTAGGCATATAGTAAGCCCATCCGGCACGCGCCTCTTTTTTCCCATTCCCGCGACAACACCCATCTGTGAATACTACATTACGATAATAACTATCATAGTCTGGATCCCAAATTATAGGGCGCAAACTCCGTTCAGCTAACAATCGATTAACCTCATTAAAGTGGGTACAAAACTTGAACGCCCCGGGTTCTTCTGTGTTATTAATCCGCGACGCAGGGCTTGGATGCCCCCATTCCAGAATAATATGTCCATGATCCGAAACAACCTCGGACTTCACTAAATCTTTGGCGTATTTTCCCCATAGAAGGAATATTAATTGATATTGAGTAGCAGTTAGTACTCGAATAAAACGCTTAGTAAATCCCTCCCAAAATAGATGCGATTTTGGTTTTTTATTAATTGTAGTCAGAGCCGCATTGATCATTAATACGCCTTGATCGGCCCAACCCCCTAGGTAGGGATGAGTTGGGGCAGATGTCACTATTTTGCTTTGCACCAAAGCTTTGAAGATATGTCTCAAAGATTGAGGTACTGGTCTGTCTTCTGGTGCGGAGAAGCAAAGCCCATGTGCGTTTGCAGGGTCGGGATACGGATCCTGCCCAATAAGTATTACTCTCACTGAGGTCAATGGGTATCTGAAAGCTTCTAGGATATTATCAGTCGAAGGACACAAGTCTTCACAATCAATCACTCGTTCCAGACAACTGTACAGAATTGGTTTCAATTCCGAGTCATTTAAAATTTTCATCCAACCTTCATCGACCCTATTAAATATAGAATCCATTTTATAACAGAACTTTTTCAATTTTAAAGTATAAAATGGACGAGACACATATTATTATTGCCTTGGTAGGGGTGCTAGTTTTGTTCTTAATTTACAAATTTTGGTGGTGCAAAAAGTCCAAGAAACCGGATAGTAAAACCAAAAGCTCTTCGAACAAAGATAAGGAAAAGCTTGAGGATATAGACCCCGGTGATGACAGTGACTTTGAAGAGGAGGAGGAGGATGCTCGGGATTTGTATCGCCGCTTTCATCATCGGTTTGTAAACGGTATTGACGAAGATGAATTTAAGGATCTTGCGGATGATGAAGATGGTACTTTATGGTTGAAATTATCTCAACTGTATGATCTATCTCGCTCTCAGGGCATGGATCCAGCTACTTATGTCAGAGTGGAGGAGTATCGCAAAGTTTTGTAAGTGGATACTTCCAATACCCATTAGTGTCGTTACGAATATAAGCGCGTACATCATGATCTGTCGGAACTATACCATTCTCTAAAGCCCATGTGAGCAACTTTGGTTTATCATAATCTAAATAAACTTTCAGATAAGGGATCTCCATGTCTGGAAATTTTTGTATAACTTCTTCACATATTTCGGGCACATCATGTCGATCTGCTAAACTGGCAATGATTGCGCCATATCGAGGAAATCGTATCATGCGCTTTATTATCCAAATTATCATTTCTACACTCAACTCATTAGGCTTTTTAACACATGTGTGACAAAGATAATATAGACATTCATCAGTTTGATCTTCTATAAAAAACTATACTATCAAGTTTCTCTTTTTTGAAAGCTCTATAACTTCTTCATCCAAATATTCTTCATTCAACCAACGTCCAATTGGAGCTTATTCTTCTCCAGCACCAAATTCATCTATCAGAGCTTGTTCTATTTCTTTATCCGCTATTTTGAATTCAGCTCCCCTAGATGCTAGATATTGGATAATATCCATTTTAAAAAGACTGTCCTCGCCAATCCAGGGCAGGTTCAGTTCTTCAGGATATAACAATCCCATGTCATCAATACGTTTGATAACACTCAATCTATCCATATAAAAGCTACATCGGACAATTTTTGATGCCCAATATTTTCTATCATTATCTTCCTCTATGCTCTCCAAACACACATCTACATGGTCTCTTTTATGAGCATAAGATATCATCTCATGAACATAACCGTGCCACCGGTCTAGTTCGTAAATAAGGTCTGCTGCTTTTATGTTATTAGTCCACGCGCAATATAACAATAATTCTCTTGTAAACCAATATTCCTTTATAGCTTGTTTTAGGAAATTTTATTGGAAATTATCAACATATTGAAGACTGATCTCAAGCATTTTTAGATGCTTGGTTGGAAATCTTTCGGACTTGAGAATTTGCTTGAACTTATTATCCATTTATATCCTTGGAGTTTTCAAAAATCCAATTGAGCCCCCCCCGGATCATTCTGTATATTATTAAATTTTCAGAAATAATCATTTTAATCCAATTATATAGATTAACATGGGATGGTTTGATGGCTTGTTTGGTGGTGGTAGCAAAACCACCATTAAACAAAATATTTTGAATGACATCTCATTGGCAATGACTGCGAGTTTGACTAACAACTGCTCAAGTAGTGTCACAGGGAATCAGATAATAAGCTTTTGTGATGTAAAAAATAGTACCATAGCAAACTTGAGTCAGAAACAAGATCTCAACCTAAATGCAGGTTGTAAACAGACTCAAAAGGTATTTAACGATATGAAGTCCGAGCTGGAGACTAAGTTTGCAACAATGCTCAAAAAGAATACGAATTGGTTTAACGAAGCCTTGCAGTCTCTGGTGGGCGGGGATAAAACCAAAATCCAGCGTACTATTCGCAACATCCTTGACCAATCACTCGATATCAGTATGGTGAGCAATTGTTTGGCTAGAATGACTGCTAATCAAAAAATACAAGGATGTAGGATTCAAGATTCAAGTTTGTACAACTTTTCTCAGGCTCAAATCTTTACATTGGTCTCTGAGTGTATTTCGGGCAACCAGTCTGTAAATAACATGTTGGAAAAGATCTTTGATCAGAGTGCGATCAGCAAGACCGAGGTAGTCAAGGGACCACTGGATGGGCTTCTAAACGACTTGTTCGGCGGACTCAAGATGTGGATGCTTGGATTCATATTCCTAGTCATCATTATCGTAGTAGCTTGGAAGTTCATGTCTGAAGGCCAATCGGGTTCAAAGAATTAGTAACTTTGGAAAAAAGTTAGTGACTTTTCTGGACATAGTCCGCTAGTGAAAACGTTATCAAAACTTATCATAAGGCCTATAGATAAGTTAGAGGCAATAAGGACTCTTTCTAATTAAATAAGAAAACTTATTCTTTCAGAAACTCCTGCCATTGACTCTATGAATTGATACTCTTTTTCCTTCTCCATTATTTTTTATAATGGGTGGGAGACTAGCACTCCCTTTGCTGAATTACTCTAACACGTTAAAATGTTTCAACATAATATTCCTAGCTCCATTCAAATCGCGATCCCACTTAAACGGACAGGACGGACAGTCAAATACTTTAGAGGCGCCTAATTCGTGGTGTCTACGAAAACAGCCTCCACATGTCTTTGATGTCCACGCTTCGTTAACTAAAACGACTTCAGCTCCATATTCTTCAGCTTTACTTAATAGTCTTTGTCTAAATAAGAAGTGACTAACGAACTGAGCTGGTGCTCTAACAGGCTTGGCTAATTTTCCAATAACACGTTTGGTACTCAAGTTTCCCAACAAGATGGTGTCATAATTTTTAACCAGCTCTAGAGCAGTTTTCCAATGTAAGTCTTGAACTTTATGTTTAATTCTATCATATATTCGTCTGGAGTATTTTCCCCACCAAGGCTCTTGACACTTGTCTGACTTAAGGCGACTTAATAAAGACTTGATTTCAGCTCCGATTCCTTTACCATATTCCTTACAGCCATTAGGGGAATACATGGTCTGGAAGGTCCTAACTCCAGGGTCTAACGAACAAACTTTCTTCCTATTTTGAACTCCCTTCAGTTGGACTTCCTCAGGCTTATATAAAGTTAGACGGCCTGTTCTTTTATTCCAAGTTAGTCTACAATCATTCTTAATTCCTTGAATAGGCTGACTGGAATTTATCCTATTACCCAAAGCTCTTGGAGCAAAGGTGTTATGTTTTTTAGAGAAAGCGGTTGATTCCAGAACAATAGTCTCTTGAGGACAATACGACCTTTTCTTTCTGACTCTAAAATGAGTTATATTCCTCGCAGATAAATTCGCAAAACCAGACTTGTAAGCTTTTATTACGTCATGGATAGCATTATCCAGAGTATGGCGGGGGACTTTCGACTTTTTAATCATAGAGAGCTGTTTGGGAGTCAGCTCATCAAAGAGCATCTTCCGGAGTTTATAGAAGCTTTTCGGGGCTCCACATTTTATATATGCAATAGCTTCGTTATACATCCATCTATATAAGTCAAACCATTTATAGAGCGTCTGGCGTTGCTTACGATTAGGCTTTAGTTGAATTGCCTGACATCGTAAAACTTTTTCATTCTTTTCAACGATGGGAACTGGTCCGAACTCAACCGGAGGGGTTATTGGAAACCCCTCCATTTTAATAAAAAAAAATACTCTATCTTTAAATAGAAATTACTAGTATTTTGATAATGTTTGATAACGTTTTTTTCTAACAGTTAAGTTGCCCAATGTTTTTTCGTTCTTCCTCATCAATAACCCACCCTCTATAGCCTGAGTCAACGCTCTTCACCAGCTTTGTGTAGGGTATAATGCCTAGGAAATCATGAAACGAAGCATCATCAGGATGTAGCAATATCTTCTTATTGCCTTTGATAAGATGAACCTAATAATTCCATAAGTTCATAAAGGGATATCTTATCTCGTCACCTCTAACAATGTGCGTGAGCAGGGGTTCCGGACCATACTAGGCTATGAAACATATGGAATCTTTAAATTTCTTTAGTACAAATGTTTGAGGGTACTGATCATGCTCATACGTTAGATATATTATTCGCCCCTTCCTGAATGATTTATGTAATTTACAATTAATTTTATATATTAATGGACTCAGATCTTCATTATATGGGGAGGTTTGGTATCGAGCCAATTCTATAGAGCGTTGTTTTTTTGGACATTGCCCTCATATCAACATTGCTACGTAATACAATATATGGGTAATAAACCGGCAGCTCCTTCTTAGAAGAGGATCTTTTACGAGGACTAACTATAGGAAGTCTGAATCCTTTGCCGCGGTTTACTTTTCTCGGAGTGAGTCTATTATCGGATTTGCTTAGACTGGTTAAATCTAAAGTAAGAGAAGACCTATTGGGTTTAACTTTCTCGCGTTTGACGGAAGTCTTACGTAAGTCCCGAGCTGACCTAGTATGAGTTATTTTTCTCGAACTCCGTTTTCGCTTGAGTTTCGTGGAGTTAGTGAACATGGCTTTTTTGCAATAAATCAGTCAACTTTTAAAAGTCCATATGTCTGAGAATAAAAAATAATAATGGAACAAACGACACTATTTTAAAACAAATGACATCACTTAGAATAATTGATGGACAAAGTGTTTTACATCATGAGCGCCGCGTTCGAGACCGTGGAGGACTGAGTGAGTGCCATGTTGCAGTCCATGAACTGCGGTGGCTCCGGCTTTGTAAAGTCCCTTCACGGCCTTGTTGCACAGAGTTTTGGTAAAATGTTCTACTGCTGTCTCCAGTTCTTCTTTCGTATTAACAGTGAGACCGCCATTGCAGACCATATTTTTGATCATACCCAATGCGAACTCCATAGCTGGGATAAGCATAGGGCCCAAAGCGGCGGCTCCAGTGGCACCCGCGGCACCCGCGGCACCCGCGGCACCCGCGGCGGCTCCGGCCATTAGGACGAATCCCTCAGATGTACTCATAGCGGATGCCATTTGAGCTAGTTGATTAGTCGGGGAAGAACACAATGTTTTGTAGTTCATCTTCAAGAAAGCTTTTAGGATTTTTTGAAAGTTTCCATCGCAAAATGCTTGGATTTTGTCTTTGGGCAATTTAGTGTGATGTACCACTTGACTAATATGTTTCACATTCTTATCAGAGTTAGTTCCATGAGAAGGTGTGGCAATATGAGTATGTTGCCCGGATTCGGCATGTTGGGAAGGAATCAGAGTCCCCTTTGTGGTAGATGTTCCTTTTATTACAATAGGATGGGATTTAGGCCCATATTTCTTCAAGAGCAAAGATCCAACAATCAACAATAGTGATAGTACAACAATTATAGCCAAGGCCAAATCGGGATTCATTATATCTTGGGAAAAAAAGATTTACCAAAACCTGCGATTTGGCCGGAAATTTAGGTTTGTTTGAAAAAGTTCCGAAAAGCTTCAGGGCTATGACAATATACCAATGAACCAGTTATCTCAACTAGAAACTTGTAAATTATTGGATTTCGTTCATGAGCCATAGTAAGCAATATCCCCAAATCGTCGGGATATATCTGTTCAAACACATCCATCAGTTCGTTTTGTAAAGGAGTAACAGCCATTTCCGGGATGTCTTCATCTAATAAAATGTCCATCAAAGTATCTTTATTGGCCTTCTCAAAACTTTCATGAGTATCCAGGATTCTTTGTAAATCCCGAAATATCTCCTCAGTTTTATGCTCCATCTTAAAAGTCTTTTAACTTTTCTAAAAGTCTTTTAACTTTTAGTGTATTCAAATTTAAAATGAATGAGTGGGCGGCATGCTTAGCTTTGGCTTTGACAATTATCTTGATAACTCTGCTAATTATAATATTCGGAATTGTTCTCTTAGAAGCTGTATTGAATCAGCCAACATCTAGACAAGTTAGGAGACGAGCTGTCCGGCGACCTCGGCCCCGACCCCCTAGGAGGAGGCCTGAACATGAAACTGAAGAATTCGAGGATAGACATAATGTACATGATCAATATTTGAACATACAGTTAGGAGAAAAGCTAGCATTGATAGTTGAAAAAAATAAAGAATTAGACTTGCCACAACTTCCCAAAGAGGACTTGTGGGAAAATACTATTGTGGAAGTACGTGAATTACTGAACAATAGCGATACCGATGTAACTGCCGCTTTAGAGACTCTGAATACTATTAAACAAGGTGGGATTATAAGTTCCAACATAGCTCAAATCCCTTATGGTGATGAAGTGGATGAGCGGCAAATATTAACCGAAGTATGGTTGCGCATACATTCACCGGATAATGCTAGTAATGTTGTTAAATTACGCTCAGCTATGTTAAATGAATTAGATTCGGCTGTTGAAGATGGGTCCGTCCAGTGTACCAGCGGGCGGGTTTCGCGGGTATTAGATAGTTTATTGATGTTAGATGCAGATCCGGAAATTGCTAAACCAGTGGCCACGTTGCGCATCATTAAAAAAGAAATGAATCACAAGATGCCTCTTATTATCAATGAAATGTTAGAAAAAATGTCAGAAGAGTTCCAACAACAATATCAACGAGGTGAATACAATGCCGACGTATATAACTTCCATAAAGCTGTAGTTAATGCCGCCGGGGAATATATGAAAGAAACATATCCGGATTTACCAAATAAATTTCAAGCAGAAATATTAGGTGCTATCGAGAGATCCTTTGAGTAACAATAACCGTTCTTCGGTAACATTGACAATAGGAGGAATTTCCTCATGTTTCGTTAAATAAGAACAAAATGCCAAAATGGTAGTATTACAAATAGTATATCCATTTGTTTTTTTTCAGTTCTTGCTATATTTCTTCCAAAGTATCCATTCGTTGAGGAACCCATTGAAATTCGTAACAAACATTAAGAATAAAATTAGATTTTAGATGCCTAAAGTGCCCCACAATTCCATAATAAGATTCTACAGTTAGTGCCATATCCTCTTCTTTCTTAGAAACTAATCCAGTTTCTTGATCTGTACTTTTTGAGCCAGTCTTAGTTGATGGGTTACTCTTCCTGGATCGCTTACCTTTACAATATTTACAGTACTTTAACCCAGGAGCGCGGGGTTTCCTGCAAAATTTGTCCTTCTTTTTACCACGTTGGAATTAATAGACACATCTTACGCCTTCTTCAGGCTTTTCAGATAAACTATCATCGCCCGCAGTCCTTCGTCTCGAACCACTCTTAATGACCGGAGGAATAAAACTAGGAGAACCTTCTTGAATGGGAAGATCAAGCGCTTTGAGCAATTCCTCTACACCAACCTCAATATCTTTTTCTTGGCTTAACTAGTGCGAAATTTGTGGTAATATACTCCCATTCAATAGAGCATATACATAATTTTTGAGAGAATCCTCAAAATTTTCAATTGTTGAAGTCATAGTTTTCTCACAAAGTTAATTTGTTTTATGTCTCTTCATTTCTTCTTAAAATTCACTTTAAAAAGAAATACCTTTATTCTCGAATCAGTTTTAAAAAGAAATTTTTGTATGGTATGTTCACATGATCTCAAAAATTGTCGGTGGTACAGGCGTTTTTTCCACTGTACCACTCATAACTTATAAACCAATTCTTATTTTCTATAACCATATTATAGTTAAATCCGATATATGATCATTTAACAAAAATTGATGTTTTGTTGTTATTGTTGGTCATACACAGTATGTCATTAATGGACTCGATTCCATTAGAGTTGTGGGGTCTCATATTTAGTGAATTGTCTGTGTGGTACCTCCGAATAGTTAGATTTACTTGTCGGGATTTTAGGGACATCCTGGACACCCTGAACGCTCTAGGAATTCTGGCAGAATCTAAGGAAAAACGCAATATTTCCGGGGCGGCTGCTGAAGAAGGACATCTGAAGTTGCTGCAGTGGGCCCGGGAGCATGGCTGTCCTTGGAATGAGGACACGTGTGCTCTGGCCGCTAAAGGAGGACATCTAGAAATTCTGCAGTATGCGAGAGAGCATGGTTGCCCTTGGGATGAGTGGACATGTCGTATGGCTGCTGAAGAAGGACACCTGGAGGTGCTGAAGTGGTTGAGGGAGCATGGCTGCCCTTGGGATAGGTGGACATGTTGGGCGGCTGTTGCAAGAGGACATCTGGAGGTGATGATGTGGGCACGCATGAATGGCTGCCCGCAGTGAATATCTTACTTTTTTATGGATAATAAAAATGGATCTTGATAGTATCATACAAAAATTGATTTTTTGTAGTGTTGTATGTACACGCAGTATGGAAGTACGCCCGCGTTCAGATGAGTCAATTCCGGCTAACTGGCTTCCAGTTGAGTTGTGGTGGATCATATTGGGTAATTTGCCTGTGTGGTACCTCCGAATAGTTAGATTTACTTGTCGGGATTTTAGAGACATTATAACCTCTCTAATCGCTCAAGGAATTATGGCGGGATCTAAGGAAAAAATCCGTTTTTCCGAGGCTGCAGCTGAAGGAGGACTTCTGGAGGTGCTGCAGTGGGCCCGGGAGCATGGCTGCCCATGGGATGCGCGGACATGTTATGCGGCTGCTAAAGGAGGACAACTGGAGGTGCTGAAGTGGCTGAGAGAGCATGGATGCCCTTGGAATGAGTATACATGTGAGGCTGCAGCTGAAGGAGGACATCTGGAGGTTCTGCAGTGGGCAAGCATGAATGGTTGCCCTTGGGATGAGTGGACATGTATTGAGGCCGCTAAAGGAGGACAACTGAAGGTGCTGCAGTGGTTGAGGGAGCACGACTGCCCTTGGGATGATAGAACATGTGAGGCGGCTGCTGAAGGAGGACACCTGGAGGTGCTGAAGTGGCTGAGGGAGCATGGCTGCCCTTGGGATTGGACGACATGTGATGCTGCAGCTGGAGGAGGACATCTAGAGGTACTGCAGTGGGCCAGGGAGCATGGCTGCCTATGGGATGAGTGGACATGTATTAAGGCAGCTGGAGAAGGACATCTAGAGGTGCTGAAGTGGGCGAGAGAGCATGGCTGCCCGTGGGATGAGAGGACATGTGCCAAGGCTGCTAAAGGAGGACACCTGGAGGTGCTGAAGTGGCTGAGGGAGCATGGCTGTCCTTGGGATGGTAGGACCTGTTGGACGGCGGCTGGAGTAGGACATCTGGAGGTGCTGCAGTGGTTGAGGGAGCATGACTGCCCTTGGGATGAGAGGGCATGTGCCAAGGCTGCTAAAGGAGGGCATCTTGAGGTGCTGCAGTGGTTGAGGGAGCATGACTGCCCTTGGGATGCGCGGACATGTTATGCGGCTGCTAAAGGAGGACACCTGGAGGTGCTGCAGTGGTTGAGGGAACATGGTTGCCCTTGGGATAGGGAACATGTGAGGCGGCTGCTGAAGAAGGACATCTGGAAGTACTGCACTGGGCGAGGGAGCATGGCTGCCCTTGGGATTGGACGACATGTTATGCGGCTGCTAAAGGAGGACATCTGGAGGTGCTGCAGTGGGCCAGAGAGCATGGTTGCCCTTGGGATGGTAGGACATGTTGGGCGACTGCTAAAGGAGGTCATCTGGAACTTCTGCAGTGGGCACGCATGAATGGCTGCCCGCAGTGAATATCTTACTTTTTTATGGATAATAAAAATGGATCTTGATAGTATCATACAAAAATTGATTTTTTGTAGTGTTGTATGTACACGCAGTATGAGCTTACACTCGTGTTCAGATGAGTCGATTCCAGCTAACTGGCTTCCAGTTGAGTTGTGGGGTCTCATATTTGGTGAATTGCCTGTGTGGTACCTCCCAATAGTTAGATTTACTTGTCGGGATTTTAGGGACAACCTGAACACCCTGAACGCTCAAGGATTTCTAGTAGAGTCTAGGAAAAAACGCAATTTTTCCGGGGCTGCAGCTGAAGGAGGACACCTGGAGGTACTGCAGTGGGCAATATCCAATGGCTGCCCTTGGAATGAGGACACGTGTGCTCTGGCCGCTAAAGGAGGACAACTGAAGGTGCTGCAGTGGTTGAGGGAGAATGGCTGCCCTTGGGATGAGGACACGTGTGCTCTGGCCGCTGAAGGAGGACACCTGGAGGTGCTGAAGTGGCTGAGGGAGCATGGCTGCCCTTGGGATGAGGTGACATGTAGTGCTGCAGCTGGAGGAGGGCATCTGGAGGTGCTGAAGTGGGCAATATCCAATGACTGCCCTTGGGATGTTAGGACGTGTAGTATGGCTGCTGAAGGAGGACATCTGGAGATGCTGCAGTGGGCGAGGGAGCATGGCTGCCCTTGGGATGTTAGGACGTGTAGTATGGCTGCTGCAGGAGGACATCTGGAGATGCTGCAGTGGGCGAGAGAGCATGGCTGCCCTTGGGATGTTAGGACATGTTATGCGGCTGCTGAAGGAGGGCATCTGGAGGTGCTGAAGTGGGCGAGAGAGCATGGCTGCCCTTGGGATGAGCGGATATGTATTAAGGCTGCTGAAGGAGGACACCTGGAGGTGCTGAAGTGGCTGAGGGAGCATGGCTGCCGTTGGGATGAGTGGACATGTGAGGCGGCTGCTGAAGGAGGACACCTGGAGGTGCTGAAGTGGCTGAGGGAGAATGGCTGCCCTTGGGATGTTAGGACATGTAATGCGGCTGCTAGAGGAGGACATCTGGAGGTGCTGAAGTGGGCTAGATATTATGGTTGCCCTTGGGATGATGACACGTGTGTTTTGGCTGCTGAAGGAGGACAACTGAAGGTGCTGCAGTGGGCGTGGGTGCATGGCTGCCCTTGGGATAAGTATACGTGTTATGCGGCTGCTAGAGGAGGGCATCTGGAGGTGCTGAAGTGGGCGAGGGAGTATGGCTGCCCTTGGAATGCGTGGACGTGTCGTATGGCTGCTGAAGGAGGACACCTGGAGGTGCTGAAGTGGCTGAGGGAGCATGGCTGTCGT